CCTCTGGTTGAGATAATCAGCTACTTCTTTACAGGTATCCACTAAAGAACAGAAGATTAACATTTTCTTACCTGGTTCATAAAGTGGTAAGAATTTCTGTTCTACCACATCCCCTATCATGTCTAAGTATTCTACTCTAGATGGAATATGTTTCCAAATAGATTGTTCATACATCACATGACTATAACCTTGATTTGATTTCCATCTTACTCTATCGGGATTTAAGTGTTGGTAAAGTAAAGCAGTCGTCTTATCGTAAGGAGCAGGTTTAACGGCTTGTCCACGCATCGCTCTAGGCCAGATAAGATTATACATGGCTTGAATGAATTTATCGTTACTCTCTAATGTAGCAGTAAGATATACCGCTTTATAGAGATTAGAATATAAATCATTCTTAAACACCATATGGAAATGCTGATGAGCTTCATCAATAATACGATAACCTATCTTAAGGATCTCATACATCTCTTCAGGAGGCACCATACCCTCTATTTCTTTACCTTGATGTTTTTCCCACTCTTTAATATAAAGTTGCATAGTGGTCGTTGTAACGATGATTACATCAGGTACAGAATTACCTTCTTTAGCCTGTTCGATAATAGAAAGTAATTGAGCTAACCCTTTAACTAGGATGAAGTTAGTATCAGGTCCATAGAGCTCTAAAATATCGTCACGCCATTTCTCTTTATAACGACCTAAAACGATAATGATCGTACGATAACCTAGTAATTCACCTGCTTTAACCGCTGTAAGGGTCTTACCAAGACCCATGCTAAATGCTATTAGTTTACTACGGCCTTCATCTAAGATGTAACTGATTGCTTCTTCCTGATAGTCTCTCATCTGGAATTTCTCAGGTACTTTTACATCTATCTCAGCTGGTTCAGGATATTCATGTTTAAAATAGTTTATCTCATCATCATTAATTAACCCATCTCTTAACATCTCTTTAAAACGAGGAAGATAGTTAATGTGGAATCTATACTCGCCTTCATCGCTTTTAGCAGCAAATATATTCTTATTCTGTTTCTGTACTTTACCGCGTATCTTTACAAACTGTACTTGTAATAACTCTTGAAACGCTCTTCGTAACGCGTAATATGCACTAGGATGTACATGACTTACTTTAAAGAAATGAGTATATAAGTCTATTCTCATTTTTTTCATAGTGTAACACTCCCCTATACTTGTATTTAAGATTTTTAACAAAAAATAAAGAAAGCGAATATTCCTCCTTTACAAAATAGTCAAACATATATCCGTAGTACGGTTAGGTACTACGGATATATTTAGTTTAAATTACTTACCCCATTTCTTAAAGTATTGTTCATCTGGTTGATTAATAAACATGGCATCCATCGGGTGAGGTACTCGATGTTCTTTAAGATAAGATTTAGAGTTAAGTATCACATTGCCTTGTTCTTCAAACGCTAATGCTGCACCGATAGAACGTTGATGCATAATCGATGATGAACTTGCGAATTCAGCATTACTGTAATCGGAAGGTATACGGAAATCGTTATCTTCTACAGAACGTACTAATAACGCTAATGTAGCAATGGATAGATAAGTCACATTAATGTGAACATTGTGACTATGACTATATTCATAGATCGTTCTCAAGAATGCCACTAAATCTTCAGGGTTATTTGGATCTAACCCTTTCTTAATAGAACTATTACCATCAGATTCTAACATGCTAGAGAATTGTTTCATGAAGTCTAACATGTTAATTTGTTTCTGAGGTAACTGGAATGCTGGTTTATTAAAATCCCAACCTTTTAAACTGACTTCAATGTGTTTAGGGTTTTCTTGACTATATCCAACTTTACGGATATGTTCTAAGAAATCTAACGTTAACGAGCTTGGTCGTGATGGCCCAGACACAGTAGCGAAGTCCATGATCTCTTCATCATCATCGGTATATTTAATACCAACTTTACTTAAATGAGAAACCTTAAAGATAGATAACTCACGTAAGTTAGTCGTAGACATGGCTTGTGCTAAGTTAGTGACAGCTTCAACAGGTAATAAGATAGTCACATCTTCATACTTGTTTACACTTTCATTAATCTTAATCAATTCGCTACGAGCTTTATCTAAGCTTACATACTTTCTATCACCCGCATCAAGACTGATCTCACGTATCTCTGTTGAACCATCTAAGTGTTTAACGGATAATACCGCTTGAGTGATTTTCTCACCCATCGTGTATGCCGCTACATGACCTGGATTAGTTCCTGCAGGAATAGTGTAGGATAACTGACCCATACAAGCTTCACAGATACCACCAAGGTGTCTATGTGCGCAGGTAAGTGGATTACGTAAACGTATCACTTTACCTATCATTTTTCTTGTATGGTCATTCTTACCAATTACTTGTAAGATCCCATCTTCATCTTCGTAGTAACTTCCATCTAAAGCAACATCATCACCTACTTGTAATTTCCAAGGTAGGGTATTACTTGTTCCACAATCGCCTTTAAAGATATATCTAATCGGTTGACAGAGGATCTGTAAACGACGGTTAAAATATTCCGTATCTCGAATAGGATCTTTTTGGAACATCAATGATTTAGACGCAGAACGTGATTCAATCATGAAATCATGTAACCGTTTAATACCTGTACCGAATGAATCCAATACAGGTTTAGGGAACATGTAACTGTTGATATCTGTACGTAAACCAACGGTTGCAATGATTTGGTTAATCTGTGCAACAGAAGCATTACCTGTAACCGCAGTTTGTTTTAAACTGTTATACGGTAAGAACTCAGGATCTTTTAAGATAGCTGGGATCTTCTCGTATAGTTTTGCAATACTATTCGGTGAAGGTGCGGCTAACATCTCAGCTCTTGCTTCTTGTACACTTGGATGATAAATGATACTCACGATATCGGTTGCATCTAATGTTTCTACATATGCAGATAATTTTGATACAACCATATTGTGGATATCAGTATTTAACTCGTAGATTTGTCTTGCTAATTCTTGCAAGTCTACACGACCCCAATACATCTCGATGAGGTTTTTACAGATAGCTGATTCTAACTTAATAAACGTTTTAGAACTTAAATCTGTACTACCCAAATGATGTTTACTCGTTAAAGGTGTTTCAGGGTATAAACGGTGTAGTTTCCATAGATACCAACTGATAATCGTTCTACGGATATCAGTTTCCATTTCCACCCCATCGTCAAAAGCAACGACTACAGTTTCAGTTGGTTCATATAGGTACTCTAGTTCCCAAATTTGATCTTCCTTCAACTGTAATAAGTTTCTTGCAATTATGAAATTACTTTTACTTTTCGACATTGTTCGTACCTTTAACTACATTCACACCTGAGATCTCCATTACGTGGTTGAAGAACTGAGTCGCTCTACCAGGAGATTTAGCATGTGTATAATAATCCATCACTCGTTTGATATTACTTGGTTGTGGCGCTCTCAAGATGGTTCTAGCGGTTTCTTCACACATAGCTGGGCTATTTGGGAAGTTAACCATTAAAGAAACAAATTGAGGATCTAACGTACCTAATAATAAACGTACTTCAGATTCACCAAACATCTTAAATGCTTGATCACGCCAAGGTAAACTTGATTTGTCACTATCAGTAAGTTTACCAGGGATACCATGGTGTTGTCGTTTAGGGATACTTGTCGCACCCCAATCATCACCGATTTTCTCAAGTGATAACGTATATAACGAACCTAACATTACTGGTTTAACCGTAGTGACTGTATTACCTGCATCATCTACGTATTTAACAGGATGTGTAGGTATAGGGAATTTTTGCATGAGTTCCCAAATACATGCAGCACCGATGTTAGGGCTATTTTGAGGTAGCCATATACGTAGTTGTGTTTTAAGCATATCGAGTAAATGAATCACTCTTGCTTCAGCTGTGTCATACATCTGAATAGCGTGTTCATACATCAATGGAGAAACGATTTTATAATATTCGAATAAAAGATCTGCAGCACGTTGCTGTTCACCTTTATCAACCATGATTCTAAATTCGTTTTCCAAATAGGCAGAAGTGGCATTGATGTAATGCTCATACATTCGCCCGACGTTTGTTCGGTTAACTGTCGAATTTCCATAGACTATCTGTTCAGCGCGTATGCCTGTTACAGGGTCATATGGCATTCTTTCGTCTGGCCATATCGCACAGACTACACCTTTACCCGTACATTCACGTAAGTCGCTACTTTACGCAGTTCTCAGTTTACCATTCATAAACTGAACTTCCCTAAGTCACCTTAGGATACTAGACTATATCTTCACCTATCGACATTACTCGTATAGCTCCTATATGGAGGTGTTGGTCGTAACCCACTCACGTGTCTCCCATTTGGATTTAAAGGACTTAATTGATCTACTGCCTACCCGCATTTGGGCTCTACGTGCTACCGCACTAGTCGTTGAACGTTCCTACAGTACAGTTACTTATATCAACTGTACTGTAAGCTTCGCTGCGGATTGTCTTAATACTGGTGTGAAGTAATTAAGAGTTCCCCGTCAATTAGAGAGAATTCGCATCCATATCTCTTAATGGTGCGGGCAATTGTCTATCAGGATGTCTTTTCTCAATAGCATCACGTAGTTTATACATCTCAATCAATTCAAAGTCTTCTTGTATAAATAAGAATCCTTTATAAGGTTGTAACGTATCAACGTAACGTAAGATGGTAGCTTTGTCGCATTTAAAATCTCTTGCTGCTGCTGATGCTGAACGATAAATAATAACGCAATCATCGTTATAAGCAATAGTCTGCTGAGCATCCGATCTTTTATTAGGTAATCTATTAGGAATACCTAAATCTAGATTATAAGAATCGTATATATCGATTTTGTACTCAGGATATAGTTCCTTGATTATATCAGCTAAAGCGTATACGCCACTAGCCACTAATCGATATAATTTAAATTCTTTAATAAGTGTACCTGTGTTAAAGAATTCTTTAACATTTCCATCAGGATAAGTAATAACCACCATATATCGAGAACAAACCTTTTTAGTTCTATTCTCATAGAACCAAGGTCTGTTATCGCCTTCCACTCTAACTTCAAATTTATCTTTAACTAACTTACCAAACATCTTAGGTGTTAAAGCAGCTATATTCACAGTAGTTTTAAAACCCATGTATCTGGCAGCTTCTTGTATACTCGCATGTTCTAGAATTTCTCCTGTTTCGAAATTACGAGTTCTACATCTTAGACTAACACCGGTGGTGTATCTAAGATATTTGTTAGCGTGTAAAGCGTTCTCTGCTTTAGTAACCCATTCTAGATTACTCACATGGTTATTTTGTTTATTACCGTCTTTGTGATTAATCTCAATTTTCTCCGGATCTGTAGGTGGAGGTAACCAAGTTAATGCGACTAAACGATGTACTCTCTTCAATGATGTTTTAACAGCATGTGGTCTATCCTTATCTACTTCTGGGATAAGATATGCGACAAGATAACCATTGGATACACTCTGAGCTACGTATGAGTTTTTTTCCGTATCTCGAATCGTTCCGTATCTATTGATTTCATAACGTGGAAAATGTGGAATAACTTTAAAGTCTTTAAACTCATTTACTCTAGCAGTCATATTCATCATAATTTTGTCTCCTCTTAAGTTTATTTATTTTGAATTATAACTTTTGTAACCAAACATGTTATTCTAAACCTTTTAGTTACATATGTAAAGAAAACGAGATATTTTTTCACATTTTTAAGAAAATTCCCCACGTTTATAGGGATATTCATCCTTGCTAATACCGATTACCATGGAGATCAGTATATTTTTTACCAAGAGTTGGAATCACGTCCCAACCATACTTAATTTCCACACGCCAGTCGTCTAACTTAATACGACGGAAAGAACGAATAATTGATTTAGTCAATTTATCTTGTACTTTCTGGATATTATTATCGTAAGACATGCAACGAACAATATTAGAATGAAATGCTGAAGTGATACGTAAATTTTGTTTACGTACTTTACGCAATTCATCGTATTTATCGTAGATGGAAGTATTATAAATTTTAGTGGCTTCATGATACTTCTTGATTTGTCTTTCGATTAACGGTGGTGTTTTCCATAGGTCTGGGTTATGAGTATGTAACACATTGATATCTTCCACAATTGGCATATGTTCAGAATCTACAGAAGTCATCTGAATATACGTGATATCATCAAACGTATAGTCGATTTCTTGTAACGCATCTGCGGACATGTCACAGATTGCTAACTCTGGATCATATTCACGAGTCGCGTAAAGAATACCATCTTTACGAACACGTTCACCAATATCGGGGAAATATTTATATTCTTCATCATTACCGTAGATGTTTAATGGAATTTTATTTCCACCCCATTCTAGGATACTACTACCATAGCCTCTTGTTTTTAACTTTTCTACAGCAGATTGAGATATCACGACACCATCTTCAATGATACCTGGAACTGATAAGAATGCTGTAATAAGTTCTGTACCGTACCAGTAGTCTCCATCTTCTTGGACATTAGGTGAATCTGCTAAAATGGTATCTTTAGCAATCTTCATGCCTTGTCTAAGTTGGCGAGTGATATGTGTATTTTGTTTATATTCAAAACCAAATACTTTGTGGTTGCAATATGAAATAGGAATAACGATATGTCCTATTTCCCCCGTTTCATCGTTCTCGTAAATGATAGTGGTTTCACTGTTTTGTTTAAACGAGAACATCCCTAGGTTACGAGGATATTTGTGGACGACTTTAAGGATAGTACCATTGCAAGGCATTTTAATAGACATGGTGTATTTACCATATTCCTTTTCAGCACCAGAAATGATGCGTCGAGGACCTGCTCCTGCGATAACGTTCATTTGCGTCAAGAATGTTGCACGCATGGCTGAACGTGAAGCGGAAGAACAGGCTGCATGAGGTTCAAGTATCGTACTTGCACCCATAAACCGAGGTTCTAATCCAAGATAATCGTTATCTTGCATGTTATTTACTCCTTAGTTGTATGATAAGATTACAATTAAATTAGGAATAAGATAAATGGCAGATTTATTAATAAACAAGAAAACTCATTCCAATTATAGCTACATGTATTACTTTGATCCCTTTCGACACTTCTTTGAAGACCACATCGACTGGATCAAGGAAAACCGTATAGTGACGCATAAGCTAGAGCCTATGCAAGCATACGTTCATCGTTATGATTTATCATCATTATTGTTTGACTTAAATATCCCATTGAATTTACACTGGTTTATCATGAGACTAAACGATATGAAATATAATCACGAATTCGATGAAAGTTATCAGTTATTATATTTACCTGATGACGGCGTATTGGAAGAGTTACTGGCTCAATACAACACCATAAATGCTTATAGAAAATAAGAATATCCCTTACGTATATACGTAAGGGATATATGTTCGATTATCTACCGTATGGATAATATCCTTGTTGGTTACGAGGCTGCACAGGCTGTGCTGGCATCATAGGTTGTTGATAATATCCAGGTTGCATTTGTGGTGCATTGTACATACCCGGAGGTGGCATCATCGGCTGCATCATCGGTTGTTGATACATTTGTTGAGGCACCATAGGTTGCATCATAGGTTGCATAGGCATCATTGGTTGTTGCATCATCGATTGATTAACAGGTTGTTGATTAGCATACCCTACAACTTGTGCTTGACCGTAGTTTGGTACCGGAATAGGACGACCATTTTGATCAACAAAACGACCATTCACCATAGGGGTTTGCGGTTGCATGTAACCTTGTTGAGCTTGTACCGGATTGACTGGTAGTGTATTGAAATTCACATCGTTTTTGATAGGGATTTCACGTTTCACAATACCACCCGATTTCACTTTTTCAGGTTGAGCTTGCGCTTGCGCTTGTGGTTTCACTTGTGGGGGTGTTGTACTCACGGTTTTATTATTACTATTTTGTAATAATGCCTGATGTACTTGATTGATCACTTTAGGACTATGTGGAGACACTGGAGCAACTTGTTGCTCTTTACGTCTACGTTCACCTTCAGTGAGTTCACCTTCATTACCAGCAAGTGGTGGAATGAGTCCTTTGAATTTACTTAAGTCGTTGATTTCATTACCCCAAGCTAAAGATTCCGTATCTAATTTAAGAAGCTTAAATACTTTTTCTAATGCTTTCTTAACTTTATAGAAAGAGTTAATGAATGCATGGAATGATGGAGCAATTAAAGAACGTGTACCGGTTGAATATTCTGAATCAGGATTATCTACTGATTTAAAGATATATTCAAATAACGCTTTGATACCTTCAGCATCTTTCTTACGAAGTTTGACACCATATACGGTATAATCACCAGACTTCGCATCGATAAGTTTGCAGAGTTCTTTATATAATGGGAATGTCACGTAAGTTACACGTGAGAAGGATTCACCATTTAATTTCTTATCACGATAAGTAAGTAAACGCACATAGTGGTATTCACTACCAATTTTAGCTTCGATCTTTTGCCAGTTTTTCAAAGAGGTTTCATCGGCATTTGGGTATAACGATAAGAATGCGGTTTGTTTCGCATTTAATTTACCGTGTCTATCACTATCAGCACAATAACTAATGAGTTCGCCAATGATCATACCGACATCTGCATCAATACTAATGTTACCTAAAGTTTGTAACGATTTCAATACCACTGAATCTTTACGTGCAATGTTTTCAGATAACGGATGGAATGCAATTTGATGTTCCCAATCCGGATTACGTAACACGTTATCGTAAGGAACGACTAAATGTTTACCATCAACATTATACGGTTCTTCTTCGTCTAAACCGAAAATGTATACACCGCCTTTATCGTTAACGGTTAAACCAAGGGAATGTAAAATCCCTTTATATAGACTAGTTAATTCTGACATTGTTCACTCCTTATAGATAACCTGTAGAATTAGTAATAATACCGCCCTGATTTGGAGGAGTAAATCCGCCTTGACCAGGTGTTTGAATGATTGGGGCTTTCGCATCTAATAACTGTTGAGCGACGTTATAGATGTCATTTGTTACACTGTTGTAACGATTAATGTCGTTTGTCAATACCGGTGAAGCTAAGTTATCAGCAAAGGTCGGCATGACGTAAGGGACTGCTACACCACCGTTTAAACTAATGTTTACCATGGTGTCACCATAAATTGAACAATCGATTAAGACGGTGAATTTAAAACTATTCTGCATTGAGATAGACGGAATAAGTTCTAATTTAACACGTTCAATCACACGTTCTAATAACGCATCTCTATCGAGACTGTTATTGATAGGATTACATGAATACTTCTGATGCACTACTTCACCTGTTACGGTATCATTAGTGATTAAGAAACGCGCATCAGCCACTAAGTTATCTAACATGATAGACGGTACAGCATTTACCAATAAAGACGCTGCTACAGTTTCATTATTAGAACCATTCCAGTGTTCAGTGTTAGTATAATCCCAAACGTTAGCATCCATACGTGGTCGAGTGATTACTGTGATTTCATCGATATGCGGGAATGCACGTACTAAGTCATCGTAACTGAATTGTCCACGAACACGGATATTCATGTTAAGTGCTGACATTCTATCGAAGAATGGATCGTAATATAGATCACCATCTTTCGTGACAGAAACAGCTTCGTTCACCATAGAACGAATATCGCTTGTATCTTCTACAACGTTTTTCGCATAACTGTAAGCTTTAAGTGTATTAAATAGATAAGTACCTGGTGAGTTATTAGTACGGCTAGATTGGTTACCACCACCTAATAAACTACCTGTAGTATCATTCACTACACCCCCATCTAATAAGCCATAACGAGTCATGACATCAAGTGAGTTTTGACTTTGGAAAATATCGCTAGGACGCATCAGATACGTTTGTTTTGCTCCACCCTGTAGATTATCCACACTGTTATTAAAAATGAGCTGATGAGCGCCTGTGTTCGTTACACGAGCATTCATGGCACCATTAATTAATACCGGTGTGTTTCTTAAACGGTTCGTTGAAGTCACATGAAATTGTAAATGTGGGTCAATACTTGTTCTACCTGCTGACATGGTGATATAGGAATCATCCATGTAATCGGTATAACCCGTATAATAAACAATATTACTTGCACCGTTCGCTCCATTTTCTTCTATCTCTAATAAGAAACGGAAACGGTTTGTTCTCCAACCATGTACAATAGGTGCGACACCTTCTGATTCTGCACTCGGTGCTACCATATTAGCCGCAACTTGTGAAACAGCATGTTGACTTAAAACGCGACCTCCTTGCGTCGCATCCGCTAACATGTTCAAGTTCTCATTGGTCACATGCGTTTTATAAGAACGCTTATGTACATCGTTTATCCCTTTATTAGCAAATAAAGTTAAACCTAAAACTCGCATCGTACTTTTTACTCCTATTTTGTTTCTCTTGTAATCTTCAATAAGTTGTTGTGAACTTTAGTTTTTAAGAAAATGACGAGATCAGCCAATCGTATTTCGATATTACCGAATACTGGCATGATACCATTTTCAATTCTAAGTTCAGGGTATGCTTTCGCATCAATCCATTCAGGTACTTTCCACCAACAACTATAAATCGGTACTACAACCATACTTATTGCTACTGCTGCAACGTTACTATCTCGTTTAGAAATACGACGTTTAATTGTACTATTTGGTGCATGCGGATAAATTGCATTCAATTGTTCCAATTGTGCATCAGTAATTTGTAAACGAACGACGTTACTTGCTGCTTGTGTAGGTTGTTGTTTAGACGCTAACCAGATAGCTAAATCATCAAAACCCCAATACATCAGTAATGTGTAAGTCAACACATAGGCTGATAATAACCCTTGATACGTCACTCTATCTAAAGCTTTGTGTGTAACAACTGGGTGTAATACCCATTGCACTAATCTTGTAGCAGAGTGTCTTATATCAATCCCATCCTTGTAGTGTGTTTCAAATAACTTCATGTTATCTTTAAAGAGTTTTACTGGGCATTCTGGTGCTAACTTCTTAAGAATAACTTCAGGATAATCAACCAAATAAACATCATGCATGGTGATAACACCTTCTGATAGTTCTTGTTTGATTTTATAGTTTTCAATAACTGAAGTATTATCTTCATCATTTCCACTCGCATCTAAACTTTTCTCATTGATTCTACCACCAAAATGTTTATCCATTGTATTAGATAAACTATCGATAAAGTTATATACATCAGTGATGATGGTATTAGCTGGCATTGGATTACTGCGTTGCATAAGCTCTGCAGTAGCAATACGTCTTACTAATGCATTACCTAATAACCAACTCGGTACCTGATTCTCATCTAAACCAGCTAAAATCGCTGCACTCATTTGTTTCTCTGTATTACCTTCCCAGTGAGCATTAATATAAACGGATAAACGTTTATACCCTTCTGATTCAGTAACATTCGTTCCACGCAATAATCGTGCTGCTCGATATTCTTTAAAGTTTGTACCAACATCATTAGCAATGAAGTTGATATATTCACCCCATATAGGCACCATAATTTTCATGACGATACAAAGACCAATTAATCCGTAATATTCATTACGTAAATAAGTCAATTCTGGTACATCACGGTCTGATGCATAGTTATCTTTAAGGACAGGTAATTTGATCTCTGACTTAGTTTTATAATAAGCCATGATATCTTCGAATTTATGATATTCGAAAAGCTGTTTAATTAAAGAGTGTAGATACTTGTCCATCACTCGAATATTTTCTACAGTTTCAAAAGTTGCATGAATCTTTGTATAAATATCAAAAATTGCATCTTGAGATTCCATAGGTAACCCTGCCCAATACTTATTGATATCGGTAATTAAGTTTGGTGTCACGTTTAAAGTTCTAAACGTTTTAATACCCCATACTAGTTCAACACCTTTGTGTTCAGTAGTAATGGTATTATCAGTTGTTAAATTTGTTTCTGTTCTTTTGAACTGCATAATTACCTCATTTATTATTTATATTAAATAAAAATGGAAACTTCCATCATTTAGATAATATAAGTTTATCTGTTGTAAGTAAAATCGATAAAAAATTAAAGATTGGGCATAAGTGCTGTATGCGTTACTAAGAACGATAACTCATTTTTAATTATAGTTATCATCCTTAGCAACGCTAAGATTAGGAATTTAAATGTCGCGGATGTATATAAAAACTCACGACATTTAATAAGGTAACTAAATATTAATTACCATATTTATTAGTTAAATTACCATGGTAGGTTTTCATCAAAACCTTTAGTCACAGGGTTACTGTTATCTTGTTCAGAAGAGTATCCACTGCTTTGGTTACTTGATGAATTATTTTGATTGTATTGTGGTTTATATCCACTATTACCACCATTACCGCCTTGGCCACCACCACGTTGTTCAGCTTGTTTTAAAGCAAACTTACCTTCACCAGTGTTTTCGTATCGCCAAGTCATCACGTTTAGTACTGTCATGTAGTGGTTTAATAAACGAATAAAACCACGTGCAATCAAGTTAGATACACGTTGACGTGAAGCTGGTTGACCTGTAGCAGTTTCAATAACCGGATGGAATTCAGGATCAGTAAAACCAAATTTTAATGACACATAGTTTTTACTGTCTTTTTTACCACGTTGAATACCGATAAATTCGCAACCATCTGCGTCTTTACCTACAGTCACTGTCGCATAAAGGTATGGATCAGTTGGACGATTTGTTGCACGGTCAAAACCTTTACGTTTAACGCCAATCGTAATCATAGTAGGTTCTTTTGAACGTACTGCATCTTCCATTGCGGAAATGATTGCTTGGAAAGCAACTTGGTCTAAAGCCAAATCAAATTTAGCTTCTTCTTTTTGTTTACCGTTGTTAAGATTAACTTTAATGTAAGGATAGTTTTGTACTAATGCAAAACACATCCAAGGTAAGCGGTTAGGCTCATTACCTTCTAAAGGTTCACCTGTTAAACGAAGTTTGTTATCGTTTAAAATTGTTACCTTTTGATTAAACGGTGTTACTTGTACTAATTCAGTCATAATTTAAATTCCTTAATGAGTTGATATAAATAACATAGACTTTAACATCACATTAGCTAATTACAGTAAATCCAATAATATTTTCTTTATATCATGGTCTTTTAACTTATTAATTGATGTTCTAATTTTATCTCTTGTGGTTATTGGTGACCAGTGGTCATTTATAGCCATTTCCCTTACTACTTTTCGTATTACTCTATCTTGCCCTTTATAAGCACCAGATTTATCACCAAATACTTGTATAGTGAATTTATTAAACGGTATACCAATTTGGTCGATGTTTTTAACATTACCTATTTTTAACTTTGTGTGCCATTCTTGTCTTTTCTTAATTTTACCGGTAAAGGATTCAATTAAGTAAAGTGCAGGAAACCGTGAAGCAGATAAAAGATCAGTAATGAACGAACTAAGTAGTAATACAGGTTCATTTGCTGGTGGTAATTCACCTTTCACTTCTTGATAGAAAAAAGGAATTAACATCTGATTACGTTTTGCAAATGCCCACATATCGAGTTCAAGTTGATCAAATATACCTGGGTTATAGTCAAGTACTGTAACCTCAGGTAACACTTTATCTAGATGTTCATAACGTGGATAATAAAATAATATCTTTACTCGATTTTGAGATACTTCTTTTATTATCGTTTCTACCGTAGAGACTTCTTTAAAAAAGTCTTCTAACATGTCTTTTACTTTAACATGTTTTTGATAATCAGTTGGTATTGAAGCGACGTAATTACGATACAATGTTCTTAAATTAAGATACATTAGATTAGGCCATTTTCTAATATCGAATTCACTTGATTCAAATATCATGGCAGTACCCATCGATATAAAGTACTTACCACCTAATAATCGTTTCGTACTAATATCCATATTCCCACCTCACTACATGTGTTTATGAAGTTGTTGTAAAACATACTCACTATTTATTTCTGGCATTTCTTTTAATCTATCTGCTATAACACGAACAATATTGTCCTTATCTAAACTGATAGTTTGAAATTTATCAGAAATCAATTTTATCGTTTTTTGTCTTTTCACTTCTTCTTTCTTATCTATCTTAATCGTAAAGAAAATAAAACTAAACTTCTGTTTTAAGGTTTTCAATCCTTCCGTAATAGTATCTCTACTATCTGAGAATAATCGAATATGGGAATAATCTGGCACTTTATTACATTCATCTTCAATAAACGTCAGTGCTTCTTCTAAACTCTTACCACGAACATCAAGTGTTTTATAAATAGTGGCAAATTTATTCTCATGAAAAATGATTTCATGTTCCCCGGTATCTTTAATTTCACAGGTTAACCAGCCCTTAGGCTGTTCTTCACCATGAGCTAATCGATCAAAACTTCCTGCAACTAAGATATTCTTATATTGCGATTTGAAATGCACATGGCCTGCAAAGATATAATAGCGTACAAGATTAGACCATAATTCTTCAGAGTGAGCTTTTGGATTTAAAGATGAATCAATCTGATAATTGAACGCACCATGTAATAAACAATAATCCACTTGTGTTAGATTACGTTGTTTCATGAGTTCTCTAGCCTGTTCATAGGTAGATACAACATCAGTATCCCATTCATCAGGAACGTATAACATGGTTATACCGTATTTATCGATATACTCGATAGATAATTCTGATACGTATTTTAAATCGACTTTAAGCCCCATCGCGATATCTAATATTGCAGCAACGATTTTAACAAGATTAGATTGTTTATAATCATGTCCCGGGGTACCCTCCAAAATGCGAATAATAAAATTGTGTTTATGTGCTAATTTTAATATTCTTGTAAATAACACTAAAACATCTTGGAGGTATTGAAATGTTAAATATAATAACCTATCAAATAAGTCTCCAGGGAATACTAACATATCCCAAGAGGAAACTTCAGCTTCATCATCTAAGACTTTATGAAATCTCGCTACAACGTCTGTAGCAATGGTTCTATGGTGTCCAAGGTGAACATCATGGAAAGAAGCTATTTTGATAGGTATAATCTTATCCGAACAAGTCTGAATCGTCTTCGTTATCTTGTTCAGTTGGTACTGAGTGTCCAGTTCCTGGAGATAATTCTCCGCCTGATTTCGTTCCATTGTCCTTTTTACCCATCACTAATTCTTTAACTGACATAAGTTCGGGGGATAAAATACTATCGTACCCGTAGTACGTGAAAATTTCATCTAAAATATATAGATACTTTAAATTAGTTTTGGTAGCTAAATCATGTTTACTTTGATTTTCATTCTTGCTATCAAAGATACGATCTAAAAAGAACTGCTCTTGTGCTTTTACAGCATGAGGTACACGTCTCAAGTTATCATCCATTTCTTTATAAAGCATGGAAACACTTTTATTTCTGTCCTCACCACCGATAATATTTACACGAGCTTGTAATGGTGGTACTCTAAAGATGACTTTACCATCACGAATCACATCCACGCTATGGTAAGCACCATCAAATTTACCGCCTGCTACGCTATTGATCCATGTTAAACTAACCGATGGATCATATTCGTTACCAGCATTACCATTATAGAAATGAGGTAACCATGCGTGAACAAAGGTTGCTTCATCAATAGAAGGACGTTTATTCTGAGCATTAGTGGGTAAAGCGTTATTTAAGTAATTCGCTAAAGTGGATAAAGTATTATCGTAACCACCCATCAATGAATCATCCACTTCTGTGAAATGGTAATCACCGTAAACATCATCGTGACTTAACATGGTTGGTAATGGTGCATCTAAGAAATAACCTAATTCGTGTCTTTCTCTTTCTTTACTCATTCTTTTATTTTTCCTTAATTGCGATTATGGGTTAATGAATATTTACCTGTATTGTTAATATCTACAAGCATTTCAAATTTACTATCTTCTACTTTTAATCGTTTAACATGTGACCATGTATATCCTGCGTGACTAAAAGTAATATCGATATTATAATCATAACGGTAAGTGAGTTTATCCTCAGTAAAAGTGACTTCAGCGTAAACGTAATCAACGAAACCACTTAATAAGGATTCAATATCAACTTTAATGGCTGAAGCTAAACTACTAGGATCATTATAGTATTTTTGTACCGTATAAGCTAAAGATCTTACATGTCCTCTGTGGTATACCGTTTGTGTATATTGAGAAGCCATGTAATTGGCTAGCATTCTATCTATTTTCTCGGCTATACCGGAAACCCATCCTGCTAATGACAGTGTGGGTAATAAAGGACTAGTTTCCCTTATTGTTTTATTTGGGTTAAACGCCATACACCCCCCTTAAAGAGCATTTATAGGTTATAAATTGTTTCTAAACATACTAAGCCCTAAAAAAATAAAATACAAAAACATATATCCCTAGTGTATATACACTAGGGATATTTTATTAATTTAGCTTACAATGATGTTATCGTAGTAAGAAGTTGGGTCACGTTTTTCAGCTAGTGCTTTATCGACAAACATGTGAGCTGTTCTAATGATATCGGCTTCGATATCGAGAAGTTCCTCATGTTCTTCTTCACCCATCCACACTTGAGTCATTTCATCGTAGGTTTCTGTAATTTCTTCTTCCTCGTTATTTTCATTTACGATTGTTTTCGTTACAGTGACAGGCTCGATCCAACCATCATATACTTGGCAATAATCAAAATGATTCCAACCAACACTAAAGTCTGGCTGATTATCTTGATAACGATCACCATATGCATCTATGGTATTAGCCTCCATCATAGACCGTAAACCAGGATGACACATAATCCAACGCACCATGGCATTAGGTGCTTCTTGTAAATCTTCTATCGAAGTTACATCATGAATAATGTCTCGCTGGAAATAAGTATTTACTACACGTAATGCTGCTTTAGCCATATTAGTGGCTTCATTCACGTTGATACGTGTAAATACATTACTCGCTGTTTCTACAAACTTCTTACCTACGTCTGTAAGCATGTTTGAGAAATACTGGTTAGTCTGATTAAGGTAGTCTTGATAACCTGGCGGTGGAGGACCAAATAGCATTTGTGCTACTACCTCTCTATCACCATCTATTAGAATAGCCATAAAACTCCTTGTTAGTTAAATAGACTAGGGAAATAACTCTGGGCGTTTTCCTATAGTCAAGTAGTTGTTAATTGTTGCAAAGATAGGTTTAGTGATATTGACAATACCGGATACATCAAACGGTGATTCCGTGCTCCATACAGACGTGTGTGACGCTAATGGAGAAAAGTTATCATGTTGGAATGTATCTAAGTTTAAGTATAAGTTCATTTGATCCATTTTTGTTACCCTAAAGGCTTTTTATCCTCTAGTTCTATAACTTATCCTTCGTTATAGTCTGGCGTACGTTTTACATCTCAATCTATATTGAGTAAAATCATTCTTTAGGCGATGATACGACGCGGCCTCTTGGTAGGATTATATTCTATTACTAGGTTCACCTACTACGCTCTGCGCTTGGTATAACTTTTAAATTATACCTTCAGTCTCAAGTCAACATCACAGTCTTCTTGCTTCATTCCGCGTTACCTATATTCTTATCCTCACGAATAAGACTGGCAATCAATTTTACCATCAAAACGTTATTCTTCAATAGAGTTCGCTACGCTCTACCCGTCTATCTTTCCATCAGATAGACTGCTCTATGTTACCATAGATGACGAGACTATATCTCGAACCTCCGACATTACTCGGTAAGGATGCCTTTGTTTATATAAAAGCATCGTAGGTATTCACTTTATTCCCTACGTCTCCCCCGTTTCCACTCGCTTGAGTGTACTGGACGCAACTCCATAGTCGTTGAACACACTCCATATCCTTATAAGGACTTAGGGGCTTCGCTGCGGACTATCCTACGTGATAACGTCTTTACTATAAACCCACACGTTACTGTGAGCGGCTATTACTATCTTTCGATGTAATAGGAGTAGTTATCATAACGGCTATTCCCGCAATTAGAGGGTTAACCTATAACCATTTCTAGTTAAAGGAGCAATTCATTAGTTAGCATTAGTAAATATTAAATATCAAAAGGTTTGATGTAATCGTATTTAAACCCCTGTATGATACCGTTGTTCATTAGAATACGTTTTTCCAAGCTATTAGATTTAATACCTTTGGAATGTGCGTATGCTTTTATAGAATCCCATATTTGAGTTTCACCGGTTTCTAAATTGGTTATTTTAAGTTTTTTAGGCTTTTTATTGGCTGGGTTCATGTTAAACTTATAAGGTTCCAATTCCTTAACGGATTGTTCTATAAGTTTATCAGTTTGTTCTCTAGTTTTAGAATAATCTCTAAGGTAATACCAACGGTATCCTTTATATAAATTCTTAAACTCGCCTGCCCCATTACAACCAATGTACCAATTTATTAAAGCAGGAGAACCACCAAATTTAGCCGCGGCTACTTTATTATTAGAGAAAATGATACTATCGTTTTCGTTATCTTTATTGATTGCGATAACTAAACGATTAGTTCCCTTCTCTTCTAACATTACCACGTCATCTTTAGTAAACCCGTTAAACTCATTACCTTTTAATGTTAAATCGTATTTAAGTTTAAAGGGTCTAATCTGTGGTTTATTTAAGATACGGTGTATGGTGCCACCGTTAGTCTTAAAATGTCTACCGCATTCCCATATAGTTTTAAATTCTAGAATTTCACCAGTATCTATATTTTTAGCTAGTACATGTTTATTATCTGGACGTAATCCAGTTTGATAAGCATGAGTGCAATTCTCAGATGGGGTAACCCATTCAAGATTAGATACACGGTTATTTTGTTTATCCCCGTCTATATGGTTAACAAAAATTTTCTTAGAATCCGTATTAGGTATAAACGTAGTAGCTATCAGACGATGGATAGGTACTCCGTAGTGTTTCAGATAGTTATTACTGTCAGTAGGGTAACCAGTAATGACTCCCTGTCTACCTAACACTAAACCACATCTAGACACAGGTGTCCAACCGGTTTCTTTAACAGCGTAAAAGTCTATACCGTTTACTGTATTTACTTTTACAGGTTCTTTATAAGCTTTATTTTCCATTTATTTTCCTTTATAAAAGTACTATTAACGAAGCATAAAGCTATACAATTATTGTCTTACTAATTTTTATTTAATATTTTACTTAAATACTACAAACCTGATTCTGCGTTATAAGATGCCAAGATCATTACACTTAAACTTATTGTATTATCATTGATATCATCGCTTTTAATCTTAGTAATGTATAACTGTTGGATACTACCACGTAATAGTGTCGGGTTACGGTTAAAACAACACGGTAATCCTTTATACGGGGATTCTGCAATCAATTCTTTCATGTACTTATCAATAAGTGGATGATACCTATTTACATGTCCTGTGAGTAAACCTGTAATCTCATTAGGACTATACCCATCTTTAAAGAGTTTATTGGTTAAGTGTAAACGCAATAAACCTATTGCCATCGCCCATGGAACGTGTAATTCATTATACTCGTGTTCTGCGTGTAATGAGGTAATCACGTTACGAGCTGAGAATGGCATCCTTGTACCGCAAATGTGTTTACGAATAAGACCTTCTTTACGTCCTAAGCTATCTTTTTGTTGAGCTCTATAATAAGCAGCTAAAAGATAAACACATCGAAATGCAGCAGCTTCCTTTGCTGATTGACTTGGTGTATCGATTCTTGTTTTAAGTGATGTGATCGTGCGTGCTGCTTCTACTGCACCACCGAATTTTAGAATCTCACCATATCTGCCTGTCGATGTTTTCTCGGTAACAAGAGAGATACGATTAGGTAAAGGAAGAAATTCGGTAAACAAGGTATCTTTGTGATCCTCTAACCATCTACGTATATCTCTACGTTTATCAGAAACAGACGTATACATACGTGGTCTTAATAAGATATCAATATATTCCCAGAAGTTATTGATGAAATTATTATAACCGCGTTTTACTCCAGCTTCTCGTAGTTTATTAATGACTTCGACTTCATGGAAGTTACCTTTATAATGGATATCACAAATCCATCGGATAACATCCACTTTGTTCGTTTCAAACGTTTGGCTTAACTTACTAAACAATGTAGGGGACATGAATGCCACTACACCATCTGGTACTTTAATCCATAGATTAGACTCAATTGGTACTTCAGTGTGAGCTAATACCTCACTATTACACTTACTGCATGTTTTACCCCGTAAATGTCCTCCTACTAAATGTCCACATTCACAACTCGGTACCATCGAGAATGTCGCGGTATCGTAAGTGGTTAATAGATATTTATTAAGAAGTTCTTCATCTTCAGGGTAGTTAGTATCTAGGTCATTTACCAATAGAGGTGGTTTCTTTAGACTATTTAAAACTGCATGGTAATTAGTGGTATCTAAAGCTAAACCACTGCTTATCTTCCCACTAACCTCTTTGACGTCCATCCGTACTCCTCTATAATTAAAAATAAAATAATTAAACTGACATATAGGACTATTGGACACAAACTTCCAATAGTCCTATAATATTTTAGTCAGATAACAAGAGACCCATTGTTGAGTCTCTTATCAATTATTTATAGGTAACTATTACCTAGAGCGTAGCTGTTGTAATTACGCCATACACCAACGGTCGCTTGTTGGCCGTTACCGTAGTTATAACCACCGTACACAAACTGACCGATTTGGTTAGGTTGGATACCGAGGATAGAGTTACGGTTACCACGTTCAACTGTCGCGTTGTTATTGTAGTTGTGTTCAATAGCAATAACGCCATTAGCATCATTCATTGCTTGTGATAACGCCACAATAAATGCTGAGTTGAATGTTAAACGACGAGCGAAGCCAGTGATTTCGTAGCTACCTGCGAAGTACATATCGTAGATGGCTTTACGTTTGCTGAAACGCACTTTGTCATCTGGGTAGATTTGGTTATTGAATGAGTCTTGGAAGTCACGAGCCACATTGATATCGATTAAGTTAGCAATGTAACGATAGTCGATTTCAGATAATGGACGTAATTCACCTTTATCGTTCACGTAGTAACCTACTTCGATACGATCTGAATCTACAACGATTGGATCTTTACCAGACCAGTATTTAGCGAAGTTACCATCAGTTAAGTGGTTACATGCTTGGCAAATGATTTCATTTGCTGTTGCTTGGTCTTGTGGGTTACCAGACACACCAGATACGTATAAGAACGGTTGTTGTAAGTAGGTTAAGTCACCTAATTCATCAACGTCTAATTTGATTAATACATCAGATTCGATATATTTCATCATGAATTGTGCAAAGTTGAAACCTTCAGCTTTAGTGTTAGTATAACCTAACTCTTCACCTGGGTATGCAACATCTGCAGTAATCATACCGATATCTTGAGGGTCTGCACCAATAGTTGTAATCGCATGGTTAGGACGGAATAGATTCCACCAGTTGTTGTTAGTTGCTAACAATACTGCAGAGTTCAACGCCAATAATTGAGTTTCTAATGAACCACCTTCGAATTGGTTATCCATAGAAGAGATAACGATCGCTGGACGGAACATTGGGTTAGACATCATTGCTGGATTGAAACCATAACCCATCATACCTGCTTGAGCCATTTGAGCGAATTGTGGATTACCACCGGTGTAAATTAATTCACCCCATGTACGAGTTGCAGAGAATGGAAGTTGACGGTTCATCGCTAATGAGTTTTTCGCTGCTTTTTCAACAACTGATAAACGCACTGCTAAGTCGTTACGTACTGGTAAGCCTACAGATGTTGCAGATAAACCAGGGTTGAACTCCATACGCGCTACTAAGTTTTCATCCGGAGATTTCATTGCGATATTGAAATGCTCACGGTTAGAATCTAATGCGATTAAAGATGATTCTAATGCATCAGAAGCGTAGTAAATGATACTACGAATTTGAGCTTCGTTAGATGGCTCTAACTTAGTAGGGATAACGCGACCAGTAACTAATAATACTTCACGATTTGTGTATTTAGGTAATGACGCTACGTATTTAACGATAGCTTGACCCAATTCACCATCAGAAGTTAATAATTCTTCAGTTAACTGAGGAATTTGGATAGTCGTTGCTGGAGTATTGTACATCGCTGGGATTTGTAATACTTTATCAGCTAATGAGTGATCTGGATCTTGGATTACCCATGGGAATACTGCAACGTGAGAGTTGTAGTCACGGATAAATAAGATAGCAGATACTGCTGAACGGTTTGTTGGGCCGTCAAAGATTTTAAATTCCCAGTTATCGCGATCTGAATCTAAATCTACTAACTGTTCTTTTACAACTTTTTCAAACGCTGTTAAGAATGAAGCTACACGTGCACCAGTTTGGTTGTATGGTACTGTACGACGAATACCGTTTAATAAACCGGTACCACGTTTACCGTTTAAAGTGTTAGCTGGTTGGTTAGCATTAACCCCAGCAGTGAAGTTAGGTTGTGCTGCGGATGCTTGAGCGCCTGCTTCTGCACGGTATGCTGCTTCAGTTGGTTTTACACCAGAGGTTTCTGCTGATAACGCTGAAAAATCATTTTTACCTGTAATTGCCATGATAAATCTCCTGTTATTAATTGGCCAATTAATATTAAATGAATTAGAATACAGATTGTATTCCAATTAGATAATATAAGCTTAAAATTTCTTTGCATTTTAAGCTTATAAATCATTCTTTAAGTTTGAACAGTACAAATAGCTCATTTAAGCTTTCTGGATGTTCAGTTGTTCTTTCTTCGAGTACCTTGTAAATATAATCAAAGTAATCTTTATCTTCTTCACGTTGTGCTTTAGTTAAACGATCTAATAGTAAATAGATAAATCTAAACCAACGGTCATCAACGAGTGTTTCCTTTGAGTATAGGTTTAGGGGTACTGGTACATTCACCGTAATATATTCTTGACGAGTGCAACCAGAAGAAATTCTTGGTTCTAAAACTGAACCTTTATTTTCTTTATTATAATACCCACTAGCTATAGTACTGGACTTAGCAATCTTCAATTGTTTAAAATTGTGGTCAGCGTAAACATCTCCGTTTTTAACATCTTTCCATTCAACATTGATTGTTGACCAACCATCGTCTTCTCGTTTAATACAAAAAGTCTCATCAAAACTCTCTCGTTTTAATAATTCAACGATTGGGTTATCGTGATATCTAAATTCATCGTACCAGCAAACTGAAATCACTTCTTTTACTTCACGTTGTCGATAGTTCGGATAATCGACGGTACAATGAATAGAAAATATTACATCACGAACTGGAAGTTTATTTTCAAACGAAAGATAATAAACAGGTACTAACTCCATAACCGGAATTAATACATCATTTAGTTTCGATAACTTCTTAATCACTTCTATTGAAAAATGATCATCAATAAGATTGACTACTTCACCGAAACATGGTTCCACAAAAAGATAAAGTAACTTCGTATTTGCATCGTACAAGATACGTGTTAACTTTTTGTTATACGTGCAGAGCAACGTATAAACACTTTCTTTTTCTTCTTTCGTGTATTTAGTTGATATTTTTTCATGTAGTTCTGGGAATGCCCCATACATGTCTGTCAAGCTTAATCTATCGTAATAATATTTACTACAAGACCCTGCATGACTGAAAACAATGTTTTGTCTCATTTTTAAATCTCCGTACAAAATGAATAAGTTAATTATCCTTAAGATATAATCACTTAGATAATATAATTCTCATTTTATTTTGTATTTTCAGCTAAACACGTTAAAAATCGAAAGATATCTAAACATAACCCTAACCCGCTACAGAATAGCGAGTTAAGTCATGCATACTAGTTTTACATACTATATTAGTTTCGATTTTTTTATACCTATTTTATAGTAATTACAATACAGCCACAATTAAAGGAATTTAAACCATGTTAACATTCTTACATTCGTCTAGAAATAAACAACCACCTAGAGTGCCTGCTAGACTGAATACAGTTAAAAGCAATATCTTTTATAATTATAAAAGAATAACCCGCTATTGGCGGGATATGAACTGGACTGTTAGAAGTGACCATATATTAGTGGGCATCCTTAATGGTTTAAGTAGTAGTACTAATGAACCATCTAGTAACTATAGAATTGCTAGAGATGTCGCTTTAACATACACTTCACCTAGAGGAATCGTTTCTCCAGTTAATTACGGTAAAGTTCAATTTAAATCAAACTTCTATGGACATGAGTGCCAAGAGATATTAATAGAACAACCTTTTGATGACGCTATCGAACAACTCTTTACTAAACACTATAGTGAATGGGACCCGGTGAGAGTGGTTTACCATCCGTTTACTTCATTTGATTATCAATTACCTAATAATAAAAGAAGACTAAGTGAAGAAAAAGGGATTTGTATTATTAAGATAGATATAGGGTTATTATTCGCTCAATATAAAGCATGGCGTAATGATAAGCTTGCTAGTCAATACGATGAAGAGACAAGTAAAAGTGTGATGAACTTTATACACAGTTATCCTATCACCAATATGATGAAAAGTCATCTTGAAACTGTCTGGTTCAATAGATTGAAAAATAGATATTTCGGTGTAGCGAATAGTGATAATAAATCCGATACACGTTTAGCAATGAGTAGTAGTTATTACCATGTGGATGAAGTACATGATGATATTATTCGTTATCTAAATCTAAGTCGTGGTAGTGTACAAGACTTTGCCTGTTGGATACCTGGTATATTTACGAATAGTTTAAAGGATTTCTTAATGGATGATACCGTTATGAATACTCATCAAAATAGACTTGTAAAATATCTTGCTGAAGTACCTTATTTATCTTTGCTGTTTGGTATTGATTTTAAGATAGAATCGAAAGCCAGTGGGATGGAAAGAAATGAATATATCCGTAAATTTAAGATTATGGATTCAGGTAAATTGTTTAGTACCATTCGTAATTTAGATTACGATACGACTCGAAATTACTTTATTGAAAATATCAATATCTATACGGACAACATATAAGCCAGAGCTAAGTGCTCTGGCATTATGTTTAATCTTCGTAGATAGAAGATGGAATAGTGAATTCAGGTATTTCATCTGAACATAATCTTGTAAGCTTATCGTTCTGAACAAAATAACCGAATGACTCAAGTAATAAGTAATAAGGTGAGGTAATCTGGAATGCCAGTTTACGAGGTTGCATACCTGATACCAATTCTTGAGGTACCCCATGACTGCGTACAATTGCTTGAGGGATATAGAACGTGGTAAGATGTCTACCATTATTCTTCAAATCCACCCAATCAATTAACCGCTGAGCTAATTCTTTATCTTCAAAACTACTTACCCAATCATCAAACTTAGTTCGAGTATTTGGTGTAACAGATACTTTAACCGCGTCATATGGTGGTGGTGCGATGCTACCATATTTAGGTGCAAACACATCTTCCCATAATTCATATCCACGTTTATAAATAGAATCCTCAGTTTTATAAGCATCTTTTACTTTAACTTGTCCACGCTGTAAGAACGTTCCGTCACCTTCCTTCACAGAAAGATAAACATCATGTTCTATCTTAGCCACTTCTCTTACTAAATCACGAATACTCACTTTTTTATCAGCTTCTATTGTATTCATGAAATAATCAAGTTTAGCATGGAAAGCTTTAGTAATATCTGCTGGTACTTTACCGTGTTTTAAACGCACACCTTTGATCTCTGTTTCCATTTTTGTTCTAGGAATCATGATACCTTCTTGTGCATCTTTCTTAGCAAAGTAATGTTTACCTGCAGATGTGGTAGTAAATGAAGAGAATAAAAACTCATTCTTCATGGCAATTAGAGGTTTCTTTTCATCGATGATATTCAATATCCCTGTCATCATCCCAAGAATATGGGCAATGTGTTGAGAAGTCATATACACCGCTGTAGCAACCAATCGCATTGATTTATCATCATGGATAATCTGACCAAAATACCAATCTACCCAGTGAGTATCTAACGAGAATAATGATGAGTCTGTATCTGAACCTAATACTACACCACGCATCATATCTGGAACACGTGCTGATTCAAAAGGCATAATCTCAGTTACCCAGAAAGTCTTAATAAGGTCACGATACTCTTCAAACACTTCAATCGTGTTTTTCACTACTGCGCCTACAATCGGAACGATATCAGGATGTTCAGACATAGCTGTACGCACACCTTTACCATTACACAAATCAGCAACATACACCGCAACGAGTGCAGCTAAATCATCATCCATTACATCACACCATTCTTTTGCTTCTCCAAGAGGTAATGGTATTAATGTTTTACAATCAACAAGTTTATCGAACATGGTTCTAACAAATTGTTCATTAAATTGTCTCAACATGTATAAGTCACTGTTATATAAGTAACTAGAACATTGTAATGGAGTAAGTTTATTAACAAATTCAGCGATTTGTTCTAAATGTTTAGGCGATACCCAATATAAATCCGTACTACGTTTAATTGCCCACATTAATTCATCAGGGGTAACGTAATGTAAATTATATTTTTCCATTACCTCTTGAACTTCATCAATATTGGTAAAAGTTAATACGGCAAGAATATTATTGATAATAACTTCATTATTAAAGTAATGTCTATAACCACCTAAGAATTTCTCATTGGTTGAGTTAGCAAATGAAGTTGTACTTCTACAAATACTGGTAAGGGTAGAGTGTCCTGTTTGATTATACAGGATAGTCCCTTTTGCTGCTTTTGCACCAGAAGATGAGTTATTTAGAATTTTAAGCATTAGCTGCATGTTATCATGATAATCTGCCATGATATCATCACCGCGTTCTTTTGCTTTAAACTTATTCTTTTTCTCAATACTACGATTTTTCATGCCGATACGTAAGAAGTTGGATTCTAACGATTCCATGCTTTTTTCTGGCAAATACGTTGTAAACGTTGGTACAAATTTTAAATCTTTTACAGTAACGTCTTTTAAATAATCTAACATCGTTGTTACTTTACGTTCCCTGTCGTTAACAGGATTTTTAATGTTCATTAACATACGTGGATTAAAGATAGGAAATTCTCCATCTTTCTTCATGTTTACTAATAACCATTCTCTATATTTAGCTTCATCAAGATTAGGATCTTGTATTTTAGCATACGTTACGTTTTGGTCTACGTATAAACCAACGTAATCTAGGTTACGGCGATACTCGCTGTAATCTTTTCTAAATACGGGTTTTATTTCTTGCATTTTGAGTACTCTTCTTGAAATTTATAAATAACAAAAAAAGAAATATCTAGATAGGAATAAACATATATCCCTACCTTAACAGGTAGGGATATATGTACTATTCAACAGAAACATCTTCTCTCGTTATCGTTACATGGTAACCACGACGAGCAATAGCGTTTCTAATTAAAGCAATATCTTCTTCGGCACAATTGATTATACCGAATGTCACTTTATTTTGTTTATAGACTTTAATAGTATCGGCATTGATCCAAGGTAACCCAATGACTCGATATTCTTTATCTTGCGTTTTAACAAGAAGATAAGAATATGATTCTGGATTATTGTCCATGGTACCTTCCGGCACTAAACGATAAACTTGTGCATGTAACGCATACACGTCAGTGCCGAATTTATCGCATAAGTTAGCCGGTATAACACCTTCTATTTTAACAAGACTGTAGTCCTGTGGTAATACTGATGATACATGTAAATCAAATGATACCGTATCTCCAATATCCATTTTACCTAAAATGTTCTTACTCATTATTTTCCCTTATACGTAACTGTTAATCGCAATTTCAACGGTTTTGTTTTTAAGATACACATGTTACCTTCTTCGGTAACCACGATATCTAAAAAACGTTTTACATCACAGTAGTATTTTAACTCTTCTATAAATTGTTCCAAATACGCGATTAATTCATGTTTAATAACATGATACTCGTTTTCAAACATACCATCGAATATGGTCACTATCGGATCGTCAACTGTACATGGCCAAAAGGTTTTATAGTGTATATAGTTAATTATACAAGATCTAACATTGGCTATTAACTCTTTTAACTCAATGGTTCGATTATGGAATCGACGATCGATATAGTGGAACAATGTAGTAATATTAGCTAGGTTATTGGAACGCATTAAGGTTGTTTGTACTTCCATAACGAAATGCCTTATTAAATTAATTCGATATTAATAACTGCGTGAGAACTATTCTCTTCAACGGCAAAATTAAAATAACGAATACCTTTCATATCCCATTGACTTATCACTTTGAAACATTCAGATACTAAGTCTAGAAATAAGGTTACGAAATATTGCTGAGTATCTGTTGATTCGCAATACTCCTCTGCAACCGTACGTAAGAATAACGCTATTCCCTCATCTCCTTTTCGGTACGCTTTCTTATAAATATCGACATAGCGGTCGAGTACTTCATTCAGACGTTTTGTCGGTACTGCATCAGTTACTTCTTCCTCTTCGTATCGTGTTAATAAACGTTTTAATACCGGTATGGCATAATGTCTAAACACATAACGTCTTTTACTATTGATGATAGCATCTATATCTGAACTTTCCAATTTAGCATAGAACCGATTCTTATTAAAATTGGTTTTAAGTGAATCGGGATCTAATGTAAAATTAGGTTTTTCTGCTAGATTGTTCATAATTACTCCTGTGTTTGAATCACCAATACACCATTTTCAATGGTAAAGACATCTGGTTTATTTTTAATACCAGCATCTTCCAAAAGTGCGTGTATCTGTGGATAAAATACTGTAAACATTTCTCGGAACATTCTTTGTTCATCTTGAAAAGTATAATTGGTATCTTTAGGTAATAACCCTAATGGATAAGCCCCTACACAAATTAAAATAAAATCATCATCGTTGATAATCGCTTCTTCAAAACTCGCTAATACATCCATCAAAGGTTCTCTGAACCTTGATACATTAATTAAAGTTGTTTTCATTCTTGAACCCCTCGACATGTTCTAAAATTAAAGTTCCCGTACTTTCATCGTAAGCATAATACATCAACTCATCCACTTTTACCTGTTTAGATAATTGCTCAACGTAATGCCTTCTTATAAACTCGGAGATAAACGATGTAGCCTGTAGCATTCTAATGAATATAGGGTCATCGTATACCTCTGGTTTCATCACCATGATTTCATTTTCGAATTCATCTATGATAGCTTGTATTGGTGGAGCAACCTCATCGATAAGTCCATTTAAAAATGCAGTAACGGCCATATTCCAAGAATATCGCATCACGAAATCTACATTACCATCCAGGGTCTGTAAAAATGCTTGCATTTGTTCTTGCCTTAATCGCACGATGTAATACTGCTGGAACATACGCTTTTCTCCTTCTATCTAATATATACAGATAGTCTTCATCATACTCGAAATAAATAAACTCCTGTGGATATATGACAAATTCGGGTATTAATTCTTGCGTGATATTTTCTAACTCTTTTAGAAAAGCCAAGAAAATCGTTTCTCTGTCTAATTCATTACCCTCTTCATCGATTGCTTTCGTATTTTGTAAATACTCATTTAACGCATTATCCTCAATGATGCCATTAAAGAGTTTCATAATAGCATTCATATCTTCTTTGAAAGATGCAGACGTAACCACATTATCACGATTGAAGATATTGTTATCAAATAACCCTCGATATAATGCAACTATCCTATTTATAGGAATAAGATGGAGTTGATTTCGTGGTAATAAAGGCATTTTTATTTTAATCCCTGTTCGTAGAATTTGTTAATACGATAATCCCCGTCATCGGTGACTATCATGGTATCTTGTTTAAGTTCTACTTTATATTCATTATATTCGTTTTTGCTAATACCCAAAAGATATCGATTAATGATGTTATCTCTTCTCGATTTCTCATAAAGTTCAATCTCGATAAGATCTATCACGTATTCATAAATTGGATACTCTATATCGTAATCTTCATTATAAACTACTGCATCGATATCGATATTCATTTTTAACAATAAACGAATGATTCTCAAACGTGTTTCTTCGCTTAAGCTTTCATTTCCAAATAGATTATTTCTTCGATGTTCGTTTAATCCTGCAAAATCATTTACGATATACGCATCAGCTATATGGTTCAATAATGTTTTTACAGAATCATCGATTTCATCGCCAAGTAATTCTAATCTTCTCAAAACTCTAATGACGATTTCTTTAATATATCGATCAGTTAGTTTTCTGTCAAATAAAAATACCTGCGGATTGTCTAAATAACTCACGGTAACCTTCTATACGGTTTCTATAATCAATAATACCTCTAATATCTCAATATTAATTATATTTAAAGTACTAGAGCCTAATGTAGTTAAGAAATAATCTAACTGATCCCGAATCATTCCACCGAAGTGTTCTAATACGTAATCCGAAATCTGTTCCTCATGACGGTATATGGGTACAATGTCCCAAAAAGATGGATCAATTAAATCAATATCAGAATAAGTCGCTGACGTAATGTTAAACTTTTTCTGAACTTCAGGTTTCTGAAGATATTTTAAATAAGAAAACTTAATCACATCTTGAATATCTTCATCTGTACAAAGCTCTCTACAGTTACTCACATCGTCTATGAGTTTGGATATATTGAAAATAATTCTTTTCAGTCCTGACATACTTTTTACCCCCTACTTATTATAAGGCTCCTAAATAAATTTCTATTGCATTTTTTAGTTTACCTATACATTCCTATAGCTTATCAATTAGATAATATAAGCCTGCGATTTAGACGGCATATATCCCACCTTTTTAGGTGGGACTATGTTTTATTTAAATTTACCTATTAAAGACTTAATAAATCTAGCATGTCTAGGTACATCTGCCATGAATTGGATTTTACGCCATTTGTCATTATAGAATTCTTCGTATTGTTCGCCTGCATCAGCATAACTTTCAACAATATCTTTAAACTTACCTAACTCTTGACCACCTACAAGTTCAGTGGTATCAATTTCGATCACTAAATTATTATAAATATATTCTTTAGCAGCTAATACACATAGCTTGGAGAATTGCTTCCATGCCGCTTGTGCGAGAGTACTAAAAGTAGTATCGTTGGCTAATATACATCTTAAATGTGGTGTACCGCCAGGCATGATAACATCTTCCACTAAAAGAGTCGCACCATTGACAATACGGACATTAGATGTTTGTGACAACATCATAGGTTGTAGGCTTTTTGTTAAGCCTGTAAATAATTCGTTATTTTGGTTATTATTACATCCACCATTGGTATAAGTCGTTGAATTTGATAGCCCTTGGAACATGCTATCCGTACTTACACTATTCATACTGTAGAATATCAGTGCTAACGCTGAAGTGATTTCTCTTCCATTGGTTAGTCTTTTGGGTATATGTATACAGTATTTATCGTTTGAAACCTTTTCAATTGGTAGTCCTTTGAGATCTATCGTTACCTCTGTTGCCCCTGCTGTATCACAATCTCGTCGTACTGGGCCATTGATGATTTTCTCTATGATTAAATTATCAAGACTAGCAGGCATGAATGGGTCGCGGCGCAACTGATTAAATTGAACAGGTTTAAAAGCTTTTTCCAAGATAGGTGCTGGAATTTTTCGTTTTATTTCCATCAGACTATACATTACTGCGTTCATTATGCTTTTCCTATTTTCTTATTATTATTTTATTCGTATGTGGTCATCCCACAAAACATATACAAGTATACTTAAAAAAATTAAGAGGAAAATTATAGATGTCTATTCGTTTATACGCATGCGGCGGTACTGGTTTAAATATCGGTAAAGACTTTTATAAATTAGAAACCATTCCTGGTTTCGCAGATATTAAAACCTGTTTCATCGATACCTCATTATCTAACATCCGTAGTAAAGACGGTAAAGTGATTGATGAAAGTGATGTATTCTTATTTGAAGGTTTAGATGGAAGCGGTAAATTACGTGCTTCTAACTTTACCACGATTTCACAAATGACTAAACAAATCTTACAGCGTTTCAAACCTGAAGATATGAATATTGTTGTAAGCTCTGGCTCAGGTGGTTCTGGTGGTGTGATTTCTATCACTTTAGTAAAAGAACTTCTTGAACGTAATGAAACTGTTATCGTCGTTATGGTGGGTTCTGAAGAATCTAAAATCACGATTGACAATACCATTAAAAGTATTCAATCTTTAGATGGTATTTCTCGTAAAGCGCATAAACCAGTTATTGTGAGCTATACACATAACTCAGCTTTAGCGAGTCGTCAACAAAACGATACTATCATGAAACAAACGATCACTGCACTTTCAATTCTGTGCTCTAAACAAAACGCAGAATTAGATACGGCAGATGTCGCTAACTTTGTTGACTTTGAAAAAGTAACAAGTGTAAAAGAAGGTGTGACTTTCTTATACGTCACTAACAGCGAAGAAGATGCTATTAAAATCGAACATCCGATTTCTTTAGCGTCTTTATTCAGTGAAGAAGGTAAGACGACAAGTAGACTTACGCCTGAATATAGCTGTGTTGGTTATACGCAAGAAAACGTATTAAAAGGTAATGACTTACACTTCATTACTTCACAATACGATATCAAAAACGTATTTGCTAAGTTACAACATCGCTTAGAAGAATTTAATGAAAATTCAAGTGCTCGTGTCATGACTAGCCCTTTAGGCGGTAATGTAGATAACGATGGTTTTGTTATCTAACCTTAAATAAAGTCAAACATATATCCCACACCTTAATCGGTGTGGGATATATGATCTACAATGAATCTTCAGACTCATCTTCACCGTTAACCATCTGATTGTAATCAGCACGATTAGCAAATACCAGATCTTTATAATCAGGTATTCTTTTTAAATGGTCAAACATATCTGATAATGCATCAGGATGAATGTTATTATTTTTATATAAATCGGTACATCCGTTTTCGTATAACGTGTTAATGAGCTTAAGACTCTTTTTATTGAGTCTTGCTACATCAAGTTCAGTGATGTACACGTAATATACAGACATAATGAATCTTAACGCTTTCCACCCTTCTTGAGTATAAAAGTCTTTATAAGAATTTATGTTGTCTAAATAAGAAATATGATTCTTAAGTAAAATAATAAACTCAACCCAATCTGTTCTTTTCTGTATTCTATCAAATACAGTTAATCCACCAAAAGCCTTACCTTCGATACGCTCATCCATTTTTGTGAACATGAATTCTAAATCGTTAAACACGTATCCGATGATCGGATCGATCAATTCTTCAAATAGGACTTTTTCTCTATCTTTACTGTAAAGTAAACCGTTAAAGAAATCGATTTTAAAACCATAATTGAACATGGTAAAGATATTTACCAGAACACGTTTTAATTCATCTGCTTGACGGACTTGAGCGTATTCTAACTCATTGGTGAGTTTCCATACAAGTTCTGATGCATGTGTATCAGTTGGTGTGCGATTCGATAAAAACTTCAAATCATCGCTCACGTTAAAAGCAACACACAAGGAAGCAAGTAATCTTCCCTGCTCGACTTCATGAGATTCAGTAATCTTTGTGTTTTTATCTAAATGATAATTAAAAAGTCTACTTATCTTCAACATCGTTGTTTTGAACCTCTTGTTCAAATTCATCGATTAAGGTTAGAACATTTCTGTAACCTAACTCGATATAAGAACTATCGATTTCCATGAAACCTAAATATTCTTTAATACCGTTAAAGGTGACGAACAATTTATCTTTAACTTCTTTGATCTTAGTGATCACGTCACGATAAAGATCAATGTCTTTTTGATCTAACATGCTTTCACGTTTAATACCCATTAATGTTTTTAATGTTTGTTCAGCTTGGAAAGAGAATAAACCTAAAACGGAGAACATGACACGTTGATCTAATTCAGCAACAATTTCTTCTTGTTGTTCTGGACGTAATACAACACAGCTGTTAAAACGTAAGTGAGCTAAGAATAATTTTTCTTCTACCGCTTTGAATTCATTTACAAACTCTTCTGGTAATTTATCATGAGCTTGTAAGAAGTCAAATGTACCCGCGATAGCGAACATGTTCTTAGCTGCTTCATGTTCACGGTCAAATAAGGTTGCACCATCTACCACTTTACATGCTTTAAACGATTCAATACTTGATGCCACAATTTCATCAACGTATTTGTCATAGGCTGCTAATGTTTCTTTATATTTAGTTAATTGTTCTTCATCAAAAGTTTCAGCTAAATTCTTAAGATAAGCCTGTTGACCAGCAATTAATTGCTCTTGGCTTAACTCAACATTAGCAAGTTGTTCTTCAAGTTCTTGTGGTAACTCTTGGTTTTCGATTTCGGACATTTATTACTCCTGTTATTGAAAAAAAAATAAGCCCATAGAAATGGGCTTACTCATTAAATTAAACATATTCGTTTAATATTTCTAAAAACTTAAATTCATCTAAGATAATCACGGTGCCTAAATCTTGAGCTTTTTCAAGTTTACTACCAGCATTATCTCCTGCAATTAAGTATTGCGTTTTCTTACTTACTGTACCTTGCTGCTTAGCACCAAGTTTATCTAAAGCATCTATGATGTCATTTCTAGTCATTCCAGAAATAACACCTGTTACTACCACTGTTTTATCCTTTAATGGATTATCAGGTATAACGAGATCCTTATCTGTAAAAGTAAGATGGTTTCTGATTTCATTAAGTTGGTTAATATTTTCTGGACTCATTAACCACTCCATTGCAGCATTACCACTAACATTACCTAGCTCTTTTACTAAGTTTTCACGAATATCTACACCGTCTAGATAATCTTCAAAATACTTAGCAATGACTTTCGCTTTGGTTTTACCGATAGTAGGAATACCTAAAGAATTGATAAACCTTGTTTTAGTTGTTGTCTTCGACGTTTCTAAAGCGGATAATAGTTTATCGGCTATTAAATCCGAAACGTTATCTGCTTTAACTAAATCAAGTTTTGTGAGTTTATAAAAATCTTGAATATTCTTTAAAACATTCAGATTATATAATTCACGAATAATTTCATCACCAAATCCTTCTATCTCCATGCAGTCACGAGATACAAAATAAATTAACTTCTGTATCTCCTGTTCTGCACAAGATCTATTCAGACACATTGTTCTTTCGCCGTACGTAGTTAATAAACTATTACAACTAGGACAATGAGTAACGAAATTAATAGGTTTACCTTGAGTGGATTTTTTATATATTCCATTAAATTTAGGGATTACATCTCCACTACGAATAATAGAAATCGTATCACCTAAACTCACCCCTGTTTTCATTAAAAAGGCAGGGTTGTGGAACGTTACTTTATCTACCGTAACACCATCTATATTAGTGGGTTCTAATATCCCAACAGGTGTAACTAAACCTGTTCTTCCTACCTGGTAAACAATATCCTTTAATACGGTACTGTTTTCTGTAGGTGGGAATTTAAATGCAATAGCCCAGTTAGGGAATTTATTATTGTTCCCTAATTTCTCTTGTAACAATAATTCATCTACTTTGAAAACGACACCATCCATTGGGATAGGGTTTACGTAACGTTTTGAAAGAATATCATTATAAGCGTTTACCACATTAGGGAATGTATCCGCATGATAATACCCAACTTTAAAGCCAAGTGATTTTAATAATTCCAATCGGCTCTGATGTGTCGGATAAGCTGCTAAGTTATCGCTATCTTGTAGAGTGTAAGCAGTGAAAGATAATTTTCTTTCATTAACCGTTCTACTATCTAAAGATTTTAATGTACCAGCTGCAGCATTACGAGGATGTTTAAAGATAGGTTTACCTTCTTCGACCATTCGTTGATTAATCAACTCAAATTGGTTTTTATCAAGATAGACCTCTCCTCTAACTTTAATATAACCTACATCAACCTTTAATGGAATATCACGAATTGTTTTCACATTAGCGGTAACATCTTCACCAACAAAACCATTACCTCGTGTAGTAGCTTGTTTCAGAATACCATCTTGATATTCTAACTCGACTGCTAAACCATCATATTTAGGTTCTGCTACAAACTTCACTTCACGATAATGAGTAATCCCATCATCACGTAGTTTAGTTAATAGTCTTTCACCCCATTTAATGAATTCTTCTATAGAGAAGACATTATCCAAAGATTGCATCATCTCTTTGCGTTCAACACGAATGAACCCATCAGCTGGTTTATCACCTACACGTTGAGTAGGGCTATAAGGTAAAATTTGTTCAGGGTGTAATGCTTCTAGTTTTAATAACTCTTGATACTTTTTATCGTATTCAGCATCGGATACTTCAGGGTTATCTAAAACGTAATAAGCATGTGCCCATCTGTTTAACAGGTTTACAAGTTCTTCCATATACCCTCCTCAATAAAGTCTTTATATTTAGGGATATCGACGTATTCGTTAATAATGTTTTTAAAGGAATTGTATTCCTTAATTAAACCATCAATGAAATCATACTCTATAAAACGAATGTCACGTAAACACTCATTTCTTTCATTTATTAAAGCTTCATGGAGTTTTAGAAAATACTCTAACGGGTAATGAAATTTTGGTACATCTGCCTTTGGCATAACTTCTGAATATTTAGTCACACTGAAAAACACTGACATAATGTTGACAGCAATAAACATGATTTTTTCAACAATACTTTTATTCAATGTTTTTAATTTATCATTATCACCGGTAGTGATATATCCTTCGGTTTTCTCATTTAACAAATCTGTTAAATGCTTTAGATACCCTTCTATCATTTTAACGATAGGTGAATCTACCACTAACTCACCTATCTTAGAAGGATCAGCGACATGAATACCGATTACATCGATATATCGCTCATAATCCCAATTCTCGAAAAAACGAACTGATGTGAAAGCGGGTAATAAATGATTTACATTTCTTTTTGGATCTTGTTCAAGATTCTCCACCGTTTCCATATACGGATATATTTCAGGCACATGTGTTAATCTAGTAATCAGCATACCCAAAGAAATTAATCCAGCAAGTTTTTTATAATGACGTTTTTTGGGTTTATTTAATAACTTTTCGATATCAAGGTTACCGATGATTCTTGAATAATCTTTTTTAATTTCCATTTTTAACTCCTGGACATACGTCCCTAGCACATAACTGCTAGGGACAAGATAAACATTTATTTAAGTTAATACCTAAAATAACTTAACGAATTTCGTTAGACGCACCTTTACCACCAGGTACAAATCCGACAATAGATACTGATGGTCTTCTAGTCGTAGGTTGTACATCATTACGATGGTTCAAGTGTTGTTTAATAATATCAGTCACAATATCACTTGCATTACCACGTTTTAATTTAGGCGCACCGCCAACGTTTGTTACTACTGCGATGTGGTCTTCTTGACTGTGTTCAAGTTTACTTGGATCTTCTGCTGCTTGTTCACGTAGGATGATTTCTTCAATTTCAGTGATTTCTACTGAAGACAGTTTATTATTCGCTTTAAAGAACTCAAAGATACTTTTAAGTTCTGGTTCATGAAGCATAGTAGAGAGTCTTTCGAATAACGAAATGTTAAAGCTATATTTCATTCGAATGGCAGAATCTAAAGAAGCAATAGCTTCAGTAGATACACCTAATTCTGATAATACTTTAACAGCGTTTAATGCTTCATTTAAAGTTGGTTTTGACATTTTTAAACCCTTATTTTAGTTTAGAGTGTAAATTAGTTAAAAACATAACGAGATCTGCATTACCTAATTTACTGATTTTGTACTGGAATTGTAAAGCAGCAATAATGTTTACGATCGTTTCGTATAACACGACTTTATTACTGCATTCTTCAACTTTTATTGCTACAAGCTTTTCTTGAATAACGTCTTTAATATCGTTATCCACTTTAGCTGTAGTAATAAATTCATTTAAATATTTTTCAATGGTATTATGGTTTCTAATGGCTTTCTTTTTATCTTCAGCAGATAAAGCATTTAAAGCAATGACCCCTTCCATTGACGTTGGTTCAGATGTATGGAGAGTATACGTTTTTATCTCACCAAGTAGATTTCTTTCTACTGCCCAGAAATAACGTTTCTTATTTATTTCAATTAATTCTTTTAAATCTAAACCTGTTGCAAAATGGATACCGACAACAATATCGGTATTGAGTACTTGATGTTCACCTTTTGCAATACGTCTTAATGCACCGGCAAAGTAATCTACGCCAATCGCTAAATCGTCTATCGTTAAATTATTAGGTTTTAAATAAACCTCATTAACGTGTTCGATCACAGAGATTGGTGCATCAAGAAGTTCCTTAGAATGATCAGTCATCTCAGACTCCTATAGAAAATTTAATAATATTTTTTACATATATCCCTGTATCTATATAAATAGACACAGAGATATACTTTATTATTAAACTTTAAAGGTGATCGCTTGGACCGACAAGAACAGAGTTTGTAACACTATTTGTCGGTGCTGCTGGCTTTGGGTCTTTTGGGCCCTCGCCTTCTGCAGCAGGTGATCCTGAAGCTACAGGAGTAGCAGTAGCTGCAGTTGTTTCTGTTGCTTTAGGTGCTACAGCTGGTTCAGCAGCAACAGGTTTAGCTGGTGCAGGTTCTGTTACTGGAGCTGCTGTGGTAGCTGCTGGTTTTACATCACCTTTAGGTGATTCAGCCGCTACTGCAGTTTCACTACCTTTAGTTTCACGCTTAGCTCTTAACGCTGCATAATGATCTTCTTCTTGTTGAGAAAGTACTGTACGAATAGCAGTCGCATCAGTTTTAGTACCAGTGATTAAACTGCACACTAAACCCCATGCTAAGCTATTTGGCATACCTTCAGAAATAAACTTATCGCCTAGTTTAACTGCATCTTCGGAACTACCTTGAATAACTCTAGTTACCATTTTTATACCCTTTTTCTTTTTCTATTACATTTTTAATATTTAAAGCAAGCGTCATTGCTTGTTTGCATCCTAACGATAAAGAAAAATCGTCGTAAGCATCGGCAATAACTCTCTCTTCTGACTCAGTATAGTCAAAAAAGATATGTTGCATTGTTACGTATTTAGCCATTTTTTAAATACTCTTTTTTTATTTAAACAATTAAGTAACATACAGTATGTTACAAAACATCTGTACTTAACTAGAGGAAAAGGGAGATTATGGACGTATTAAATTTTATAAAAGAATGGATAGAAAACATTTCTTATTGGATTTTCCTATTAAGTATAGGAGGTGTGTTACTTGTTGCAATAAGTTATCCATTCTTAAGAAAACTACATTCCTATAAAACCATTTTAGGATTATTGATGACAGGATTAGGATTTTTATCTGCATTCGGTCTAGCAATCATCGCATGGCTAATCATAGGCATGTGTTTATACAAATTCTATTTTGATGTGATTTATTATTATCATCATCTATTCGGTTAAACATATATCCCTACCTGTAAAGGTAGGGATATATGACCGATTAGTTTATTTTCTCATACGGCACTAAAGTCCATGCATTATCAATATACATGTATCGATATCTGGATGGTTTAAATGTCGTTGGATTTAAAGAACCAATGAATACATCACCCGTGAACTTACTGAATCTTAAGAAAGTTTGATTACCTTCTTCGTCTACAGTAGGTCCTTCTGCATAATGTTTCCATTTATCAGGTAATTGCTCTTTGTGCATTTGGAGTTCTAAGATAGTAGGACTTCTAAAGTCTTTTATCTTACCGTTTTTATTAGGAGCAAGATATAGACTTCCACTACTACTTTGTCTTAATACCATATACGTACCTTTCTTAGGTCCTTTGATATCTTTAAATTCAATATCAGGATCTCTAGGAGGAGCAATGGTTCCATCTGCTAATACTTTTCTTGTAGCTGAACAAGTTGGACACTTCATATACTTACCGAACATACCGGTATGCATCGTCATGATATCACCACACATGTGACATTCACAAGTCTTACCTGAATGTTTAGGTTGGTAATTACCTTTTTCAACTGTTACATGATTACAAGCTTTATTATCGCAAAGAGAGAGTTTAACTGTGTTACCTACGTAGTAATTATGCATAAGTGAATTACACTTAGTACAACGATTACCCGTAAGAAGTTGTTTTGCTAATTCATCTTCATCTAATAATAAAGATTCAGCAATAAGTGGTTTAGTTGCTTTACATTGATTTTCTTTATCGCTGTATCCAGAACAACCAAGGAAATAACCTTTACTACTATAACGTAAGGTCATCGGTCTACTGCAAACATCACAAAGTACATCTTTTATAACAAACCCACGGTTATCTTTCATCCCACCTTGTTCAGGTTCCTTTAATGCCGTTTCACAAGATTCATCTAACTCTTTAAAAAACTTGTCTAAGATAGATTTATATTCAGACTTACCTTCAGCAATATCGTCTAACACAGCTTCAAGTTTAGCCGTATTATCGTAATCCATTAATTTAGGAAAGCTAAAGTTTAATCTATCTGTTACTACTTCACCAATGTTTTTAGGAATAAAACGTTTATTATCTAATTCAACGTAATCCCTTTCTTGGATAGTGGTAATAATCGTTGCATACGTAGAAGGTCTACCTATACCACGTTTTTCAAGTTCTTTAATCAAACCCGCTTCACTATAACGTGCTGGTGGTTTGGTGAATTTCTGTTCCATTGTATTAGAAATGAAACTTAAAACTTCATTTACTTTGAGTTCAGGTAAATCTTGTTCATCATCATTTGATTTTTGAGAAACTAATTTCGTCCAACCATCAAAAACGACTACTCGACCTTTTGATCTTAAAACTGCTTGATCTTTATCGGTGGTGATAGTAACAATGGTGTTATCGTAAATAGCATCTTTCATCTGACAAGCGATAAACTGGTTACGGATAAGGTTGAATAATTTCTTACAATCTTCTTCCATCTCCATTGGCATCTTAGAGAGCTCACTAGGACGAATACATTCGTGAGCTTCCTGAGCATTTGCTTTATTACTAAAGAAGTTTGGCTTTTCAGGAAGATAACCTTTATATTTTTCCTGAATATGATTTCTAACCATTTCTAAAGCATCTTTACTGATAGCAGTACTATCGGTACGCATGTACGTGATATAACCTGCTTCGTAAAGTTTTTGAGCGGCATTCATGGTTCGCTTAGTAGAGAACCCTAAACGAGTCGAAGCGGCTTGTTGTAAAGTTGAAGTAGTAAATGGTGGTCTAGGTTTACTGGTGGTTTGTTTAGATTCAATATCTTTAACTTTATAGTTAGCTTGTTTCAGATATTGTTCTAAATTATCACGATTTGCTTTATCTAAAAGAAATTTATTTAAAGCATCTTTATCGTTACCATTAAAACTAATCAATGCACTTTCTACTTTATTAGATTTGGTATTATTGAAAAGTACTTTTACTTCCCAATATTCTTCAGGAATAAACTTACGTATTTCCTGTTCCTTATCTACAATGAGTTTCACAGCTACAGATTGCACACGTCCAGCAGATAAGCCACGTTGAACTTTACGCCACAATACGGGTGAAATCATAAAGCCAGTCATCTTATCAATGAACTGTCTGGTCTTTTGTGCTTCAACCATGTGTTCATCGATCTGTCTTGGATTTTCAAAAGCTTTAGTGATAGCACTCTTTGTAATTTCATTAAAGGTTACTCGAACGTATTTGTTATCATCACCTTTAATAGTATCTTTCAAGTGCCAGGCAATAGCTTCCCCTTCTCTATCTAAGTCAGATGCAAGATAAATTTTATCTGCATGTTGAGCAAGATATTTTAGTTCATCGACGACTTTCTTTTTACCTTTATCGATAACGTAATGCGCTTTCCATTTACCATCATAAGGATTAAATCCTAAAGCATCGATAAGGTTTTCTTTTTTATCTTTAGTTTTGTGTTCCGTATCTGTCGCTAATCTACGGATATGACCAACGGACGATCTTACGATATAATCGTTACCTAGGTATTTATTAATCGTTTTAGCTTTCGCTGGTGATTCCACAATAACAAGTGATTTACCCATGATTGATTAATCCTTATTTATTAATTCGTTTAATAACTGGTTTATTTTTAACCAGTATCTTTTCTTTTGCTGCTAAAAGATCGCTTAATGCGCTGATTAAAGTATTTAGTTTTGTTAATACCACTTGATCGGTTATTCTTGGTATTTCGTTTTCACGTATCGCTTCCATGATAGATTTTGCTCTTTTAAGATAACTCACATGAGTAAGATATTGAGAACGAAGATTATCTACTTTATTTTCATCGATCTTTTTAAGTGTTTTAATTTGGTTTTCTAATATACCTGCTAACCAATCTCCAACAGGCACTCCTTCTTCAATAGCAAAATGTCTATCCAATTGATCTTTAACTAAACTCATGAGAACCTCCTGAATGATTTAATTATTCGTTTACATTATTAACTTGTATAGCCAGATAAAAAAATAAATATATTGGCATAGATCCCTATCCTTTTTCAGGATAGGGATTAACCTATTCATAGATTAAGCCGTTTCTTGTTGCTCTTCTGCTTCATCTTCTTTAAGTGCCCATGCTAACTCAGTTTCTTCTACAACTTTGTTAACAGACTCTTCTAAATCTTTCCAAGCATCTACTAAGCTATCAGTGATTCCTTCATCGTTGATATCCTTGTTACCTTCAACAACCGGTGTCACTGATTCGTTGATACGGTCAGTAATATTTGATGCTGATTCAAAAATAGATTCTGCTTTTTCATTGTAAGCCATGGTTTAATACTCCTAAATGTAATTGAAATAAGTGTGTTCAATTAAGAACACATTAGATATTATCATCTATAAAAATAGACAATAGGGTTAGCGATGTTTCTTCTGAATCATCGATAATTTCTTACTGGCATTCTTGGTTTCTAACCAGTATAAATGCCGTCTTCGGTTAGCTGCTTTTAAACGTTTAGTACGCATAATACCTCCTTTAAGGTTAAACAGCATATATCTCGGATGAGACAAACCCATCCGAGATATATTTATAAGTACCTAACTTCAATTAGATAATATAAGCTTAAAATATTTATCGCTTTTTAAAGTTCCGATGTTTCACGTGCATTTATCAATAAATCATCTTTATTGATTCTAATCGTTAAGTTAGTAGGTTTGACACTAATGGTTTCGTTTCGAGTTTCGGTCATGTTTTCATCAGTAACCGTAATCTCAGTATTAAGTTCACCTAAATCAATGATCTTACGTTCTTTGATTGGTACATTACCTTTACCTGGTGGCTGATAAGGGTATTCACCTTTTTCAATATAAATCACCTTAATACGTTCATCGATATAGAATTTCTTGCCATAATACTTCCAAGCATGTGCAACCACATTATACTCAGAATTAAATATAACATCATCTTCATCTTTAACGAAAGTATTCGGTAATTTAACATAGTCATCACCGTTACCCCAAATTGTCGCTTTAATAGAATCGAGATTGTCCATAGTAGATTTAAGGTTATTAAAGTAAAGTACATTACTACCGTTATACGATAAGTCATATACGTTACCGTTTTCACCTTTTAAACTATACCCTAACTCAGCATCCATGAACACATCGTATTCTTCATTAATGAATCCATTACGATAAATCGCTTTAAGATCTTCTAAAGTTTCATTAGGTGTTTTACCATACGCTTTACAGATACGACTGATATTACGCATCATGTAACTATAGTTATTTAAAACACTAAACTTATCATGGTGATCTAGACCAAGGTTTTCACCCCAGATACTTAATTGTGCACCGATTACACCTTTATCTATTTCTTCTTGCGTTAATGGAACAGCGGTTTCATGTCTATCCCATTTAGAAAGATCCCAGTTACCCAATAAGTCTCTTGCCGAATAAGTAGCATTGTGAGAAGTAAAATCTGTCGCTTTAGGAACAGCGTAAGTATAATAACCTTGACAGTTAATTACACGTATACCATGGTCGATAAGATCTTTAGGAGTCGCTCTAATATCGCGTAAATGTTGAGCCTGTTCTTGATCTTGTCTTTGACCATCCCATGACCAATATGTTACTTCGATACGATCATCTAGTCTACCAGCAACGATATCCTTTTTAAGTAAGCTATCGTTCCATACACGCATGGTAATACCATAGTCGTATAAATGTTCTTGAATATTATTAAAGTATTCAGGAATTTCATGAGACCAGTTTTCATTAAATGGAAATTCATCACCACCGATATGAATGTATTTGAATCCGACATCACCACCACCCAACCCGATGATATCGTCTAGCATGTCTTTTACCATCTTACGTAACTTCCAGCTATTAAAATTCATCGTACCATCTTCTAAGAACAGTTCACTTACATTATCCTTAAGATATTGTAATTTTTCTGAGAACCTAGCATCACCGGTTTCGATTTGTCGTTTGATAGCAGCACAATGGCCTGGAGTATTAAGCTCGAAAATGACCTCTATACCTTTTTCCTTTGCCTGCATTGCTACATCGTAAAAATCGTAAACGTTCCAACCGTTGGTAAACTCTAATCCTAATGTTCTAAACGGAAAAGCAATATTTTCATTATCGGTAACATGTAATTGAATATAATGTCCACCATTGCTAACTAAATAATCAATAGCTTTAAGAACTTCATTTTTAGTATATGGAGTTCTAGCCATATCTAACATTAAACCTATTTGTTTAGTGTTAGGATCGTAAACTAGTTTATCCCATTTTCCTTTTATTTCACCATACACCTTTCCGTATTTATTAGGCTCACTTTCGTCGATGGTGTGTAATAAAAACATTGCGGAAGTATTAGATTCTGGCTCTAAATGCCCTTTGTTTTTGTAATATTTTTTATCGACATCCCATTCCATCTTTAGACCAAATTTTTTAAACTCTTCACGATAATACGGAAGCTCTTCGAATTTTGGCGTAGCCCATACATTGAATCCTTCTTCATACAGTAGATCCAATAACTGATTCATAGGAATGGCATTTAGTACAAGATCAATTTGCTCTTCACCAACGATATTATAGTACTCTTCTTTCGGATACATACTGACGTTTGTGACCCAATTTTCAATAGTAGTTTTTTCTCCATTTACTGGATTTAAACTATTATAAATACTAATATTGTACATGTCAAAAACGCGAGCTGGTATTTCCGGGTAAGCTCGTCTCACTACGTCACGTATTACGTGATTAAGTGATTTTAATTTAAGTTTCATAGTTGAATTTCCTTTATTTAAATGCGCATTTAGAATATAAAATTCCATAGTAATTAATATATCTGATAAAAATAAAAAGAAAAAAGAATAACGGTAAAACATATATCCCTATCCTTATTACGGATAGGGATATATGAACACTATTTAGTAGGTTTTGATTTTAGTAACTCACAAAACTTAAGGTCGTATAACAGGTAATCTCTACCTGATGTTACAGTTAGTGATAGAGATGTAAATAAACTAACCAGTATTAAAATTGACCAAAATATAATATCGTATAATCCTAATTCTCTTTTACCTGCAAAATATTCACTAATAGGAATAGAATAGAAAAAGATGAATCCTATTAAGTAAATCACTATACCAGTCAAGAAAGTCATCAGTATGAAATATAATGTTAACATCAAACGATACAAATATTTGTACATTATCGTCTCACTCCATTTATTTCGTTAAACTTAAAAGCTTTTATTAAAAACTTTTTATTTACCCAATTAACGATACTACCGCCTATTAGGAAAAGAACTGAAAAGTAAATAAGATGAGCTACTACATATCTAAACATGGATTCATGGGTAAGCATATAGTCTAATATATCAGGACCAAATACTAGCTTAACTGCTTCGATAAATAAATAACTTAAAGGGAAATACACCATACACGCTAATAACGTGTAACTAACCCAATAAGAAATAGTTTTCAATTTTAATCTCATTCTGCACCTTCTTTTCTTTTAAACCCAGCTGCAATGCAACCATAACGTATATCTTTATCGACAACTTTAAGTGGTTCTTCTTCATCATCGATCCCTATTACTAAAATATCTTCTTTAAAGACAGGCACTAATATTAGTGGCATCAATAAAAGAGATTCGTTATCTTCCGTTTCCCATAGATTGAATCCAATATCCAATAATTGTTCTTTAGAGAATTGATCAATTTCTTCTTTAGTGACAAGTTGATTTTCAAATACTGCTTCAAGTACATAATTACGTGATTTAACTAAAGCCCCTTTACTAGGTTCCCAACTATCGTACACGATGTAACAGTTTAATTCATTAAGTAGCCATTGTTTATACCACTTAACTAATCTGATTAATTCTTCTGGTGTTCTTGGTGATTTGTTTTCCATATTAGATTACCTCTTAAAAGTTGAAAAAATATTTAACACTTAAACATAGTCCCTAACACATATCGTGTTAGGGAATTATGTAAGTTGTGTTATTGCCTGTAATATTAATTTGGTACTCCCACGGGGATTCGAACCCCGGTTACCGCCGTGAAAGGGCGATGTCCTTGGCCTCTAGACGATGGGAGCATTAATTCGCATAATATATATTAAAATTTGTCTTTGATTTCTTCGTAGACTCTATTAACATTTTCTTCAGTTGGAAGATGTTCATGATTAAGTGTAATAGAGTGAAGTTTATTAAATGCAGCAGTTATTGCATATTTCAAACCGTATATATCGACAAGGTATTTATCTATTTCTAACGTACCTTCTTTCGTTATTGTTGCTACAGTTTGATTAAGATTCTTACGATTTTCTTCGAGAATATGAGAAGCTAATTCTGATAACATCTTATTTCCTCCTTTAAGAATTTGGCGAGGGGTCAGGGAATTTAACCACTGCACCGGTGTCCTGGACGATCAGCCGGTCGATACAATCACTCTTGTCGTGACTTCTTACCCCTCATAGATTATAAGGTGCCCTCTTTCCATTTCTTTGTATACAAAAGGTGATTCTTTCAGGGTAATGGAATGTTACCCCATTAACTCTAAACTCCGTTCTGTCTCCGTTTCCCGCGTTTCCGTGCCGTTCAGAGGGGCGCTTGTCTGCCTCTAGAGTTAATATTAATTATCGACGAGTTATATTGGCCATGTTCGTCTGATAACACTTTTAGTCCTTCGGGCATTGAACGTAAGTGTTACCGGTTACTATTTATGGTCTCGATTTTTCTCACCCAGTAACCTGACACGTGAGAAAACCCTACAAGAATCACATAGGGAAAATTGGTAGAGATAAATAAACCTAAATTACAAATATCTCCGAATTCTTTTAAACATAAGGAAAACAACTTACCCCGTTATTCAGCCCCCGAGCGAATATAGAGCAATGATTAAAGCTCTTTAAGTACTCACCGTTAAGCTGATGGAGGGATTTATTAATCTTTACGGTCTTAATCTTTTAGCTTTACATAGTTTTAAACTTTAAACTTGTAAACTTTAAGCGCTAAACTTTAAGCTTTAAGTATCTGTATTTATACCAAATCGGACTCGAACCGATAACAATTGTATTATTAGTACAACGCTCTACCACTTGAGCTATAGGCACAATATTTATAGTTTAAGCAATTTCAAGGCTTAAATTAATTTACCGTATAATTAAGTTGGGAACTTTTTAGCCTTGTGTTTACCCGGCAAGGAATCATATTTCATATTCTTTCGGATAAGACGTAAGTTGTTTTATAATTTCATTATAACGTGATTACAGTAACCGCGTTAGATTCTGATAATTTATAATCGATTTCTTCGAAGAAGTTATCAAGTTTGTTAAATTCTTCGCGTACTTTTTCGATGTTATCAATACCTACAACCACGATGCGTGAATCTTTAACGACAGATGTGCATGCCGCATCTAAAATGGTTTCGTAGTTATCTTTAGAATCTAAGTTAAGTTTTTCAACCTGTTTACGCGCTTTATCTTCGATTTCAGCTTCTGCACGTTCCACAGATTTTTCGCATTCTTCATAACGTTTTAATAACTCACGATAGAAGTTACGTTTAACGTGTACACATTCTTTAAGCGTAATAGCTTCAGAAATGGTCATGGTTTCACCATTGATTGTAATGGTAGTAACTGCATTTGATGCTTTAATTGCGTTTTTCACTTTTACTAATTCATCGAATAAATCATTGAATGAATTAAAGTTAGCATTAGCAGTTTCTGCATACTTTTTGCTACCATCTGAATCTTTACGTTGTTCTAAGACAGTACCAATATAATTACCGATGTTTCTACCACCAGTATCGCCTAATTCTTCTAAGCGACTAGATAGAGTTTTTACACGAGTCAATGCACGTGTGATGGTGTAAGTTTGTTCTGACATGTCAGACTCCTCGTAATTGAAATTTAAAGTTAAAGAATAAAAGTTAAGTTGCCCTCTCTCGTTTTAAGAGGTACGATTAGACCTTCATAACGGAATTAATTTCGAACCTGATCCTGGTTCCTCAGCGCAGCTTAATCTATCTTCAGGCATTGATCTATTAATCTGGTCATTAAGTTTTCATGCGTAACTGGATCAGTGTTACCCTAGACTGTCAAACACGGAAACTTAAGAAACACTGTTTGACAATTAGAACTTTATCTTCTAACACTAAGATAAAGTAACGTTATTAAAATTCACCTAAAGAAAAATATTACATTACTTTAACGTTATCGTTTTACGATCTCCATATCTAAGATCATTCAAACTATCAAACGTTTCTATATCGTATCCTTGATTTAATAAGATTGCATCTAAGAAATAATGTAAATACTTATTATAACCTCTGGTATAAACATTGGATCTATGATAAACGTTACGAGCTCTTGATGTTCTAATATAGAAATGATCTCTACCTTCAAACAATTGATCTAACCGATTGTAAGCAACTTCGTATTCTCTCGTAGGTAAAGAATAAACTACATTAGGTATTGGACAACCTAATTGTTTTTTATCACGACTTATCAAATACCCTCTCGCATTCGTTTCTAATTTATCTAATCTAAAACAAACGTTATTGATATAAAACTTACCTTGATCTCTATTCCATAAATGGATTCTAGCGTGTTTTCTATTAATCTCACGTCTGTTCAATAGTTCTCTAGCAAAATGTTCCATAGTCACCTCGTATATTCGATCGAACATAATTCCATACCCTGTAAGGTATGGAAAAATAAAAATAAAATGGCGCACCCTAAAGGATTCGAACCTTTGACCCATGTCTTAGAAGGACATTGCTGACTATCCACTGAGCTAAGGGTGCATATTTATCTATTTTAATACACTCTCCGCCATAAGTTTTTAACGTATCACTTATTTGTAGAATCAAAAAACAATTAGGCATCAAGTTCATAAATTCATTGGAGAGTGTATTAAGATAGGATCTTCACTAACAATCCCTGCGGAAGACCTCGTTAAAAACATCTCAAGGGAGAATCATTTAACTACAGGGTCGAAATTTGGTGACCTGCCTTCGAACCAAGCAGGAGTAGAGCTCAATATTATTAAGCTGCTACCACGAAAAGGTCATCATTTGCATTTATATTTACAAATAAAATAATCGCTTTTCTTTGGTACGAACAATACCAGAAAATATCTTAATACAGAAAGGTACTTTCTGGTATAGTTAGTAGGTGGTCCCCCGAACAGGACTTGAACCTGTGACAAATCGGTTATGAGCCGATCCCTAACTAACCAACTGAGGTACCGGGGGAAAAAGGGACGTGTGCCAGAGAATTAAACCATGATATACACAAAAGGAGCAAAAAGTTTATCATAACGAGACAATAAACTAACGTTATATCACAGTGACAATGAAAAGAGTTGGCACACATCAAAATTGGGAACAATAAGTTCACAAAGACTCTATGAGTGTAAGTTAACCTTGAGTGCAAATTAACTTACATGATTATATTGATGACTAATAAATACTCACCAATAAAAATGTGGGCTATAGACCGTATTTCAGATCTATAGCAAATTATTTAACTAATAAAAACAGATATCCCTTTTAATGGTCAAGCACTTACGTACTTATTGTTACCTACATGTAAAATTTGGATACTCACTTTCGCAGTACCTGTTTTAATCATGTCAAGTTTTTTAGCAGCACCTAAAGAAACATCTAATACACGTCCTTTAGCATAAGGGCCTCTGTCGTTTACCCTCACTACTACTTCTTTACCATTATTTAAGTTGGTTACCTTAATTTTACTCCCTAAAGGTAATGTGCGATGAGCTGCTGTGAGCGAATGCATGTTGAAACGTTCACCGCTAGCTGTTTTCTTACCGTGATGGAAACCAGCGTAATAGCTCGCTTCTCCACGAGTTGAATGTTGATTAACTTTGGTTTTAGCCATTACATTAGTTGTAAAAAGTAATGTAACGAGCAATGTTAAAAAAGTGACTATTTTCTTCAAAATATTTTCTCCACGCTTATACCCGACTACCTTTATAAAAACAACAATAAAGGAACCAATATAAAGCAGAATAGTTATCTATTTGAATATCGTTGTTAAACTTGTTAACATTGTTTAAATTAGTTAAAAATGTTACTCCAAAGAGAGTAACATAAGTAATTGAGATATTAATCCACAAATTTACCAATCACTCGCGTCAATGCGCGTGTAGCTGGATGTTTTAATGAGAGATCATCTCGGAGATCGTTGAGTGCAGCGATATCCTCATCAGATAAGTGAAGTGTGTGCATTCTTACCAATTCGATACCTGCATCTTTCATTTTTTCAGGTGTATCTAGTTTGTAAAAATGGCAGATCTTCACTAAGTTATATTTAGCTGGACGTGAAGTGGTTGTTTCATCAAGCCATCTATGGATATTGCTTTCACGCATGCGCATGGCATGTGCTTGTTTTTCGATATCTAAACCCGTTTCAGTGATTGTATCGCTTACCAGTTTAGTAAACTTTTCTCTAAAGCGATCTAGATCCTGCACACGTAATGTATAACGTGGGGTACATGGATCTTCGATACCATACACTTTACGAATAACATCGTAAACGTTACCATAGCCTCTTAACATAGTTCCTCCTTGGCTTGTTTGCCTTCAGGTTGCACACTACTGAAATTGTAGCGTGTTAATACCGCGAGATGTTTCTTAAGCTCTTCTAAAATAGCATAGATACTTAACCATGTGAATTCCACATCGTTTTTGATATACCCTTCAAGTGCTGGTTTAAAATTACCATAATCACCAAAAGTACCATGATACGCTAAATTAGGGAAATGCTCTTCAAACTTCACTGTGTTCTCAAAGATAGAGATGATAGCTTGAATGAAATCATTTAATCCTGCACTATCTTTACGTGCATGTTTATCACGGTAATCGCCTAAGTTCATTGCTAATAAACCTTTAATCAACGTGATACGTTCTTCAAACATTTGTGCAGTAGATACATTGATATAAATGATATCTTCAGGTGGTAAATTATTAATGAAATCTAACACGCTTATATTACCACGACCTTTACCCGTTAAGTAACCATTGTATTCGTTTAACAAGTAAAAACTCGCACCAATCAAATCAGTAGGGTTTAATTCTTTATTGATAAATAACGCACCGTGTTTGATACGATACTTAACCTGTGGATCTGCACTTAAATAAAATGGAACTTCTTTGTTTTTATTAAAGAGTGCTGATAACTCACCATAAAGATCAATAGTAGCTTTATCTAAGTGTTGATTTAAATAACTAACTGTCGCTAGATTCTTTTCAGTGATAAGACGTTTAGTCGTGTTAACTGAACGTAACACTTTTAGTAAAGTATTTAATTTATTCATTTCACAATCTCCGTACTTTTTGTGAATTAGTATTGGGCTAACACTTTTTCAATATTAGCATGGCGGCGTGGATTCTTTTCCTCTTCTGCCATCTTTCTAAGAATTAAGCGTTGCTCTTCTTTTGGTAATAGAGACATGATCTCTAAAACGTATTTAAGACTATAGTTAGTCTCAACGTAAGCAAACCAAGCATCTTCGAAGTATGCGGTTTGTTGTTCAGTCAATTGAACAGGTTCTGAAGCTTTAGTTGCACAACCGGTTGATAAAACTGCTGCAGCTAATACGATTGATGATAATAGTTTTTTCATTGTCAATTTCCTTTTAAGGGTTTTTGTTAATAGATCTATTCGAGTTATATTAACTCAAATAGATAATGTAGGTTTATAAAATTAAACAGACATAGTGCTAGGACTTAAGTCCTAGCACTGTCTTATTTCAAGTACGGAGTTTGTATGGTTGAGTAATAAAAGGATTATTACGTTGCACCAAAATGTCAAGAGGTAAGTTTAAGTTTAGTTCATATTAAGGAGTATGGGAAACTAATCTTCTACTTACATATACTTAAGTACTCCGAATATTTTTTAACAAAAAAAAATATAGCAGTTTTAGGCTGCTATATTTTTATTCCATTAGAATGAGAGGATGTCTGATTCAGAACCAGTCATTGGATCGTATACAGATACGCCTCTGATGAATTCTTTTAATTCACCTTCAGTGGCTAAAGCATCCACGTAATAAAGCGTAGTGCCGATCATATCTTCGGCTGCTTCTAATAAATCCAATGATTCGGATTTATAGACTAAGTTAGCAGTAATAGCACCAGAACCAATGGCTACCATTTCGTCCTTGGAAAACTTGCGTAGAGATAAAGTTTTATCTTCTACATTTGTAGGAGCAATTACGTAGTTGTATTTTTCACCAACTACTGCAAATGCTGAAACGGCTACCGAATACGCACTAGCTCTTAACCATTCATCGATACTTACAGGCAATGAATCACTGTCAAAATTACTAGGTAACATTACCTGCAAAAGCTCTAACATTTTAGGTTCAAAATGTTTTAATGCATCTACCATGATACCATTTAAAAGGGTTAGTTGGCCTTTAAGATCCTTACCCTTTTCAAGCAATTCTAATGCTTGAATGGTAACACCGTTACCTGCTGCACCGACTGCGAATACTTTATCGCCTTCGATGCTAAAACCCATTTCAGAAACATCGAAAATCTTAGTCGTTGTTTCCGGTGGATTAGTATAAGACTCAATGACTAAATCTTTAATCATTGAATAATTTGGAACTTCAAGTACAGCTTGCTCTACTTGTTCCAACTGTTTTAATAATTCTTCTCCCTCGAAAGTTTGAAGAGAAGTGATTTTGTTATCTGCAGCGATTGTATTACCGCTAACTACTACTGTAGTCATATTGCCCTCCTTTGGGCTTAAATTGATTTATTAAAAATAGGGTGTAATTATACACCCTATTGTTTATTTATATGGAATGGATTAATTTAATTTTCCATCCCATAGGTTAGTGGTATAGCCGAACTCATCGACTTTACCTAACTCCTGTAGGGCATTGTACTTATTTAAATACACTACCGCTACAGGAGTATTATTTTGATTAAAGATTACTTTAACCATTTTAATTCTCCTATTGTTGGAGGTTAAAATTATATTACTTGTAGAGGTTGCTCCCTCTACAAGTAATCCCTTAGTTTTACTTCGTTACGGAAGTGCATATATCCTAGACCTTAAATGGTCTAGGATATATGTCGATCTATTTACCAGATAGAACCTTCAGAGCGTTCTACTCTGTGGTTCTTGAGTTCTTCTTGTTTCGCACGATACTCTCTATCTTCCTCAATCTGTTTATTGATGAAGATTGCTTGGAAATCATCCTCCAAGAATGGAGGAAGATCACAAAGTCTTAATTCACCAACTTCTTTATTGTTGTTGGTGGTTTCATTCATCGGAGGTAATTCCGATACGTTTGGTAAATCAAATTTACCCATAGTAGCCTCCTTAGGCTTGTTTAACGAAATTAATTAAAGAGTCAAATGTCTCTTTAGTGGTTGATAACTGTTTGGTTAATTCCATCCAGTTGATTAAGGTATTAATATTGTTGTAGTCGAATACCACAACTTTCTTACCTTCAATCTTCTCACCTACTTTAGGATAAAGATAGGTATTAGTTGGTTCGATTACACGTCCATCTAATACTCCTCCATCAATCACTAAGTGATAAGATTTACTTTTATCTACGATCAATGCTAAACGACTGTATTGGTAGATATTACTGCCATCTAATGTTAAACGATATTCGTTTAATTGAATAGCTTTTAACATGTTTAGAATTTCCATTTTAACATGTGTCCTCCTTTTGTTAGTTAACGGATATAAGAACATTACTATCCCTATTTCATTTAGATGATATAAGTTTATAAATTTGATGCATTTAAAAATGATGCATTTAGAAAAATAGATGATCGAACATATATCCTACCCTTAACGGGTAGGATATAGTTTTGTTTATTACCAGTACTTATACGCTGTATCAAAGAACTTGATAACTGCTCTACGTTCTTCACGTGTTACGTTAAGATTGATACTTGAAGTTAACTCAAGGTACATTTCTTTAAACTCAGAAGGTCTTAATACCTCCCATTCCGCTCTAAAGTCATACATCGCTGTAAGGATATCAAACAGTATACGTAAACGCTCTGTCTCTGTATTTGTTTTCTTCTTAGCTAACTCATTTATCTCTTTGATAAGCTTATCTTTCGCTTGGATAAATGCAGTACGACGAATAAACACTTCTTCTTCCTTGATAATAAAAGGTAGACTTAAACCTAATTCCGTAGGGATAGCGTTAACCTCTCCTCGTAGCTCTACTTTACCTTGACGTACACTTTCACATTTATCATGGTCACTGTAAGGTGTAAGATCTAATCGTCTTTTCTCTAGTTGATATAATTCATACTTTCTTGCTAGACGTGTACGTCTGAACGTATGTAATAAATCAGGAAAATACCAAAGCCAAATTAATGTCACTAAGATACTTACGATGGTTACTAAATATCCTTCCATATTGTACTCCTATTTTAAATCAGTTAATAATCTCGTAAAACAACTGTTCCACGTATAATAAAATTTATGGATACTGATATCACCACTTTCGATAAATCGCTCGATGATGTATAAGTCTCTATCGTTTATAAAGGATAACAGTTTATTGATATCACTGGGTAATGTAATCGCCTGTTTATCCGTGGTTAACAAAATACTACTTAAGAAAAAAGCCATCTTATAAACATAAACGCCTTTACGTTTATGACTTTTCATATACTTAAGACTGTATTCCTTTAAATCGTACCAATGTAGATTTAATTGAGTGGCTTTACGATCTTTAAGATATTGCTTTAAGAACTTGGTATTCAAAATATAAACCGGTACTGTCACTCTGTTACTCAACTTCACCCTCTCTATCTTACCAGAAGATAGATCAGGATATAACCCATCTAAATGCGTTTTTAACAATGTAAACCATGCAAGGTATAACTTACCTAAGGTCGTGTCTATTTCATGCGTTTTAAGCGCATCTACACGTTTATATCGATACACCCAACGATACCATCTTATTTTACATCGATACTTCAAGAAAATCAGTTTCTCTTTTATCTGAGTTATTTTCTCTTTACGTGTTTTAAAATAAGTCTTCATGATTTTCTATCCTTTAAACCATTTAATGATATCATATCCAGTTTATCTACGTTTAACATTTTTAATAAGTGAGTACAAAAGGTATCATTATTCCTTAACCCTCTTATAAATAGACAGGTATCTCTCACGGTATACAGTTCTAAACATATTTTTACCTTAGATAACAAACGTAATATCATGGTTTCTCTATAATCCGGTATCACTAAAATGTTTGGAAATAACTTATTGACTCCATGACGTCTTATATAGTCATTTATTCCTTCTATATCTCTCATGGATAAACGATCAATGATCTCTAATGTATCTGACCAACTACTATAACTCAATAAAGGATCTCTGTTATAATGGTCATTGTAATTTGATACGATTTCGATAAAATCTTTAAACCCTACCACTAAAATACACAAGGTATATTCAAGTTCATATTTCTTTTCAAGGATATTAATTGCAGGTTCATGTTTTACTCTAAATGTAAAGTATAATCGTTTTACATTAGTAAATCTTACCTTCATATTCAGGTTAGGGATCATCATGATACCATCATTATTACTTCTAAAATTCCAAACCTTATATCGTTCAACTTCTTCCTTGATATCGATACCTTTACGTTTACGACTATAACCTACTATTACATCAAACAGTATAGCAGTAAAATAAATCGGTAATCCTAAAACTAATATACTTCCTACGATTAATCTTACCTCTGTGGGTAATATATCGTAATTAAAATTAAAATAGTTTAAATACTCCACTTCTTTGCTCCTTAATACTCTCTTTATCTCTATTTTACAAACATATATCCTTAACTCTACCTTAAATATCCCCTTATTTATAAGCGATATTTAAAGTAATCTGTAAAATATTATCTATATATACTAATGGTGTGAATATTATTATTATTATTATTAAGAGGGCTTCGCCCTCTCTATAGCCGCCCTACGCCAAAAGACTAGTAGTAACTATTCTTTTGTCTACCCCGGCACCCCACCCTAAAGTGTATGCTAGCTATACTTCGTATATCTAGGAGCTATCTTATATTACCCCTATCCTATCGCTGCCTACACTCAGTTACTCCTATCCTATCCCTCACTACCGTTCAGTCTAGTCTAGTCCTAACTTCGTTGTCAGCGGTTTCCTTTCCCCTTCCTTGGGAAAGGAAAAAGAAACATAGATTAAATAAGTATAAAATATTTTTTTACAAAAAAGAGATATAGACTTTTTAAGGATATATCTCTTTCAGTATAAGAACAATAAAAGAAAAGAATAAATAGAGAATTTTATATTCTCCAGTAAGTACGATAAGTTACTATCATATTCCGTATACGGTGATAGTAACTTATCTTTACTGATTATCACTTGGATATAAGGACTAAAAGTCCTAATACTGTTTAAAGTATTTTTAAAGTATTGTAGAATGAAATATTCTATTTTGATATTGTTTTTATACTGTAGTAAGGATAAGTCTGCTAAAGCAAAGATGACTGTAAAGCAATACGTGATTACCCTGGAGCAGACTTATCTTTTTAGAAAAGATAAAATAACTTTTATTCTTTTTATCTTATCAAGTATAGATAGGTTATAACGTGATTACATTCAGTGATATAAACCTATTTGATTACGTTTCTTTATAACCTATCTATATCCCTTCTAAAACCTTCTTAAATCCATTTTAAGAGCATTTTACTTAACTACCTGATAAATCATCTCTCTTACTTCCTTATAGCTCTTAAAATGCTTCTTATACACTTATAAACAAATATCCCTATTTCCGTTGATTAAGTTACCTCCAGGGTATAAACGTATTACTTCAAAAATAGGGATATTTGTTAGATACCTTCTAAAACCCTTCTAAAATCAATTCTAAGCATGGCTAGAATCAAACCCATACATTTTATCATCTTAACCAAAAAAGTCTCTTAGAATTGATTCTAGCCCTATTAAAAACGATATTAAAACAATAAACTTAATCTAATAGAATTTTATATTCTCAACCACTTAAACAGAATAAAAACAATTATCTTTTATTCAAGTGAAATGTTTTAACAAGATAAGTTACTATCACCCTATGGGATTATGATAGTAACTTATCTTTAAACAGTATAGAAACAATACAAGAATAACGAATGTTATCAGCATCAGTAGTCCTATCTTAAAAGAGGACTACTGATGTAAAACAATAATTTTACAGTAAAGAAGAATAATGGGCAAATACCGTTTAAGGTATTTGGGTTTCTCTTTTCTGATTTATCAGAAATGAGGAACTGTTTAAAAGAAAAGAAAGGAAATAATCAATGTAAAATATTACTAAAATAAACCTTAAATAATATATGGTAATTAGATAAAAATTAATATAAAAAAATGTTAATTTTTAATTTTCCTTTCTTTTCTTTTGAGGGGGGAGAAAACGAATCGAGTGAGAGAGTGGAAGGACGAGAGAAGCGAGGAGAGGAACGAAAGAACGAAGATGAGTTTTCGTGTGGGGGGAACTTTTCTTTTCTTTGTAAAATTTTTCTTTTTTTAAAAAGTTTCGTTTTAATTCAGGTTAAGAATAACGTTATGTAAGACAACTAATTGTTAAAGTAGAGAATAAAATGAAACTAAAAGAAATATTTGATAAACATTTTGCCAATACGGTATTTGATAAATCGTTTGCAGATAAGGTAGAAAAATTTGTAAGATTGTTCTTACTTAAAAATAATGATCACGTTTCTTTCTTCGGTGGTAACCTTATAGGTGTATATCCTATCCGTTGGAACTACAGTGATACCGATACTTGGTGGGATGATATTTTTGATGTAGGTGAAACAGAATTAGAAAAAGATCTACACAAACACCCAGAGATAAAGACAAATCGTGTGGTATCTTCAGATGTATTGAATCACGCATTGATTTACAGTATCCATCGTGTGCACAATAGTCCCTCTATTCCTGAAGATTTAAAAGAAACCACGAAGTCACGTTTGATGTTAGCATTGAACTTGAAGTTTATTTCTTCCCTGATGGCACATTACTTTAGATTCCCTGCGGATAAAGGAATCGCTGAAAAGACGTTTAATAAACTCACAAAACGATACGATTTAAAGATCTATGGTACATGGGTTAAAATGTTAAATAATCGTAGTGCAGAATTCGTTTCACCTAAGGGTCGTTACTATAAAGCGTATACTACGTATAACGATGATATCGAAATCATTAAGATGATTAATGATGCTCAAGGTCGTATTCGTGAAACCGTAAAAGACATCACCAAGGTTTATTACGATTGTTTAGCGGATGATGCAAAGGTCTTATCGAGTTCTTCATCGATTGAATTAGATGGCACGATTATGATAAAAGACTTAACCCGTAAGGCAACGCAATATAATCGTTATATTAAACAAGTGGTAACTGAGAAAGATGGGTTCCATAAAGAGCAGTTGATTGAACTAGTTTATAGAGCAGTACCAAGTTTACAACCTGGTGTATTTGAAAAGTTATTAGAAACCTTTGTAGAAGAATTTCAATCAAGTAAGTATAGAACTCATTTTAATGGGTTGATTGATAACTTGTTGATCTTCTCTTTTGATTTCTTAAGAGATAACGAAATAGCAGAAAATGATTTGCCGGGTGTAATATATCGTTTAAAACACGTTTATATGTCAGGAAGAATAACCGATGATACTTTACTCAAAGCTAGAACAGCATTCGATAAAGTCGCGGAAGCAACTGATAAAAAACTTAAAGGTACCCCACTAGTACCTGAGAGATGCGCGTTCTTCTTGTACTTAGTTCTACGGACTATCACTATGCAATTCTTTAAATAAATAGAACTAAAAATAAAAAAGCAGTAAAGGTATATCCCACGCTCAATTGAGCGTGGGATATATGTGAAAAAATATTTGATAGGTCTTTGTTTTATGTACAATATAGTTTTTGAATTTGTTGGCTGTATTGTACTACCTTAAAAATTGAAAACTCCATGGTTAACTTGTTAGTTAAGATACAATACGCCTCAAACTGGTAGCCCTTGTATGAAATATTGTAAATTAACTAGCTTACTAGTTTAAATGATTGCTCCGGGCGAAAGACCACTTCGCTAATTCATTTATCAGTTAGACTAATAGGACTTTTAAAGTCAAGTTAACCAACATGGTTTTAGATTTTGGTGAATTTTGTTCTATATGCCTTAAAAAAAAATCCTTAGGATTGATGAGTATATCCCGTAGCTTATCGCTACGGGATATATGTTAGATTAATGAATAAAGTCCTTAATACGATTATTAATCGTTTCAAGTTCTTTCATGGTTTTACCACGTAAGACAAATTTCTTACAGGTAAGCTTGTAGACAGTTTGACCGTCTTCATTATAACGGGGTTCGATCTTGAACCCCAATTTATTTAGTTCTTCAACGATGCCTTCAGGTTTCTTAGTTGAAGGCATTTTGAATGTTGTAGAGTAAGGAGTATTTAACTCCTTGATCTCTACGATAAAAATTGTTTTAGTGGTTAAAATCATACTTATCTCCTTTTAACTACTTGTAAATAATCTTAACTTGAGAAACATGTTTGCTTCTCCCGTTATTATATTCCGGTTCTCTAACACGACGTGTAATATCATTACGCAATCTATTTTGAAGAAAACCCTTCTTGTTTCCATCCTTATCCCGTAGACTTTCTCTGAATTTGTCAGATTCAGATACTTGTTTGTGAACAGGTCCATCGATCAGATCCTTACCGTATTTGAGAGCTCTTTTAAGTTTCTCAAAGTTTCCTACTTCTTTGTAGTGGATTTTAGCATCTAACAATGGATCTAACTCGAGTGATTTAACACTTTGAGTTTTGACAGTACATTCAAAAGAATCAAGAGGAAAAGATTCTTTTATTTGTACGTCTATGCCAGTGATACGCATAGTCGAGTGATTTTGATACACTCGTATACGATGTACGTGATCGAGAAACTTGGCTACGCGCATCAAGAATTTAAACACCATTAAGTTAGAAGTGTTTTCCTCTAATCTTAATACAGGGATACTCTCCCCTTTAGTTCCTTTACCGTTTAATCTGCAACGAATGTGTTGATTGTAAATGTAAGCCATTTTTTACCCTCCTTAGGGTGTTAGTTTTTATAATTGTCTAGATACTATGTTTAATAACTAGACTCCAATAATAAGTTAATTAGACATTTAGCTAAAGACATTAACTCCATAATGTCTCCATATGCTACTGTAGTTATTTTTTGATTACAGTAGCAACCCTTTTGTCTAATGAAATAAATACTAAAGTAATCAGTACTTATTTGATTAGATAAATATTAAAACATAATCCCGTACCAGTTAAGGTACGGGACTATGTTTGATTAATGTGCAAACGCTACCTTTCTGAAAAACTTTTCAGAAGGACAAGTGATGATATCCATCCATTTACCATGGTTATCCATGAAATAGAAATGAATATCTAATCCACTGTCCTTTTTGGCAAGGTTTGGAAATCGTTTTAGAAACGATTTAAGCGTTCCACAGATGATTTGGATATTGCGTTCTTCATCACCTGTGTTAGGCATAGTGGACATGGATATCGCATGTCCACTACTATTTACCACATCCAATGATAGATGTTTCCACGTTAATGGAAGACACTTCTCGTTGAACATTCCGAAGTTAGTCATCCTCGCCCCCGGTAAAGATAGCCAGTGTTACACCGGCTACGAATGTAACCGCACCAATAAGGAATGTCTTATTGATAGAGGAAGAAGCCTCTTCAGCTTCTTCCTCAAACTTACGATTTTTCTTTAGTTCCGGGAAAGTAGATTTTAATTTATCTACATCACTCATCGGAACCCCCTAAGAATTTTTCACCAAGTAAAGCTAAACCAGCTAATACAGCAGCAGCGCCTGCAACGATACCAACAGTTTTACCTGGGTTTTCTTTCACCCATTCAATTACTTGGTTAGTAGTTTTCTCAGCTTCATCTAAGAAGATGCCTTGGGAGTTTAACTCTTTTTGTAAAAGTGCTACAACTTGCACTTTAGTATAAACTCCATCACGTACAAGATCTACTACATGACCAGATAAATCCTGTTCAGGTTCGCATGCACCAATACGTGGGATATCCCAGTATTTATTTGCAAATGAAAGGATTTCGATAACTTCATTTAGAGGATATTTACGATCTTCTAGTTTGTTAACCGGACTTTCTGGATCGGTTGAGAAGTTATTAATGATAGTGATGACTGCTGAGTCTTTAATTACGTCAACAACATTTGTACTATCTTCTACTTGTTCTTTAAGAACAGCTTTAACTTCTTCTTCAGCTACCGCAGGTGCGATGATTTCTTTTTCAGTCACTTTTCCCTCCTTAATGACCTTAGCTTTCAATTGAACACCGAAAATTTCGGTTTCTTTCTCAAATACTACTTTACTAATTTTAAAGTAGCCGATATCCATATCTTCCGCTTTTAGGAAGATTGAATGTTCTTTGTCATGAACCTCAAGAGTGATGTCATCTCCTTCACGCTCAATGATCTTAGTTTGGATGGAGTATTTCCATCCGTTATAATCCCGGAATGAAAGGAAAGCGTTACTTCCTTTCACTTTAAATGTTACACCTTTTGGTAACTCAGTAGTGGTGATAATAAATACTACTTTTTCTTGTTTGGTTTGTTTAGCCATTTTAACTCTCCTTGGATTTTGGATTGATTAGGGTGGGATTATCCCACCCTATTGTTTTATTGCCTAAAAGTTTTCTATCTTACGATTAAACCGATTACTACCCCAATCGCTAAGCCTAGTTTGTAATTGAAGATAGAATCTTTGTTATTATCGTTTGCTTGATTAATAACCTTAGCAGTTTCTGCTTCAGTCAATGGTGATGCTTTTGATTTTTCAATCAAGTTTGCTGCATCTTTAGATGAATTCGCTTTACTCATCTTCGCTACCTCCTAAGAAAATCTTAGTTACTACTTTAGCTGCTAATACAGCTAAAACACCTGTTGCTACACCGATAGCTGTAGCAGCTACAGGGTTTGTGTTATCCACAACTACTTCTTCAGGGCAGTTGTTTTTGTTTTCATTACTCATTAGGGTTACCTCCTAAAATGCGCACTGCTAAAGCAAGTGCACCAGTAAATGCCGCAGCGCCTAACACAAAGCCGGCACCCTCTTTTACGAAGACACTGGTTTTGTCTTCTACTTTTACAGAGTAATCCTTACTAGAAGGTAACTCTTGATTGGTTTTAATTTCTTTCTCCATATTTACTCCTTATGTACTTGAAGAAATTACTATAAAACACCATGTCTTATAGTACTTATAGAAACTAATATTTAATTCCTATAAGTAATATAAAACTAAAAGTGCAGTTAGCTTTAACTGCACTAATTAATTTTATAGTTAGTTATCTAACTAACAATGAGATGGTTTAACCAGTACTTGGTCTTTATTAACCTCATTGCGAGCTAACATCTGTTGATATACGTTTTCGTATACCACGAATAGTGGCTCGAAATGTTGATTAAATATGACTCGCATGGCGACTCCTTATTTAATGGGTTGTTGCTTCGTTACTAAGGCAGCTACAACTGTCTTAGTAACACCTTAGTTTTACTTCGTTACGGAAGTGCATATATCCCTGCCTTAATAGGCAGGGATATATGTTTCATCATTCAGGTGTGAACAAGCACACGATCATGATATAAGAAATTAGAGTTAGTGCTGGAATACCAACAGCAGCCAACGTCAAGTTGATGATTCTATCAACTTTCTTTTTAGAAACTACATGGTTTCCTTTCTTAATTAGGCATTCCGCAATGATATTACGGAATGTGTTTGTTTCCACGAATGCAGTCATTGCACAAAGTACAGCTGCTAAAGTCATGATAATTACCATGTTCATCATTTTTAACTCCTTGGTTTTTGATGAGTTGATTAAAATTTATTTAAATTAAAGATTACACATGCATTTACTAGCCATGTAGATAAATGCACAAACTACAGTCAAACCCGCTACCGTGAAAATACTATTCATAACGATGGTATTTGCTTTACCTAACACTTTACGTGTTAGACTATTAATTAATTCACTAGCTGATAAGCTAGCAATAATCATTGCAATACCTAGTACAACTAGGCCATACAACATTTCCATAGTGTCCTCCTTTGGACTTTGTTAAAATAGGGGGTTATTTAATAACCCCTTTAATTATCATATGGTTATTAGTTAATAACCATTTTTTACTCAAAATGAGATATGTGTTTTTTCACATCTATAATCAATACTATGACTAATAATCACGCCCACTTTAAAAGCAGGGATTATTAGTTAATATCAAGTTAATAGATTAATGCCAAGCTAGCATATTGCTAGGCTTGGCTACTCTAGAAACTTGACGACGGAGAGGATTACCATGTCCGTCGTATTGGATGTGAATATAATAACGTTTACCGTTATTATCTCTCATCTTCATAGTTTCAGTTGTAACAGCTTTAAGCATATTACCTCCTCACTAGGATGGTTAAAAATAGAGTGGATGTTACAGCATTCACTCGCCTTAGTTTTACTTCTCTTCAGAAGTGCATATATCCTAGACCATTTAAGGTCTAGGATATATGTCGAATAATTAAACATCTCTGCTGTTATTTCAAATAGATTATATAAGTTTATAATTTTGATGCATTTTTAAAAATCTAATATTTAGATCATAATGCATCATTTTCTAAGCAACTATGTTGCGATAATTTTGATGCATTTTAATATAAAGACCTATAAATAACAATTTTACCTTTAAAGTATATGTCTTATTTTAAAAGGAAAGGTTAAAATATGAAATTATTCAAGAAACTTAAAACACTATTTGTTCCAAGAGAGCAAGAAATAACGTACATGTTTAATGTTAGCAGTAGAAATGTTCATCGTTACAATTTAGCTAACGAAACAGTTAATATTACATTAAGAGAGGTTAGAGTATTTAATGTAGCATATCCTCGTTTAACATCTCGTGATGTTTTACTGACTATAAATGATTTGGTTGGTATAGTAGAAGGTGCTACGTTAGACACGAGTATACTTCATATCCTTGATTCTATTTCTAAACAGTCAGAAGAAACACTTAAATTAAACAGTGAAATAAATACAGTGATGGATACTGTATTTAAAGATAATCAAACTAAGACTTTGAGTCTAACTATTATAGGTAAAGGTAGTAAAATAAAAGACCTTAAATCTAAAACTGGGTTAGAAGTTATTAAATATATACTCTCTAATAAGTTAGACTGTGTGTTTAAAGAAATTTAAACATCAGCATATATCCCTTACCTTAATCGGTATGGGATATATGTTTTATTTTTTAGGTTTAACTGCAGTTTTAACAACTTTAGCTGTAGCTTTGATATCTTCGATATCTTTACGGTAAGTTTCAGCTTGAGCTGTTAAATCATCAATTTTACCTTCTAGTTTAGCTTTAACGTCTTTATGGGTTTGTTTAAGTGTATCATACTTATCTTGAACTTTTTCTAATTCTTCTTTAAGTACTTGTACTTTTTTAGAATTAGGATTAAAAACAGATAAAACTACTCTTACTAGATTTACAATTTTATTAAACATAAACGATTTCCATTGTTATTGTTATTATTGTTGCTTCCTATATAGGAGGCATAACATCAGGAAGTGTTAAAACGTTTATTGGTCTTCAGCTTTAATAAAAGCACCATCTTTCATAGTACCAGTTCGTTTACTGATGATATCGTAAACTTCTTGAACTACTTCATTAGGGTTATTATCGGTAGCATGACAGAGCATTGACCATACAGTGAAGATATCACCAAGCGCATCACGAATATTAACTGCTTTACCTCTCACAATAGATCCAGCTAACTCACCGACTTCTTCTTGAAGTTTTAAAGCTTGTTTAATAACCACTAAATCTTGTTTAGTAATGGTTTCTTCTACGTTAGCATTTTCAGATGAAAATAAGATACCTTTTTCTTTACCCCAATCAACTAATAATTGGTTATATACATCTAAGTTCAATGTTGGTTTAGACATGTAGACTTTTCTCCTATAAATAATTACTACAATAAATAAAGAAAAAAGATATTTAAACAAACATAATTACGTAGAGGATATATCCTCTACGTAAACAATATTATTTAGCTTGAAGTTCTTTAGCTTGTTCTTCAGTAATTTCTTTACTACCAAATAGTCCTTTAATCTTAGAACCCACTTTACTAAAGAAGTCTTTTAGTTTATCCCACAACGTAGTGAATTCTCTAACAAGGTTATCAGATTTGATATCAAAACTAGGTTGGAACCATTTAAAGAAACCCCAATGGTCTTTTAACGACATGTTGTTAAATTTAACACCGGCACCAACAGTAAACGCGGCTAAATAACCATACTTGGTATCATCTGGATCGCAATTTAAAACAGCCATCACAGGTACGGTTGTTGTATAGTAAATATTACCAATTTTATAAGTTGTCATAACTTCAAATGAAAATACCGGAATCAAATATTTACAATCATGACCTTTATAAGTGTCACCTTTAACAGAAGTAATTTTATTGCCTTCTAAAGCAGGGTTAAAACGTAATGTTAATGTACGATAATCAATATTGACAGTTTTTTCTTTTTGTTCTTTTTCAACAAAGTGTTTAAAATCTAACATTGCTTTAGGGATTTTGATTTCTTCACCAGAATCCGTTTTATAAGTTAGATCTTCCCAACTTTCTAAACCAACATTACTTGTTTGTTTTGCATAGGTTACTAACTTACCACCAGCTGGTAAACTTTCAAGTGAGTTTTCAAATAACCCGTAGGCATAAATACCTTCTAAAGCCGTCAATACTTTTTCATCTTTCTTAAGAGCTTTATATCTATTTAAGGCAGTCATTTATTTATTCCTTCACTTCAGCAGCTTCACGTCTAGCAGCCATACGCTCTTCAATGCCAGCACGTTTTTCAGTTACTGTTTGTTTTAATACTTTACGAACTTGACGAACGATACCTTCGTTGCCAATTAAACCAAAAGCAGCACCTGTTAATTTTAAGAAACGAGCTGCGAGTTCTTCAACTTTATCACTACCATCCGCAACAGCTTGACGATATTGTAAAGTAAGGTTAGCTACATCTTGAGCAAAAGATAAATTAATGATAAAGTGCTCATTGATTTCACCTGGAAGTTCTTTGAAGAAACTATTCCATTCTAAATTATCATCTGGATCATTGGTGTTTAAACCAATAGGTGCTTCAATACCAACGATATAACCCAAGATAGAAGCCTGTAATTCTTTATTCGTTGTTCCAACACCTTCAAGGATGCGAACAACTTCTTTTATTTGTGTAACATGCATGTCTATTTTCCTATAGTTAATTTTTATTTGTTTATAAACATAAGAAACAGGACGGACAAAAATCCCCTAAGGTGTATAACCTTAGGGGAAATTGACAATGAAACAATATAAGACACTGTAACACCTCAAAGTTCACTAGTTATCAACTGGTAGCCATCATTTGCTTTACACCTCTTTAGATAACGTAACCGCTACTGATATATTTTAGTGTTACAGTACTTACATAAAATATATAAATGTTTAAGTAATTATTTACTGTTTAATAAATTATTTATAACGATGTGATTAGAATCAAGGATATAAGTGATGTAAGTTTTCCAGTCTAATTCACCGGTGAAGTATTCTGATAATATTACTAAAGCTGGACAAGTCAACATAAAGTAAACACCAAAAGACGGTTTAATAATTGCACCACAGATAAGCATGAACATGGAAATAACCCAATATCCTTTTATATCATTGGTCACTTTAAAATCTTTATCACCTTTATAAGTATAAATAGGCAATAAAGTAATTGGATAAAAAATTCCAACACACATCAAGAATATAGCTAAATTTTCCATAGATTTACCTTATGAACATTAAATAAAATACACATAGAGGCAGAACAATATAGACTGCCAGTAGAAAGAAAGTTAAAAAGGTTAACATCTATTATCCCTCCAACGACACTTCTATTTTGTTTTCAGATACATTATTGAGTACTTCTCTAAGATTGCTTACACAAGCGACATATTCTTCAACAGTATCGAGTTTAAGTTTTTTAACTTCAGGGTATCTTGTAATAAGTTTTAAAGCTTCTTCTACACCCTCACCGTTATAAACGTAAAATTCATGTTCACCGTTTTTAGTACATACGGTAAAAATAATTTCACTAATCATAATTCGTTTTCCTTACAAAAAAATAAAATGGGAGTCATATTAACTCCCATTTTTATAGAAGTTAACCATTAGTAACTGCTAAATTACCATCTTTAACTTCTACGTTTTGTACACGTCTATCCATGATAGGAGCATACACATCACCGTAACAGATACCATGAATAGCTTCGTATACGGTTTTGCTTCCACCGTAACTAACGATTTCAATAGGTTCTGCTTCCAACTTATCTAATAACAATTTCTTGTTCTTATAGCTCATGAATAAAATACGAGCCATAACGGTTTCTAAGAAGCTATTATTTTCTTCAGTAGTGCGACGTTCACCGAACCATAATTTTAAATCATGGTAAATATCATCAACGTATTTGTTGTTTTGAATATTCAACGCGAATTCAATAGAAAGCTTATAAATCCATCTTCTATCTTCAGGAGTGATTAATTCAAAACGAGGTACGATGAATGTTTGATAACGATTTAACGTATATTCTAATTCTTCATCCGTGAATGGTTTTTCAGAATAGAAAATACTATTAAGCGTTATCGCTAAGAAGCGATGATGATCGGCATAAAGTTCATTCGTTACGTTATCACCTGTTAATTTATCGTAAGTAAATAAAGCAATAGTGGTTGCAAAGTATTCACCACGATTTTCATTGTAACTTGCTAGAACGATGCGCACATCTCTTGCAAGTTCACTATCAAACCAGTGTTTACGATCACGTCTTCCACGATATCTTGAGTTGTGTTTATTCAATCCAAGTTTAACATCGTTTAAGAATTTACCAACTTGTGTTAAAGTGTAGTTATGCCCTTCAGTATAACGGAAAAGACATAGAGCTAACATTCTAACATATTGGTAACGATGAACAGGGTTAGTCCAGTTGAATAATGGATTATGCGTAAACATAGCTGAACAAGTAATACCATCAGCGATTAATGAATTTAAATTAGTTTGGTTTAAAACTAACTTAGGTAAAGCATCTAATCCTTCAGATACTTTGCTAACATCAATCTGTTTAGGTGCTACTGTGTTTTCTACCAACTTACCTGATAAATCCGCCCAACCACCAAATACATCATATCCTCTTTGATGTAATGTTTTAGACAATTCAGATTCATTCCATTTTTCTGCCCAACCATCGATCTTGTTATCAAGATCATTAAAGGTATTTAAATAACGGAATACGATAGGTACAAAGCGATTAGTTTCAGTAAATGCAAATACCAATTCATGATACCCGTTATTAATAAAGAACATCATTTCTTCTTTAAACGCATCCATCATGTCGATAGTTGCATTAAACTTATTTGTTGATTCTTTATCTTTAGGGATATAGTCAATCACTTTACTCATGAGTAAGTTACAGTATTTGAATAATGAAGCTTCTGCATACTTCTTATTTTTATACAACTCATGGAAAGGATCGGTAACCTGGTTATCTGTAAGGATAGCTCTTAAATGATCAGCATCGAATTGTTTGGTTAAATATTCGATATCTTCAAAAAACCCTTTTAAGTATTTTGCCTTATACTGCTTATCGTTACAGATACGATAAACGGTGTGAATGAAATCGTTAAGAACTAGATGTAGTTCTAGGTTGTAGTAGTTAACGGTATATAAAGACCAAACTTTAGAGTTATCTAATAATGTTTTAATTTCTTCATCCGTATATTCCTTGAAATCGGTTTTGTTAGACTTATTGTATTCAACAATAAGTTCATTGAATTTTTTCTTAAATAAAGTTAGCATGATTATTAACTCCTATAAATCAAACATAATCGGAGGAAGTCGCCCTCCTCCGACTATTAACTTTTATTCTTCTACTTTCGCAGATTGTTTGGCTTTAGCTACCATTTCTTTATATTCTGCATCGATTTCTTCTACAGAAGTACCTGCATCTTCAATCAATTTTTTCAGAACATTACTAGAAGGGATTAATGGGTTTTCTTTAACGCCATTAGCTTCTTGCCAGCATTTTAACAATAATGCACTCAAGTCATGGTTATTGTGTAATTTACCGCTACGCACTACGATAAGACCACGTAACAATGCACCCGCTTTAGTTGGAGAAACGATAGCTACTAAAGCATCACGCATGATAACCATACATTCAAAACGTTGTGATTTTTCATTAAACGTTGCAAATAAAGGACGTGGTAAGTTACCGATAATGTTAACTAATTTTTCTTCAGTGATATCTTCCACTTTAGAATCGAAAGCGACACCGTAATCGTAAGTACCGTATTTAAGTTCCATTACAGAACGTTCAATATCGAAACGATTTACAAATTCAACGAATTCATCAGCAGTCTTACCTTTAAGAGTACCTACATGTTCACGAGTAATTTCGGTAGTATAAGTTTCACCTGTTTCTTCTTCACGTTCAGCTTTTACTTTTTCTAAATGTTTAGTTAATTCTAAACGGTTAGTTAAGTCTTCGTTATCAGCAGTAGAGCAAGTATAAACGACTTCTTTATCTTTATTTAAAAGCACACCAGTATCAACTACTTTAGTTGCTGCGACTAATTTATTTTGAAAGTATTCGGTATCTTCAGCACGGAAATCTAATGATTCTTGATTTGGATCATAAGTCACCGCATCTTCAATTTCTTCTTCATCTTTCTTCGCTAAGACATCAGAAGTCCACATACGACCAGTTTCGTAAACATCTGGACGTGTTGATAAATGATCGTTAATACATTTATCGATATATTCGTTTTGTTGTTCTTCAGTTTCGAATTCTAACTCTAGGTTTAATTCACTCTCATCTGAAAAACCAATTCTCAATTTAGGCATTTTTGTATTCCTATTTAAAATTAAAAATAATAATTGTTGAAAACATAAACACTAGAAGGATATTACCCCTCTAGTGTTTAATTAGTTTAAATTATTTTAAACCAGCTTTAGCAGCTAACTCAGCAACACGGCTACGTACCGCAGTTACTTGGCTACCTGGAACACGGATCACGCTACGAGCTGTAACATAACCGTGGTGTACAGTTTCAGCACCAGTTTGCATATTACGTGTAGTCACTTCACGACGAAGTACAGCAACAGATTTACCGTTTGGTAATACAACAGAAGAAGTCACTTCTTTAAGTTCTTTGTTGTCTTTTAGTGCTTTTACACCCACTTCACCAGTTACTAATGCTTGTGCGCCAGTAAAGGTTTGGCTATAGTTGTTTACTGCTTTAACTTGTTCAATTGTTAAGCCTTCCGGTAAATGTGTTTTGAATACATCTTTAGGGAATACAACTTTACCACCTTCAACGGTTGCATCTTTCTTAAGTGCAGCAGCTAAGTCAAGGATTTCTTTTTTAATTTCAGTAGTCATTTTTAAACTCCTAGTTTTTAATTTAACGTTAAATAAATAGCGTGTATACGCTACAATCAATATATTGATGGAAATGTATTAACACAAATACTTGTGATAATATAAACATTATCCAATTAGATAATATAAGTATTTAATTATTATCTATTTAACGTCTAGAGGTCACGTCGGCAAACATGGTTAACCATCTACCAGGTATACTGTTTACCATAGCCATACCCCACATCTCAGGAGATTTAACACTATTGAAATTACGGATGACGTTGTTGATACGTCTTCTCATCTTAGCACCAACGTATTCTTGTTCCACTAAACCTAAGCCAGATAAACAAGCAATATAATCACCCATGGAGTTTTCTTCCATTAATGATTTAAAACGATCACCACCATCTAACAAGATACCTTGTTGCAATGGAACGTATAACATTTCATGGAAAGGTTCAATTGTAATATCTACATCTACTCCCATAGGTAAACCATTCTTTAACCAAGGTGCATTACCCACACCACGACTGATATTAATACTACTCACAATACCAATCTGACATTGGCTTCTACCTTTACTGTAGTATTGTACATGGAAAGGTGCACCGTAAGATTGGCTACCAGTACCTCTAGGGAACGCCATAGCGATGAGCATACATAACGGTACAACAATATCTTGTACGTAACTCATGTTATTCGCATAACCACATCTTAATTCGAAACGATAACTTGCTGTAGGTAAAGTAGAACTACTGCTTGCGTAACGTTTAGGGTTTTCAATGGTTGCACCCCACATCATTGCAGCGATAGGGTTTAAGAAACTTGTTACACCACCACTGCTAGCAAAAGCAGTAAAACCTTCTTTAACCGCATTTACGGCTGTACCTAATACCCCATCAACAACAGGGATACCTGTACCACCACCAAGATTAAAGGTTAACTCTCTTGCTTTACCAGAGATACTATTAAAGATATCCATTACCCCTGAAGTTTCAGTTGAGTTAGATACACTTTCACTTACACTATCAGCGGCATTCGCTACACGGAAACTTACCCACTGAGAACCATCTCTTAATTCCGATAACATGGTTTCCGCTAAAGCAGGAGATTGATCATTGAAGAAATCTGTGATAGTATCAACAGTACTTTGCCATTGACCTTTAATGGTATCCCAAACACCATTATTATCACCAGCATTAGCTGCTGTAGCCATGGCACTTTCTAAACTACCACCATCACCTTGTTCTTCATCGGTTTTAGGTTTATAAGCAGGGTACTGTGCAAATATTTTAATATATTCATCAATCGTGTTGATCGTTCGAGATGGCGATAGATCATTCCCCGCACCCGTTGCACCCGCTAAACCTTTTAATCTATTTTCGATATCCGCTACAACACTATACGTATCGCTATAACTTTTATATTGACCATTTTCGTATCGTTGTTTTAAATCAAGATACCAACGTGCTTGTAATGCTTGTGCTCTTGAAGCTACAGCAAACACGTTAATAGAAATATCACTTCCACTCTTTGTCCCACGCCAAGTTGACGGAATAGAATCAGGTGAAACACTATCAGCACTTCCAGGACTACTGCCGTTGGTTGGTGGAGCGGGTAAAGAACTAATACCTAAGTTAGCTGTGATAGCATTCACTAAAACTTGTACTGTTTTCCAGTACTGATACATGGTTGGTTTAACGTAAGTAAAACGACTTGAACTAGACGCTACAGCATTAAATAACATTGCCACTAAAGATAGCTCCCAGAACGCCACACTGACGACCATTCCTGCTATCCACCCTAATGCTCCAGCTAAACCTGGTTCACGTCCTGTAGACGCGTACATGGCGGTTTTCGCATCTACCGCATTACTTACGTAACCAAGTATACTGTTATAAGTTGGTACACCCATTCTAAAATGAACGTTGTGTCCAAAGTCGTCGATATTTTCGCTATACCATCTCCCCATTCCTTTACTAACATTTTGTAATATACGTTGTTCTTTAGGGTCAGCGTATCGAGTAAATTGATAAGGTGCGTTGATGGCAAAGTTACCACCTAAAGTAGTATCAGTAAATTTACTATAACCATTACCTCTTCTAAAACGCACTCTATCTGCAGCACCATTTTTGGAGCCACCTAAAAAGTTGTGTCTTATCCAGTTTGTGTCTTTGACTAAAGCTCTTTCTGGACTTATCTGATTAACCATAATCTTTCCTTTATAAAAACGTAAATAATTATCTACTGGACATAACAGGACTAGGGATATCCCTAGTCCTGACTATGAATTATAAAGTATTAACCTATTTGAAGATTAAGTACACCTGGTTTATATTTAGTGGTATCTACTTTAGCTGATGTAGGGGTAACGGAAGTATCCTTAACAGGAACTTGTTCGTTATCTCTACTATCTTTCGTTGTAGTACTTGCAATAGCTGTACCCATATTACTCATGTGTTTAACTAATAAAGCCAAGTTTTCATTCATACTGTTTTGAATTTTAACTTGTTCTTTCATTAAACTCACGGATTCTTCAGCTAATTTCATTTGACCTTCATGTACATAACGTTGTTGTAACTCAGCTTGAGAAACACCACCACCGTATTGCGTAGCAGGAGGTAAATTATTAGAACCACTCAATGCCATGGCTGTTGGGATATTTCTAGTAACATCTTGAGTATCTACTTTAGGTTCAAAACCACCAGAAACATTTTGCAATGCTTGTGCTCTTTCTTCAGACGTTAATCCCGAAGTAGGAACTGTAGATATTGGTTTATTAACTGGACCATTAGATTGACCACCAGATGGTACATTGTTTTCCAATACACTGTTTACTCGTTGACTTACAGATAAACCTTGAGAACTTTGTGGATCTACTGCACCTGCATCGTTAGCGGAAGTAACGTTTTGATCCGCTTCATTTACAGCAGATGAGCCTTCACCGGTATCACGATACAGGAATGCTTTCACCCCTTCAAAATCACTTGCCCTAGCGCTGTTAGGATAGATAGTATTTTGTCTACCATCACTTACCCAACCACCCTTGGTATAAATCTGAATATGACCGTTCTCTTTACCACCTTCACCGAATGTTCTATATTTATCCCAAACGATGACGTCACCTAATTGGAATCCACCTTTACCAGATGGGGTACCATTCTTAGGATCGCCTAATAAAGTAAACCCAGCATTTTTCAACGCACCTTTAAAGTGATACATCCAAGCAGAACCAAGATTACTACCATCTTTCGTTTTAACATTATAACCAGCGGCTTCTAATGCTGTACGAACGCCTCTTGCACAATAACCTAATGGTTTCTTAGCACAATACATTCTAAATGCAGCATCAGCAGCTTTAAGTGCTCTAGCAGTTGGTTTACCACCTTTACCAAAGTTACCACCACCTTGATACTTAGTAGAATCGTCTTGTGAACTTAATTTATAATCACCTTCATCGCTATCGGCATAACCGGTCATGTCTTTAGGTAATTTAATATCTTTATTGATATTATCAAAAGCCGTCTGACGACTCACTGCAGTTTGTACATTAGTGTTAGCTTCCATTGCTGCACCCGCTACTGCTGTAGCCATGCCACCCATTGGACTTGCCGTAGGTGTAATAGCAGGAGTAGTTGATACACCAGTAGTAGGTATACCAGACATGCCAGCTGTGGTAGCAACATTAGGATCTGTACTGGTTCCAGTTTGAGGGATATTAGATAACCCAGCCTCTTTAACTTGACCAGAAGGTTTGTTAACGTCAAAACCTCTACCTTTAATCAGTTTAGCTAAAGAATTAGCGTATTGACTATCTGTTGCATAACCAGCTTGTTGTAAACTTACGGCTGCTTCCATCGGTGTTCTAGCTTTGAAGTAATTAGCATATCTAGGATTTTCACGAATGAATTTAACCCTATCAGCAATCCCTTCTTGTAGACTCTTATAAGATCTAAAGTAATCGTTAATCTTAACACGTTTACCTTTAACCTCTTCTGTAGTAGGCACTAATTTCTTAGGACCATTCCACTTACCGTTAGCTTTAATACCAAAGAAGTTATAATCACCTGTTACCTTTTTACCCCAAGCCGATTCTAATGCCCATTGGGCTGCAACGATCTCAGGATGCGGGTCACCAGCTTGTTTTGCAATACCGGCTATGAGTTCATATTTTTCTTTAGTTGTTTTACCTAAGTTTAATGCAGTGGTATCTGCTGCAACGGCTGCGGTTGCTGCTGCCGCTGAAGTAGCATCGTAATTAGGGTTACCGCTATAATCAGCAGACGAACCTGGTTTAGGTATCGTGTTATTGATATCACCAGGTGATCCTGGAGTCACACCCACACCAGCCATTTCCGAAGTCATGCTAGCGACACTACTTATACTGCTACCACCAGATACAGGACTCGTTACTTCAGGCATCTTATTCGGATTACCTTCAGGTAGTTTCATCCCTTTCGCTTTTTCTTCGTCAGATAACAGATTAGTATCTCTTTCAGTTAGTACACTATCTTTACTATCTTTCAATAGATTCTCTAAACTCACTAAAATGGTTGAACTATCCATATTTGTTTTCATTCCTCTTATAGGAGTATAAGGGACTTCAAATATGTATAAGGTTCTACCTTCAAGGTTTACAGTCACTCTAGAAGTGGCTAATGCAATTTCATAGCGTTGTAAAGCACTCAATCTATCGTAGGTTTTCAATACATCTTTATTTTTAACTAAAGAATATATTTCAGTAGCAAATCGTAACAATACTGGAGCAAATCTATTAGTAAACCATTTGTTGAATAATGTAAAGTCTTCTTTACTATTTGTCCAACCTAATGTAATACCGTGTTTGCTAACGATATCGTAAATATTCATTCCACTAAAATAAGCAGCACCATTAACGTTATAGTTAATATATTTAAACGCCGTTTGCTCTAATGCTAGAAGATTTTTAACTCGAGTCGTTGTTAAATTAGTGAGACCATAAAGACGCATTCTGATAGCGGTCATGTCATCTAATACTTGTCTTCCATCAAGTTCTATCTTCTCAACAGGTTCAGAGGTATAAACCGTGTTACCGATTAACTTAACATCTGCTTTAGCACCACTCGTTAACTTAACATCAGTCATTCTCATTTCTTTTTGGATTTGAGATTCTGATGATTTTGCAACGAGTTCAGAATGAATGTTATCTTGAAGACCTTTATCTGCTAAGAAATCGAATTTAGATTTATAAGCTTTACCATCAGCTTTAGCTTTAAGGAAGTCAGCTTTATCTTCTTCCATTAAATCTTTTTCATCCGCTCTATACTTAGCGATACAGATATCTTTATAAGACTCAACCATTAAACGGTTTTGAGTTGTACCTACAGCATCTTCATTTACACCTTTCATTATCGCTAAAAGTATATCCGTTACGATATATGGGTCTACTGGTTCTGTTTTACCAAAGAACGACATATTCACAAAACTATTGATGTAACCGTCATCTACACCTGAACCAAAACTTACTCTGTCAAATGCATTATAAAGTTTTTTACCAGGAGCGATACGATTAAGTATCGTTACCATACGACTAAATACAGGCGCAAAACGGTTAGAGTACCAATTATTAAATTTAACCATCGTTTGTCTGAAGATTTCACTTTGAGGGAAACCTGCACCTAAAGACTCGATAATGTCTTTATGGAACAATGCTAAACATAATTTAGTTATCTTTTTGTTTTTACCTAATTCATCTTTAGTTGGTAATTTAACTTTACCTTTTTCATCTATAGTTACCATGTCACACATGAGTTTTTCAAACTCATAGATCCATGATCTTTGTGTATCGTTTTTCGGGTCAAAACCATAAGCTGACCAACGATATTCATCTATGGCGTTACCGGATTTAATTAAATCGGTAAAGAAGTTAAATACGTCAAACGCTGTCCATACAGCAAGTACACCTAATCCGATAGGACCAAGTAAACCTAAAGCGCCTTTACCAGCCGCTTTTAATGCGCCTTTCTTCCATCCACCATTTAAACCCATCAATGTTAATGCACCTGTACCAACCGTTAATGCATTGTTCATGGTGTTTTCACCATCAATAGCATCGATCGCTTTAGCTCTATTTTCAACCGAAGTTGTATTAGCACTATTTTTGTAAAGTGTATTGATCTTATTACTTACTTCACTATAAGGAGAAGCATCTTCTTTAATGAGTTCTTTTTCAGATAAGATTTTGTTACTTGTAGTAACATCACTATCTAGGTCAACGGTTTGATTATTTAACAGTTCTTGATTTTCTGGTTTAGTGATATCATTATCGTCATCACCACCAAATAAACTAGAACCCACTAATCCTACACCTAACGCACCAGCAAGAAGTTTTCCTTTACCACCAAGTTTACTTGTGAGTTTTGTTACAAACTTACCTGCTTTACTTGTCGCTTTAGAACCTACTGCAGCACCAGCTGCCTTTTTACCCATCTTACTAGCAGAAGATTTAACAGTAGCCTTACCACGAGTACGGCCTTTTCCGGCACCTTTACGTGTTCTAGATTTTTTACCCTTACCTTTACGTCCTCTACCACCCATATCTAAATCGCTTCCAAAACCACCTGAGCCATTGATCGCATCAATGACTTCATTTAGTTTATCTACCATTTCGATATTCATGTTCTCTACTGCAGTTGTTGTTTTATCTGCAGCTTCAGTAGGATTCGTAGAAGGATCGACAGAACCATCCGCTTTACTGTTACTGAAAGCACCACCTAACCATTTCTTCATTCCTTTAGGCACGTATTTTCCAATACGACTTTGAAGGATTTTATCTACGGCTTTAGCACCGAGTTTTTTACCGACAGCAAGTGTTTTATTTTTAACAATCTCTAAACCACCTAAAGCTTTATCTTTAATCCAAGATAATGCTTTCTTAGGTAAACCTAAACCACTCGCTACACTGAGTAATCCTGCAATTGGTTGGAATAATTTCTTAATTGCACCACCAATAGCCGCAGCGCCAGCCATTAATAACGGCCATTGCTTTTTCAAGAAATCTAAAATACCGTTTGATTTCTTTTTACTCGCTTCTAAGCGTTTCTCTTGTTCTTCACGGTCTGCTTTAGCACGTTCAGCCGTACGGGCTTTTTGTTCTTCTAAATTCTTAGCAATCTTATTAGCCGCTTCTTCTTTATCTGTTGATAAAGGAGATTTACCGTAATTTAATCTATCTAAGAATTTAACCCCTAGACGCTTAACCGCATCTTTGGTGAAGACATATTCGCCTTTATGTACCTTACCGGCATTTTCATGTTTACTACCGTCACCGGTGTAACCACCATCCGCGAAGTATTTAGTGCGAGCTCCTTTAGTTACTTTATTAGCCCAGTTTTTAACTGAACCCATATTTGCTTTTTCAAAAGCTCCCTTCGCACGCCAGTAATCTTGTGCTGCTGCACCTTGGATATTTTCAGCAGTATTTTCAAAGATATCTGAAACCGTACCGCCTATTAATTTTCTACCTAACCAACCAGCGCCTTGGGCAACCAAGCTAGCAGGCATTAAAGCAGTTCTTCCAACTTTACCAAAGAAACTTAAATCTTTAAATTTCTTTTTAGTTGGAATAGGTTTATTCTTGTCAAATGGTCTACCGATGATGTCTCTAACTTTACCAGCACCCCATTTACTAAGTTTCTCAGCACCACTGTATTTCGAAATAGCTTTTAACCAATCACCAGCTAAACGTAAACGTCTACGAACGTAAGAGTTAGATAAGATACGTCCTTTACTATCTCTTAAACCATTTTTCATGTCTTCTTCAGAAATGATTTCTTCACCGTTCTTAGTAATAACAGGACCGGTAATATCACCAGGTTTAAGAATTTGTTTACCGTTTGATTTAAGATAATATTTACCTCTCATCATGGCAAATCGAGATATACGTTTTTCGTACGTCTCTCTACCTTCATCATCTATCGTTTTAACGTAAACATCAGTAGTGTGTGCTGTTTTAGTTAACCAAGATTTACTACGTTCTTTAAAATCTAATCCAGCTTTATTTTGGTTAAAATCATTACGTGATTTGCTAAGAATACGATTTCTAACTTCTTCAGTAACTACAGGGTTACCGTCTTTATCCACTAACCCTTTACTAAAGTCTTCAATAGTAATCACTTGTTCACCCGTATCTGTTGTCACTACAGGACCTGTAATATCAGATACTTTATTAACGAATGATTCACTATTGACATCGTAATACCCGTTAGCACGCATTTTACTCGCTAAGAGTCTAGGAGATTCTTCGCCATTCACGTAAATGTCTTTAACATTTTTCTTCTCTTCTTCAACTTTAGCTTTATTAGCTGTTTTTCTGATGAGATGTTGACGTTTTAATTCTTCAACAGATTTAAGAATTTTCTGGATCTTACTTTGACGAGGTGTTTCTGTATCAGTACCTGTATCAGTCGTACCAGAAACAGAAGCAGCATCTTTTTCGATTTCTTCTTTCGCTTTACGAATAATTTCTTTTTCAGCAGATAACCCTGAAACATCTTGATCTATAATGTCTTCTACAGGTTTAGAAGTATCGGCTTTTTCTACGGTTGTTTCTTTGATATCTTTAACAGGTGATTCAACGCCTGCTTCTTTACTAAATTTTTCTGAAACGACTTTTAAAGTTTCATCATGTTTAGCAAGTTTAGAAACGTAGTTATTAAATTGTTTAAAGTCTTGTTCAGAAGCACTTCTTGCTCTAGAATGTAAATCTAAATATTTAGAAATAAGTTGTTCTTGTTCTTGAGCTTTTTGTTCTTCCGTTAATTCGGTGTTCATTGCTAGCTTAGCAGATTCTTTAAATAACCCACTTAACTCTTTACTGAACTTACCGTATTTAGAACCATTCTTAAGAAGTGTTTTAACCGCTTTAGACCCAAGGATATTCTTACCTGCATTGACTGCAGCCACTCCAGCCCCAACAGCATTGGCATAACCGAATGCGTTAGCATCTGTCGCATCCTTGTGGAAATCTTTAGCGATATCTTTAGCCCACTCTTTAACACCAATAAAGTTTTCGTTTTCATTCACTTTATTGATCAGTTCTTTAATCTCAGTATTACCTTTACCACCGAATTCTTTTATTTTATCCCAACCAGCCATGGTGACATCTTTACGGACATCAATCAACCATGCTAATTTTTCTTCTTTCGTTTCAAAACTATTATACTTTTCATTAAAGGCTTTAGCACGTTCATTCCAGTCTTCTGTTTTATCCCAGAACTCTGTTGCTTTAGATTTGCCTTTAGTATAAGTAACTTCAACAGTTTCTTTTACTTTCTCGATAGACTCAGCAATAACTTCATTTCTGAATTCTTTATCGGTGGCTAATTTAGTTGCTACCTTTTTACTTTTTCTTGCTTTTTCGACAAGTTCATTGATTGCTTTATCGATAGCTTGTTCTTCTTCAGTTGCCTTTTCAAGATTTAATTTATTTACAGCGTAAATAAGTATTTCTTTATCACTAAGGATACGATACTTGCTAGCATCTTTACTATTTTTAGCATAAGCTAAACCAGTAAGGATAGCGATTTTAGTTGCAACTTCTTTAGCGAATAAACCATCGGATACAGCGGATAATAAACTACCATCGCCAAAATAATCAAAGTTCCAAGTCCAGCCTTTATAAGTATTTTCATTATCGATTAAAACATCGTCAGCACCTACTTGTCTTAGACACCATTTTCTAGCGATATCGATATTGTTGATCGTCTTATCGATTTTACTAGTAACACCACTCGCTACACTACGTGCCATCGTCATGATTTTACTATCGTAAATAGTATCACTTACATCATCGACGATTTTGTTTTTGTGCTTACTAATAACACTCACACCTCTTGCTGTACTGCCGAGTATGCCTTTATTTTGTTCTTTGGTTTTTAACCATTTACCAAGTTGAACACCAACAGAATCATCTTCAGTCCAAGCACGGATAGCAATAGGGTATTCCCTTGTTAATTCTAAGAACTGATTCTTAGTTAACTGTTTACCATATTTGTTTTTACCATCAGCATCTTTTATTCTTGCGATTTCTTTAGCAAAGTTACCTTTTAATCGGTTTTTGATGGTTGGTACTTCAACGTTATTTTCAATTACCGTTTTATCTGATTCTCTAACGTAACGTTCCCATACAGCTTCTGGTGAATCGTAATCTAAACTTCTTGTATAACGCTCACTTTCTTCTTCTAAAGATTCTTTTGTAAACTGATTACTGTTAGAGTAGCTATTTTGTTTATAATAGTCTTTAGGTGAAGTATATAGAACACCATCTTTACTACGACGCATGGCTTTATTAGTAACCATAGCTTGAGCGTAGTTAGCGTTAATAAGACCTCTGTTATTCGAATAAGTTGCACCATGAGAAACATTATCTAACATGCTGATGATAGATTGATTAGTATCTCTCAAACGACGTTGAGATTCTTTATCGATTTTATCACCTAAACTACCATCGAGGTTATAATTAGAAATAAGCTCTTTAGAGATATCCGCTATTTCTTCTTTCGTTAACCCTTTAAAGTTGTTAGTATTAAAGAAATTCTGATCTGCTAAATCTTTAATAAGAAACGCACTCTGATTGGTCATCATGTGGTCTCTAATCGATTTTGCGAATTTTTCTGCTAGGCCTTTATGTTTACTTTCTAATTTACCCTCACGGTCTACGTTTAACCAAATGTCTCGACCGTGTGCCATAGTACGATCAACGCCGTGAGCTTCACTTAATTCTTTTGCTATATTTTTATTAAATCTAGCTCTTGAACTAAATCCACCCTTATTGAAATCCCAGATAAGTTCTCTATTAGCGTCTTTAGTATCCCAGCTTGCCCCACCTAACTGCTCAGTACGAATACGTTCAGTGCTTTGTAAGATTTTAGACAAGTATCCAGGAATAATATCAACGATAGAGGTTCTAGTTGCATTATCAAATTCAGCACGTTCTCTGGCTTGTCTAGCCGCATTCATATCCGTGCTGTGGATCATTTCATGTCTTGGTTGCAATACATCTAAGAAGAAATCTTTTAACGAACTACCTACCGCACTATTTTCCCAGAAGTCACCAGTGAGTCGTCTATCAGCTGTATGTAAATACATTGGTATTTCACTAGCTTTAGTGTATAGTGCTTCAGATAAACCAGAAATTGCTCCTCTTTTATCTAAACTATTCACCATACGTCTAGCAAAGCTATTACGGATTTTAGCACCAAGTAGATTACCTGCAAATTTAGCACCATGCTGTTCCAAAGTACGATCTTCCATCATACCGGATTCAGCCATCATCTCTAATCCGTCGGCACCCATTTCTGCCATGTCGACAGCGTCACTAACGCTTTGTATAAAACCTTTAGCGTAATCTGTAGCATTCTTAAAGACTTTATCTTTATAACCGTTGAGGAAGTTTCCAAAGGTTTCTGTACCGTTAGTGAGTAAACGTCTTAGTACGACATCTTTCAGTACTTCTTTATTCTGAGCTTTTACGATATCAGGTAGCGCACTATTCTTAACGATAGCATCTAAAGCTTCTTTTTGGTGCGTAGCGCTCTCTTTCAACGTTTTACTGATGTTGACTTGAGTAAATAATTGTCTATACCCAATCTCAATCATCTTACGTTGGAATATCGACGTAATCTGTTCTTGATAAGAAGCTACTCTATCAGCAGACGTTTTAATCCCAAATAATAAATCTTGTTGAGACTGAAAACGTTTTTCTTCTTTCTTATCGCGAAGCGCATCTATCGCTTCGTTTCTTTGTTGATTTTCAGCCTGAGCTGCAGTAAAGGTTTCTATTTCTGCAGCGATAGCATTAGCTTGTCTAGCTTCTTCTGATTCAGTATAATTGTATTCTGTCTCAGCACTACTAGCAAACTTATCCATCAACTTTTTAGCAAAGCTTGGAATCTTATCACCGTAAAGTTTACTAATTTTACCTGTGATGATTCGAGTTCTATTTATTTCCTTTTTGATATCATCCGCACTTTCATCTAAAAGTCTTTTACCGTCATCGATATAACTTTTAAATTCACTTTTAGCACGACTATAACTATCAGGTAAAGCTTCATCCACTGCTTCAGACATTTTAGTAGGATCAAAGGCTTCCGTGAAACCATCTTTGAAACTACTTTTCATTGTGACGGGTTTTCTATCCTTTTTATTAGGATCTCCATCTGTAAAGTCCATATCGAAATCATCAAACCCTTCATCGAAGTCTTCGAAATCGTTATCGAAGTCATCGTCAAGTTCGATTTTTTCATCTTTGTCTTTAGTTGCCATTATTTAAAACCCTTTTATAAAAAATTTAAATTGCAATTTAAATCTAATCGTACTAAAATGAATTTAGCTATTATCCATTTCGTTTATATATAGTACGATTAAATGCATACCAAAATGCCGTTAATCATTACTAGTAATTAAATTAAAAATAAACAGGAGTAAATATGAAAAATTTAACTCCGTTCAATATAGACCTCATGTTTGCACCTGACTCCTTGGTGAGAACAATGAGACCTGTTACCAGAACGGATATTTACGACGGTGTAACTTCTAATTTCCATGAAGATGGTTTATTCTCTATCACTACTTTTGGCCGAGTAGGATCTGAAGAACGAGATAACAATTTTTCATTTATTAGATTACATGCTGACGTTATCCATCCGGCAGTATTTGAAGTATTAAAGAAATTAAAACGACTCTACGTCGATATTATCATGGGATCAGCATATGCTAGATGGGATGATGAAGCTAAAGACTTTGTATCTTCAGACATGTTAGATGGGCAGACAGGTTTTGCTTTCTTTGCAAAACACATTAAAGAGTTAGATCCAGATAAACGTATTTCGAAAAAACGAAATATGTATATCGATGTATTTAATAAATATAAAGGTGAGTGTTTGATGCACAACTGTTTGGTTATACCAGCAGGCTTGCGTGACTTATATATAGATGGATCAGGTAGAGAAGTACAAGATGAGATCAACGACATGTATCGTAAACTCATTGCTATCTCTAACTCAATCAATATCGTCGGTGCTAAAACAAATGACCCCATTATAGATATACCAAGACGTAATCTACAATTAACCATGAATGAAATCTATAATTACTTGAAAACTATGCTATCAGGTAAGAAAGGTTTAGTTCAAGCTAAATGGGGTGGTCGTAAATTAGTAAACGGTACACGTAACGTTATTTCAATGATGAATACCGCAGCCGATGAATTACATGGTACTCGAGCTCCTTCTGTAGATGATACACATATCGGGTTATATCAAACACTAAAAGGTGCTTCACCATTTGTCATACATGAACTTAAGAAACGTTTCTTAGATGAAATATTTATTAATCCTTCTTCACCTACTACACTTATAGATCGTAAAACATTTAAATTAGTGGATGTAGATCTTAAACCAGAAATCTGGGATAAATGGGGAACAGTGGCTGGATTAGAAAAACTGATAGAGGGTTTTTCAGACGATACAGTTCGTAATAAACCGATCATGATATCAGGTCATTATTTATATCTCGTATACGAAACAGATACGGAATATAAATTATTTAGAAATATAAATGAATTACCAGATAAGTCTTACTTAGATAAAGTACACCCTATGACTTACGCTGAATTCTTCTACCTGTGTAATCCTGAGAAATATTATACTTTTAAAGTATTAATTACTCGTTACCCTATAGATAGTTTTAACTCTATCTATTCAAGTAACTTATACCTGAAAACAACAGGTAATGCTAAATTAAAATACGAGCTAGGAGATGACTGGCAAACTCATGTGAACATGGCTAGAGAATATCCAGAACATGATTTAAATGCAGCATGGTTAAATACTGTAGCAGTTAATCCGACCAAGCTTAGTGCTTTGGGAGCAGATCGAAATAAAAACTAATCTTAGTCTTACCGGATTTTATTTCTTAAATACTTATATAGAAGTAAGATTGGGTTAGAATTAGTTTAAGATTAACCGTCTTTTTATTAGGTCCTAATATTAATTTATTAGCATCTCTCTAATTGCGGGGAACTCTCAATGATGTTGTAAGTACTACTTATTACTAGAAATAGATAATAATACCTGTAACGTAATAATGTAATCAGGCACAGTGAAAACCTTACACTAGAGACAATCGGCGCAGCGAAGTCCCTAAGTTTTTATAAGAATATGGGATGTGTTCAACGACTATGGCACAGAGCCAGTACAGCCAAGCGGTACGTAGCGTAAAGCTCCACGCGTAAATCGTTTAAATGGAAACGGGAGACAGATTAGGAATATATTGAATACTAATCCACTACAAAAGTTTAAACTCTTGTAGTGACAGCTATAAGCTGTTGAAGATATAGTCTATGGCCCACAGCGATGTGGGATGCCTTAACGTTGATTTGTTAAGGGGCTAGGGAGTAGCGACCCTAGTAAACTCAGTCAGTTCGATGGAGATAAATCGGTTCGGTAGGGGACATTTCTTGATAGTATGTATTAATTCTTTTTTATTTAAAATAGGAATACAAAAATGCATACTTTTCATGATGTCCCAGGATATCCGAACTTAATGGTGAATAAACTTGGTGAAGTTTGGGATAAACTAAACGAACGACCCGCTACGTTGTTAACAAATCGTAAAGGATATAAGAATATATTTTATACCGATGAGTACGGTAAAAAATGTGGAGCTCTAGCCCATCGGTTAGTGGCTTTAGCATTTTTAAAACAACCTGAAGGTTATACAATCGTTAACCACAAAGATGGTAACCCAAGCAATAACACTCTTTCAAATTTAGAATGGTCTACATATCGCTTAAACAATATTCATGCGGTAGAGCATGGCCTTAAGAGCGATAACATTAGATGTAAAATAAGAGATTTTGACACTAAGGAAATTAAACATTTTGCTTCTCTAAAACTAGCAAAAGAATATATGGGCTTAGATGTAAAAACCGATAATAGACATTTATACGGTAAAACATACGGTTATTTAGTTAAAGATAAATACGAGTTTAAGTACGAATACGATAATAGCCCATGGTTTTACGAAAATTATCCTAAGAAAATTAATACTAGATATAAGTTTACCATTGACGATAAAGTAGTTTATGGTTTAAATAATATTAGAAAGTTTCTAGGAATAAATGGAAATGAATCAGTAAAAGCCATCTTGAATCAAAACCCTAATATTAAATTAGAATATAAAAACCCTCCGCCTAAATGCGGTAACCCGAAAAAGGAACCTATCGAAATAAAAGGTGTACGCGAAGATGATGCTGTTTTATATTTTAGTTCTATTAGAGAAGCAAGTAGAATGACTAAATGCGATAAACGAAGAATAGCAGAACTATGTGATACCGGTAGAACTGTATCTAACATGGTTACAAAAAGACGCTGGATCTTCACCAAAGTAAATAAACCAGAATAAGAAATTGTGTCTCCTAACTCCTCTAATTGCGGGAAGTATCCAAAGATGATTGTAGTTACCACTTATACGTCGAAAGACAGTATAACACCGTTAGAGTAATGATTCAATACGGTATGGTGAAAACACTACACTAGGGTTAACCGACGCAGCAAAGTACCTAAATATATATTTTAGATATATACACGGTATAAGTTCAGAGACTATCGAAAGCGTATCTTACCTAGGGATAGGTGTAGAGAAGAAGTGAGTAGAGTAGGATATAAACTGTATATCCGAAACGGGGAGGTCTTTATATCACTAGACCAGTTATATAGAGATAAGATATAGTCCACAAGAAAATGACAGTTTCAGCAAATATTGTTTACAGTAAAGAAGCAATAGAAGAAATTGATAACAATTTGAAATCTAAAAGTTCAGTTATTGGTCCTAGAGGAAACTTTTTATTTAGTGCTGATACGCTCATCGCTCAGCGAGTAATGCGATCCTTCACTGGTCCAGTAGAACAATAAACAGGATATAAATCATGCAAGAATTAGATATAGCTTTAGAGAGTAGCATTTCTCTAGAAGCAGAACTGTACGATTTATTTTATCGTAAACGTGGTGTAAGAAGAATAGCACAAATTGCTAATCCTATATTTTCAGATATAGGTGCAACCACTTTTCCAAAAAACTCAATCTATCATTATAATCCTGAGAGCCCATTATTATTTGGTCCTCAAGAAAATAATCCGTGGTTTGTTGGAGAAAATCATCTTAAGTTTATAGAACATGTAGCGAGTTTTAAAACAGAAACAATAGGTACTATCGTTCGTAAACCTGGAAGTGAAATACAGTATATACAAGCTTATAGACGTAAACATCGTACGTTGAAATTAATGCGTAATTTCTTTAACATCAATGCACAACCAAATATGTTGATCATCTATAACTATTGTTTACTTAATCAATTATATAAATACAGACCACATCGGTTTATTAGTTATTTTAATTTCCAGAACTTATATTCGACTATTTTGACTAAAATCAATCAAGTAGCGAATCAGTCTGATAGACATCAGTTCTTTGAATTAAGATTACCTAAAACGATTTTAACTCGTAGTTATTATAGATCATTAGCAAAAGAATATTTTAATACGGGTATGACTAACCGTATGCTTCATTTCTTTTCAGATAGTGATGCATGGTTGATTTTCCATTTATGGATGTGGATGGGCGATGAGCGTTCTAAGTCTATCTTCAATCTAATAGAACAAAAGAACTTATCAAAAGTTAATCTTCTATTAACAGAAAGCGGTAAATACGTTTTAATTAATTTAGGTGAATTAAATAAATGGATTACTGAAGAATCTAATGAAGATGATTTTGAAGAAATGGACGACGATGGAACGATCATTTCGAATAGAGCTTTAGGTATACGAGTTAAGTTCTATAACTTACTTAATAAGTTATTAGAATTCAGAACAGGTGCGCCAAGTGCGATTAAAGTTGAACCTGTAACTTATACTGAAGCGGAACTAAATGATATAAGTGAAGTAGAAGATGATGAGGGTGAAGTATCACAACCTACCCAACCTATTGAAACAAAACCTAAATCTTTAACGGATTCATTTATTTCTGCTGTTGGTAAAGTAACGGATACTAAAGTTCAAACCACGGAAGATAAAGCGAAGCAACAAATAGAGAAGAGTAAAGCTAATACTTTTTCTAGAGTGCTTAAACCGCTTCCTAAAGAAGAACCTGATGAACAGGATACAGTTGACAATACCGTATCAGAACCAGAACCAGATTCTAAATTAGCTGGACAATCAGATAAGGTAGAATTACCTGAAGATGTGCAAGAAGTGGTTCCAGATGAACCTGAAACGGAATACATCCCTGAAGATCCTTATAAAGATTTACCTGAAGACCCATATCAACGCTTACCACTACGTGAAGCGATGAATAAGGTTAAAGAAGGTGAAATGTCTGCAAGGGAGTTTCGACGTATTCAACGTCAAGCTGAAGCATACACCATGATTCCTAATCCGTTTGATGAATCAGGTAAAACTTCTTTAAAAGATTTCATGGAATCGAATACTAAAGAGGATGTGGAAATCAAACCTATTGAGGTGCCTGATTCAGACTGGATTCTTGATAAGAATATGCTTAAAACAACTGTCGAACCTTTGACTAGACAATACATCGAGAAATCTCTTAAACGAGATGTTGTTAAATCATTGATGTCTATCCAGAAAGCAGGGATGATGGTAACCGATCTTAAGTTGGAAACCCAAAACGACGTTGCAAGTAAGTACGATATCTGGAAAATGAAAGTACAACCTATCGGCGGTACAGAAGCAACCGTAACGATTAAATTACCTCATGTAGATAAAGAGGGTAGATTTAAAGTTAACGGTATTTATTATAATCTAAGAGCGCAACGTAAAGACCTTCCGATACGTAAGGTTTCTACCGATAAAGTTGCATTGACTTCTTATTATAGTAAGCTTTCCGTTTCTAAAGCTGAAAGAAGAACATTTAATCTTGAATCGTTTTATCATACGCAATTAAACGCAAAGATCATTGATAAAGATATTATTCATGTAGAATATTCAAATAGAATCAATACTGAATTAGATGTTCCTACCGAATATCATCACGTTGCTTCTCGTTTTAAACGTTTTGAGTTATTAAACAATAAACAAGTTATTTATTGTAACTTCGATTATAATCATCGTAATGTTTTAATCAATAACGATGATAAACGTTTAGCTGCACTTGAAGCGAAATACGACGGTGTTATTTTTGCTAAAGATAAAAGTCATTTATATTTCATTAGTAAATCTGATAACATGGTTTATTCTACCGATCAAGGTTATCAACCTAAACCGCTTTATGAATTCCTAGCAATAGAAAAAGAACCACCTTTAGAAATGGCAGAGATTAAAGTATTCTCTAACTCTATTCCTTTAGTGTTCTTATTAGGTTATTATAAAGGTTTATCCGGTTTGCTAAGAGAACTTAACGTACGTCCTCGTAAAGTATTCAGAGGACAACGACCTAATCTTAGTTCTACGGAATATGCGATTAAATTTGCCGATGAGGTTTGGGTATTCGATAGACGTGATACTAAAGCAGCTATTATTCTATCTGGTTTCAATCATTATAAACGTTATATCGAAGATTACGCTGTAAATCAATTCGATAATAAAGATACGTTTATTGCTATTTTAAGCGATGCTGGTTTAACCATGCAAGTTGAAAATGAATTTAAACTCATGGAAATGCTGTGGGTAGATGAGATAACGAAAGAGTTATTGATTCAAATGCAAGAACCTACAGATTTCGTGTCTTTATTATTTAGAGCAGCAGAATTACTTACTATTCCTTATTCACGAGCTGAAGTGAATATGGACGATATGATTATAGCCGGTTATCAACGTATCGCAGGTCAAATTTATAAACAACTTGCAGGCAACGTTAAAACCATGATGAATAATCGTAGTATCCTTGCTAAGAAACGATTCGATATGCCACCTACGCATATCTTGCAAACGATCATGAAAGATCCTTCTGTTTCTTTAGTGGATGATATTAACCCTATCCACAACTTAAAAGAACACGAGAACATCACCTTTGGCGGTGATGGTGGTCGTAGTCGTAGATCGATGGTATCTCGTACACGTACTTACTCTAAATCGGACTTAGGTGTGATTTCAGAAGCAACTGTAGATAGTGCAGACGTAGCCGTAACAACATTCTTATCTGCTAACCCTGCGTTAACTACGACGTTAGGTAATAGCAAGCGTATCGATACTCAGAATACCTCAGCAGCTGAAGTTTTATCAACCACTAGTAACTTATACGTTGCATCTACTCGAGATGATCAACAATATTAATATTTTTTAAAAAAGGACAAACATAATCCCGCCTAACTCTGGAACAGTTAGACGGAAACAACAATTTTTAATATCCAGGAAAATCCTTATAACGTACATATGCTTTACCATCTTTCCAGAATTTGTTTGGATTAGCTTGGTTAAGACGTTCGTTTAATGTCGTTACACCGATATTATTTTCTTTAGCACAATCTCTTGCGTTAAGATAGATTTTAAATGAGCCATCTTGTAGAATACGTTTTACAGGTACAGCTTCACCTTGTTTATTTAATTCAAGATAAATATCGGGAATATTACGCCAAGGTGTTAAATCGTTTTTAATCTGCCAGATACTCTCATTACACAAGAACACTCTCTGGTTAGAATTAGCGTACTCTGATATTGCTCCAGGAGATAATTTAAGGAAATTACCACACTCGTATTGGCTATCGAATTTATATTCTTCATTAGTGATGACATTTCTTAAATACGTTTTATTAGAGGTTCCTTCATTGAATAATTGGGCCACTATTTCTTCATGGGATAATTCAGGAAATGGTTTATTATCCTCCGAGTATTTACGAATCTGTACACCAGGGGACCAAACACGAGAATCGGGTTGTGAAAGACGATACTCGATGAGATCTTTGTTATCACCCCAACCAATGGTAATAGAAGCTATAATGCGATTAGGATAAATGAAAGTTTCACCGGTAAAGACGTCTTTAACTTCGACTTTAATGAAGAATCTATCATCAAAGCTTTCGTAGTAATGTCTTAGATTTTCTTTTGGAGTAAGCCATTCTAAATTTTCTAGACGGTTATCGTCAGATTGGTTGTTAATGTGATTTACTTGCAATTTAGTTAAATCACGAACATCGGGGATAAACATATAGGCTACTAAACGATGTAGTAACAGTTTATATTGTTTACCATCTACAGTTAAAGCTATTGTTTTATACCCACGACTGTTGGTGCCTTTAGCGATGGATCTACCGTTACTTACATTTATAACGTCAGAAGATTTGTTAATAGCATATGCTGGCATACCGTGAATGTGATAATAACCAGGATATTCTAAACATGGTTTTAACCATGGATACGGATTAGGGATACAAGTTATTGGTGTATCGTTATCGTCGTAAGTTACGTCGATATATGGATAAAGATTAGGATATTTTAAATCCAATAATAATTGTTGATGTTCATAAGCATCATAATCGTCATAAATGTTATAATCAAATGATGACATGTTTGTTTCCTTTTAATTTAAATAAAAATATTAATGGGTCCACCTTTATAAGAAGGTGAATTCCCTCTAATTGCGGGAAAGTTTATATAACGACTTTAACTACCACTTATAGCTAGTAATAGACTATAATACTGCGAGAGTAATGATTCAGCGCAGCATGGTGAAAACGTTAAATCGGAACTAACCGACGCAGCGAAGTTTCCTACCTACCTTAGGGTAAAGGAAATGTGTTCACAGACTAGTGCGGTAGCACGTAAGGCATCTCTAGATGTCTGAAACGGGGGACATGTGAGAGGGTTACGACCTCCACCTCTTATTTAGAATTTGTTTTAAGTAAGGGCTTGATAAATAATTCAAGATGAAGATATAGTCGTAAAACCTTTTTCATTGAATACTAATACTATATATTTTTGTACATAAATATAAGTAATAACAAAAAGGTTTTAACCTAAGCGCGCTTTATTTAGTGCCATTCAGAACAGTCATTCATTAGGTATGATTAACTCCATGCCTCAGGCTGTACGTACTGGATATGACACTATTATAGCGCATCGAGTAGATGAAAAATTTGCAGCAGTATCTAAAGGTAAAGGTAAAGTTACTGAAGTAAGTAATAATCACATTACGTTAACTTACGAAGACGGTACGACGGATCGTTTTAAAATCGGTTTAAACTATGGTGTATCGACAGGTAGTGTTGTTAACAACATGTTGGTTACTGATTACACTGTAGGACAAGAAGTAAACAAAGGTGATGTGGTAGCATTCCATCCTGCACACTTCCAACGTGATGTATTTGATAAATCTCAAGTGTTATTTAAAAACTCGATTTTATCATTTACAACATTTATGGAAAGTAATGATACTGAAGAAGATAGTAGTGCTATTTCTTTAAAACTAGCAGGTAAGATGGAAGTACCGGTAACTGAAGTAAGAGATATCGTCGTTTCATTTGATGATACGATTCGTCATCTTGTAAACGTTGGTGATAATGTAGAAAGTGAAACACCTTTATGCACTATCGTTAATGCCGTGTTTACAGAAAACAGCATGTTCGATAAGAACAGTGAGTATTTAGATACACTTAATCAATTAGCTAATGTATCGCCTAGAGCGAAACATCACGGTATGGTGACTAAAATAGAGGTCATGTATTACGGTGATAGTAGTACAGCATCTGAAAGTGTGAAATCTATTATTAGTAAATTTGATAAAGAAAGAAGAGTGCTTGCTGAGAGATTAAAAGATGGAAGCCCGACAGTAGGATTGTTAAAAGAACCTATCCGTGTGGGTGGAAATGTTTTAACCGATAGAAGTTTAGTGATTAAATTCTATATAGAACATCATGACGGAATGGGTATCGGGGATAAATTGGTGGTTAAATAGATAGCCCAGATAAGTATTTATCTGAGACCTCCTTTAATTGACGGGGAAACCTTATAGAGCTTTGTACACCAAGCTAATACAGAAATGTAATGAGTGGCCATTCTAACTAAATGGGTATGGTAAAAGAGACAGAGATTAGGTAATCCGCAGCCGAAACTCTTAACAGGTAAAGCTGAAGAGGAGGGTTCAACGACTAAGACCTCACCAGTCTGTACACCTAAGTAGGTGGAAATAGGAGGCTACCGTGATAACGGTAGTGATATAGTCTGAGCATCCATGGCGACATGGAGCAGTTTACTCGATGGAAGAGTAGACGGGTAGGAATTAACGAATCCTATCGAACATATCTGATCAAATCAGTTAAAATCTGTTGTAGCACGAGTAATGACGGGTGTGAATGAAACCAAGTCAGGTAAACCAATAGACGCTATATTTGGTTATCAATCTATCAGTAACCGTATCGTAACTTCTGCTGAAGTGATAGGTACGACTAATACGTTACTTAGAGAAATAACGAAAGAAGTGATTGGTATTTATCGTAATGATACAAAAAAAATAAAATAACTTAATGTCATATATCCTACACCCAAAAAGGTGTAGGATATATGTTCGATTGTTATTTTAGAGCATATAGCTGTTTAATATCTCTTAGTTCATTTATACATACTTCAAAACATTTTTCATGATCTAAGATATCGTTTTCAAACAACTCTATACATGAATCAATAGATAAACTAGTATAAGTTTCCCATTCATCATGAGTATAGTAATCTTTTAACGCTTGATATTTTTCTTCACCTAGTTTACTAAGATGATACTTCCAGCCATCTGCTTTACGTTCAAGGTATAGACCATCATCTATTTTACGTAAATAATACAGGCGTGTATCTTCTAGTTGTCTAAAAGATTTAACTACAACTAAACTATTAAAGAAGACAGAGATGGATTCTCCGCTTGATAAAGTTAATTTTAACTCACTAACGTTTAAACCGATATCATCATTCTTCACAACTGGAATTAAGCTAGCTGATTCAATAAGATCGATGGATTGTTGATCGGAAATCCATTTTTCTATTAAGGTTTTTGATTGTTCATTCATGTTTTACTCCTCAGTAATAAAAGATATATAACTCAAATAGATAATGTAAGTTCTTAACATTGAACAAACACCCTGAACATCCTATGTACCTCTTATTAAGTAATGTTTTACCTAATAGGATGGGATATTTTTATTTTGGCCAAAATATAAAAAGGAAAATAATAATGACAGAAAAATATGTGCATGTAAGCACCACTGCTAACATGATTCAAGCTATCGTTAATGTTCTTTTGAATTTAGATAAAGAATGTGTGGATGTTCCACATGATCCAAGAGAATTAACTAACGATGTTCAAGCAACTATTGCAAGAATGGTTGGAGGTGCTTAATCATGTTAACCGAATTAACATTAGAATCAGCAGTAGTATTAGCTGAAGAATTAGAACGTAGAAAAGCTTATCTCGTTCCAAACGTAGATACCCCTGTTGAAGAGTTAGTTGCTGCAGCAGAACCTGTTACTGATAAAGTACCGGAAGAACCTGAAGCCATCGTAGAATCGTTAGAAGAAATGACTTCTAGTCCAGTTGAAGTAACACCTGAAACCCATGATAACATTTTAGAAGGTATCACAAGTACTGTTTCTGGTTTATTAAATAGACGTTTACATTTAGCTAAAGATGTGGTTAATCCACTCATTGCTAAATATACTGATTTAATTTCTAAATACATTGAAGGTTATGTTCCGCAAACAGCAGAAGTAACTGAAGTAGATTTCGGTGAATTTTATAATCATCCATTAGCTCGTAATATCTTTGAAGGTTATGGTATTAAAGATCTTGAACCTGTTCAAGGTTTTAAAGGTATCGTTTTAGATGAAACCAATAACTATTATAAAGGTGCATTAAAAACCGGTAGTGGTTTCATTGATAAGAAATTAGAAGAAATCATCAATGAACGTGGTGAAGACTGGTATCTTGATGTGGTTCGTAAACATTTCACCAACGGTCAAGAATTAGTTATCGTAAAACCAGAAGTAACTAATGATTATCGTGAAGAAGCGGATAAGAACCTAGTTATTCACATGGTTGCTAGACATTTATACGATCGTAATGAAACGTTAAACAGTGAACCTGTTAAAGAACAAGAACTTAAACTATTACGCATCTTAGGTCGTACTTCTCAAAATATCAATAACTTGTTCAAATTACAAGATGATTTAACAGCTAAAGAAGTTGTGGTACCTGTAAGAGCGTCTAACGAAGGTATTACTGTTTATGGTCCTAACTACCGTAAGTTCTTAGATAAAGGTGGTAACAACAGTATTCTTGCTGGTTACGTAAAAGTTAAAGGTCCTGCTTTAGGCATCGAAGGTTTATTAGAGAAAAAAGTTTCTCTTGAATCTGCTTACGATCAAGAAGTATCTGGTGAAATCCGTCGTTTACGTTTAGAATCTATTCGTTTAATGCGTTTAGGTGCGACTCAAGAATTAGGTAAAATCGTAAAAGATATCCCAGTTGAAGTATTAAACACTATCCCTGAATTACAAGCTGAAAATATCAATGTAGAAGCAGCGTTAATGCAACGTGGTCGTGAATACATTCAAAGTACACCAGTCACTTCAGTAGAAGATATTTATAGCTACGCTTCTAACATCATCACTTTAGGTTTATTACCAGAGTTAGAATTACACATGTTCTACAACACCATGGATAAATATTTAAAACCATCTGGTAATGGTGTTACACTTACTCCAGCTCAAGCAGCTTATTACGCTTGTTTAGAAGAAGTCACTAAATACTTCTTATCTCAAGTTTCATTGCTGTCTACTAACAAGTAAACAGTATTTGTAAGGAATAAAGTAAAATGCCGTATACAAACTTAAAACGAAATAAAGATGTTATTTTAAACGCAATAGAAATAGATAACACGGGGAAGATGATCGCTAAAAGTGATTTAAAGATTGTCATTCCTGTAAGATACGAAGAAGCCAATTTAGCAGTGATGGGTGCGAGTGTATATAGTCTCGCTATCTTTGCTATTATCGTTGGCGATAGTTATGCAGTAAATGTGGTTCCATCTAAAGTACGTTTATTCCCTGTAGAAATAAATGAAGTTAAATTTAACGAACACGGTTATTACGAGCTTTCATTCGTAAAAGGCTCAATGATTACCGATAATATCAACTTAGTTAAAGATAATACTTTAGGTTATTATATTTATAACTACTTTATTGCTTTAGGGAAAGTGCCTTGGTTCATGGGTGCGATCGATATGCTTAATATCTTATCTAAATCTAAAGAATATACTGGAGCTGTATACGGTGCTGGTCAGACTATCATGGAGATGATCATCTCCATGTGTCTAAGGGATAATGTTGACGTGATGAAGTATTGGAGACAAACTTTAAAAAGTCAACAAGAAGCTTATACGTCAGTCCCTGATTTTGCACCTTTACGTAACGTACCTTTAGGTGCACGAAATACTACCTCTAAATTAATGGGTGCGTATTTTGATGAAGGTTTGAATTCAGCTTTACTTTATCCTTCAGATACTACTGAACGAGTAGAACAACTATTAAGACAGTAGGGATAAGAATATGAGTATTTTAACTAAATATAAAACAGCTAATGGTAGTGCTGTTCACTCTTTAGAAGACGGTGAAGAAACCGTAACAGAGGAGGTTCAACCTGAACTTACTGAAACCGATGAAACTACTGAAATTAGTAGTGACGAAAATATTGAAACCAGTGAAGAAGTGGCAGAAACAAGTGGAGAAGACTCAGAAGATACTACCGAGTCCGATTTATCTGTTACTGGACAAGAAGACACAGAAGTCGATCAATCGTCACAACAAGAAAGTGGAGAACCAACAGAAGAACCTTTCCAAGAAGAACGAGAAGTAGAACTCGATGATCCTGAAGCTGAAAAGCAAGAGATCATTGTATACTTATCTGCTCTTTTAGGTGATGATGTATCGGAACTTACTTTATTTTCAGCAGGTGAAATAAATAGACCTTTATATCATGTTTCAATGAACCCGAATGTTAAGATCTTTAGTCCTAAAGTTTCTTCACGTACTTTAAGTTCTGAAGATAGAAGCGTACCTCGTGTATCAACTTCTACATCACTTATTGGATGTTTAAACGGATATCAATCCATGTTTACAGATATGGCTGGTAGAGAACGTAAGAACTTTACAGGTTTATATACTGTATATGAACTTCCGTATCAATACGCTGTAAAACCATCTGAAAAACTATTAGCTGATGTATCATCTTCCGATGAATATTGGTTAGTATCGTGGAAAAAAGAAACGTATAGTATCAGACCTAACACAGTTTGTGAATTCACTATTCCTCAAGTACAAACGACTTATGGAAGTGATGGTGAAGATCAACGTGTTACCATGTTCTTAAAAGTATTAGGTGAAAGTCTATACTTAACGCATGACATCAAACTTGTTAAAGGCTATTACGAAATCACATTACGTAATTACGATTACGACTATCCTTTGGAAAACAATAACAAGATAGAAGTAAAAGAGATAACAGAAAACGATTATAATAAAGTTACATCTTTATCTATAATGATTAAGAAGAAAGGATAATAAATGGCAACAGTACATTATGGCTGCACCGCATTACTTGGGACGAATAAAGCTGGTGTGTTAAAACCAGATGCTCAAGGAAGATATGACATGGTGTTGGGTGCTCTAGAGTATCCTAACAGTGTTGGCGATATTTATACTTTAAAATCTGCTCAAGAATTCTTTAAACCAGGTTCGTCTTTAATGAGACGTGTTGGTAAAGGGCAATTAAGATCAGAATATGGTCATCCTAAAAAACTACCAGGTCAATCAGAAAACGAATATTTAACTCGTATTTTAACCATTGAAGAAACTTTAGTGTGTGCTCACATTTCTGATATTTATATCGATTTTGATGGCGTAAGAGATCCTGAAACAGGAAATAAAATTATTGCCATTAGAGGTAAAGTAAAACCTTCTGGCCCTTATGGTTCAGTATTAAAAGAAATGTTAGATGACCCTAACCAAAATGTCGCGTTTAGTATTCGTTCTTTAACGTTAAACCGTCAAGTAGGTTATCGTCAACACAAAGACTTTACTCAGATTGTCACTTGGGACTACGTAAATGAACCTGGTTTAGCACCAGCTAATAAATACGCAGTACCAACATTAGAATCACATTCATTAGATTTAGAAACTATTGAAGCATTAGCTAAGAATGAACAAAATCTAATTTCTACTGAAAGTGCGACATTACTTACTGAACTATTACAACATTTAAAACCGGCTTATACTGCTAGAGCAAAATGGTAAAAAAAAAATAATATTTTTTCTGTTTTTCTTTACAGCGCAAGTTAGTTATATGCTTGTAGTTAAAAGTGCGGACTTTTAATATAAGCTATAATAGTTCTTTTGAATTGTTTGTTGATGGGTAATACCTAAACAGTTAATTCCTTAAATTAATTGTTTGAGTAAAAAAAGAAAACATATCCCTCTGGCCTTTCGGCTAGAGGGATTATGTTCGATTATTTAAGACTCTGGATAAACTGTTCACGAACTGAAAGTTTAGGTTTATCTAAATCATAGAACCCACGACTAAAGCTAGTTACAGTATCAGTGTAACGTTTAGTGTTGCGACTATACGTACTTTTCGTTTCTTTCACTACGACTTTAAATCTAGCTGGATCTTCCGGGAAGAGTAATACCCAACCGATATCATAATGCCCTACTAATAAACCAACTCTACCTTCTTTGTTTTTCACAAATTTAGGATATTGATTAAATTCAAATTGAGCAGCTGAATCTAGGTTAACGTAGACACGATAGGTAATAGTGTGTCTCGAAACACCTTTATCCATTTTAGGCTCTTTGAATAAAATACGGGTAATGTCGCTTTCTTTTTCAGCAATGGTTTCGAAATTAGAAACAGAATAAATCCCTGCAATGTTATTCAGGAATTCTTCTTTTTCTTTTTCATCATACTGAAAATGAACATGGTTGATCTTATAGATCTCCATTGTTACACCTTAGTAAATTGAGCAAGGATTTGGGTTTTTAGTATTATTTTTAGTTTCTACATAATTACCACTGTTCCATAAGTTACCTTCAGAGTCAGTCGTATAGACTAATTCTTGAAATACTTCAGGAACAAATACCCCTTGACTACGCCAGTTTTTACGATTCTTATCGAATTTCCATGACTTGTTGATGTCGTAGTAAGCACCAGCACGGTTAGGATCACCGATATGATCTACATACTTGGCAGGAAATAGTGCCATTTCGAAGTAATCCGCGCATGACCAGTCACCGCTATAAACGAGATCAACACTGTTACTTGTGATAACAGTTGCTTGAGCAGTAGAGGTTACAGCAGATGCGATAACTACAGCGGCTAAGATTGATTTTAAGTTTTTCATAATTAAGTTTCCTTTTTTTGTTGGTTGATGGATATGATAAAAGATACTATTATCCTTTATTCAATTAGATTATATAAGTTTATAATTTTGATGCATTTGAACATAAGTCCCGTATCTATTACGATACGGAACATTATTAATTACATTTTTTATCTTCGTACCATTTGATCCCGTGTTTAACAGGAGGCATAAATGGTTTGAGTTTTTTGACAACAACCACGTTATTAATATTGATCGGTCTAGGTCTTACTTGGAAAGTCACTTTACCGTAATATGCAATACTATAGTCGGTCATGGTTAGAGTTAATCTAGGATAGATGCTATCTTCTTTATACTCATCAATAAAATCATCACCAAATTCTTCTAATCTTCTAGAGGATTCAGCAAAATCAATTTTAATATCTTCCAATACCACATCTTCTTCGATAAGTCTAACTTTAGCTTGTTTAAAGAAATCATCTAATAAATCATGCGTAGTATTATACTTCTTACTAGGATCTAAGAATAAAACAAAGTTAAATCCTTGGGTCTTAGCAACTTGATTGATATCTACACGGTTATAGTGAATTTCTTGAGTGTCCTGAGGAATATTGAAACCAATTACACGAGCAAATTTAATTTTGGTATTCATATCTTCATCGTCATCTAACTTGGTAGGACGAGTAAAGAAAGTCATGTTAGGTTTTAACATGCTAGTCATACTTTCTCTATTTACCCAGTTAAGTAAATCGATTAACATTTCTTTACCGGTTTTAGTAAAATCTGCTTGATAGTTTACATATTCTCTTTCTTGTTCACATGTACAACTCATCTTTTTATTTTCTCACTTTTATATTCTTTAAATGATCGAAACATATGAGGGTAGGTTGGCCCCTACCCTCATAGCATCTAAACGTTATAGTGTAATACAAGATGTGTAGAAACGTTACCACAATATTGTTCATTAAGTTCAATGATGGTAACGTTAGAATACAAATCTTTATTACATGGTTCGTTACAGAGTTCAGTTAAACCATTGTATACGACTTTAGCACCATAAAGGTTAAAGTCCATTAAACTATCTTTAAACACCCAAGGTGTATTAGTGTAATAATTTAATTCAGTTACAAATGTTTGACTTAATTCATCGTTTACATTTAACGTTAATAAGAATCGTTTAATATCGCTATAATCGTTACCGTAAGTTAACATGTGACCATTAACGGTATTAGGTTTTAATCCGTTAGCAATCAATGAGTTAACACGTGCACCGTTTATTTTAATTAATAAAGGTTTTAAACTTTTTTCTTCATCGATAACGATTACATCGATCTGACCGTAAAACGCTGGATTACCATCTTGTATTTTTAATTTAAATTTAAACGGAGGAACCCCAGAGGATAGATCTCCATCTACGATATCCGTTTCATCTAAATATAAACCATACTTATCGTTGATAGCAACAAGGTAATCTGATACTAATTTTTGGTTACCAGGCAGTACTTTAACATCTACCCCTAAAAACAAATTAGCAATATTGATACGATCGTATTCAAATTCAACTTTTTCAGTGTAACCTCTTCCAGGCACAGGTACTAAAGTAGCTTTAGTATTAAAGTGTCCAGTTTCTTGATACACTACATCTTTAATAGAAACATCATCTTTCGTTAATTCAAAACCACAGCTCGCGCTTATGGTTTCTAATGCTATTTCTAAACTAGTTTTCTTTAAACTATTCATCTACTTTACCCTTATAGTTTTTATCTACGTAAACCACACCACGGACGATTAAGTTACCACTTTCATCTTCCACCACTCTTGATCTATCTTCAGTCGTAGCATGGATTTTAAATTTACTTAAATCCCAAGCGTTCTTAGCTATAGGTTTGATTTCTTTACCTGGAAGTACAGTCACTTTAGATACGTTATATCTCACATCAGGCATTGGTGTATAACTATAGTTAATGAATCTAGATTTCGTACTGAAATCAACCATAGCTAAATTACCTAACCATCTACCATATCCGGTTACTTTATCCGTGTTCTCGATATCCCAGAATAAACTTTCTTTACTGAAGGCATATCCACGACACCAATGGTTAACGTAATCTAAATCTGATAATTTACCAAAATCTAAATGTTTACCTGAATTACTCAGTATATCGTAACGGATATATGGAATATCGAAAATATCCACATCATCGTTATCGACTTTCTTCAAGAATTGAATAGAGTAAGAACTTAATTGTTTAAGTAATCTTACCATCATCCCTTGGATTTCAGAAACAGTAAGTACTGTACGTAAATCTGTACCTGTTGCATATTTAACAATATCATCACCGAGTTTACCCCAGTGTTCTTTATTGTAGTTAGCGAAATTATATCCGTATTTCTTAAAGTATTCTTTAAATGTCATACCGGGTTCTGCAAGTTGACAAACAACAGTTTCGTAGTACTGATTTACGATCGTTTTAACCTGAGGGTGTCGTCTATAACTTTCAACAAAGCTATACATGTTTCGGTGTATAAGTTTGGCTTGATACACTTCTTCACAGAACTCAGCAAATCTTGCAGTACTAATAATCTTACCAGATAAAGGTGCATAATGGTCAGCTGCGTGAACATATTCCATTGGTGTAATTTTTAAAGAAATTAACTTAGCCACTTCTTCAATAGTCGGGCGTTTGTTTTTCAATACTTTATTTACAGTGATAGTCGGTATCGGATAATCTTTACCCTCTTCAAATACACCATGAGCTTGCATTACTGCATAAATGTAAGTAACAAGCGCTTGTTTCATGTTAAAGTTAAATGCATTAGAACTGTTAGGGTCATTAACGATGATATTAGCTAAATACATGTCGTTAGACGCTAAGTAGATCCATTCATTCAATTCAACATCGTGTTTCTTAATGGCAGCTATTTTGGTATAGTCCGTAGAACGTGCTTCAAGAACCTTAGAAGGTAAGTTATTGTGAGCAACAGTCGTAATACGTTTATTGGTAGTAAGATATTCATTTTCGAAATCTACTTTATTATCACGGGATTCTTCGTACTCTTGTTCCATCAATTGACGAACACTACGTAAGTCACCTTCTCTTGTTTGGATATCAAACAAGTTTAAAGGATCACGTTTCCATTCAGAATAAGGATAATATATACCGTTATCACTATCCATTAATTCAGTTTTATGAATCACATGGAATTCTGATAAAGATAGATTTCTTACTGTCATTACGTTGTGTATCAGTTTCGTAAAGGTTTCCATTTTACCTGGGTTACTTTCTACCCATCGGATATTTCTATAGAACCATAAACGTTGATATACCGTTAAGTAATCTTTATATACATCAAGATATTGATGAGAACCAAGATAGTTCCATACGTGGAAAGTATGTGCTTCAATCGTTCTACTTAAATCATAACGAATATTCATTATGATAAAGGGTAAATAAATATAAAGTATACCAATTCTTGTAGCTGTATATAAATCTTCTATTTTACAATAATCTTCATTATTCCATCTATCGTAATAACGATAAACGTAGTCTTGTAATCTTTGAATAAGACTATATTCGTTTTCTTCAACGTAAGAATGATCCCAAGCTAAGATAGTATTGTTTTTAACTTCAATCGCATAATCGATATCGACTGGGTTGATCACACCTTTAATGTAGTCAATGTGTTCTGGATATTTATCTAACAGTTTTCGATAGTATGTTGAACCTATGGTATAATCTCTAGCAGTGGCTCTATGTAATTTAAGATTCTCTACAGTGAAATCAATAAGTTCATGAGTATCTAAACTGATGACTTTTATAATAAATTCTTTTTCTTTCGTTACTTTATTGTAACGGTACTGTTGTTCGTGTGGTATGCCTGCTAGATGCATGTAATAACGCCAAGTGCGTTTATCATATTCGTCAAGATTATATAAAGGCAAACCCGCCTTTTCTCGAAACATTAAATCGAACTTATCATGTTCATTTATTGCTTCAGCAGTTTGATCACTTTTTATAACGATAGTTCTTGAAAAATCTAAACAGGATTTATAATATAATTTATAAGACTGACTAGACACTCGTTATCTCCTAGTTATAATTTAAAAGGGTGTAATTTATGCAAAATATTTATAGTGGTGAACATAAACTCACCGTTTCAGATTTTAGAAATCTGAAGACTATTAAACATAATGAGATAGCGAGAGCTATCTCGACAAAACTCATAAAAGATCCAGATAACAATTCGTTAACTGGATATGACGGTAAACGCCGTCCTGATGAAAGTGTATTAAATAATCTTTCAGAAGCTACCGTCTCTAACATAGAAGAGTATAACCTTATCTTCCAAACATTGCCCGATACTAAAATAGCTATGGAGATTTGGGTTTCATGTCTTCTATCGCCTAAAGACTCGGTAACAGAATCCTTAGCATGGAGTATTAATAATAAGAACAGCGAATATAGCGCTGAACTATTTAATGAAATGCTAACAGAATTAAAAGACTACTTCGAAACGGATTATGAACTCTTTGATATTCTTAAACCAGCTATCGAAGATGCGTTATTTAAAACCGGTAGTTACCCATTAGTCATATTACCTGAATCTTCTATTGATGATATCATCAATGGTAAAACAGTAGTTTCCAATGAAGCTATTGTTGATAAAACATTTAAAAAGGTATCGGGTGATTATGTTATCCCAAGTATCGGTTATTTGGGAAGTCCAGTTAATAAAGAAACGAAAAAGGTGGGTTTAGAATCTGTTCTAGATAATCCTAGTTTTAAAGTAGACAGTGGTGAACAATTAATCCATCCAGGATTAACGGTAACTGATAATCCAACCGCGTTAAAAGTTCAACGTCTATTAACTGTAATGCAAAAGAATCGTAGTAAACAACGTTTACGTGATAACTACGGTCTAGAATCTGTTGCAGCGGTGAAATGGAATGATGATAAACCAAATGATCCTAACGCTCGTTATACTTCAGAACCTGGTGAAGGTGATATCCTTAAAAATGATAAGGAAGAAAGAAAACGTTTCGATACAAAAATTAAAGAGAGTATCGTTCAAAATCTTTACCAAGAAAGAGCTTACGATGGTAACCAAATCGTTGTCGTTAAAAACGGGACAGATGCTTCAAGATTACCAATCAATAATCCTCTCGTAATGAAAGTACCTTCTGAATCTATTATCCCGGTACATGTACCAGGTAATCCTAGAGATATCGTTGGTGCGTTTATTATTTTAGATGAATACGGTAATCCAATTAATTCTTCTAATAATCAAGATTTATATTCTGACTCTACCGCTTCTGCTAAAGAGAGAAGAACACAAACTGTTAATATTATTAAACAGATGAGTGTTTACAAAGAAGGTTGCTGTAACGTTACTGGTAACGATAGAGAAACACTGAATGAGCTTGCAGGTGTATACGCTTCGTTAGTAGAAGAAGATTTATTGAATCGTTTAGCAAACGGTATATACGGTGAGAACATTAAAATTACTAATGCACCAGAAATTTATCGTATCATGTTACAACGTGCGCTAAAAGCGATGAAAACCCAAGTGTATTATTGTCCAGCTGAATTACTAACTTATTTCGCATTTGACTATAATAAATTTGGTATCGGTAAATCAATGTTGGAAGATGGTAAAACATTAGCAACATTACGTTCTACGATGCAGTATGCAGATATCTATTCCAATATTCAAAATAGTATTGGTAGACGTAAATTTATTATTACGTTAGATGAAGCTGATCCTGAACCAATGAAGACCATTGAAACAGCACGTACGGAATACATGAGAATTAACTCATGGAACATGCCGTTAATGTCGGATGGTCCTATCGATGCTGTTAACATTTTACGTGAAGCAAATATTGATACCGTGGTTCAAGGTGATAACCCTAATATCCCTAATACACAAATTGAATTAGAAGATGTTAATGTTAATCGTGTCGTACCTAATGAAGAACTTAAAAACAACATTAAGAATCTTCATTTATCATCTTTAGAATTACCTGCAACGTTAGTGGATGAAACGCAACAATCTCAGTTTGCAACGCAATCCATGACAGCACATGCTTTATTTAATAAACGTGTCGCAGCAAAACAAAAAATCATTGCAAGAGATTTATTGTGGGATCATGTTTCTAAGTATACTTTAAATAGCGGTTATTTAATTAAACGTTTATCTGAAGTCATTAAAGAAAACAAAGATCTATTAACAGATAAACAACGTGCAGAAGGAAATACGTTACCAATCATTGAAGATTTCTTAGATAATCTTGAAATCAACTTACCGTCTCCAAGTCTTCAGAAGATGGATGAGTTACAAAACGATTTCGATAAGTATAAGAACTTCATGGAAGCAGCGATTGAAGCAGCTTATCCAGATGAGGTGGGTGAATACGGTCTTCCTGAAGAACTTAAAGATGAAACCGCTCGTTTCCGTAAGATTCTTTTATCATCAGTCATTCGTAAGTACCTTGTTGAAAATGGTTACATGTCTGATATTGATAATATTATCGAACAAGATAATGTTAAAGATGCGGTGAAATCAGAAATCACGGCTTACATGACACCATTCAGTAAATTTGCTGTAGAAGCAGCCTTAGCGTTAAATAACGTTAAACGTTTAACGCGTGATCCTGCTCTTAAAACAATTGCTGAAGATAATGATAGTTATGGTAGCGATGATTATTCATCGGATAGCTCTTCTGGTGATAGCGGTTTTGGATCTGACGATGGTTTTGGCTCTGATGATCTCGGTGGTATGAGTACTGATGATGGTCTAAGTGGAGATCTTAACTCAGCTGAAGAAACTGTCACTGCAGAAGAGACAATAGAAAATACTGAAGAAGCGCCTAATGACGATTTGAATAATATCTAATCTAATAAACTTGTTATGTGGCTAGCCTAGTACTAGGCTAGCCTCTATGTCTGTTCAAGACATATTTGTTATATTAGTTATTTAATAAGGGTGTATATAGATGAGTTCATTAACTAAGTTCATTGATTTACTTAAAACAATCAATCCAGTTTTTGATGAAACTAAGGTAGAAATTTCTGAACCTCGTGTTACAGAAGAAAACCAAAACGGTGATAATACTGTTGTGGTTTTAAAAGCAAAACCTGCCAGTGGGTACATTGGTAATAAAACAGTATTATATACTCGTTTAGATTTAGGTAGAGTATTCTCTGGTGTTTCTCCCGCTTTAGATTTAGATGCAGAATCTGAAACAGACGTTATTGTTAAAACAATTAATGATAAATTTGGTTTGGATTTAGATGAAGATGTCGAAATCTTAAAAGAAGCAAGATCTTTAACAGTATCAGCTAAAGTTAACAACTATAAATATATTGGTTTTGTTAAAGTATTATTAGCGGAAACATTAGATAAAGTTATCTCTACCAGCCCTGAGGGTTTCAGTTATACCTCAACTAATTATGTTGTTGATGCTTCAGTTTATAGTGGTAACATCCACAATGTAACCAGCCCGTATATTAAAGGTATCAAAGCTACTTCTAATTTATCCACAGATTTATTCGCTAGAGTATTAAAACATTATACTAACGATGATTGGGTAAATAAAGATTCAGTTGCTGAATATAATGTAAATAACATTAAAGTGGAAAAAGTAGAATACGTAGAAGAAGAAGGTAAAACTTATCAAGTTATTACTTTAAAATTAGATGAAACTAAATCTGCAAAAATTAAAGGTAATTTAATCTTTAAACTGCCTTTAGCTACTACCTTCCCATTAACACACTACTCTAATTATGAAAGACACAAAGAAGCTATTGCAGGTATTCCTACAGGTACTGTAACAGAAGAAACTGCGGCTATCATTAATAAGATAGTAGGTGCAACTGCGTTAAAAGTAGACGCTAGCTGGACTGTTAAATATAACGGTAAAGTGGAAGCAATTCCAGCTGATTTAATCAACGAAGTAAGTCAGAATAAAACAAATGTTTGTATCATTGTAAATGACATTGATAAAACAAAAGAACACATTGTATTATCTTATAATTAAATAATAATTCTTAATCACTATAGTCTAAGACAGGAATAAATAATGGAAAAAACGAATGTACGTAGGACGGCTATCGGTTTGGCGGTACAAGCAGCTAAACTATTAGACATTTCCTATAAATATCTGAAATATACCACACTTAACGAATATTTTGAAATCTTACCTGAAGCTCACCTCAGTGAAACCAAGGTACCTTCTTTAAAATATTTTGCTATCGGTCGTGGTGGTCACCGTATGATCCTCGATAAAGAAGATGTCGCGGTACCAGATGTGGTTGAACATGAAACCACTAACACAGGTCCATATCGACCAGTCCCGTTTGTCTTACGTCAACTTAACGATGATTTATCTTTAGAAGATAGAAAGCGGTATGCCTTACGTCGTAAAGAACAACATAACGGTGTTGAATACTGGGCTTATTATCTAAAACGTTTAGATTTACCCACTACACCCCCTCAAGTACTTTGGGATAACACGGTAGATGGTGTAACTACAACGAGACTATTTAATTACTCAGATCAAGATTTAAGACCTGTACCACATGAATTACCGGCTACCGGTGTGACGGTATCTTCAGCAGATATTATTCGTATTTCTTCTAGAATTTCTATCATCTTAGATGAACGTGATATTAAGGAATATTATAATGTCTGTGAAGTACTTTACGGTAGTTCTAAATATGCCATCATTTCTGAAATCATGCTTTGCACTGGTTTAGATAAAGAAGTGAATGTACCGAGTGGTGCGGGTGCCAATGTCTTAATGAAAGAAGTTATTGGTGTTCAAGTTGCTGCATACATTTCTACTTACATCTCAGCTAAGAGCATGAATGGTGGTATTATTCATGAATGTGATTTAGGTTCAGGTGAACCATTATTAACGAATGGTGAATCTATCTCTAGCCGTTATAGTATTGATACATTACCTTCAGTAACCTCTAAAACGTTAGAAGGTACGGTGTATGATGCAACAAATAAACCTGCTGCAACAACACCTGATATCGCTGCTGCTGCAGCTGCAAGACGCTAATACAATAACTATTTGAGGACGTGAAACAATGTTGTACGGTAGCACTGTTAATCAACCGTACCGTATACTTGCTATCGACCCAGGAACGGACACCCTCGGGGTGTCCATTTTTGATGTGGATTTAGTGAATGGTACCAAAACTTTATTAACAGCCTTTACTTTCCAAGCATCTAGGTATATAGATACTTTATTAGATAACAATCAATGGAATTATCAAGATGAGAAATATTTACGACTTCATCGACACGGTGAACACCTATATGGTTTATTATTACAATATAGACCTCATCTCGTCTGTCATGAGTCCGCTTTTATGGGAAGATTCCCTAAAGCTTACCAAGGACTCGTAGAGTGTTTATTAACACTTAAATTGGCTACACAACGTTATAGCCCATTCTTACCTTTTATAGGTATCACACCTATGGAAGTTAAACATTATATTGGTGGGGTTAAAAAGGACGAGGTTCTTAATGCCGTTACTAATATTACTGACCTTATAAATTTACAACAGATATTACCTACGTTAGATGAACACGCCGTAGATAGCATTGCTATAGGTTATACCGTAGCAAACCAGTTACTATCTTCATTTACTTGGAATATCTAAATTCGATTTTTCTCGTTTTAAAGGAACAATAAATGAGTAACTATATTTTTGTAATCGACGGTCCAGATGGTGTAGGTAAAACTACATTAATTAGTAAGCTCACTAAGTATTTTAACGAATGCACTTCCTATAGGGCTTTTTCGTTGACACCTTCAAATACTGAATTCGGTAAAGGAGTTAAAGCGTTATTAAACCAATTTAAACCTAATAACGAAGTTCAGAAATTATTACAACTCGCTACGATCAATCATCTTAAAGATGATATCGACGTTATTCTAGAATCATCTACTAAAGAAATCAGTAACATCATTTTCTTAGACAGATGGTTAACGTCCACAGGGGTTTATCAGGAATACTGTCATCACGGTAATCAACCTTTTTATCAAGGTAAAGAATTCATTGAACGATTGCCTGTTATTACGTTAAATATCATCCTTGATGCACCTGATGAAATTCTTGATTCTAGATTGAACAGTAGAGATACTAAAGATCTATACGAAGTGGATGAGTTTCAACGTAAAGTACGTGAAGGATATCGCCGTATCTTTGATTATAGACCTGGTAAATATAAACAAGTCGTGGTAGATGGTGATCTAGAAGAAAACTTTAAAAAGGTGTTATCGGTTATTATCGAAAAACTACATTAGTTTTTATTTAAGGGGGCTTATTCATGTTTCTGAATTGTTTCAAACGGAAAGGGTCTACTAAAATGGGAACACCAACAATAGGTGATATTTTAAATAGAACAGCTGAAGATACAGTTGATACTATACCGGTAATTATTCGTGCTTTAAAAGTAGCAGGAGTGATTACGCCAATCAATGGTGATGAGAAAGCTAAAGATCTATTAGCTAAAATCAGAGATATTGAACCTGAAGTGTTAGAACTCACAGTATCAGAGATATTAAAAGATACTAATCAACAAAAAGGAAGTGGTTATAAAACAACAACTTGGATCATGACTTTCTGTTTAGCGATTATGGCTTTAACAGCTATGGGTATGAACGTTTATATTGCTTTTAAGACTAATCACATTTTAGGATGGGATGAAATCATTCTACCTTTCATTGGTCCATTACTTGTAGTATGGCATGAGCGTGGTATCACTCTTAAAGAGAACAGAGACATGCTTAAAGCGATGTTAGGTAAAGCACCTTCTTCTACAATAATGGAGTCCGTTGCTTCTAGAATCAAGTATTCTAACGGTAATGCAGTACAACGTATTGAAGAAGAAACAGTTGATATCCGATTACCAAAAAAAGAAGATGAATAAATCATATATCCCACACCCTTATAGGTGTGGGATATATGTTACATTAATTAGATTCTTCTGAAGATTCATCAGATTCTTCTAGAGGATTTTTAAATTCCTCCGGAACTATGAATTCTAACTTATCATGAAGTAATGGAAGATAAAGTTCTTTTGTAAATTGATCTAAAGTATCAAACTTACAACCAGAAGCGAGTTTATGACCACCGCCACCGAAATGCTTACTAATGATGGTGGTATCAAAGTCCGCAGATCTAATACCTACTTTAACTTTAAACCCATCCATGCACCAACAGATAGCTGCATCCACATTTAAGATCTTAACTAATTTATTACCGATATCAGAAGTGAATACACTATTAGCGTTAACTAAAGCGATTCTATACATCCCATTATTTACACGAATGAAATGTTTAGTCGCGGTATCCATTACGGTATCGATATAATTATTACGAATTTCAAGAACACGTTTACCGTAGTTAACAATTTCTTTAACCAATCGTTTACCGAATTCGGTTTCTGATTTAGGTAAATTGAAAGTAGCCGCTTTAACATAGTTACTAACACTAAACATTGTTCTACCGTCTTCATCCAAAGTGGCGGATTCGATAGGATGTTTAGATCTAAATAACGCATTAAAACCAACACCAAAAGGTTTAGAATATTCATCGGTAAAAGTCCAAGTATCGTTTTCATGTACGTAACGTACAAAGTCAGGTACTTGTTTTAGTAACGGTTGGATCAACGTTTCTTCATTGATTTCAGAATTACTTAATCCAAGTACAAACTTAAAGTAACAGAGTAAAGCACCAGAATAATTGTTATTAAAACAAATATCAAATACTCTACCTGCTTTTCCATCCGTTAAGCCAGTTGAGTCAGCTAATTGACAATTTTTTATATCCATTAAATCGACTGCTTCGATTAATTGTTCACATAGTGTTTTGTTTGTAACATGGTGGTCTACAACAGTTAAATTGAAATCGTAGTCATTGATTAATTCAATGAAGTAATCATAGTCTTCTTCTTTGATGAAATAATCAGTGAAAATGATTTTAGTGATATCACCTTTCTTTAAACGATCTTCTAAAGAAACCCGTTTTGCAATTTCTTGGAAGTTTTCAGTGTGTAAACACTCGATAGTGTTTTCTAACGGAATATTGTATTTATTGCTTACGATAAGACCTGAAACAAAACCATCAGCACAGTTACCGTGTGTAAATAGCAATGTGTCACAAATTTGTGGTTCGACATAATCGAAATAATAGATGGAAATGAAACCACTTAATTCCGTATTTTTCAATAATTTAATTTTACCAGTATACCCAGCACGTCCAAGAAATTCTTCTAATTTCGCAATCGGTGCATCTCTTAAAACTTTTGATAGATCAAGACAGATAGCAACCTTACTAACACCAGTACTGTTGGTAACTTGTAAATTATTATAATTGTCTTTTTCTAACGCACAAAAGTTGATAATCTTTTGACCTATATCGTAATCAGTCATTAAGACAGTTGCGATTTTACGATCATTACGAGCATAAGCGCTATAAAGTTCTTCGATTTGATTTGCTCTTAATCTGTACATTTTTAAACTCCTAAAAAAATAAAAAATATAGGGAGCATATGCTCCCTATACGTTACATTATTACCATTGGTACATGTAACCAGCACCTACAGTAATGTCTTTTTGGCTATCCGCACCAACAGATAACTTAACGATGTGTTTAGAGTTATCAGAAGTTTGAGCATAACCTACAGCAATTGCAGATTGACCGTGTTTGTAACCAACGCCCACACCTACACCAGATTTACCAGGTAAGTATACTTGTGGAATGTTAGCCATTGCTGCTACTGCAGCAGTACCGGCATCAGCACGTTTACGGTTCTTACGAACATCACGATCTAAACCATCTACACGAGTGTTAAGTTTATTGATCTTAGCTGTATTACCGTTAACGACAGATTTAACACGATTTAATTGCGCAACATTTACTGCATCAGTGTCAGCAACACCTTCTTTAACGTTAGTTACTTTAGTGTTGTTAGCATTGATGCCATCTTTGTTGATAACAGGACCATCTACGAATGTTACACTCTTAACGGTTAAATCGTCAGCAGTGCTTACAGTATAGATAGTTTCACCATTGTCACCTTTACGTGAAGTCACTTTAGTGTTTTTACCTTGTTCTACTACAGAGTGACGTTTATCGATAGCAGCAATCGCTTGTTTGTTAGCCGCAACACCTTGAGCATTTTGGTTAGCTTTGTTATCAACAGCTTTAAGTTGGTTTACGTTAACTGCGTCTGTACCGTTTACACCATCTTTAACGTTAACAATAGTTTGGTTACCTGCGTTAACACCATCTTTACCAATAACAACATCACCTACCGTTACAGTATCGAAGTTTACATCTTTAGCTGTCGCTACAGTGTAAGTTTTCTTACCGTTTGCATCGGTAGTGGTTGTAACAGTGATGTTATCACCCGCTGCTGTTTCAGGTAATTGTTTTTCTAAGGTATCGATACGAGTAGTATTCTTAGCAATAGCTTTACCATTGTTTTCGATAGCAGTTGCATTTTTAGCAATGTTATCTTTGTTGGTATTGATGTTACCTTCATTAGTGGTTACACGACCATCTAATGTAGTAATATCTTGAGCATTTTTATTTGCTTTAGCATCTACAACTTTTAATTGAGATACATTTACCGCATCGGTATCTTTTACCCCGTCTTTTACGTTAGAGATAACTTTGTTACCAGCGTTGATACCGTTATCTTTATCGATAACCACATCACCCGTAGTTACTTTATCGAAGCTAACTTCTTTCTTGGTAGAAACAGTAAATGTTTTCTTACCATTAGCATCTGTAGCTGTAGCTACTTCTACGTTTTCGCCTGCTTCTACTTCAGGAAGTTGTTTTTCTAGAGTAGAGATACGATTAGTATTGCTAGCGATGTTACCTTCGTTTGTTGTAACACGTTTAGTTAAATCAACGATATCGTTGGTATTTTTAGTGATGTTTACAGTGTTAGCTGCAATCTTGTCAGCATTTACTTTAATTGCATCAGCATTGGTTTGGATGTTACCCGCATTCTTAGCAATTTCAGCTTTGTTTAAAGCAATGTTACCTGCATTAACAGTGATGTTTGCTGCATTTGCTTTAACGCCGTCATGAACTAATTTAATTGCATCGTGTACTGTATTTTCGCCGGTACCACCAATATCAGTCATGGTGATATTACCTTTGTTATCAACAGCTGCGTTACCACCTAATACACTAACAGTAGTAGTTACTGCATTGTTTAGTACATCGTTGGTTGCATAAAGTTGAGAACCATTGATCGCATCCGTAGAAGTAGCTGAGATTTCACCAGCACCTACGTTTACGATTTGACGTGTGTGATCACCTTCTTGACCTACAGAAACAGTAGCAGTAGCATCTGTACCCGCAAAACCACTATAAGTTAATTTACCTACAGTTGCGTCATTTACGGCAACAGCTTGTTTAGTTACTGCTGCAGTACCTAACGCGACAGAAGAACCGTGGTTAGCTTGTGCAGCTTTACCTAAAGCTACACCATAGCTCGCATCCGCAATGGCACCTTGACCGATAGCAGTGCTTGCTTTATTGTTAGCTACAGAATCAGAACCAATAGCGATAGTGCTTAAGCCAGTAGAGTTAGCACGAACGCCGATAGCTGTTGAAGATTCACCGGTTGCTTTAGCTTGGTAACCACCAGCAAAACCGTGGTTGTGTGCTTGAGATTCAGCACCGATTACAGTACCACGGATATCAGCAGTTGAATGAGTACCTACTACTGTAGCACTTTCATTAGTCGCTGTAGCGTTAGCACCGATAGCGATAGAACGGATACCTTCAGTAGTGGAAGCAGAACCGATCGCGACAGATTCATCAGCTTTAGCTTTTGAATCTACGGAGATAGCGATAGTACGGTTACCAGTAGCGGTAGCACTGTCACCTAACGCGGTAGAGAATACACCAGTCGCGTTAGTAGATTCACCTACTGCTACAGAAGATTTACCAGTTGCATTTGAATCGTTACCAATCGCCACAGTAGAATCAGCAGTTGCATTAGCACCTGTACCTAACGCTAATGCGCTTTCACCAGATGCTGTTGCTTTAGATCCAAACGCACCCGCGTTTAAACCACTAGCAATAGACTGATGACCTACAACTGTTGTTTCATTAGCTAATGCCTTGTTATCGTAACCAAATGCACTTGAGTTATGACCAGTGATTAAGTTATAATGACCGGTAGCAGTTGATTGATCACCAGTAACATTGTTACCACCACCGTAAGCATGCGTGTGGTTACCAGTGACTTTGTTGTTCATACCGAACGCACTGTTTTGTTCCCCTGATAAAGCATTATTATCACCGCCTGCTTGTGATTGATAACCATCAATAGAACTACCATCACCAAAGATGTTACCATCTTTAGCGTTAGCACCTACGATGTTTTGGTTACCGTACACGCTTGAGCTACCATGTAATGCATCAACTGTGTTGTCTTGACCAAACACTGAATGGTTGTTACCTGCTACATCGCTCTTAACTACACGGTTAGCATAGGTTTGTTTAGCTACTGCACTACGTGCATCGACAGTATATCCATCTACCACATATGGTTCTGTAGGTAGAGTTGCAGGTGCTGCGTGAGCTGCAGAAACTGTAGCGACGATAATAGTTGCTAATAAAGATTTTTTCATTGGTTTATACTCCTATAAGAATGTAAATTTGAATTTAAGCTTAAAGGAACTTCAATAGAAGCTCCATATAGATAATATAAGTTTATAATTTCGATGCATTAACTAAGTAAACGAACATATATACCACGTGGAATATCCACGTGGTATATGTTTTTTAATTACGACCTTCAGCAGGTGTATTCGTACCACTAGCAGGAGTATTCGTTCCTGTAGCAGCTGGGTTATTTCTCGTTGTGTTTTCTTCCATACTTGCTGGAGCTACACCAGAAATATTCTGACGATTAAATCCTTCGATAGAAACTAAGTTAACCGCTTCTTCGAGTAAGATGACATCGTTAGCAATCTGTGCAGGAGTAATATCTGTCGTACGGATACGTTGATATAAATCATTAATATCTTTATATTTCAATAATCCGTTAGCTTTAATGATTTTCAGTAAAGCACGATATTTCTCAACAACAGCTTGTGAGGCACCACGAGCGACGATACGAGCCACTTCAGCTTCAATATCAATAACAGTGCTTGTGTTAGCTGATGTATCTACTACAGTAGTAGAGGCATGGCTACTTACACCACCTTCACTCAAGTTAACGAAACTCATTGGTGACGCACCAAGTTGATACTGTTTATTCCCTTCCACACGAGTCCACATCAACATCACACCGAAACCATCAGTCGCACCTACACGAGAATGCAATACCTTGTTCCATGATTGTAATGGATACGTTACCGTAGTACCATTGATATCTAACGTAAAGTGAGTAGGTTTAGGTGCACGTGTTTCCGTATAAGCATTGATAAGAGGTTTAATCGGATAATAAACTTTCTCTAACCATTCTTTTTCAGATTCACATCCACAAGAGATATCTAATCTCCAAGTACCCTTAGCTTTATCTTGCGTACCTTTACACAATACATTATCACCATACGTTGGTTTTTGACCTTGTTCATAAGTGATACGCCATACTGTTTTTTGGTTAGCACCAGGACTTGCAATAAGGTTGATGCTGTAAGTCTGTAAGTGAATAAATTTCTTAAGTGTAGGACTTACTTTAGATAGATCTAAAGAAACAGTGATACTTTGATCATCAGTATAATTGAGTGGTTCAAAGGTTTTACTGTTTGCAGAAGTAGTAACCAAGTTAGTTACATCGTAAGCGATATCACGATCAAGTGTATAAAGCATGTAACGCATTTTCCAACCATAAGAGTCAGAGACATAACTTGGAATAGGGAAGATATTTACACTGTAACTACCGTCAACCTGTAACGTTCTTCCGAAGTATTTCACTGCGATAAAACGATTAGAACCAGTACTACTATTTAAACTCATTTCACCATCTGGTAAATTGTAAATAAGTACAAGATTGATATTCTGATCTTTCTTGAAAGGTACATAATCGTAAAGACCTTCTAAACGCATGCGAGTACCATCGATTGGTAAACGTTTTGACGTACCATCGCTATAATGTACTACACCCATGATCGCTAATGCATCTCTTGGGGTATTCATTGGGAACACCAATGTGTTATTTTCAGTCTTATCTAAGAACGGGCTTTCAATACTAATCGTAGTCACATATTTTTGGCTTGCTTCGATAGTTCTATCTAAAGCCGTATTGTGTACTAATAAGTTATTATAGCTTGTAGCCACGCCAGAATCGCTGTAAGCCACTAAAGTGACTAAGGTGCCATTATCCATAGCGGTACTTGTATAACCGCGTCTAGGCGCTTTTACGGCAAGATTTGTATCTACTTTATCAGTAGCAGCAAATGCGACTTTTTCTAAAGGAATATCTTCACTTACTAATTCACCATTAGCGTTGAAATCCATTGAAATCACTTTACCCGTTGCTTTACTGGTATCACGACCTAAAAAGATTTTATATTTAGTCGTTTCGTTATCGTAAATATAAAGACGACTATCAATTGCGTAAACGTGAGGTACAACAGAAGTATCCAAGTATAATCTAAACGTTTCTTGAATATGACTAATACCAGTCGTTTGCAGTGCATGGTTACGGTCGATTGTATTATTACTGATTTTACTATCAGCTTCAGTCATCGTTGCGATTAAAGTAATCTCATCAACGTAAATCACTTCTAACCAACGCATGTAACCTGCAGATCTATCTAGAACCATATCCCCTACATTAGGAACGTTAACGGCTCTAGGATTATTGATGCTTGCTTCACCTTGATAAATATCTTCAATGAAGTGGAAATCCCCTTTGCTATCAGGATTTCGAATAAGGGTTAACCCATGTAACCCTTTTACTTTTGTAATTATTTCAGCCATTTATTATCCTTTCTTAACTCGATAGAATTTAGAAATATCTACTTTACCTTTGAGATATAAATCATTTAATTTATTTAAGAAAGCTATATCTCTCGCAGTAAGTTCCATATAAGTATTTTGACAATGAGCATGAATGTTTACGAAGTGTTCATCAAACCCACGTAAAGCTGGGTCCATCGTTAAATACTTTTTATATCTTGTTACAATCTTATCAATGTCTAACACATCTGTTTTTAAAGGAGGAGACATTAATCTACCGTATTTCAAATCAGTAGAGATAGCAGACAAGAATGGACTATATACTCTATAGAGTTGGTGTATTACCGGAGGCAATCTGTATTTATCTTTAGGTAAGTGTTCAGTTAAGTAATCACCTATACGTAAGCTCAATTCATAATCTTTGATCTGTGCTTGATATAAATTAACCCCTAATGCCCCACCTAAGGAAACATATGGTGTTTCGATACTATAAGGTTTTCCATCTAAAGCAAAACGACTTACTTCTGCATCCCCTTCTTCATCGAATGTAATGACTGAAGGATCAAATACTCCACCATCCACTACACAACGAATCAATCGATCATCATGTAAATCATGATGTTGGTCTACAGACACTTTACCATATTGAATAAATCCTACTTCTCTTGGTTTAACACGTTTAAGTGTATCACCCACCGAGAATGGGAATCCGGTACATCTTACTGTAACAGATTGTTTAGATTTATCATCGATGATGTAAGCTTTAGAAACAATCATGACACTAGGGAAATCGACAAAGTAATCAATATCTTCTACTAACGCATGACCATTTAACCAAATATCTATTTTACCTGGTGGAATAATGAGTGCTTTAGAGTGCTCTTTTTCGTAAGTTAATTGGAAATCTAAAATACCATCTCGGATATCAAGTTCTTGGTTATAGCACAAGAATTTATCATCCCCAATTGCTACACCGGCTTCACCTGAATTCTTAAATCCATAAGTGCATTCCATATTAGGAAGATCAACTAGGATTCTAGGATCTGCGGTATTATCTTTCCATTCACTGCTTATTTCGTTATTTGCGACTTCAGCTAAATAAAAACGATAAGCCGTATTTTCTTTTAACTTAAACGGTTTATTAGTCAGATTGATAGTAATATCATCTCCACCTTTACCCGCTATTGCTTCGATAAACACGCAGTCTTTATTGTAAGGATAATATTTACGATATTGATCTTGATTGTACCAACCTAGAAGCATGCCATTTCGGTTATATTCGAATACCGTTACTTCTTTGTGTAACCCATCAGGTAATTTAAAATAATTACCGTTAGCATCTTTCGTGATTAAGATATTTGGATTCGCTAATAGTTTAGCAGCTTCAGTATACCCTGTTGCATCTAAGATAAGTGCTGGTGTGAGTTCTTCACGATAGCTTCTCATCACTGCTGTATAAGCACTACGTTCAAGATAATCTGCTGTCCACTCTTTAAGTGTACTATTCACTTGAACCATTGCATTAATAATTTTATCATCCGGTAAGACGTATAACGATTTTAATTTATTGATATCTGTTACTAATGGTTTTATAGGACCATTCTGTCTTACAAAGACACGGATATAAAAATCGTTCAAATCGTAGTGTGGGTCAAGTGCTTGGATGTAATCCATGACGTAAGCTACAGGTAAACCGTAATCACGGTGAGTCACCATACGCACACTATCTTCCATATTACGATGATAATATAATCCTTTTACTTGTTTCGTTTTAGGATCTTTCTTATAAACAAAAATATCGATATCGTCACGATAGTTAATAATATTATCATCGCTTTGTTTAGGTGGATGGATGAGATATTTTGTTTTTGCATCAAGTGTTGATTTATAAGTACGTAATTCACTTACTTTTAAATCCCATACTTTACGGATACTATAATCAAATAGTACTTCCGTCATATCGCCTTCTTCTAATTTAGAAGGATCAAAACTATCTACCATGTAACCATTATGGATTAAATACTGGCCACCTTTCTTTTTAAGTTTATTAAACTGAAAGAGGTTTAATAAATCGCGGTTGTTCTTTTTACCACCATGTACTGAACCACTGTAAATAATGTGGTCTGCACTATCATCTTCTAGTGCGGTACTGTAGTAATAATTTCTATAAAAATGAACAAAGAGTTTTTCTTCATTTAGATCGATAATTCGATTACCGTTTGCTAAAACAGCAAAAATGATATTGTCGTTTTGCATACGGTACATGTATACTTCACTTGTAGGGATACACTTACCGATCTTATTATAGAAATGAATAATGAGTTTATATTCTTTACACCAATCACTTAACTTAAACCATTTTTCTTTCATGCTAAATAATCCAAATACGTTTGGACTATTCCCGCCTATTTGATAAAAATGATAGTAGTTTGTTTTAGTTGGGCAAACGATCTTATCATGATGCACTTTACCCCAATTGATGTAACCATTTTTAGGACTTATTTTAGATAACTGTAAAATAATATTTCTATCACGTCTAGGATTTTGCCAGATATGGTCTTTACCAAACTGCACAATTTTCTCTTCCACGCTCATGGTTTCTCTCCTGTTAATTCTATCGTGATATTTTATTTACATGTTTCTTCTTAAAATATCCGCAAATACTAAACTGTAACTATCTTGTTTAGCTTTATTTAAAAGTTTCATGGCTAACTGCGTGATATCGCTATTTCTAAATGATCTTTCATTTAAAGCACGATATAGAATCGTTAGGAACATTGGAGGATATTCAACCGCTACAGAAGTTAATTCTCTCGAGTTAGATCCACCTAACCAACTACCTAAAACCATAGTTTGTAAAAGTATTCTATTGAAAGATTTCATTTTAGGGTTTTCTGCATTATGAGAAATCGCTTTACAAAATACTTCAATATCAGTGAATACAACTTTATTAAATTTATCTAAAACAGCTAAAACTTCATTTTGGTTAAAACCATAAAGTGTACTAATTTTATTAACAATAAAGTTATAGTAGTTGTCATTCAGATATTCTTCAGAATTATATCTTGTTAACCAGTAATACGAAAAGCTAATCACCAAGTCATTTTGTTGTTGAGGTGATAAAACTAAACGTTTAGTTGTTTTCATCGCTAACCACATCGCATAAATACGACATGCATCGAAATAAATATTGTTAAATTCAGCTGGGCCTTCACGCCATACGCTTTGCGCAATCGCTAAATTAACTAAGAAGTTTGTTTCAGTTAATAGTACTGGTATAAACGTTCCTTTCACTTCATCAATCTTATATTCTCTTGTATTTTTTCTTAAATCAATACATACCCGTTTTCTACCCATCACGTCTACCACCATAATCGGTAATGTAAATGCAGGTATACTTTCATCAACAAGTGTAACGGCATAAATGTGATCCGAATTATCTAAACGAACCAACATGTTAGTCGCTAACGCTCTTTGTAATCCAGTGATAATGGCATCGAATGGACGTCCATCCATTACCTTGGATTCCTGAGGAGTTAAAATCATAATTTTTTACCTTTGCAAATGTAATTAATAACTAGTTATAATATGCTTGATGCTTATCTAAGCATAGGATTAAGCCCTGTATTTCTAATGTATGCTCGTTATATTAGATGTTAAAAAATACTTTATTTTTTATTAAAAATAGTCTAACGTTAGATGATTTATTATATTTATTAATTAACGAGTAAATCTCAAGACAAAAACCTCTACGTGGAGTAAAATAAAATTATGTCTAGTGTTGAAATTTACAATAGCACACCCAATATCCTGTATACTGGTATTCAGGATTTATCTACACGTACGATTATCCCTGAGCCTGAAAAATATCCGCAACATTTGCCGTTATTTTTCGTGTTCTCTGAAAAAGGTAATCCGGACGATGTACATGTGGTAAGCAAAACTGCTTTCATTGCCACCTACGGTAACGGTTTTATTGATTATAACTCTAAATACGCTACCCACTCTTCACCATTCTTAGATGGTATTACATCTGAGGGTAACCTAGTCATGGTACAACGTTTAAAACCTCGTGGTGCTTCTACTGCGTGGATTCGTTTCTCACTAGGTCTTTTAAAACAAGAATTAGTAGATAGCCGTATTGCTACTGCTGCTGAGAAAAAAGCTAACGATCCTCGTATCGTAAATGGTCGTATCCATGAACCTCGCGGTTACACTGGTTGGACTTTACGTTGGATTACTTCTACTCCTGATGTTGCTGATTACGATTTAACCTCTTTCGATGAGCGTACTCGTGCTCTTATTGAAAACTCAAGCCGTTTTGGTTCTGGTCTTTCAGTAGGTCAATTAGGTGGTTTAGGTGAAGCTCAATCTCAATTATCAACTGGTATTTCTGTAGGCTTTAACCCACGTACTGTAACAGAAGGTGGTGAGTTAGTTCAAGAGCGCATTTATCCAATGTTCGACTTACAAGTAACTGACTTCGGTGCTTACGGTAATAACCTTGGTGTACGTTTATGGTGTCCTAACACTTTAAATACATCTAAACCAGATACTACTTTCTACGGTAAAACTTTAGTACGTGAATATCGTGCTGCATTCGTTAAACGTGGAAACAAACGTTCTACTTCTACCATTTTACCTAACATCTTAGGTGAAGACATTACTAACTTCGTATTAAAACCTGAAACTCCAAATGAGTTATTAGGTGGCGATGACATGTACATGGTAGATCGTTTACTTGAAACTTATCGTAACTTAGATGTTTCAAATGGTCGTATTCCTACTTACGGTCCTTTCAATCACATTCACGCTTATGAAGAAAACATCAGACATGTTGTTGAAACCCTTTATAAAACAGAACGTGATTATGAACAAGCGAATAAAGTAGCTTCTACTTATAATCCTGATGGTACCTTAGCTCCAGTTGAGAAAGGTAAAATCCGTGGTGATGTATTAGTAGACAGTTCAGAAAGTGCTTCTTACTTATACGAACCAGGTGTAGATGATGATGATTCTCTACAAGAAAACAAAAAATGGCAGATTGATATTTTCACAGGTTTAACATTTAACGGTTACAACTACCGTACATTCAAAGTGTTAGACATGTATGATGAAACTACTCAAACTCCAGTACAACAAATGACTGCTAACACCGAGCACTATGCTAAAGGTGGTAACGACGGTGAAATGGGTAACCATGAGTACAACCGTTTAGTCGCAAACAAAATCATTGAGATGACCAATGAATATAGCCACTGGAATGACTTAGCTCGTTTCCCATGGTCTGTGTTCTACGATACTGGCTTCCCAATGTACGTAAAAGATAAAATGCCTGAGTTAATCCGTACTCGTAAAGACGTTTCTATCTGTTTAGCCACTCACTCTCTAGAAGACTTCGAAGATGGTGTAACCAACTTCTTAGGTAACCGTACTGCTACTATCCGTGATGGCGTAACACCATTATCACGTGAACAAGAAGTCGGTATGGTGCGTGCGTTATACGCAATCGCTACTCGTTATTTAGAGTCTGAAGTATTCGGTACTAAATCATGCCGTGCTAACATCATCATGCAATGTGGTACTATCTTGAACTCACCTTACAAAGGTAAAGTTCCGATGACCTATGAAATTGCATTGAAACGTGCTAAGTACATGGGTGACACTAATGGTGCATACCGTGCTGGTTACGGTTACGACCAACCAGAAATGAAGAAACTCCAATACGTTAAAGAGCTTAACAACACCTTTATCCCTTATGTTCAACGTGAACGTAACTGGACTCATGGTGCGACTTGGGCACAATTCTTTGACCGTAGAACCATGTTCTTCCCTGCTGTACGTACAGTTTATAAAGATGAAACTTCTGTATTAATTTCAGATATCAACATGCTTATCGCAACAGACTTAGAGAAAGTTTGTTTCCGTGCATGGCGTCATCTTGTAGGTAATGCTAAATTGACTAATGCTCAATTTATCGAAGAGTCTAACCGTATCATCGCGCAATCTACGGATAGCCGTTACGATGGTCGTGTTACTATTACCCCTGAAACTTACTATACTGCTGCTGATAAACTTCGTGGTTACAGCTGGCATTGTAAGATCCATGCGTATATGAATAACATGAAAACTGTCGGTGTGTTCACTGTTGTTACACATCGTCAAGAAGAATTGGAGGGTTAATAGATGGCTCGTTTAAAAGGCACACTGATTGCCAATGGTAATGCTTATTCTAACATGAGCTTTGCACCTACCGTAGACTTACGTCTTGGTGGTCAAAATGGTTTTATTCCAGATTACCGTACTTATTTATCAAACTCAGCATACGTACAACGTAACGTAATTCCGTTCTTGATTGAATACCCACGTGGTTTCAACCATTTACCTAATCCAGAAATCTGGATCGGTACTTTAAAATCTTTAGTAGAAACCCAAGCGCTTACTATTGAAGGTTTGAACGGTAAAGTTAACGTAAGTTATACCGAAAATGCTATCGGTTCTTCTGGCGAAATGCAAGAAGACTTTACACAAGTTACACGTGAACGTTCTACTCCATCATTCACTTGGGTTGAACGTCAAGGTCGTCCAGTGCACTTGTTCTTCAATGGTTGGATCTTCTATCTAATTGGTCACCCGGATACACAAACTCCGATGATCAATGCGTTACCACAAAACGCTGATAAATACTTTGACTTCTTACCAGACTTCAACAGTATGTCAGTATTGTTCGTGGAACCAGATCCATTCCAAAGACGTGTTATCGAAGCTTGGTTATGTGTAAACATGATGCCTAAAACTTCTGGTGACTTAAACGGTAAACGTGACTTAGCTTCTGCGATGTCAGACCGTAAAGTAACGATCGACTTCACAGCGATGACCATGATGTCTTTAGGTGTAAACCAATTCGGTCAATGGTTATTGAACCAATTAAACTACGTTGGTTTAAACCCACACACTCGTCGTAGTGCGATCGAAACGATCTCTGCTAACATCACTGGTGCACGTCATGAAGAATCTGCATCTGGTACAGTTAACGGCGGTACTACAGACGCGTTCTACAGTGGTAACATCGGTTACTTAGATCAAGTGAACGATATCGCTACTACTCAAAACGATAGTGTAGACGGTAACGGCGTAACACGTAAAGATATCGGTTATAACACCTCTGAATTACGTGACTTTAGTGCTGGCGCAGGTATAGTTAATAACCCATCTTGGGTATTATCTACTCCAGACGACAAAACTAAATAAGATCGAATAGACTTACTTAGTTTGTACTAAATAAAACATATATCCCACACCTTAATCGGTGTGGGATATATGCTCATTATTGTTCTTCAAAACTAAAATCTTTAAAATCACGTAATACGATAGATTTAATGTTTCTAGGATTATACCATCCTGATAACATGACTTCAGTTTTAAAATTGATTTCACCTGGTACTTCTAAAGATAATAACATTTTAGAATCATCACTCATTTTTTGGAATGCACCTAAATGGGTGACTTCTTCTGAACCGAGATAATCTTTATACCAGTTAGGGTTCACTGATTCAAGTAATGCTAATAAACGTTTTCTCATTTCATAAGCATCTTTCTCAGTATAACCTTTTAGTAAACTAAAATTATCCAGTGTAGTTTCTACTGCTAAAGGATTATTAGATAAAACTTGTTTACCCCCTAACCAACTCACGATATTTTCCATACTACCAATATCGGAATTTTGAGCTGAATTATAGTAAAGTGTGGATACGATTTGATTACCCGCATGACGAGTATTTAATTCATTAAATGCTTGTTTAAAGTTTTGTGTAAACTCTTTATCTGCAAACAATCCTAACTCATGTGCATCACGCATCGCTTTACCTAAGAAAGCCGTATGTGCTTGGATATCAACGATACCTTTAAGATGATTACTTAATGCTGTATTACCGATACTGTTAAGACCTTTCATGATACCCGCTAAACTACCCCAGTCATTATTCTTAACGATATTCTGAATCTTACGTACATCCTGATAAGTCGCTCTACCAGTACGTACCATTTCACCTACATTTAAACCCGCTAGGTTTAAACCTGTACCATATTTTGCTAAAGCACCTACCGTATCTTTCTTAAAGTCTTCATAAATCTGTTTACCGTTCTTATACATGTTCATGCCTTTATCGTAAACAGAACGTAAACTTACTCCACCGAAAACATTTTCTTCGATACGACCCAATAAACTAACTGGATTATATTCTTTAATGATTTCTGCTATTTTACTTAATCCTGGTAACTTACCTAAATCAGCTACACCTTTACCTAATGAAATATTCATATCGGCATAACTCGCAAATAGGTCATCAGCGTACTTACCGATAACGTTACTGTATTTTGTGGGATCAGCATATATCTCAGAACCATACCCGTCTTTTCGAAGCAGTCCGTCCTTAGGACCTTGTTCAACAATCGTAAGGACTTTATTTGTTTTTACACCAGCATTCGATTTCTTTTTATTTGCTATCTTCTTAGCCATTTTTATTAATCCTGAAAAAAAAACAATCATAGAAGATGTAGAGTATAGGAGCATATGCTCCTATACTCTACATCAATACTATTAAGATGATTTGATCAAATTATCCTAAAGGATATTACTCGATTTCAGCTTTCGGTAATGCGTCCATTACTGAGCTACTAAAACCTTTTACAATTTTAGCATTAGCTAAATCTTCAACCGGTTCTTGTCTCTGAATGCTGTTACGGTTAAGGACTGTATGTTCAGTGTAAACATATTCACCTGTAATACGGTCTTTACGTTTTAATCGTAACACTAGTTCGAATTCTTCAGCTTCGATTACACGTAACGCTCTATCAAAGACACGCCATGAAATCTCATTGCTACCTAATTCTTTCATCAAGTTACCACGGTGATTATTTTTGTCTTTAACACTATCACCGATACCACTGTTAGGGTCATTGAGATAACGTTTGACATAACCATCGAATACTTTAGGGCCGATATTTAAATCGTATAAAGTTGTACGCCATAATCTGGTTAATAGATTACGGGACTCTCCTACTTTACGTTCACTATCAGTGAGAACGTATTTAATATTTGTTCCAGAAGTCGGTTCAATCATTTTAACTCCTAATTAATAATTACCGCGTTCTAAGATTAAAGTATATAAAAAGAATAACCCTGTTATATATACTTCTCTATATTGTCTTAAATAAAAATCTCGAGCTGTCTTCTCAAGTTTACTAAGACAATTGTAAATCAACGTAAGTTCATTCATTGCGACAGCAATAGCCGAACCATACTCAATTGACTTACCGTCATCAGTTTCTAAGAAAGCACTCAACGCTATCACCTTATCCGGTAACGCTTGATTGATCCTTAAATCCTGAAGTTCCATACTCTCCCTTAACTGTTTAGCTGAGTTAAACCACGCTATAAAGTTTTCGTAATAGGTTGGTATGTGGATATTTGCATTATAATAGGAACTGTATTTCTTTTCAGGTATATGTTTGATTAACCATTCTATACTTTTAAAGAAATTGAGTTCTTTGTAATGCTGTTGAAAATTATCTTCATCATAGTCGTCTAAGAAACGATTATAATGAATATTCCAAAATAGCCCATTAAACATAGACTTTAATACATTAAACATTAAAAACTCCTATTAATAGTTAATGCATATATTACTATAATAAATTATAATAATATTCAAATAGATAATATAAGTGTATAACTTAAATGTAATTTTTAACTTAAAGAGAATTTTACCAATGTCGGAACATGAACAAAACTTAGCTAAATATGAGTTTAATGAAGGAGTGCCTGAATATTCACAAGAAGATTATTTAAGGTTTGCTCAGTCTAAACGACTCAGCTTTATGAAAGCAATGGAAGATGCGGTTGGAAGTCCGGAAGGGTTAGCGACGCTTGACCCTGATAGACAAGCTAACTATTTGAGAACAATTGATGCGATAGAGAAACAATCTTTAACGCTTAAGAAACTTAAACAAGAAGAACAAAGCAACGACGCACAGAATGCGGCTATCGCTGCTCTTATTCTTAAATCTGCGAAAGATCGTGGTAAAGAGATTGATAGAGAAAATACCCCTATCATTCCTGACCCGTCTGTTCTCCCTGTGAAACAGCTGATTGCTGGAGAAACTGAGATAGGAGATCGGATAGAGAACTTTCGTGAGTACCAAATAAGGACGGGCCAGATTGATCATCAAGATCAGTAGCGTCTTTATTAGGATTCTTTATTGGTGGGATAAACACTGGAGCATAATCACATGCCGGTGCAAACATAAGTCTGAACTTATGAGCCAGTGTTGTTTCAATAAGTTTAAATGGGTCCATTTGTAGTATGGTTTTCTCATTACTATCTAGATCATTTAATTTCTTATTCAAATAACCAAACTCATCTTTTACAAACCGTGGTGCAATAATCGTAACTAAAGGCATAATGATTTTCTTTAGTTCTTCTGCGTGTGTGGTTGTCCAGTTGTAAAAATCATAAATACCAACAATAAAATACTTACCTTTTATCATAGTAGGGGCTAGATTGTTTATATCTACCTCTACTAGGGATATCTGTTCGATGATAGGAAACATCTCTGTAAGTACATCACGTAATGCTTCTTTCTCATCATGATTAAGTTGATACGGAAACGTATTGACTTCTAATTCGAAAACAATACTTCCTATCGCTTCTTCATTAGAACCAAGGTATTCTAGAATAATGTTTGTTACAATGTTAGGAACATGGTTAACAACACTATTCTTCATTACGTCAATGTTTCTATTCCTATATGCCTCATACCACATTTCTTTAGGCCAACCTAAAGCTTCAGCACAATAATCATCATTAACACGAGTGATATATTGCATCACATCTTTACTGAGTATCTTTTCAAATACTTCTTCATTCAACGTTTTAATCAACCCTAAACGCATATCCATGATATCATCTAGACTGATTAAAATGCGTTTTATTTCTGTTGCATTAATCATGAATAAAATCCAATAAAGTGATTCCTAAGAAAACAATAAGCCACTGATCTTCCATTAAGATATTAAATAACTGATCTTGAGTAATAAATTTAGATGCCGCTTCTTTATCCATAACGAGATCAGTTACATCCGGTGCTTTATAGAAAACGGTAAAAGAACTCGAGATAAGTGTCACTAACTCTTGAAATTCTTTAGGTGGATATAACATTTTTAATTCGTTTAATACTTTAAAAATAAACGAAATCGTGTGGTTATTTTTTTCTCTGATTTCAGCCCATAAATCTTTTAACTGCTCTGCGTTTAACATAGCGGTTACTAGAAAACTATTAGACCAGGTATTCACAAAGTCTTTAGCATTTCTGATATAACTATCAAGCACACTACGTTGACTGCTTTCAATATCAATGTTATCTCGAGCAATACTGAGTTCAGCTAAGTGACGTTTGATAATGATATCGAGTTGCTCGGCAAATAAAGAACGAGCCATATAAGGAATCTGTACAGGTTCACGATTAACATTTTGTTCATTTCTTACCACACCATTCATTGTGGTATAGGTAATATACGGGGAATCGGTATTACGCACTTTTTAAATCTCCATTTAATAGTTAAACGTTATTACGAATATGCATACCCGAAAGGATATGGTGCAATGTTTTATTGACTTTTGCTCTCGTATCGACGTTATCTAATACTTCGTTATTAAACTCACCAGATTCGATGATTTGACGTTTCATGATACGCCAAGCTTCTTCGTCACCACCGCGTGCTCTGATTAATTCATTTATTGTATTAGGTAAACCTTGTGCTTCTAACATCTGAATCTCTGGATAAGAAATACCACTACCTTTAGATTCACCTGTGACTTGACCAGTTAAGTCATCGACTTTAGTATCATCAGCCGCTACTGAGATTTTGTGATCTAACGTTTGTGCTTGACGTCTTACAGGTAGGTGCATACAGAGATATTTTTTATTCGTTAAAGTCGTTAATCCTGTTGTTGGATCAGTTAACCATAATTGTTCAAAAAAGTTATAACCCATCTTTTCAGCGAGTTTTAAATTACGGTCTACATCTAACTGAGGACCTTTAACTAAGTTAGGCGCGATCAATGAAATCAACGCCATAGGTTTACGTGGATCGGGATTATCGGAAACACCATTTTCTAACGCTACGATAAAGGCTTCTAATTCTTTATCTGTCATTTTATTAATTGCGTTAGCATAAGCGTCTACAGTTTTGGTGCCAGGTAATAAATCATTTAGCCTGCTGCTTATGTGCTTTATTATCTTTTCCTTCACACTCATCTATAACCACCTTGATTACTCTTGTTTTTACATTATTTTCTTCACAAGCATTTATAAGTGTTTTTATATTATCAGTTTTATCGCCTTTCCAGAAAAAGATGGCATTCGTTGCTTTTAATGTTACTGATTGATTTCGCTTATAGGCTGCTTGCTTTCCATATTTATCCCAGTCGATCTTGTATTGAATCGTTTTTACACCAAGTTCTACAGCTAATTGTCTAACGAGTTTATCAAACTTTTCATCCCCACATTCCAAAATAGTCACGGTTTTAAGATCGACGTCTTCTAAAATCTTTTTTACGCGGCGTACCACTTCTGTATATAATTTATACTTTTCATCGCCCGCGATGAGTAAATACATGTTATTATCCTTCTTCAAATTTCCAATGTTTCAATAAAAGAGGTAATACAGTATTCTCGAACACATCGAAAAATAAACCTAACCCGGTTTTTACGTGTAAATCGTAAACAGCGTTTTCTAATGTTTTACCATCTATTGGTAAAATAGTTAATTCATTTATCCAAAAATCTACTTCACGATCAAAAATTTCGTGAACACGATACCCTTTGATATTAGGGTCTTCCTTAGGTTTAAATTCGTAATAGTAAGCAGCCAAAGCCTTATCTTTTTTCTTTATAATTTTATAGACTACATCTTTGATCGTAGGCATAGTTGCATTCCTCTTTTATAAGTTAAATTAAGTTTGTAAAAAAAATGTAATAAATACATAATAGACTGACATATAGACAGCATCTTTAAAGATGCTGTCTATGTTTAACTTATTACGGTTCCATGGCAACAGGTTTGGTTTTCTTCCATTCCTCAGTTTGCCAATATGGTTTATAAACGCCAGCTCTCATATTTAATAAATCATAAATAGTGAGGGTTGGTTTCGTTTGAGCTTCTTCACGGAAATGCCATTCATTAACCGTATCTAAAAGCTCATCCCAGTCATATCCCATTTCTTTAATATCTTTATAAAGTACATCAGGAGTACAGATACGTTCAGTAGGGAAATCACTGTTCGTTTTGTGAACGAGATTCATTAATAATAAATCCGCTTGTAAACGTAATGCACGACGAAGTTTAGGATCACTATCGATTTTACTTCTAACTGTTGTTCTTGATAAACTACAATCAGGATAAAGATCAATAAAGTAACTTCTATCATTCCCGCCGATACCGTATTTATTCGTTTTAACAAAATAGAAATCACTTAAACTAGGTAATAATCCTTCTGTTTGAGAACAGAGTAATGGGAACACTAAACCAGTACTACCACCTTTACCACGTAAGATAGTAATAGTTAATTCCATTAAATCTGTATCACCTCTAAATTCATCACCAGGTGTTTTAGGAAACTCTGGTGCTTTAGTGGTTGGATTGATTAAAGGTTTAGCTACGTTGATTTCATATACGTTATTCATGTTGAACAAGAATGACTCAGGAATATACTTAACAGTTCTATTTCCTTTTTGTAATTGGAACTTGTTCATAGACGGTGAATATGGATCTAAATCTTTCTTTTCACCAACGTGTGCAGTTGTAATAATAAAGCTATTTGATAAAGCGGTTATTACAGGAATATCACGTACGATTTTAGATTTAGCTTTAGCATTCGCCATATCTTCCATATTACGTTTACTATCTGAAGCATCAAATCCTGCCATCTTTTCTTCAACGGCTTTACTTGTCAATTGAGATAAAGAGTCAATTTCAACAGCAGTTGGAATCACCGCTTTAAAGTATTCACCATCACTACACATGAACGGTGTAGTAAATGTATTTGCTTTTTTATTTTCTTTAGAGACTTTACCGTTTAGGTATTCTTTTACATCACTCCAGAATTCATCACCATAACGCTCAGCATTAGTGGTGTACATCCATCTTTCACCGCTCGTGAAATCATAGTTTTCTAACGCGTCAAAAGCTTGTGCTAATTCTTGATAACGACCAGGGCCAGTACCAGAGATTTCAGTATCCATCGTAATAGCGGTACTATAACCATAGTTAGCCATTAATGATAACATAAAGTGTTTACTGATGGTTGATTTAAAAGAGTTATTAGGGCCGACGATACCGGTACTATTCCATAACCCACCATTTAAAAAGGTATTACCCCATTTACCTTTAAGTAAAGTGGCATTAGGTAAATCGAACATGCTGCCAACATTACAGCAGATGCGGAATTCAGGTGCTTTAGATTGTTGAAGATTTTCACCAAATCCCATTGATGGTTTGAAAGACATTAGTTATCTCCTATGAAATTAATTAGACGTCTAAAATTGTAATTACAAAATATAGTGATTTTATTTTAGAATTCTATGCTTTTTCAAGCATGTATATACAGTAAAATAAATTATAATAAAAGGAAATAAATCAGTCATGACTACTCAAAATATTTCTATTGAAAATCTACAGGCACTCAATAACTTTATTAGTGTTGAAACTGTAGAAGCTTTGAATACGTCTAGCCCCGCTATGACGAAACTCGCAGAACTTGTTACCGATACGGGTAACTACGTTAAATCAAGACTAAACGCTTTAACTGTGTTCTTCAATAATAAAGAACAATATCCTAATATTAAACGTTTTGTTGAAAATAATAAATTTATGGATTCAAATAAAGTATACGTTGTTATCCCTGAAGGGTTCAAAGGTAACTTATCAGAATATAGTACTTTACTTTTAAAAATCCAAAATGAATTCATCGATAATTTTATCGCAGATTTTATTACCCCGTATGACAGCTATATTTCTAAGTTGATTAACAATCCTACATTATTAGAATCAATCAACTATAAACACAATGCTAAAATTAAAGATACAAATGGTTATACTAAAGCACTCGCTAAATTTAACTCTATGGCTGTTACTAGAGAAGAAACATTAGGAAAATGTTTCTCAAATATGAAACAATTTGAATTAATGGTGGAAAATACCATTTCTTTATTAAAAGAACAAGAACGCAATAACGTTGCTGATATTAAAGAAGCCGTTATTCGTTTAGATCAAAAATTAAATATTTTAGCTAACACCATTACAGATAACAGTAATAACATTAATATTAAAGCTAGCGTCGTTAAGACATTATCAGACTTAACTTTAGAGTTAGCTAAACAGACAGAGTTTGTTGTTGTTGTATTTACTTTAATAAACTCTTTCATCGGTTCTGTTAATTATACTGAAGAGAGATTTAAGGATGTTAGATAAATATTACCAAGTCAAAGGTAAAGACTTTGCATTTGCTGGTGAAATCGAAGATGCCGAAGAACTTATTCGTCAAGTCGATGAAGTCACTAGCATTATTCCATACGTTACTGAAAACGACATTAAACAATCAGAACGTTTTCTAGAAAATAATACCGTACTTAAATCTATCGCGAATGAATCTGAAGTTAGTACAGAAGCTGATACCGGTATATTTGCAGCGATTAAACAGTTCTTTAAACGTATAGGTAAAATACTCGTTAAAATCTGGGATAAACTTTTAACAATCATTGTTAAGTTTACTGACTTCTTGGGTATCACTAATGTCCAAGTTAATAAACAGATAGAAAAATTAAAAAGCGAAGGATATACGGTTATTCGCGCAGGTGATAGTCTTATCTATTACATGAAAAGATCACCTGATGAAAATGCTAAATTAACGAGTTTAGGTAATAAACTTAAAGAATTTGCTGATTCATATACCGATGGTGCAACAGATGATGAAGAAACCACCATTAAACAAGCTATCTCTTTTGTGAACTCAAGTAAGAAGAAATATAAAGAAAAAGATCCAGAAGTTGAAAAAGCTCGTACATGGGTAATCAATAATACTGAAGTGATTGTTGGTGAAGATGAATGGGAAACTTTTGCTTTCGATCCTAAGTTTAAACCTTTTACGATTAATCAATTAAAAGAGTTTAGATCATTAATTGATTATCAATATAAACAATTAGTCGAAGATAGTAAGAGTGTGGGTTTAACCATGCTGTTAGACATTGTTAAAGGTAACTTACATTCCGTTAGAGAAAACCTAAAAGGTCATGTGGGTCAGAAACTAGTTTCTTCATCTATCCTGAAAAACATTGCTAAAGAAATTTCTAAAACGCCTAGATGGCGTGGCGAGATGCCTGTTGGTAAGAACATTAAAGTATCAAGTTCAGCAAACTTATCAACACTTAACGATAAATATGGTTTATCAAATAAAGAGTTCTCTGAAGTTCTAAAAGAAGTGATGGTTTTAAAGATAGAACAAATCAAAGAACCAAAAGTTCAACCTTATTCTAATAAAGGTTTTGAAGTAAACCAAATTAAAGCGTATTTAACAGAATTACAATCTTTATCAGGTAACTTAGAGATTGTTGTTAAAAACATGAGTGAAGTTTGTGAAGAGTATAAGAAAGATTGTTTAAATAAATCCGATAAAGATATCGTTGATCTATTAAAAATAACGAATCCTAATGTTGAACCTCACATGCAAGCAGGCGTAGAGATTATTCAATTAGTGACAAGTAATTTCTATAAATCAGCTTTAAATGATATTAAGCTAATGCGTAACTTACAAAGTTTAATCACTGAACAAGTAAAAGCATTATCTAAATTAGAATATAAATTAAAGGTGTAAAAAATGTTTTCAGGAATAGTTAACGGCATTACCGGAATCAAAATAGAAGAAACGAACGATACCGTTATTATTCATGGAATTAACGGTTATGATATCGCAAGTATAGCTGCACGTATTTGGAAAACCTCTGTTCTTAATACCCACATGTTTAAAACACTACGTGGTACGAAGATTGAGTTTTATAAATTCTTTGCTGTTGATGTTCTCTATATCTTTTCAAAGATGGTAGAGTTTAGAGCAAGTAATAACTATCTACCTGTTAGAAAGATTAAAGAACTTGTCGATGCACTTAAAACTCAAACATGGTTGAAGGATATAAATAATGAAGATATAAAAGGAACATTAGATTTCTCTAAATTATCTTTATTTAACTTTACACCTAAAGACTATCAACAAAGATTTTTTGAATACTACGATAAAACCCCTACTCGTTATAAACTAAATGGTGCGTTGTTAAATGCAGCAGCTGGATCTGGTAAATCCTTTACCGCTACCGCTACAATGGAACTTGCTGGTATGGATAAAATCATTGTGGTTTGTCCTAAGAATGCGTTAGAACGTGTTTGGTATAATGACCCAATGAAGTTTTATAAGAATCCTCCTAAAATCTGGAATACCGCTATGGGCGGAACACCCGATGAGGATACTAAAATCTACGTTTACCACTATGAAGCAATGGGTCAGATATTAGATCATCATGTACCATTATTTAATAAATTTAAATACGGGTTAATCTTGGATGAATCTCACAATTTAAATGATGTTAAATCACAACGTACTCAAAACTGGTTAGAGATTTGTTTTTATAGTAAATCTAAAAATATCATCCATTCTTCGGGTACACCATTTAAAGCCATAGGTAGTGAATCAATTCCTTTATTTAAAGCGATTGATCCAATGTTTAGTAAAGTGGTTGAAGAGAAGTATAAGAAAATATACGGTAGTTCGGCTCAACGTGGTTTGGATATCCTTCAAAATCGTTTAGGTATCGTTTCTTTTGTGGTTAAAAAAGAAGAACTTGGTTTAGATAAACCGATCATTGAAACACTTGGTATCAAAGTGCCTAACTTTAAACGTTTTACGTTAGATACTATCCGTGAGGATATGAAGAAATATATTGAAGAACGTTTAATCTATTATAAAGCAAGGGAAGAAGAAGATATTCTTTTCTATAAAGAGTGTCTAGAAATCTATGAAAATGCTATCAGAGATGATAGTAAAGAACTCAAAGCTTTTGAACTCTATAAAAGTTATATTAAAACGATTCAACGTAGTAATGATATTCGTCTTCTTACCACTGAAACAACTTATTGTAAGAAATATGAGTTTTATAATATCTCAAGTAAGTTACCTCAAGAGAAAGTAAAAGAGTTTAGAAACGTTTGTTCTATCGTTAAATACTTAGCTTTAAAGATACAAGGTGAGTGTTTAGGTAATGTAGTGGGTAAACGTCGCATAGAAGCGCATAGAGCGATGTGTGAGCATGTTCCATTCGCTGAGATATGTGATAGTACCACTAAGAAAACAGTCGTGTTTACGTCGTTTGTGGACGTTTTAGAGGATGCTAATAATGCGTGTAAGAAACAAGGGTTAAATCCTATTTTAGTTTACGGTAAAACGAATAATAATCTTAATGGGATGATAAAAACTTTTGAAACAGATAAACGCATTAATCCACTCATTGCTACTTACGATAGTTTATCAACAGCAGTACCTTTGATTATGGCAGATACGATGATCATGCTTAATGCGCCATTTAGAGCTTATATACAAGAACAGGCTATATCTCGTATCCATAGACTTAATCAAGATACTCAAACTCGCGTCATTCAATGTTATCTTGATACCGGTAATCAATCTAACATTTCTTCAAGAAGTTTAGATATCATGACTTGGAGTCAACAACAAGTTGAAATGATCACAGGGGTTAAATCACCTTATACGATTGAAGATAATGATGGGGATGTAAAAGTTTCTGCTGAATCTCTAGATGAAACTCTAACCGTTTTGATTTCCAAAGAAGATATCAATCTAGTACATGAAAATGTAATTACGAAACCACGTGCTGGTTGGTAAAAAAAAAATAATAATTATAAATAGTATAGTCAGAGTTTAAACTCTGACTATACTAGGATTAACCGCCCCTAACTATGGTATGGAACGGCTATTTGTGGAATTTTTAATTCCGCTCGTTGGAGTCTGACAGCGTTAGCTGCGTTCATCCAACCCTCGTAGTTTTCTGCACTACGATACTGAGACATATAGGTAATAAAATTATCTATCGCCTCTAACGATTGGGTTTCTAAAAAGCGTTCCCAATCGTAGCTAACATGGTTTTTAATGACCATAATTAACTCCTTATGCAAGGTGCTAATAAAACCTTTACTGGTAGCGTCAACTACCAGTAAAGAACCTTAGTTTTACATCGTTACAGATGGGCATATATCCTACACCTTACGGTGTAGGATATATGTTTTTTTCTTATTTATTGAATTCTTTTAACATTTCAGCTATCATTATATCACAATCCATAACAGCTTCTTTACTGTATAATGAGCTGAAGTAATATTCGGTAGTCTCACCTGTTTCGGTATTTTCTATAGTCACTTCTAAACCAGAAACTCGTTCAAATAAAGAGTTATATTGCATCTCATCTTTTACATCGAGTTGTTCATCAAATAAACCGTTAAATAAAGCACTATAAAATGCATTATCTGCTGATACTGTTACCAAGGAATCGTTTAAACGGTTAGCTACCGTTTTAAAGTTTAAAGTACCAGTAAATCCTTTATTTTTATTTAAAAGCGAGAAAGCAAAAGTTATTTCGATGTTAAGTACTGGGGTTAGTTTAAGTTCCATAAATTGTTTCTCCTGAATTGATGTAGAAATAGTGCAAGTTATTTTACCTGCACTATTATAATAATTACCCTATAAAACTTTATGTAAATTAATATTTTTATTACATTATTTTATAGAGGTTGTTTAATTTATTTAATAACACCAGTCTTTATAGTTACTAGCTTTATCCATTCTAGAAACCTGGCGTCGAATCGGATTACCATCCTCATCATACACGATATGGATATAAAATGGTTTACCATTGTTATCTTCCATCATTCGTGTTTCGGTTGTGGTATGTTTTTCCATACTACCTCCTAATTTTAGGTGATTGAAACACGTAAGGAAGTTGCACCTTCCTCACACCTTAGTTTAATGTCTTTACGGACAGCATATATCCCACACCGTTAAGGTGTGGGATATATGTCAATTGTTTAATTCGGTTATTTCAATTAGATAAAATAAGTTTATAATTTTGATGTAATATGTAAATATTTAAACTATTATAGGCGATTATAAAAATGATACTATTTGAAGAAGATTGGTATAAGCCAGAAAATAGCGGTCCAGAAGGATTAGGTCCTATCGTGGATACTCAAACCGCAAATAAATCTTTTCTGGCGTATGCATCATTATTACATCAGATGGGTATAAAGAACTGGGCATTTTGTTTAGCTTTACATGACCCATCTATCCAAGGATTAGATCCATTTTCAGAAGATTTAACTGCTGAACAAAAATACCGTATCGGTCAAGAGTTATTAAGTAATCCGTGGTATTATTTAAGAGAAGCAGCTAAAGTACCTCCAGCAGCTGGTAGTGAACCCGTGCAATTTAGAGCACACCGTGCTAACATGGGTATGTTTTGGTTATTCATGAATAACGTTTCATTCTTTTTGTTACAACCTCGTCAGACAGGTAAATCTGTTGTAGCAGATATGATTAATAACTATCTTATTCACTACAGAATGTGGAACTCAAAAACCATCTTGGTTACATTGAACCAACAATTACTTTCTGAGAATATAGAGCGTATCAAAATGATGCGTGATTTACTTCCTCAATATACGATAGCACGTACTTCTCAAGATACTAAAGCAAAAGAGGCTTATACGTATCCTGCTAGAGGTAATAGACTTATCACTCGTGTATCTCAAAACTCTGAAGTAACGGCAAATAACGTAGGTCGTGGATGTACTACACCAGTACAACAATACGATGAAGCTGCATTTATTAACTATATGGACGTAGTATGGCCAGCAGCAACAGCTGCAACAGGTGCAGCTCGAGATTTAGCGAAAGAACGTGGTGAACCATATGGCACTATCATCACGACTACAGCAGGTGATAAGATGTCACGTAGTGGTAGATTCATGTATGATATTTATCAGAATGCGGCCTCTTGGACAGAACACTATTTTGATTTACCTAATCAAGAAGAATTACACAATGTAGTTCGTAAGAATAGTAAAAATGGTACATTAATGGTGGGCGCAACGTTTAATCATTTACAGTTAGGATATACCGATGAATGGTTAAGAGAAAAGATTCGTGCTACACAAACTCAAGACCAAGATAAGATTAATAGAGACTATTTTAACGTTTGGACTTCAGGTGCAACCTTATCACCATTAGCACCAGAAATATCTCAAGATATCTTGATGTCTGAAAAACAACCTGATTATATACAGATTACAAAATCAGGTTACATTGTGAAGTGGTACATTAAACAAGAAGAGATTGGTAACTATATGCGTACCAATCATTGTATTATTGGCGCTGATACCTCAGAAGCAGTAAACCGAGATGCTACTTCTTTTATCGTCGTTAATGTGACTACTTTAGAAACGGTAGCAGCTGTTTCTATTTGTGAAGCAGATGTGATTAAATTGGCTGACTTCTTAGTAGAGTTCATGGTAGCATTCCAAAGAACAACGTTAATTATCGAACATAAATCTACAGGTGGTACGTTTATTGAAACACTTTACAATAAATTACCATTACACGGAATAGATCCATGTAGACGTATGTATAATACTATCGTTCAAGAAAAAGATAAAAATCCTGAATTATTTAAAGAACTCGTTGCCCCAGGTAAACGTAATAATTATTTCTATACGAGAAATAAAAAGAAATTTGGTTTTAACCAAACAGGTGGAACAAGACATTTACTTTATAAAGAAGTATTACAATTAGCGGCTAAACGTTGTAGAAATATTATTTACGATAAAACACTCTCTGCAGAGTTACGTTCATTAGAAGTGGATAGCAAATCAGGACGTATTGACCATACCGCTGAAGGTCATGACGATAACGTCATGGCATGGTTACTTTGCATGTGGTTATTGATGTATGGTAAAAATCTTTCGTTCTACGGAATAGATAGTAAACGAGTGATGTCGCATATTCAGGAAGATGGTAAATTAATGGATGATGTTCAAGATAGGGAGAATGCGTTAATCGAAAAATATCAGGATGAACTTGATAGATTAATTACCAAACTCGCTGAAAATGAATCCAGTATCTATAAAACTGTTTTAGAACATCAAGTTAAACGATTAAACGATAAGCTCGTTAACTTTGGTATAGAACCGAGAAACATCGATGGTTTATTAGCGGATATCAAAGAGAAAAAACGAGAACAAATGAGAATAAATCGTTTAAGATAAAAAGATGTAAAAAATTACATCAATGCTATTTGATATAGTTAATTGATTGGCAATGAGACTAACTTATCGTTTACCGAAATATACACTTGATTTTTTCTTTTCTAGTGATTCCTTAAACTAAGTGTATATTTTAAGTAAACGCACGTAATGAAATCAGAGTTGTTTTTTTGATTGGCTGTATTAACGTAAAACGTATATCCCTACTGTAAAAGGTAGGGATATATGCCGTTATGTATATTATGTCCTTAGGACGTTGTTGGTTAATTAAAATAGTATAGAAAGTGTATCTAATAATTTGCGATATTAGATACGTGCTCCGTTGTATATCCCACGCCTTAATCGGCGTGGGATATATGCTCGATAATAAACGAAAAAAAAGATAACGTTTCCGTTATCTTTTTCAACCTATAGGAAATTATCCAACAAATATTGTTGATCGATCTCCCATTGGTTTTCCGCAATGCGTCTAGCTACGATCTCGTAACTAACTGTTTCCGTTGAAGAGAAACCATCAAAGATAATTTCTCTTGTAGGTTCTTCTTTTAGAAGAACGACTTCTGCATCACTTCCGAATTCTTTCAATCGTTTTAATGCGGTATTGGTGTCGTAAAAATAATCCACATCACCATTAGTATTTTTTATCGCTGTAAGATGTACACAACGTGCGGTTGCACGACTCATCGCGTTATCATCGATAATGAATGTTTTCTTTTCCATTTTACCCTCCTTAGAGTTTAAATGAATTTATTTAATAAAATTTCTTCAGTAACTTCCCATTGACCGTTACCGATGTAATTAGCCATTACATTACGTTTGTTGGTAGTAACTTGGTTGTATCCGTCAAAACGGAATTCTTGTTTGTTACATTCCAGGCAAACAAGGATATGTCCTTCCTTCGGATATATGAATTCCCGTAATAATAAAGCAACATCATCACTTATTATAGGTGTTGTAGTTTGGTTATCAGTGTATCCAAATTTATAACCGTTACGACGGCTTACGCGTTGGATAATTTCAGTATTCAAAATGATTTTGTTTTCCATCTTTTAACTCCTTAGTTGATTGATAGTTTAATATAGAAAATATAGGTCAGCGATTCTACTTTTATATCCTTACAGAAACCCCTTTAACGATTGATTAACCGAGCTCATTAGCAACTCGACGGATTAAGTGCCTTAGTAGACAAACGTAGAATCCACGAAATCATACCCTTCCAGGTAGTTCGTGTGATCTCGTTTGGAACCAAAGGCTATCCATTCATCCCCGTCTTTGTAGTATTCAAAGACTACTCCGTTAACCACCGGTGCCCGTACTTCACGGTATACCGGTTGATCTTCATCATAGTCGTGGTTATATTCGTAACCTTCGAATTGCTGGATTGTTGTCCACTCTTTTACTTTCTCATCTGCTACGTCAGCAGGGATTGTCCAGATCCAATATGCACTCATGTTTTTCTCCTTAGATTTATGAGTTAAAAATAGGGCATCGAAATGACACCCCTTCTGTTATTGTTCGCCTTTATAAAACACCTTCAATCCAACCGGCGAAGTTGAACTTACTGGTTTTTGTAACTTCACCAGTAACTGGATCGGTTACTTCCACCGCCACGCGTTCAGTGAACGCATAGAGTGGGGTAACACCCACTCGACGGAGCGCTTGCTCCAATGGCCCCATGAAATATGGAGCACCGCCGATAACAGCATGACTAGCATGCATATCACGGCAAATCTCGGCTAAGCGAGATGCGTTGCCTTTGATTTCTCCAGCGGTAGGCAGGCCGCTGAAGGTGATGAGTTTAATGACCTCATCACGAACGTCAGTACCGACTTCTACAGCGTCTTTTAATTGTTCAGTTGTTAAAGAATGTTGCGTTAAGTTAATTAAGATCATTTTGCCCTCCTCAGGACTTTTGTTATTGATAAAGTATATAGACAGTTTTAATTCTTGTCTAGGAATTTTTTGTTAGTGGGTAGTTAAGGGTTTATACTTAGGTGTAACTAAAGCACCAATACCTAACAGTGTGTTATACACTAAATTGATGAGTAGTAACCCTCTGGTAATCTCCATATCTGCTGGAGTGATATGCCACGCTAATAAAGCAGTGGTTGGTAATACTAGCACCGCTTTAGCGGGTGTTAGGGCAAATGCCCCAATGATACCTGCTTTTATATAAAACAAGGTGTTTTGGAGTTTACCCCCTCTATAAGGTGAGTAATGTTCCTTACAGTAGGAACCGGCCCATTCTAATAATTCAGGGTCGTTACGAGTGCGGAGTTTAACGTCCGCGATAAGGCAACCGCCTAAATGTAGTAGTTGAGCGGTTAGTAGATAGATTACTGAATTTAAGATATCAGTTAACATGATTGACCTCCTTTGGTCCGATTGTTTGATTAATTAATTAGTTTTAGCTGCGAAGAATAATTCACTTACTACTGATTCTAAATCAGTAACGTAAATTTCACGTTTACCATGTTGAATTCTGTATTGGTCGTCTTTTATTTCGGTGACGACAGCATCAATGCCAAGATGCAAAGTTAATGCATCTAGAGCATCTTTAATATTTTCTGAACTAAAGTTGATAAAGTTAATCATTTTACCCTCCTTTGGGTTTTTAATTTATGGTGAAGAATTATAAGCATGTAAACTTCCATCCTACATGGATAGAGAGTTTAATAAATTCTCTTCTAGTCATTTAAGTCTCTTTTGGTATAACTTAAAAGAACTTATTAAACTTAATATTAAGGTGTCTCACGACAAGCTGTTAATATTCCTTGTTTGAGTAACAGACGACAAGGTAGCGTCCGGCCATTAGCAGTAGCGTTGCACATATTCGGCTCTAACACGGTCAACGCATTTTAAAATGCTGTCCGGATAGGGTGCAGAGTACGAACCATACGCTCTCTTCTTACCACGACCTAAGCGATAGTGAAGAGATGGCCACTCACCGAGTTTATTTCTAAACTCAGCGAAAGCCGCTACTACTTTCTCTGGCAAAGCACCTTCAACTGGCACATCTACAACTAAATAATGTTGGTGGTTTGATGTTACGATTTCTAATTTCATTTTTATGTCCTCATTTTTTTAATGTTACGATTAAGATATTTATTCTTAATTACCTTTATAAAGGGTGTTAATAAAATAACACCCTTAACTATATTAGTTTCATTAATTTTAATGAAACCTCTTTAGCTTAGTATGTGAATGTAAATTTTCACATACTGAGGTTATATTATAGTTAACCGATCCAAATTTGATCACGGCTAACCAAACCATCTTCCAACATCTGTTGAAATTCGGCTTCCCAAACCACTTTTAATGGTTCAAGGAATTGGTTAAATATGACACGCATAAGCGACCTCTTATCTAACAATATGTTGATGTCATATCGCTAGGACTGGTCGTGCAGTCCTAGCAACCCCTTAGTTTTACTTCTTCACGGAAGTGCATATATCCCTGCCCATTAAGGCAGGGATATATGTCAATTATTAAAGGTCTTTATTCCTTATTCAATTAGATTATATAAGTTTATAAAAATGATGCAATTGAAAATGCATCATTTTCTGAGTAACGAAGTTACGATAATTTTGATGCATTTTTAAAAATCTAATATTTAAAGTATAATGCATCAAAATCTAACTACCATAGATGGTTTAAAAAGATATATATTTTTATTATTATATGTATTAATACTCGTTTAACATTTTTGTGGTTGATTTGTTGGACATTTGATGTACTCCTAAAAATAGAAAAGTTGAGAATAAGGCATATACCCCATACACATCGTGTATGGGATATATGTTAATATTTTAAGGTCTTATAGAAACTAATAGATCAAATATCGCATTAAATAGCCAATAACCAAAAATGGCTATAAGTGGTATAATGTAAAACAATAATACAATTGATATTAGTAACGTTGAAAATATAATAAACAACGAGAATAATACAAATGAAGATCTATATGGTTTTTCTATCGGTGAAGAACCAAATTTATCCGCTATAATGTTAATCACTGGTGTTTTAGTTCTATAAGAAGTAAAAAGTAAAACTATTACAAATGGAATAGATACAAATATAGTTGTAGTGATGAAGAAACTGATAAACTGAATCACAGTATCGTTAGGTATACTTAATACTGTAGGCATGATTTCACTAAATAACATAACCACCTCTTTTAAGTACGACTAAAGTAAGCACCAATAACAAATGTTATCAGAAATACAATACAAGAAAGAGTAAATATGGTTTTTACTACTTTACCATTTTTTTTCACACATGATGATTTTAGCAAGGCCACCAATCATAATCGTGCTAGATAATAAAAATAACCAAAAGTTAATATACATTTAATATACTCCTATAAATAGGGTATATAAATATACCCTATGCTTTTTGTGATTCAACCCATTTTTGATAGACTTCATCTACCTTAGGTAACTTATATACCGTATGAGCAAAAGATAAACTATTTACTTTACCACCCAACATATTTAAGCCCGCTATACGCCATTCATCTTCTGTTAACCCTTCGATTCTTGCTAACTCATGATAAGTCGTATCTTTACTTACATTCATCGTGATTTCAATATTAGGATAACCGCTACTGATATCGATATCTGAACTATGCGCATGGGCTTTAGTGTGGTAATCGGGTAGTTCTTCTACCATACGTAAACCGTTGTCTATCAAGCGTTCTGTCGCTAATGCAACAATCCATCCAGATAAACTCGGTACGTCTTTATCCAAGTCTATAGACATTTGGTCAGAAGCAGTACCTAACACACCTCTGAACTTTTCATCTTCCTGCACGTAAAAATGTAAAGCATCTTTTAAACGTTTAGGGTTAGACGTAAAGTTAGCAATATCTGACACACCTAATAAAACACCAAATTTCTTTTCCAAATCATTCGTTGTTTCATCTAATATTTCTAAAGAAATACAGTCCCATAAGTTATACACGAGATATTCAATCTTGTGCATACTTTGTTCAATACGGTGTTTATCAACGCCATCTAAATGCTTAGTTTCTTCTATTTGTAATTTAGATATATTTGCATACTTATTAAGAATCGTATCTAATTTATAGTTTTCTTCTAAAGCAGCACCTTTACGAATCCAATAGAAACTACACATCGCATCAATAAAGAAGAAAGATGCAGGTACATCTAAATAGTGCCATTGTTCATAACCCGCTAAGGGTGTTTCTTTACCAGAAGAGGTGACTTTGGTTGTTGTACCTTTAACGTATTGACATTTTCTATATTTAGGTGGTACACTAGGATCAGATAAAATATTTGCTGGATTATAACCTTCATATTCAAGATTTTTAAGTATCTCTGGAATATCGAACGCCATTAAGTTCCAACCAACAATATAATCCGGCTGCCATTTATGTGCTCGTCTAAATACTTCAATAATCGCTAAAGCAGGTGTATCTGCAATAACGAATTCTACATCTACTTTACGTTTCTTTCTTACATCAGGTGTAAGTTTATCTAACTTTTCGTAGAACTGTTCTCTTGGTAAGGGTGTAGTACCTAAGAACTCTTTAGTCGTTGCTACGATAGCTTTATTCTTAAACGATAAAGAAACAGCAATGATTTCATTACGAACACTTACTACGTTCGTTTCAATATCGAGTACGGCTACAGTTGCATTACTTACTGCATCGGGGAATTTCTCTTTATACGCTTTACGAATAATAGAAGACGTAGAAATATCACAACCGTAAATGTATGGACTACGGAATAACTGTTTACGAGATTTATAAGAACCAACAGGCATGTTTAATGCTCGCTTAATGGTATCTTCTAATTCATATTCAGTGGTCATGTATACATCCATTTCTTCGATAGGTTTCCATACTCGTTTTTGAGTATAGTTTTGAAATGCTTTCTTATGGATATATACGGGTTTTTTAAAATTCTCAATGAATCTTAAATTATTCTTTACCTCACCTGTGGGAAGGTGTACTTTTTCTTTTATTAATAATAGATCATCACGACTCCCGTCATGTGACCTAAAATACATAGCGTTCCTACATTCAAATTTCGTTTTATTTGATTGTAGTTCAATATCAGTATTGTTCATAATTTGGGTAACCTTTTTAAATAAGTTAAACATAAAGCTATGTTTTGTAATATAAATACAAAATTTTAACTATGAATAAATAAGGAAACAACAATGCGTTTAGATAAATTTAGTCTTGTCAGTATGGAAGTTATCGATTACCAATTAAAAGATCCAGTAATAGATCAGCTTCGTGGTATTATTGAAGAATATAAAAAGGACAAAGATGGTAAAACGTTCGCTACTAGTCTAGAAGAAATTATTAAAAATCGTTTTAACATTACACTTAAATGTAACGTTAAACCAGCTAGCGTATTAAATGCTGCAGCTTATATTGAATTACTGGATGTATACCATCCTTTAAATAAAGGCTTATTAGATAATTACGGTGAAGTAGCCGCACAATACCTTGCGAATGAAACAGTTAAACCTAACTTTAAAAAGCTCGTTGCAGGTAAATTAGATCGTGTAGGTAGTCTTGACTTTAAAAAGGTTAAGGCTTCTGGAATTTTCTCTCAATTAGAATACCGTATTGAGTTACTTACTCCGTTATTCAAAGAAGAAACTGATTTTATTATTAGTATCATCATGCATGAATTAGGTCATATTTGGACATTCATGGAATACGTACACCACGTTACCTATAAGAACGTTATTGTTACGAGTATTGTAAAAGATTTCCTAGGTATTAAAGAAGATACTCTACGTGTAGAGTTTATTTCTAAAATTAATAATATCTATGGTGTTAAAGTACCTGAAGAATTAACGAAACAATCTGATCCTAAAGCACAGTTAGTGGTTATCGGTGATATCTATAAACAAATGTATAATGATTTCTCTGAAACAACTTATAATACCACATCAGTAGAAGTGTTAGCAGATCAATTTGCTTCAAGATTTGGTTTAGGTATCAACATGATTAAAGGCATGTCTGGTAAAGCATTCTCATGGAAAGGTATATCAGCATCCGTCTTCTTATTATTCGTGAGTGGTGTAATAATGGCTACTCTAGCAAGTTTCTCAGTATTCTTCATGGCACTTGGTGCGATGCCGTTTACCTTTGATATCTTAGTTTGTGTCATTATTGCTGGTTTATCAGGTGTGGCAAATATAACAGATAGTTTTGCTGGTGCTAAGATGAAGCTAGGTACATCGACTTACGATACACCTAAACAACGTATTGTACGTGTTCGTAATATGATGATCAACCAGTTAAAGAATGATCCTAAAAATAATGATGCTAAAAAACTAATAGAACAAATTGATGAAAGTATGGCTTATATTGAAAAAGCCGATGACTATAATGGTTTTATCGTTAAACTTTTAAGATGGGTATCGAGTGACTTTAGAACACAAGAAGAACGTAAAATTTATAATCAATTATTAGAAGATTTAATGGATAATACATTATACGTTTCTGGTAATAGATTTAAACATTTATTAGATAAGTAAACATATATCCTACCCATTAAGGGTAGGATATATGACGTATAGTGATTAAACCTGATTAGGCATTAATTTTTGATAGTTTTTGAAATACAATGTAACTGTATATGGAGTAGTAGTGTTATATCCATAAACGTAAGTGTTGTTGTATTTGGTGACTATGGATATTTTTACTTTTAAGATATTAGGATCTTTTTTAGCTTTTAACTTATTGTATTCCGCTTCACTAATGTTTGCAGAACTAGCATTAAGTTTTAAAACTCTCCCATCTTCAAAATAAGCACCGCCACGATTAAATTTCATTGCTGTTTTAAATACATCAACATTCACAGTTATATCGTAGAAACCGTTACTGTTCTTAGCGTATTTGGAAAGCTCAGCAAATTCTCTAGAATAAACATGTTTTTGTTCATAGTTATCTAAAGCAGGATTAAAATCTTCACTCTCTACTAAGAATTCATATTGTGATTTCTGCCAACTATTGATAGTAAATATTGCATTTTCAAAATTTACAATAATACCCTTATCGTCATCCAAAGTATAACTTATTCTATTAGGGATATAAGTTGTATTACCAATAAGCTTAGGTGGTTTAGTAAAATCAAAAACATTTTGACTTTTAAACGTTCCGTTATTATAAACCGGTGTAGGATTTTTATACCACTCTGGATCAGGATGATGATAAAAATAAACTTTTAAAGGTACGCCACTATCTAATTTTTCCTGAATATGTTTATACTTCTCAGGTATAATAAATTTAGGATCATCACCTGTCGCTTCGTCTTTATAATAAAATAAAGGTGTATCTCGAATAAATGGTTTAGTAGGATCACCAGCAAATGCATAGTTAGCAAATACTACTGTTCTACCATCTAAATCAAAATGCACGAATCTTTTATTTTCTATATAATAACAAATCGCTTTAGTGCCAAGTTCAATTATATCGTAATTATCAGTAACATAATCTTTACCGTAGAAATCACGAATATTCCCCGTATAAACAGTTTCTCCATCTACTTCAAATCTCAACCATGTGTTACCCATTGTGTGGTAATTATAGTGAGAATAAGTAGTAGCATTATCGGTATACAGTAATAATGCACTTGCGGAATTAATCATTCTATCACAAGCAGAGAAATTATTGAAGTGTGTCTCATCTTTATTGGCATAAAGGTTATAAGTTTCACCTGTTAAATTTACAGTGTGGTCCCAATAATGCGTACTAATCACTTCATCGTTTAAATGGTCGCCAGTCCCAAAAGCTGCAACAACTTTATAACGACGTTTAGAATTTATCATCCCACCGTGATCACGTTCACCAACGGTATAAAATATATCTTTATATTTCACATCAACTAAAGTTTCTTCTAAGTTGTCCAACATGTCATTATATCTTGGGCCTCTATGGTAGATAAGTTCGTTTAAATTATTTTCACTCCAATCTAACGCTCGTCCAGTTGCAGAAACAACTTCACGTTGTGGTATTGGTTCACTAAATAAATAAGTATAAATATCATCAGATTTATTTTTGTTATTACGATCAGTTGTACCGTAGTAATGATACCATCCACGTTTAGTTCCTTTTGTAACCATGACATTACCGCCAGGAAATTCACAATAGTAACCAGGATAGTCATTATTCCAACGTAACTTAGCAATATTCTGTAATTTATCCTTCGTATTTATACCAAGACTTTTAAGTGATGGAAAATTAAGGATTTCTGTTGCTGCGTAACTAACACGTTCTGGTAATGGGTTACTACTAGGTAATAAACCATATATTACCCATCTTTGAAGGTTATAATCCCAGAATGGTTTACCATCTCTGCGTAAATCTTCAAAATGTCGATTATCTATATCAGTATTTTCCTCATCACTATAAACAGGCATTTTATCTAAAAACTCACAATTCTCGCCTCGGTATAATTGACTTAAATCTATAGGGAAACCTAACTGATAGTCTACTTTTGATTGAATTATCATCTCACAATTCTGTTGAACCACTCTAAATGGATGATTTGCTCTAATCAGTACACTGGTTGCATTAATCAACTTAAAAGGGAACCGTTTAGGTAACCATTCAATGTACTGAATGGTAGAGACAAATAAATCTTCAACAGCAATAGATCTCAAACTAGTATTATCCCACACATACGTGCTAAAGTCCTGATTACCGAGATAATTACCTAAATAAGATTTAGGTTTAGGAGGATCTGTATTATTTAAAGCCCTCAATGGTACCATCTGACGTTTGAGTAACCTATTCAATCTTAGATGCATGTTACTCACACGACGGGAAGTTTTACCAGATAAATTGTTAACGTTATAATAATTTCTACCATCAGGTAATTCAACAATATCAAGCTCTGTACCTTCGTCTAAGAAATAAAAAGCCAGTCTAGGTCTTATATAGACTAATACGTCTCCACTAACCGTTGCTTTCTTATCCCCATTTGTTGCAGCTCTGATGACACCACCTTTACCAGGAATGATAGGTTTAAAGTCATTAAACCCAACTGGAGGACTTAATACATTAGTTTCATAAGACAGATAACTATCAGGTAAACTCATTTTCTGAGCGCCTATACCTTTCATTATATCAGCCTTATATTCTTCTTCGGTATAGTAAGGAAGATCACCGCGATGGTCTCGAATATAAGTCGTATCTGAGTTTAACTCATCCCCACGTCTTCTAGTTGAATAAGCATTTTTCAAATCATATTTGATTTTATCTGCTTCCGAAACATCACTATAATAACCTAATGTTACACCATTAGAGTAATCTTTAAACCCACCTATTAGATTACCACCATAGGCAGTATATCCTCTACCATTAAGACCTGGTTCTTGTTTTATATAACAATCCAAATCCATTAATTGTAAATAGTTAGTAGTAACATTAAAAAATGACAATAAATGATGAGCACTCTCATGCCATGCAAACCTAGGGTTGACCGCACTTGGACCATTCTGTTTCAACGGAAGATTTTCTATCACTAATGGTAAACTATTTCTGTGATCCGGATAGAGTGCATGGTGTGGTGTAGTGCCTTGTATTTTTCTCCAAGGAAGATAGCGTCGTTCACGCTTTATATCGTAAGTGGTATTAGTATAAAATAATCCTGGCATTTTGGTATACCCTATTCCCATAGAGATTAATTTATCCATACCTTCAGTTAATTGTTTATATATTAAACTATCACCGATAAATGCTCTCCTATTTTCAGGTTTACTACCTTCTTTATGGTAATATACATGGAATGATTTATATATAGGTAAAAAGCCAAGACCGTCTTCTCTCGTTAAATCAAACTCCCCATCTTTACCCGCCATTTGGGCTTTAACGGTATAATCTAAATAGTTATATACTGTATTTGTTCTTCGACCATTTTCATCGTAGGCAAAAGAATGAAATAAGAATGCCGCATCAAACCGTTTATCTGGAATAATCTCAAATGGTTTATTTTTGTAGGTATGACCACTGAAAGCTAATAATTTTCTAGTTTTACGATGGTAAAGTTTAGTATCGCTTCCTATAAGCATTTCACCATTAGCGAAAAACTCCATTCTACCTTCGATCATTATAAATGGAAAATAAGCTAAGTTAACTGCCCTGATATATTTTTTATCTTCACTTAATCGCATTATCCATCTTTGTTCGGTAGTATTAGCAGTAATAGATAACTTCAATGGCATCGGCATGTTCCACGGATAACCATTGCTGTATTTAACAGCACCGTTACCACCAAAATAACTACCTAAACTATTTATCACTGTAACATCGCCAAAAGGTGATGATGTTCTATCTTTAAAAACGGTATCTTTAAGGCTGCGATTTTCGTCTACATTGGTTGTGATCTTGGCATTGTAAGGTTTAAAGTAATTCTCTAAACTATTACCTTTATAGATCAATTTACTACCTTCTCCATATTTCTTGTTATTATCCCATTTATAAATGGTATCAAACATGTATGGAGCAGTAAATATGTAGTTGTTTGTTGTATCTTCAACATTTTCTCTCATTTTACCATAATCAATCCAAGCACCTGCCTCTAATTGAAATCCAGTTAAAGGACTGTATTTTCCAGGCAGAACTCTATTTTTACGGTAATACATGTGGTCGCCCCATATCGTTAGATAACCAAGGCTATCTAACGAGTATCCAGATCTTCCATGTACAGGGTCAAATGATACTAAGCCGTCCAGCTTGGTTACAAAACGAACAAAGTGTCGTCTTTTACCTGATGTATCTTCAGAGAACAACGACGGTTTCCCGTCGTGTCCATAAGTACCAGGATTTACTAATTTATAATTTTTATTATAAATAGACATTTAAATTTTATCTCCCTAAACGGTTAAGTTAGCCGGAATTTTAGTTAAGTTAGAAGCATTAACGATACTCGGTATATATTTAACCAATAACGATAAAGATTCGCCGTACTGATATTTAGTAACGTAATAACTATCTATTTCTTCAGGAACCACAACCCTAACTGAGAAAACGTATAAAGCATTAGCTGGTGTATATTCAGATTGCCCGCCAATGAAATAATCTTTCACTAACTCAGTAGTCTGTTTTTCTTGATCCACCATGATGTAGTTGTTTGTTATTTCCAACCCTTCTGCTAACTTAACAGCGAAAGTGTAAACATTTTTGTATTTACCATTAGCCTTAAGTGTTTCTTGTTTTAAAGCTCTAGTATCACTACTTAAATTAATCTCATACGGTTGTGTACTGACTAGATCATTTGTGCTACCGTAACTTATCGTACCTTCATCTGGAGCATATAACGAAAAATATTTAGTTATATCGAGAAAGACGTTATCTTTAAACTCTGGATCAATATCATCTATAGTTACCTTAAAGATATGGTTAAGCGCAAAACTTTTTTGTCGTCCCGATAAAGACTCTAATTCGTTATTAAACGCTTCTGTACCTTGAGCAAATATCTCTACCGATACTAGACGATGTTCTAGTTTATCACTATCTTCAGCATCCACAAACTGACAATTCTCATCGACGTTTCTATACAACACGTTACCGGTAATAACGATGCTATCATCATCGTTTAATGTAACACTGCTATCAGGGAAATCAGGATGAACCAAATAAGCGTTAGGACAGAAAGAAATAAATTCTACGTTATTCTTAGGGAATAAACTTTGTGTTTTATTCCTTGTGTACTTACCGTTTACTCTTACCCTTCCTTCTATCGTTACATCTACACCATTTTCATGATACTTAACTTTACCTGTCGCGTGCTTATCAAAAGTAAACATACGAGGGTCTGCCCCTCTATTTACCCAGTTATCTAATACAACTTCACTCATTTCTTTAGTATCAGGATAATTTTTAGTTAATGTATAACTAAAATCTACAAGATATCGAATAACTGCATTATCATCAACATTACATTCATGGTTATCGTATATTCTATCCCAGTTATATAAAGTATATAACCCGATATTAACAGGTTTATTTATTTCTACAACTACAGGCAACCAAATATTTTTACCTTTAAATGAGAATTTATCATCTGCAGGAAGATTAAGGCGAACACCTTTATATTCAGTCGTTTGTTTACTTGGATATCGTAAACTTAGGTCATAGAACTGTTTACTTGGATTTTTAGCAGAAGTCACTACAGCACCTGTGGTAGAACTCTCTTCACCCATAAACCAAGGACGTCTTTTATCTAACGTACTTAATAACTGTACTGGTGTATAACCTTCAAATCGATAGTTAGTTGTTGCACCTCTACTGTTTTCAATAGCAACAGGAGTAAGCTTTTTATAGTTAGCGTTTTGATATACGTATACGTTACCTTGTGGTGTTTCGATAGTATAAGCAGATAACTCTCTAGTCTCTATAGTAACAGCATTTCTATATCTTCCGATATACCCATCACCGTTAGTTGAACCTAGTCTTTCAGTAAAGTGTTTTAGGATTGCATCCTTATCTACACCAGCTATTCTAGGATATTGATTATTGAACTCAACTTGTGTCATCCCATTTAGGTGATTACGTAGTTCAGTTTCCCAGTTAGATATCGTTAACCATTTTTCTACTTTCTTAGCAGCTGTTGTATTGATAACACGAATATTATTAATACTTTCAAAAGCTGTAGCATCGAAACTTTGTTCAGTATTAAATATATATTTGTTTACTCCACCATCAACTGTTTGAGGATTATTCAATACAAGATCTCTCACTGCTGCTGTAGTACCAATAATATTTGATCTATAAATACCTGTTGGTTTTGTACCTAGTCTATAAATACCTTCAGGATAAATGTTACCTAATCTATCTAAAACGATACCTGTTATTTTATAACTTTGGTCAGCACCATCATCTAAGAAACTGATACTACTTTCGATGTTATAATCAGTCCACTGGCCACGTTTAATATTTATAGGGATAACGTACTCAGTTTGATCGCTACCCATTAAATCAGTAATAGTAATTTTATCACCATTCCGTAAACGATGAGGTAATACTGTAAAACTTTCGTAAGTTACACCACCAAAATCATCAGTTTGTTTAATCGTGTAAATTTGGTTTGCTTGTAACGTACTTAATCCAGTGAATTTCCAAACACCATTTTCATTTACCGTTCCACTATAAAGAACATTATCTTCTTCACCGTGTTTATAAATAACGAAAGGCGCACCTTGTTCACCTTTACCAACAATAGATGGTGTTCTTGTAGAAATCTCTGTTTTAGGAGGATACGTTATTTCAATAGCCGCATTAGTTCTATCTTTACGTAAACGTAAACGTTTGATGGTTAAATCGTGTTCTTCACCATATGGATCATCTAACCAAACATCTATCCAACCATATCGATTATCTAAAGTAATATCTAAATCGATTAAATCCCCTTCACCTTGTTTACGAGTAACATGTCTAGGAAAATCTTGAGTATCTTCAGAAGTACGATAGAATACGGTTACTTCTTCACGCATACCTCTTGACAACGTTATTTGGACTGGACCATCTGTTAACACGTGTTTATTATTCGTGTGGTTAAACACGAAGGTGTTATTAAATAATCCACCACCATCGTTTGCACGATATTTACCTACACCATGTTTATTAGAGTAACTAAAGTCACCAAAAGCCGCATACCCTTCTAATGTTGAATTACCATATTGAGGATCTCTTGTTTTAATTAAACTTAATCCTTCTAGATTAACTTTACTATAAACTCCTCTATTGGCTTTTAAAATATACCAATCAGATTCAGTTCGAGTAGATGATTTAAGATTGAAAATCGCATCACGATAAAGTGTTAATTCGTTTTTACCTCTATCCTGATAGAAGAAACGATGTGCTTGATTAATATCAGTATTATTTCTATTTTCAACAAATAACTTACTAGATTCAAAGAACCAAGGTAAATAATTGTGATATCTTAAAGAAAAATAGTTTAATACAATATCAGTGTGTTTATTGGTAAATTCAGTATTTAAATAAAAGAAAGTTTTCTCAATAAGTTTATATCCTTTACCTGTGATATAATCTTTAAAGTGTTTACCGGTATTATCGATGATCATTTTCTCATAATCAGTTAGATAATGAGTGATGTTTCTTTTTATTAAACTAAATAAGCCATCTGTTCTAGTTCTGATGCCGTCAATGGTATAAACGCTATTAGGATCGTTAGGATCTTTAAATACGACTTTACTGTTAAAGTAGCCATTAACCGTATAGAGTTTATTAAAGTGTCCTTGTTCATCTTCTACGACTACAGGCCATGTATAATCTAATTTTACTTTACCTGGATTTAAAGTGAAATATTCTTCTTTTCTTTTCCAGATAACATTACCTGTTACAGTGATATACTTTTGACCATTCTCTTCAGTAATAATAATTTTACTTTCAGGAACATTCGAATCATTTGAAGTAGTATAAGGTATAAAGTTATAACCTTCTGGTAACTCAATAGTAGTTATACCGTTTAACGTAGGGAATGTTTGATATAATTTTGTTTCAGAAGCTTTATTAGGAATATCAACACTCGAGTTAATAAATTGATAACTTACTAGGTTATCAGGATTCCAAAATAAAGTATGATCTACTGTAGCGTAAACATCTATAATTTCTTCAGGACTATATCTTAAATGAGGATAGATAAATCTATCGTTAATATTAAAGATACCTTTCGCTACCCAAGGATAGTGATTTTTATCAATAGTAACAGGATTGTTATTATTATCTACAGCACTAATATAATCCCAGATATTACCAAAAGGAATACCTTCAGTACCTTTAACAAATGTATTCCAACCTTTCATTGGTGTAAAGGTGGTACTAAATCCATTTAAGGTTTTAACACTATTGTAAGTATCGTTTTCAGTATGATAACGATAAATATCATTCTCACCGTTAGCTACTGCTATAATTTTATTATACTCTAATCCAGTAGGACTAATGTGAGTAAAAGTAGGGTTATATACACCACTCTTATCTAACATGTCTTCATTAAATTTCAATACACCATCTACGTTATTAACAAGATCGATATATCTAAAATGAGTACCGTTTATTTTATAACCTGTACTGGTGATTACTGTACCAGAAATATCTATAGTACCGTTAGTGTTTACGGTTACTTTACCATCATTGACAGGAATGATACCTAAAGGTAATTTAGGGAAAGAAGTAGGGGTAAGATCTTGGTTAGCTTCTATTGCACCATAAGTTACACTGCCATCTTCATTTTCTGAAATCAATCTATAAACATTACGAGGATTAACATCATCCTTAGTAACATCATCGTAATACGTTGTGATACTACCATAGTTTTTACTATCCGCAATATAACCATATGGATCAACGATCTTAGTATCATCACTTTTAATAACAATGTTTTCTGTTTTAAAAGTACCATCTGGATAAATCGTTAGTTTACCGTTAAAGATCGGAATAGGGTAGCTTTTACCCCCTTCAGCTTTAACAATCTGGTCATCAAAACTAACGTAATTATATCTTAGTTGCCATCCATCGTTATCCGTGTTATTTCTTTTATTAATGAAGCTATTAGGAACACGAATCGTTTTATCATAACTTGCATGATGTTTGTAAACGTTATCTTTATCTCTATCAGAAATTATTTCTTCTGTGAGATAACGTAATTTTTCATATCGGCTATAGATACCTGGTTTGACTAATTTATTCCAACAATAAACTTCACCAATGATTTCTATCGTACCTTGTTGATAGATATAGATAACAGAATTACTATTACCTACACCAAGTGGTATATTTAATTTAAAGTCTAAAGCTTCTGCTTCAGTGAGGTTTGTACCTTTGTGTTTTGTAAGATCTGTCCTGGCCGGATAATTGCCAGGTTCAAGCGCGACATAATTCGACGTCAGCGTCAGATCGCTTGGTTTTATTTCTGCCATTTTATTCTTTTCTCCATCGATGGTCTAGACATACGATTTCATACATGGTTATCGTATGTTATTTACGTAAAATAACTTATATATTTGCAAATATAAAGGTAAAAAATATGAACATGTTAAAACGCTATAAGTTAGATACTACGGCTAACAGTAGTGAGAATCTTGTAAAAGAAGAGATACATGTATTAAGCGGGGAAGGTGGGGATATTTGCTTCACTCGAAATGGCGCATTTTATAATAAGAGCTTAGTCGTAAAACAAGGTACCAAAGTACTAACTCTTAATAAAGATTACGTGTATTGTTTTTTCTGGCAAGATGCTACTACGAAGTTAGGTAATCCCGTATCTGTAGCTATTCAAATTAAAAATAATAATCTAATAGGTAAGATTACTTTAACCTACCAAGCGGTAGGGGGTGAATACCAAACTAGATATACTGAAATGGATACCCATATCCACAAGATGAGTATCAATGAAACACGAAATGTGTTTTGGGATGAGGTATTAGAAATACCGACTGCATTTATTCCTACTCGTCATTTACATAGAGCAGCTGATATCTATGGTATACAAGCTTTAGTACAAGCGGTATACGCTTTAAAAGAAGTCGTTGCTAATTCATCAGTTTTAAAACTTAAATCAGTATACGATCGTTTTTTAAAACTTAAAAATTACGTTGAACAAAATCTTAATAGTATCGATACGTATAAACACGAACTAAACTTAATACTCGAAACAATTAAAGCGAACAATGGTAATTCTTCTATTACACTCATGCAGATCGAGACATTATTCGATCAGAAATACGATGCTTTAATTGCTAACTTAGTAACTGATTTAAATAAAAGTAAAGGCTCCTTTACTGAAAAATTAACTGCTACTAACGCTAGCATCACTAGCTTATCGCTTAAAGTAGAGGAGTTAATTAATAGTAATGCTGTTTTAAGTGCTACCGTAAACCAACTTAAAGCGAATGAAAACGATGCTGTAGAAACAATGGTCAGTACAGTAACGAATAAACTTAAAGCAGGTAATACTGAAGTAACAAATAAAGTCAATACGTTATCTGATAAAGTAGATACATTTGATGATAGAATTACTAGAGAGGTTTCCAGCTTATCCGGATTCTTAGAATCAGCTAAAGCTGGTTTAAAAGCGGATATCGCAGAACTAGGTAGAAATATTATTGATAACTATTATACGCCTAATAAAGTAGGTGTAGATAAGTTAAGAGAAGATCTATCTAAATTAGCAGAAACTATCGATAATAACTTTAGTGTGCTTAACGACGAAACTACTCGTAAAGAAGCGAGATTAAACGCTACTATCGTTAGATTAGAAGATAGATTAAGACAGTTGGAACAAAGAGTAGAAACTTTAAGTTTAAGAGGTAATAATTAATGAATAAAAATATTATTCCTGCATTAAAGATGATTTACCCTTACGATAATACTGCTCAGGATAAAGGTAACTATATCCCTGATGATGTAAAGGTAATCCCACCTAATGGTGGCAAAGTAGTCGCTGCTAGTAAAGGTGCTTTCTACGCTGATACGCTGGTTATTAGAAAAGGACAAGAAACCTTACAGTTAAATCGTGATTACGAATTAGCAGGTTTCTATCAAGAGGCTACGGAAGAAACAGGTAAACCGGTAAACGTTTTAGTGGTATTCAAAGACCATATCGATGGTGAAGTAAGAATGTCTTACCAAGTGGTAGGCGGTATTTTTATCGGCGTATGGGAAACCGTACAAGATTATATTAATATCTTACTTATAGACCCACGTAAACAAAGATGGGATGATATCTTAGATAAACCAGAGCTCTATGCGCCTATGGATCACTATCATGATATCAATGATACTTACGGTTGGGATGTACTACCTTATAAGATCAGTGAATTAACTTCTGCTGTAACACGTGTACGTAGCCGTGAAATGCGTTTAGTTTATGAACGTATACTTCAAATCAAACGTAATACTGAAGAGTTAATTAATACGCGATTAGCGTCTTTAGATAAAATAGTGGCAAATGCTCTTTCTAATAATACTGAACTAAGTCAATTAAAAGTAGCAGTTAGAACAATTAATGATTTTATCGCAGCATTAGGTGATGCTGAAGAACTTTTATCTAAATTAGATAGTATCGATTCTAAAATTACTAAAGCTACGGCTAAAGTAAAATCAGAAATCCAAAATAGTATCGTATCTGATTTAGATAATTTAATTCAGAACTATAATACATTAAAAGGTAAAGTAGATCAACTCACTACGGATGTAACTAATTTAAAAGCATTAACTGCTACGGTTAATAATTTAAGTGATCGTATAAATACACTAGATACTACCATATTGCGAGATTCTAAAGCTTATACAGATGCTAAGTTTAATACTGCTAATAATAATCTTGATACAGCTATCAGAGGTGTAAAAAATATTACAACAGGTTTAACTGAGCAGTTAGAAGAACTAAAAACTCGAATGGAACGAGTTAGTGGGCTTTGTCAAGAATTCGGTAATTTACCTAAAAAGAGTTTTAGTAAAGGCACGAGTGTACTTGCTAGAGATGCTGATGGTAACTGTTATCAAATGGTTACACCTGAAAGCTTATTCCAAGACATTGGTGTTAAAATCAGTAGTAATAAAGTATCAGTAGATGTGGATAGTCCCTTCTACGTTAAATATATTGTAACTAATAGTGGTTCAGCAACGAATGAGAAAACAATACTAACCGTTATCTTACCAAATCAAAGCTATACGACACCTTACGTTGTTGGCGACTTCCACCAAACTCTCCAAAACGGTACTCGATTTGTTAAGGTAAGTGACACGCAGTATGAAGTCTACGGGTTACAAAGTGGGGGTACATTTACACTCACCTTTACTTTAACGCCTAGAACATTCGGTACGTATCAACTTGGTGGTCAAGTTACTGTAAATACAGAATACGATTTAGATACCACTAATAACCAAGCAAGTTTATTCTTAACTGCTAATACTGTAGTCGACAGTAACTATGTGGCAAGTGTAAACTGTCCGATGATCATTGCTAAAAGTCCTGATGGTGGGAAACAATATGCCGCAGTAAAAACCGCTAATGTTAATGGTCGATTAACTGTTGATACCAATGCTTTAATAAGTAGACTTAATATTATTAACGCTAAAACCGTTAATAACTTTAAAGTTAAACTAGAAAACTTTAGTACGGTATATGTTAAATATATTAAACCTGATCAGTTAAGAACACGGCACACGATTGGTTATATTAAATATAATCGAGAAATTAATGAGAATAATATAACGTTCATACCGTTCGCTATAATTAATGAACTGAGTGAAAGTATGTACTTATCTAGACTCCCATTGAGAGAAGAATTGTTTGGTGATAAGGCATCTATAAAAAGAATGATCGATGGTGGATATTTTAACTATGCACCTGGTGGTGCTAAAGTTTTCGCTGAAAACTTTCCATTATATCCTATCAATAATTTAGATGCTAATGCTGAATTAGTTTTTAATGCGTTATCAGATAACTTTACTTTAGAAGATGGTGTTGTTACCTTTAAAGGTGATGCTAAAGCAGCGTTATTATTGTGTAGACCACGTGGTGATAACTGTGTATGGCAATCTTTTATATTTACGACTAAAACACCTTATCAATTAGTTACTAATACCGATGATTACGTGATAAGTGGTATCCCTGCTAACTTATATACGAAATCTCAAGAAATCGTTTATTCTGAAGTGATTAATCCAAAAATGGTATTAAAGGATAGTAACGAAGAACAAATCGGTTATTATATAACTAAGAAATGGGATAAAGGCCATTATGAAGATAACTTCGAAGTGATTAAAACGGTAAATAATAAATACTTGATTAACTTAAACTCAAATACAACATATAGTTTTACTATTAAGAAAACTCGTAGTGCAGGTAAAGATGCAGGTACGGCAATTCCATTCCCGTATCCTAAGGCAAAAGGTAATATCAATTTTGCTGTTACCAATAAACCAGATGGGGAAATGGATTATATTACTGTAACAACTACCGATCAAGCGACGTCTACCGATAATATCACTTTCGATAATATTACGATTAACTTTGTTTAATATTTAACGTTTATATACAGCTACTGTAAGTAGCTGTATATATGTTTGTTCGAAAATGTTATGCTCTTATATAAGAGCATACATGTGTATAAATTAATATTAAAAAAGGGAAATAGAAAGACATGTCCGTTACCTTACCTAAAGAAAAAGCAATTACCAAAATGAAAGCAGTAAGCTCCATGATTCGTAATTGTCTTATTAAAAACAATGAAAAACTTAAAGATGTAGATTTTAATCATCTTAAAGCATCATTACCGGCTATCGGCAAAGAACTTATTTTACCTGTTGAAGTAAGTGTTAAACAAGATAGTAAAGTGCGTTATCGTTTAGAGTCTACTAAAGTTTATCAGTTCTCACGTGTAGATACTAATGAAGCTTTAAATGAATTAGGTTTTACTGATCGTGTATTACCTAAAGCACAATACGATGATTTAGTGAAATTATTAGAAGAAGTCGGTACATTCACTGTTACTGTAGGTGATATCGCTTCTGAAATTGGTGTAGCTAAAGCTGAATTTAACTTTGGTGTACGTTCTAGCGATTCTGTTCCATTAAGAACAATTGCTTTAAACGATGACACATTTGTTAAATCTGATTTAAACTATGTGTTCCACACACCAGTCACCTTTACGTTTACTGCTCCAGATACGATTAAAGAAGATATTGAAGAGCCTAAAGAAGATCCGAAAAAAGATGAGAAACCACTTATCGATATCGCTCCTCTTTTCGTAAAACGTACTTTAACTAACATTTTTGAAAAAGAAGAAAACTAAATAATATGTGACTACCGACCGTAGTCACGTTATTTATTCTTGTAAATTAAATAGAGGTAAAATTTAAATGGCAGCTAACGATGTATATGTATCATTAGAAAGTCTTGGTTTAAACGCAGCTGATTTCGTAAATCCAGCTATTCCTAAACAACGTACTTTCAAATTAGCTAGCGCTGTGGTTAAAGCAGCTATCCGTGCCGCTGGTAACACAGTAGAAGACGAAGTTTTTGAAGAACTTAACGTAGCTGTAAACGCTGCTGAACGTAAGTTAACTATCACTTTAGATGAAGAACAAGCTAAACGCTATATCATCTCTGAAGAGTTAGTATTAGACTACTCTGCTTTAGACTTCTCATCTTTAATGGTTGACGTTCTTGGTTTCGCTCGCGTTTACGAAGAAGACCGTTTAGATGCAGTTAAAGCAGCACTTCCTGCAGGTTTACAAGCAACTTATGATGAACAAACCCAAAAATTAACAGTAACTCCAGTTGCAACTGCTTCTAACTTCTCGTTCAAAGCAGCTGACAATACTTTAGCTACTTGTTTATTCCAAGGTGCATCATTTGAAATCGCTTTCGCTGACGTTGCTATCGATGTTGCGAAATTGATCACTAACCGTACATTAACAGTTGCTGTTCAAGATTTAGTTGAACCAGTAGCGGCTCCAGCTCCAGCAGAAGGTGGCCAACCAGCAGCTCCAGTAGCAGCTGAAGAACACCGTGCTGAAGAAGCTCATACTGAATCAGGTAGTTCTGAAGTAGTATCTGGCGAACAATAATCGAAAGTTAATCCGGTTTTAAAACGAAAAAAATAATTTTATTTGATTCGTCATATATCCTACACCCAAAAGGTGTAGGATATATGTTCGATCATTGCATTTGTTTAGCGATAAGTTTAGCTAATTCATTTAGCATCACCTTATCTAACCGTTCATGTATATTCACTTCTACAGTACCTGTAGCATTAGCTTCATGTACATTAAAGAAAATATTCTTTACAGTCAGTAAGCTAAACGGATCACAACCTCTAGAAACACAAAAGTATCTTACAATGCGTTCAAGCTTAGCAAGATATCCAGTATAGATATCTTTAAGATCATCTTGTGTAAAACTAGAAGCCATCACAGTTTCCTGATAAATCGGGAAACTATTTAAGTTGATGAAAAATGTGTATTCTTTCATGAAATACTAATCATCGTCTTTAGGTGGGTGAAGTTCACGATAAGCTTGTTCAACCTCATCTACGATTGGATCACTCATTTAATACTCCTTATTAAGTTAAAGTAAAGTTTCAACGACTTTACCGAAGAAGATACGTACATCCTTTTCGGTAGTCTTATTATCAGTAAAGATATAACTGATACCATTTAGACGATTGCCCTCAATATCTTCAACATAGATATCATTTTTAACAATGGTATTCTTGAATTGAAGATTAAGAACATTATCTAATCCTTCTTTTACGCCTTCTTTATCTAAGTTATCTGTTAAATAAAGATAAGCCGTTTCGTTATCTTTTTCATCTTTGGTTTTCACAATGATGTATTGACATTTGTGATGTAACACTGATGTTTCAAAATAACGTAATCCCTGTACATCTGTAGCATTCATGAAATAGAGTTTATCTTTTTCCATGTACACCACTTCATCAGTTTTAGGATGTTCGTACTTGTGATCTAATTCATTAGGACAAGTATATTCGACCATACCTAATAGTGTACCAATGAACACACCAGTTAATGCAATCATATCTGGACTAAGTCCATCGATACGAATGTAACCCGTATTAAAATCATAACGACAACTATCTACTTCACCAAGTTTATCAGAGATTTCAATAGTAAAGATACTATTAAAGTATGCCTGATAATATTTACTTTCAAATGTTGTAATAAACATTTTATAGTCACCTGATTTATCGAAGGTATCTTTAAATAAAGTATACAATTCATCGTAATGATTTTCTAAGTGACCTAATGGCGAACTTAAAACTGTTGCATTGACTAGTTGTTCACGTTGATAGTTTTCTTTAATTAAGTGATTAAACTTATTAAAGATATCCGTATAAACTTCTTTAACATGATGACAACAGCTATAGTTTCTAGCGAAGATATGGATGATGGTATTTTCTTCAGTACCATCTACCACATATCGCACATCTTTATCGTCTTCTATAAACTCTAATACACGATTTTCATAATCTCCGATATCTGTCGTACCGAAGTTAACTATGTTGATCGCTGCCTGACCAAGTTCATTATAAAAACTTAAGCATAAACCGCTCATTTCTCTTTTCCCTTTTATTCATCTACTCTGTCCAATAATCCTGCTTCTTCAGCATGGATAGTCGTCCAGCCAAGTTTCTCACCTTGTGATTCAAACAGACCTAAAGCATCTAATAAATGAAATGCTTTAGAGATTGTAGGTTCTTTATTTTCTAAGAAGATTTCACCGTAGTCGTTTACTGTAATTTCTCCTCGAATATCACCATTACCAAACACAACATTAATGTTAATATCGTCGTAAAGGTTATTTAGTTGTTCAACCACTTCAAGACATGGACCAAATTTAGTTGGTACCGTGATGATGAAACTCGTATCGTTATTACGAACCCAAACTTGTTCTTCTTTAACAAGTTCTTCTTTCGTTAAAGGAATAAAAGATAATTCATCTTTATATTCACTGAATACGACTTTAGAGAGTTTATAGAGTAAATCAGGGAAGTTCAAGATAGCATTTACACCATGTACATCAAAACCTGTAATACGGCAATTATATTCAACGTCATTATTATATTTATTGGTGAATAACCAATAGAATTTTTCATAAGCTGAATTACCAGGTACAGAGGCGAATACTTCGTTAGTTAACGTTTTATCAATTTGCCAGAAACGATCTGTAATGCTTTCGATGTGTGACTTAGCTAAATCATGCGCTAGATCATTAAAGTCAGCACTTGCCATGAATTGAATATCGTTAAATAGATTTACAGCACGAAGTAACTGTGGTGTGATTTTGTGGTTTTCTTCACGCATGAGTAATGCATCAATATCGAGTAGATATTCATCATCATTCTCAGCATGAACGTATTTATCAATAATATCATTGATTGTTTCAGGACGTTCTGAAGTGATGGTTAATACGTTTAAAAAGATGTTTTCATTTGACATTAGGGTTGCTCCGTATTTTAATTTTTAATTTCATTTGCATGATAAGAATCAGCGTATTCGTATACATTATAAGCTGCGAATAAATCAGCAACATGATAATCGACATTGGTTACTAACGCTTGACGTTCACCTAGATGATCGTTAACACATTTTAAAACGTTTAACGATAATATTTGATTACGATAAACACCATGTTTACCAAAAGCTTTACTTTCAACGATTGCTTTTACAACCTTATAAAGCTCTCTATCGAGTTCTTGAGAAAACTCTGCTAATGTTTTCCCATAAACACTGATATCGGTATAAGCTTTATTGTTATAAACAATACGCACCATATCTGCTCTTTGGAAGATTGTATCGGTAAACTGAAAGGTAGACTTATCATTAAAGACAGGAACACGATAGATAGCAATGTTATTCGTATCTTTATCATCACTTGGGTGTGCACTATAAGGTACGATTAGACCTGCATTTTCAAGTATTTTCTTACACTTATCAAAAACCACACGCCAGTGGTTTATATTCTTTACACTACGTGAACCATAATGGGTATTCATGCGTTCTGCACATTTACCGTATATGGCTAATATCGTGTAATAATTCCACATTCTAGTAAGTTCTGTATCTACCTTATGGATTTGATTTACAACTTGATTAAAGACGTCTATATCAGAGTTATAGGGAACAGAAATAATCGCATCGATATCTTCTATTCTGCTCATGAATAACATGATTATACCTCCGATAAAAACACTAATGCTGGTACGTTAGAGGTTTTACCCTTGATTGCTTCTTCCACGTATTTACGTAGATTTTTGTAAAACAATGTTAGATTAACATCATCACGGAAATAGATGTATCTTAATGGATTCCAGTTATTTGCCCCTTCTTCATTTAAGATAAACGAAATAAAGATAACGTTATTATCGTCTAAACGATTCACAATGATGTTACTAAAGTCATTAATATTTTCAACGATATATTTTAATCGTTGTTCTAATAAGTTTTCAAAAGTGCAATATTCGATATTTGAAGTAGTACCGAATTCATCTTCGATTGAAAGTGCTAAATGTAATTGATTGTTCATGGTTTATTCCTTATGCTATTTTAATTTCGATACTGGTAGTAAGATCAGGGTTAATAAGTTTCATTAACTCTATGAAATTATCCATAGTTTCAAATTCAGTATTGAATTCGGTCATATACGAATTGTGTTTTCTTAAATGTGTAATACAAGATAATTTATCTAATTCGCAAAATAAATTACTGTATTTTTCACTGTCATTTAAGAATACAAAATAGTATTTTGAATTATAATAAAACCCAATAACACTGAAACCATGAAGTTTAGCTAAAGTATCTATAATCAGCATGTAAACAGCGGTTTCAATTAAATACTCTAGTTTAAAGTTATATAACGTATTAGGTTTAATTTCAATAAGTTCGATCTCTTTAAATAGTTTAAACGCTCTATTTAAGATTACGTTATCAGGTGTATAACTCGATAGCGTACGTTTAAAGTATTCATCTTTAAAGGTATCTTTATTTACTTTTGGATCTATGTGAGAGATAGGTGGATCAAAAGCTTCATAAATGGTTTTCTTTTGTTCGTTGTTCATAGGGTACTCCTTAGTTGATAAATTCATTGAGTTGTATACACAACTTAGTTCAAATAGATAATATAGGTTTATAAGATAGATACTTTAAAGGACAAACATATATCCTATACCTTATAGGTATAGGATATATACAACCTATTAATTATCCATAGCTTTTACGTATTTTCTAAGGTTGGTAGCAGCACGGCTTAACCATCCATTAGTAAACACTTCTTGGGTTTGGTTCTTTTCAGATAGATCTAAATAGAAAGCAATCTGTGAACCCACTAAAGCGACTACAAGGTTTTTTACACCTTCTTCACCACGTTTATTCACATAAGCTTGTAATGAACGTAATGTACCGTTACCCAAAGCACCATCCACTGCAATATCAGCGTAGTCTACTTGACGGTTATTTAAAAGGTTTAATGCTCTTTGTAAGAACTTAACCGCACGACCTGTACCTGCATTCACACCGAAGTTAAACATCCAATCAGCTAAACATGGATTAATATTTAAGAGATCATCACCTCTTACCTTATTCCAGTATTGACTTCTATAGATGTTTTTAGCTTCTTCGATCTTCATGTCGATCATTCTGCCGTTATAACCATTAGCACGAGCGGTGTCTTTAGTAATACCAAAGTTAGTTTCACCACCTCTGTCGTTAGGGTTATTGACATAACCGCCTTCATCTTTCAGTAAACGACCTAAGATTAAATCGTAAGTATACTCTTTGTAATTTGCCATATGCTTGTATTAATCCTCCAAGATTATATAGTTTAAAAAAGGCATATCAACAAGTATAAGGTGTTTACTTAGCGATGTCGTAATACATGTCGTCTAAGAAATCTAAGTATTCTTCGGAAGGCATCGTTAAACTATCTGGAGTTTTAATATACGGTTTAACTTGGTCTGAACTAATATCTGTAGCATCAGTCATATCCCAAAACTCACCACAACGTAATAATTTAGTATTAGCTTTATCTGTTAAAATATTAAGCACGATTAAATGTTTACGTAAACACTGTTTACGTTTTTCTCTTTCTGCATCAGTTAATATCCCATCCAATAGTTTACCACTCACATTCTTTAACTCGTTTAGAATATTCTCTTTTACATTATCAAAGTTATAAAAACTTAAGATACGATCTACCTTAGGATCACTAATGTTAGAATAGATCTGATAACGTGATGTTAATATTTCTAATGCACGGTAATCACTTTTACTTAATTGTTTTAGGTAGTCAGAGATGTGTAAAAAATACACATTAAATTTAACTGGTGAGGCAACTTCATCATTCTCATTTTGATAATCCACCGTTAAATCAGTATTAAAGTTAAGTGTTTTAGATCGACGTATGGTGAAATTACCTCTTCCCCATTCTGAATAAACTACGTAAAGGTTAATATTGGATGTACGATCATTAGTTCCATGATTAAAATCACCAGTAACCGCTATTTGAACATAAATGAACTTGCCCTCAATTTCTGGAAAACGTCTAACGAGTGTTTCATCTAAACGGTTAATTAATTCACGATATTCAGGACCTATGTTACTAACCACATCTAAATAATCTTTAGTTACGGTTTTAGTTAAATTGTTATTTATTAATTCAGCCATTGTTTTTCCTTTTTTGATTACGTTAATAACCTACTGTCCCTGGTGGGTAATGAATATATTTACGTCTAGGTACATATTTCTTACCCGTTAAATCTAAACAGTCTCTTAAGAATTTTAAAAGTTTCTCTTGATTACGAATATTAACGAAAAATGTCCGTGTAAAATATTTATAATTATTTTGTACACTAATCGTGATAGAGATATTAGGATATTCTCTTCTCTGAATCAATCTATAAATATGGGTATACACTTCATTAACCCGTGTATTGTTTTCAACAATGAATTTTCGACGTTCCACTACAGTATCATAGTAGTTAGGTAATACACCAGATGGAATCATGATAGTGACTTTGTAATAAGTTGTTCCTTCGTCAAATATTCTTGCTAATAAATTAAACATCATGCTGATGTCTTTATTTGGTTTACTCATTTTGTACTCCGTATGAAAAGTATATTAACATACGTTGTTATATCGAAGTATAAACTTATAGAACAAACATAAATCCTACACCCAAGAAGGGTGTAGGAAGTACATTAAAGTATATTAAAGATTAGTATATCTCTAAAAGACTAAAGGTTTACGGCCATACCGTTTTCACCAACCGTTAAGTTGTTGTTATCGATTCGTAAATCACGTTTATCTTCAACATCAGCACGAGTAAAGTGGAATGTGAAAACTGCTTTAAAGTTCTCATCTATTTTATCATTTTCGTATCTATAAGATAATAAAGCAGATGGTACATCTTGCCATTGGTTACCTACACCGTGAGCGGTATTGATACCAAGATAAAGATATTTACTATTAGGATTTTCTGTTTTCTCTCTATACCCAATAACTTGTCCCGATCTATCATCACCGTCGTTAGTGAATTTCTTCAATTCATTTAAAACGGTATCATAATCGTCCCAAGTTAATTCACTCATGTTTTCAACGGTAACATGTTTTTTAATAAATGCATCGGCATCCGGTCCATTTATAATAAACATCGTTGAGTGACTATTTTCAGTATATTTACGTTTTATTTCGTTATCAAACTTAACAAACATTTCAACTTTAGGTTTAACAACCATGCCTTCTGAAAAACCAGCTGCACGACGGTCGATCAGTCTTTTAACACCTGAAGCCTGATATTCGTTAACTTTGCATCTGAAATCAAAATCACCAAAGTTTAAATCGTTTAAACTAGGGTTAGCGGTTTTAACCGCTTCTATCAAGGTATTTTTAAAACCTGTTTTAGCTACTTTCTTAGATACGCTTATACTAAATGCCATATATTTTTATTACCTATATATTTAACTAATTAATACTAATTAATATTTATTAACTGTTATCTTTTAAAAGAGGATCTTTGTTAATACGAATGTTAGAGTTTTCTAATACGATAGTTTCTTTATTCTCAGCTTCTGCACGAGTGAAGTGGAACGATAATAGTGGAATACCGTATAAATCATTATTCCAATCCATATCGACTGTGAGGAAATCCAAGATGTCAAGATCACGATTATTGATACTATAAACTAAATGAACATATTTACTATTTTCATTTTCTTCACGAGTTGTAACACTCACACTCTTACTGTCGTTAGCAAATTGGTTTAACACCGTAGTTACTTTACTGTAATCATCCCATGTTATTTCACCGATGTTTTCGATAGTAATAGCTTCAGCGATTACTTGATTAAGATCAGGACCAGTTAAATTAAATTTGAATAACTTACTATCTTCGTTATATAATCTAGCGATTTCTGGATTTTCAGATATACTCATTTCAATCACTGGAGTGATTTTAGTCCCTTTCGGTGTATCGTTTTCATGGTGACTACCAATTCGGCTTTCGTTGCTTCTTCTGAAACTAAAATTAGTGAAATCAACATTTGCCATACCTGGGTTTGCTTGTTTGATAGCATCTGCAATTAATTGACAATATTCATAATTACTAACCCAGTTAGTTCTTTTAGCATTGATAGGTTGATTATTTAAAACAACATCTTCGTCAATTTCTTCATCACGGATTACACCTTTACTGATGAGTTCTTGACGAAACGCTGAATCAGATTTGATTTTTTTGTATAAAGTGTTTTTATCAGTAACGTTTAACTTTTTATTTAATGTAATATTAAAAGCCATTCTATATACCTCATTTTTTAAATAAACTTAATAAAATATCGACAATAATGTATTTTTTACTGTCGACATAACATTGAGGCTGTCTTATATATGTTGTAGGGATATGTTCTATGTAGAATAATATTAATTTAAAAGAGGAAAAATAAAGATGGGATTTGATGTTCAGTTAGAATCTAGAAGTGGGAATCCTGCTCCAGATAAAACTGCAGATAGATGGAATAGTAATTTTATCACTACGGTTAATAATAAAGCTAAAGGTTGGTTTGATGTCCCTCGTTATAAAGGTATCATCATGAATGCTGATAAATGGGGACAAGGTACAATAAGATATAAAGATCCATTTAGACCTAATGGTCATTTTCAATTTCTTTCAGGTAGACGAGTGGAAAATGGTAATGTCTTTTACGATATAGCCGTACCAGATCAATCAAACTGGGGTGATCAACCTTATTACGTTATTGACTATATGGGTAGAGGAGTTTTACATAGAACATCGCCATATGTAAATAAACAAACAAAAAAATTAAACGAATATGTACACATCTGGAATATCGGTGGACATAACGTACATGATTTTGGATCATACCCTTACGGTATTGTTAATCCAAGTAACTATAGAGGTTATGCTGGAGTTTATGAAATAGATAATTCTTTATTTAAACAAATATATATCAATCAGGTATGGGAAGTTTCATGGCAAGGTTACGAAAGAGAAGCTGGTAGAATTGCAGTAAATGGTACAGGTCTATTAGAATACATGAGATACGTTTTCAGTAATGGTGTAGAAGGTTATACGCAACATAGCCAAGGCGGACATGAATTTGTTATACCAGAATCTTTAAGAAACGATCCTAATGCATGGGTAAAAATCGTTGGGAATAGTGAGTCTTCTTCTTATCCGAATAGACCAAATAGTTATTATGCTGAATCTCAGAAAATACCTTTTAACGTTATTAAACGTTTTAACGGTAGTTACAATATGCCATTTACAGGAATTGATAATAACAGAACTACCGTACATGCAGCTTTAGCACATGGCACCTTTAATCCTAATGCTAACTGGTATATTTATGAATTATACGGTTTTAGATCTGGCAATGATGTAACTCTAAGATTTAAATATATAAGTAATGGTAGAGTAGATAGAGTACTATTAAAAAATAATAATACTGAATATACGGCTATTAGTGCACCTAACGGTGATAATGTATCTCAAGTTACTGTTAGTACTCCAGATAGAGGTTTATATTTAATCTTCTATTGTAATGGTAGACCTCAATCAGTAGCTATCTATGTATAACTTAAACTAATCTAATATATCCTACTCTATAGAGTAGGATATATGTTTTATTTATTAAACTTAATTATAAGTTTAATTTTATCTGTGTATCTTATAAGATGCAGTACTGCATCAATATCTTTGTTCATAAGGGTCTATCTCTTATGGGCGGGGTGGCGAGGGCCGAAGGGGGCGCCCTATGTAAATTGAATTAAACATTATGTAAAATGAATAGTAAAATAATAGTAATTAAATAATAAACTTTATGTAAATAAAATATATTTAATTGAATTGAATATTCTTTATCTAAAATGAATAGAACAATAATGTATAATTATAATAGAATAATCTATAAATAAAAACAAATAGAGAAAAGAAACATATAGTCTAATACCTATAAAAGATATTAGACTATAGTGAGAGGATATATGTCAGATGAGTGTAATCAACTTACTAAAGAATTCATTAAGATGATTTTCATCATAGCTGATAATAAAGCTATAGATATTATTATCCTTGATATTGATTTCATCTAATTTATCAAAAGGATAAGTATTAGCACCGATATCCTTTTGATAAAGATAACGAGTAAGAAGATTATGACAAGTGATTTGATTATCTTTTAAAAGTGTAGTAATAGTTTTTAAAAGGGTTAAGGTATCTTGTTTATCCTGGTGGATGATGAAGAAATAATAACTTTGATTATACTCTATCGTAATCAGTTTATATTCTTGATAAGTTTCAAGATAGTTTGAAAGATGAGATAAGAATAATCGATAGAGAATATTATTCGTATATCTTGGTGTATCCAGTTTATAGAGACGATAAGGGATGATATCATGTGGTATCGTGTATTGGGTTAGGTTATGATCACGTATAGTTTTATATACCTCTACTGGATAAAATGTAATAGGAGCAGTAAGGGTATATGAATCAGGTTTTAATGCATTAATATAGATATCTAATAGGGAATTAACCTTATACCAGAGTGAAGTAGAGTCATCTAGGGATAAGATATCGATACGGGTATTTTTACTATAGGTTAATAAGGAAATAGTAGAGTAAAAATTAAGAGTATCTATCGTCACTGAGATATTATATTGATCTTTTTGGAATACGTGTTTAAAACCTTGATGAGGGGCTTGTAGAACCTCTATATCGTTTAAGTTAAGGATAACATCGGATAATACGTTTAAATGTGTTAGATAATGATCTAGGATGCGATAGAGATCATAATCGATGATGTTATTTAAGTTTACGATATGGTGTTGATCTTGGAACACATGGTCGATATGATGATCAGGGAGTGTTTCAAGAGTACCGATAACACGAGTAAGTAATACATTATACTGAGTAGGATGAGTTGATACAGGGATCAAGATAGATTCACGGGTATAAGCTACGGATAGTCTTACGTAAAGGTTCATAAGGGGTATACTCCTATAAAAGTAGAATAAAATAGATATAGAGATCAGTAAAGGATACTGATGACAGAGAATAAAGGAAAGGGATAAAAAAGAAAGTAAAAGAAAAAAGCTAACCTAATAGCCTACACCTTTTAGAGCATAGACTATTAGATTGAAACTTTAGTTAGGTTACTTATGAAAAACTATTTTATAGATCTTAAAGTGTTACACCAGATAAATCAATATCAGTATCGATTTTAACTTTATCTGATTCTTTTAAGATCGTATTTAATAACACGTCTTTAAGGATACCATGCACATCTGCTCTATCACTGAATAACCAACTATAAGTATTTGGTAATTCTAAACCTGGATTGACTTTACTTCTTTCAGGTACAGTAATAGGATCAGGATATTGAGTTAATCCAGCAAAGAAGAGAGATCATCACCGTAATCTTGATCAATGTGTTGTTTGATCAGATCGTGTTTAGCTTGAGTACTGAAGATGAAATAGAAATGATCTTGATTGTAGAAAAGATAGATTTCATGATCTTCATGGTGAGCTAAATAATCTTGGAAGATTTTAGTGTAAACATCAAAACCGTATTTCTTATCATTACCAGAATAAATAGTATTCTGTTTGATAGGGAAAGAACAGGTAGTGATACAGTCTAATCCTTTATCGATAAGTTCCAAGTAAGCAGGATCGATAGACTCGTAGTCACGTGTTTTAAGTAAGTTACGTAAACGAGCATTACGATAAGTTGCAGTACACTCACCGATGAGATCTGTTAAGAACTCATAGAGGTTAGAGACATTTTGGAATACATGGATATAGCTGTCTTTACTATCGAGAGGTTTAAAGAAAGTTGTATCACATGCATCGGTATCCCAGATAGCTGCGATAGCATAACCGACATCTTGGTTTTCTAGACGTAAGGTGTGACGGAATAACACTGAACTTAATCCAGCTTCGATAGTCGCATGTTCATTGGTTGCCATGATGTTAAACTTACGATAAATCAATGGATCACTGAAGAAGTACTTCATGATATTAATCGTAAGTTCAGTTACTGGAGCAGTAACGTTGAATGTCGTAATTACACCTGCTACATCAGTGACTACATCGACTTTAGAACGAGTAAGGGATGATAAGCGATCTGCAATAGTAGCTAAGATGATTTTGCTATCTACATCATTCGTATTAACACCAATAAGATGATTTAAACCATTGATATCAGTACAATTAATTTTAATTTGTTTCATTGTTTAACTCCTTAGTTATTGAGAAATTCATTGAGTTCGATAAAGATAGCATCGAGGTTATCTTTATCTTCTTTAAGTTCCATGATAGTAACAGGTGATAACACACTTGGTACATCTGTTGCATCAGTGTAATGTGTCGTTTTTAGCTTATCTGTTAGGTCATGGAATTTATGTTGTTTAGTGTAACGACGTTTATCGGTACAATATTTGCTGATAATTTCATGTATTCCTTTAAAGTGAGTTTTCTCAGGAACAACGACGAAGTAAAATACAGAATAAGCGTATTCACTATCCGTAGTGGCATTCACTTTAAACGAAACAATTTTACGATCTTGATGATCACTGAGGTATTTATCTAAAACATTTTGTAATAATTCAATATCACGTTGATCAGCACAAACACGGTAGATAACATTTCCGTATAAATCCAATCTGATATTATCAACCACTTTTAAATGACCGTAACACCCTTCTAAAGCAGTCATATCGAAGAATTTCGTGACTTTGACTTTAGGAGGTTCATCGTTAGTGATCACCACGTTATCATTTAATTGATTCCAGTAGCTCTTCAGTAACTTACCCACTACTCGATACATGAGATACACGGGCTGAGAACCTGCGAGTTCTTCTTCTATTACATTTGTGCGATGAATTTGTGTTAAAAGTTTGACTAGTCCTTTTTGTTTATCTGAAGCTAAATCAGTCGTAATTTCTATCATCACTTTTACATTGCCTTTTGTGAAAATATGATAGAAGTTTTCAGGATAGTAGTTAACGTATTGATCTTTACCCATCACTTTAATATTAGTATAACGTAACTGTCCCATGTTTCTTAAACAGAACGCCACAATGTTATACGCTTCGTAATCAATCTCGGTGTTACAGGTAATCACACAGGTATCTTCTTCTGGTAAATATTTAACATCGAAAGTTTCACCTGGTAGGATATCACACAGGGTAGATAAGATGATGTTAATAGGATTATTGAGTAATCCTTTTACAGCATTTAAGAATGATTCTGGAATAATGGTAGTTTCTCCAGGTGCTACGATAGTTTTAAATTGTACGATAATGTCTTTCATTTAATTTTCCTCCATAGGGTGAACATATATCCATAGGGTATACCCTATAGATAGTGAGTGTTAATATTAATTACGTTTCTTTAAGTAGTCGCAAACTTCATCATCAAGTTCTTTCATGAGACGAGATAAATTAGTTTGTTGATTAAAACAAGTGATACGGATACGATCTACTGGTTTCCCTTCTTCATCGGAATGAGTGGATTTTAAAACATAATCTACTTTAGGATCTTCTTCAATAGGTAAAATCTGTTCCATGTGATTATTATCTTCAAGGAACTTCAATACCTCTTCTTTATCCTCTTCTGTACCGTAGAAATAATACATGTCTTCTACGTAACTTCTGATACTTGCCATAGATGTAAACACATACACGTTAAGATCAGGGTATTCTTTTGTTAACTTAGTAAAGTAACTCGCATACGTTTTTACACTATGACGATCTAATTCAGCACGATACATACAGTGGTGTTTTAATGCTAAATGGAATGAACTGATAAAATCTGTTTTATCCTGGATAACATCCAAGAGATAAGATGGTGTAGTCTTAAAGAATCTATCGAGATCTTTATAAACTCCTATCGTGCTATACATCTCTAAATACTTATCAAAGAGATCCTTAACTTTAGTAAGTAACGTAGCAGTATCGTTGCAGGTAGCAAAGGTGACTGCTTGATGTTTAAATACTTTAGCAATATATTCCTTTTGGAATAATTGCTTATTTGTTTTTAACTTAACAGCAATCAATTCTGTTCCTTCAGTAGGGTTAAGTAATAGATACTGTTTAGTAAACGTATCTGTTGTTTCTACTGTATCGGTATCCTGTTCTTCTAATCTATCAGGATCAAATACGATATCAAAATCCTCATAGAGTTTATGATGCGATAAAAGCATGTTTAATAACTCTACTTTATATCCTGAAACAGGTTGATCGATAACGATTCGATATTCATGATTAAATACATGATCATTGAACAACTGCATTGGGGAACCTTCATTGATTTCTTTGATTGTTACCGTTGTTTCAGGAAATAGGTTATTGATACAATCAATAACTTTTGATAAATTCATTTTACCAAAGTTTTGTGGTACATAGATTTTTCTTACGTAGCTTTTTTGTTCGTTTTGTGTGATGACCAATAGCGTGCTCATTGAAAACTCCTTAGTTGATTAATTTATTACATTAGGTTTCTAATGTAGCTCAAATAGATAATATAAGTTTTTAATAATGAAACATATATCCCATACCTGTTAGGGTATGGGATATATGAACAAGTTTATTATTTATTTTCTAACTTACTTAATCTTTCTTCTAGGCTTTCATACTTAGCTTTAAGTTCTTCTATTTCAGCTTGTTGTTCTTTAATCGCTTCAATAAAATAACCTGATAAAGATTGATAATTAACCGCTAAATAACCGTCTTCATCTTCAGAAACTAAATTAGGTAATACTTCTTGTAGTTCTTGTGCAATGACACCCGCTCTAGAAACGTCTGAATCGTTCAATTTGAAGGTTTTACCTTCTAGCCTTGAAATGATATCAACTGCGTTAGTAATCTTCTCTATATCGTGTTTACGGCGTTTATCTGACACCATATAGAAGTCATCCATTTCAAAACGCATACCTTTAACTACTGCATGACCGTCACGTACTGAACGACGTAGATAACAGTTACCGTCATTATGGAAAGCAATACCATGCATAGTACGAATATCAAACCAACCATCTGCACGAACATGAATCGCTTGATCACCTGATTCAACCGCACAAGAGTTACCGTTGATATTAGAGTTATATACACGAACAAGATCACTATCGATAGCCATAGTTTTAGCATTAGTATAAATACGGTTAGCAAGTGTACCAATTTCAAGATATTTAACATCCGAATCTTTGGTTGCCATGGTATTAGCAATTTGAAGACCCCATACACTAGGCTTAATCATTGCACCATTATTAATAAATGGTTTAGCTTCAACATTATCCGTAGTCATCGTTCTGTTGTATACCACTAGACCATTAGTATTATGGAAATCAGCCCATCTAGTTGTTGTTAAGCGTAAGTGTGGGTTCACTCCATCATCAGGTGTTGTCGCTATTACTACACCGTTAGCCTCACCTTCAATATAACCCCTTACGGTATTGTTATTCTTGAATTTTAATGCTGCACCTTTAAAGTATTTCGTACCCGGTACATCTTGTTCTAAATTATCAATAAGAACATTACCGTTAGCTTTAGGTATAGTAACAGAAGTACTCGCAGTCATTTGAGGATCATCTGGGTTCGTTGCTGCACTTGTCCAGAACTTGAAGGTTTTATTCGGCAATGCTTCGATACGAGCATCCCATGTGCCTGCTACTCCTGAACGTTTTATATTCATACCACCGTAACCACGATCAACTATTGTGCTGACTTGATACGATTGAGATTGTAAGTTTACCCCATCACTATCTAATAAGATAGTACCGTTTTTATTATTCGGGAAATAAACTTTATAATCGTCTTGTGCACCACCTTCTACATCCTGTTTCTTATTGGTTAACATGGTGAGCTTAGGTTCACCGATATCGTTATTATAAATACCAAAACTGAAGGCGTAATTATAAGTTGAAGTACCTAAGTTACTATCAAAACGCGCTTTTAATACTGGGTAGTAATATTGGTTAGAACCAAAGTTCTTAACAGTAGTATCATCCCAACCATTATTTGCAACGAAGAAAGGTGCTTTTTTGTTTAATTGAGAAGCATGACTACCGTCACTATAATAGTGAGTACCACTATCTAATAAAACCGAACCACTGTGCTGTGGGAAACGTTGTGCTGCCGCAGGAACGTTTTCACCTCGAGCATTTTCATAAGCTGGACGATATAATTTAAATGTCTTTTCACTAGAGTTAAATTCAAAGTAAGCAGAGATTTCTTCGTTTTGTGGTGTTTTAGCCCACATACGTAAACCTGGGTTTTGTCCAGCAACTTTATTGTTGTTTAACCAAACATGGTAATCTTTATCACCAAAAATAGCACCATGAGTTAAAGAAGTTAATCTACCACTATTGGTGATTTCTAAACCTTTAGTACTGGTTTCATTACCGAGTGTTAATCTAACATTACTTGTTTCAGGATCTTTAAATAAGGTATAAGCGGTATTAGCACCAGAGAAACCGACATTATGTGGTGTAAACTTCCACATCATGTGCTCTGGCGTGTTAGGATTATTATCCGTAACTTCTTCTTGAACATAATGGAGGACGATACCACCTTTACCGGTACGACCACTTGTACCATTTGCATCAGTATTTACCCAGCCTAACGTTACGGTATCTTTCTTATCGCTATTTTCTTCGCTGTTTAAAGCCATACTGAATCGAGCTTTTAAGAAAGGTAATACCCCACCTACACCATTATATCTAAAGATATCTCTACCTTCTCTATCCTTATATTGAACAAAGAACGGTGCACCGTTATTCTTCAATCCAACGTAGCTACTATTCGTTACGTTATAATGCGCACCACCATCGTTATAAATTGTACCAGAACGGCTATTTAATAACTGACTATAACTTACATTCGTTACACCATTCTTATCGTATTGTTTACGATAGAATTTGTGTAATCCGTTATTAGGTTCGATTTCAAAAGTAAAACGATTAGTACTGTCGTTATTATACGGATCGGTTTCAATCGCTAAACCCGCATAAGTTTCAGCACCTACTGCACCTTGAGATACTTTAATGTATTTTTGGTTCGACATGTTTAACTGTGCATCAGTAGGTTGATTGATGATGTTAACACCCCATCTCGGTTTGTTAGCTTCAATCTGAGCAGCATGGTCTTCTAATGTTCTTTCAGTATCTGCTTTGAATTTTTCATGTGCTGCTTTTAATGCTGCTAATTTCGCTTTTAAATCACTAAGATCAGTTTCAGTTGCTGCTTTGAACGGATTAAATACGGTTCTAATGAAATTTAATAAACTATCATTTAAAGCATCTAATTGATCTTTTAATAATTTATCACCATCTGTACGATCTTTGATTTCTTTAGCTAATTTAGCTTTTAAATCATTAATTGCTTCACTTAAGTCATTTTCGATTTTGTTCTTAAGTTCTCTTAACTTATTATCAAAGTCTTCTTTATTTTGATCTACTTTAATAGTAAGTTGTTTTAATTTTTCGATTAAATCAAAATAAGAATCAATCAACGTATCGTAACCAGGATGGTTATCTCTGTCTTCACGAGCTAATAATTGAATAGCTTCGATTAATTTATTAACAGCATCAACTAAATCATTAAACCCAACGAAATCTTGTACACTGTGTACGTGTTCTAATGGTGGAAACGTTAATGGTTTACCAATGATCGCACTATAAGTGGTTTTTAATGGATCTTTAGCTTGATTAGCTAAAGCTTGTGCAATCGCTACACCATCAAGCGCATAAGCACCACCGATGGTTTGATATTGTAATTCATATTGACCTGTTAAGGCTAAATCGATAAACTGAATAGCACCATACAGTGGAACATAGTTTTCAGTATTCTTAGCGGCTTCTGTTACAGGCCATTCTAATGTATAATCAATCCCTTCAAGTAATCTATATCCAGTACTGATATCAGTCACAATCAATGAGTTTTCAAAGAAAGGTGCAAAACCAGGTACGATGATATTCTGAGGTGTTCTGTTACTATCTGTGATCGTGTGACGTTCACCTTTGATGAGGTTTGCCTCATGTCTACCTGTAGGATCGAATTCATAGCGGTACTTAATAATCTCTGCCATGTTTATTTATTCCTTTTATAAAAGTCACTACAGCTATTAAACGTTTATAGTGTAATGAAAGTTTTCGTTTATTTACATGTAAATACGTTTATAACAGACTTGGTATGCAATGTCTGAAATAAAAGCATAGCATTGCTTAATATAAATTTATATAAATAAGAATAAAAAGGAACGTATATGTCGACGTATACATTAATTAAAACCATGGGTAGACCAATCGGTAAACCAGCTATCGTAGATCAGATAGATGCAACGAATATCTCGTTGTTAGAACTATCACAAATCTACTACGATATCTATTTTATCGTTAAGGTTTCTATCTATAAAACAGAACGAGTTTTATTCTTTAATAGTTTAGATATCGATACACGAATTTCTACGATGACGATTGTGGAATACTTAAACAGTATGGAAGGAAAGACTATAGAAGGATTAGGTTCTGAAATCCCTATTCACGTAAAAGGTGAAGTATATAGTTGGGATGTAAGAAGTTACGACTTCAGTTGGAAAGGGGTTAATTTAAATTATCATCAAGACAGTAATATGCCAGATGATGATAAAGTGGATTTATTGTTAAGTCATCCAGGTGTAAACTACGATTATGCTTGTGCGCATAGTTTAATTTCGATTAATGGGTTATTCCATTACTTTACTAAGTCTGATAATGGTTGGCTTATCAAAGACGGTAATACCACTAAACGTAAATCTAAAGATAAGACACAAATGGCTGTGGTAGACTTTACTCAGGTAGGTAGTGTATCTATGATTCCTATCACAGATGAGATGATCTTTAGAGCAACAGAGAGCTCTCCATTATCCGATAACATTTATATCAATGTTGGAGTAGATCTATCTAATAAAACAGTAGGTTACGTATTAGGTGGATATTTCCATCTTTTAGATAAAACGTATAAACAAATCAACAGTAGAACTATCTGTATTGATTTTAACAACATGAGATGGGAATCGTTATATTACATGATGAAGAAATATATCGATTTAAGAAGTTTACCTCTTACTGATTTTGGTAACGATAGAGTATTAGGTTTTGAGTTATATCACGATAGTACTATTCGTGCATTATTAAAGCTATCCCAATCTTTCATTATCGTTATTGATAACCCTAATGTAGCCGTTATAGAAGAGGTTATTGGTGATACGGGTATACCAGGAAGATATGAATCCCCTACTCCACCTATTTATCCTTTACGTATCGCTGAAGGACGTTATAGTCCTTATAAAGCCGTAAAAGAATATAATAAATGGAATATCATGGTAGAAGATAACATCGTGCCGTTGCAAGTAAGATATCAGAAACCTAAATCTGAATTGAAAACGATTCATGATCGTATCTATCCTACTAATGGCGAAGTCTATGCAAGAGCAGCTTACGTTAGAATCTATAGCGATAGAAATCTAAAAACTAAATCTTTAGATGATTTAATGGACACTAACTTAAAAGGATCATTATCATTAAAACCATTTATTACTGCAGAAAATATTCCTTATCGTAAATCAACTACGTCGGAATATTATTTACCTGCTAAGATATTAGATGTAGATCTTAATAACGATTACTATAAAGTAAGTTATCCTGAACAACCTATTCAGTTTAAATAAATCTCACTACTATTATAAATATGAAAGATATAGTTTGGGACGGGCCAAGGTAATATAAAAACCTAAGTTTCTTATTGTATCTTTCCGCAACTACCCTTTAAAGTTGTGTTAAGAGAAGACAAAGTTAGCCATCTGCAGGCTAAAATATATCCTACCCGTTAGGGTAGGATATATGCTCATTACTTTTTTGAACAGGCATATATCCTAGGTTTTACCCTAGGATATATGTTCTATTAACGGAGATTTAAAAATGTACAATACAATTAGTACATATTAATCTTCAATAACAATAAAGTTACCAGATATTATTCTAATACTAATACTTTATTGACTTCTTCATCTATCATGGTAGCATCAGTATCCAATACACATCTATCTGCTAAAGATAAAGCATCATGACTACTTGCAATATGGCTTATCACAAATACTTGACTAATCTGATTATCTTCAACTAACATCTTGATATACTGATAAAGTTTATCACGATGATAAGGGTCAAAGGATGCACCTACTTCATCCATGTAAACAGGATAGTCAGACATGTCTAAATGTTGCATGACTAATAGTTTAAACACAAAATCCATGATTTCTTTTTGTCCCCTAGATAACTTAGAAATATCTTTTACAGGATCTTCAATACCTTCTACTTCTACTTTGAATCGATAATCTAATTCAATCCCATCTTCACCTATCTCCATAAATGGTTTCATTCGATAAGACCAGATATGTTCAATAACACTACTCATCTCATCTAAGAAAAGATTTAAGAAACCCAGTAGTGATTCAGCGATTAAACCATCTTGTGGTGATAAGATAGTGGTTAACACATTTACTGCTTTATATTCCTCTTCTAATTGAGTAATCATGTCAGTAATTTGTTTAACAATAGTTTCAGATTGTTGAATACCTGATAACGTATTTTCAAGATTAGATAAAGAAACTTGTTTATCTCTAATAATCTCAAGAAGTTTTTCGTTATTACGATATTTAACTTGTAATAACGCTGTATCTTCTAATTCTTTAATTAACCCCTTAAGTCTCGTTGACTTAGTAGTTAAATCTTCATTACTAAAAATAACATTTCCAATAATGTTGATTTCATTAACTAAGAATTTAATCCGTTTATCGATTTCAATAAGCTGGAGTTCCATGTCGTTTATATTTTTATAAATAAACTCCATATCACTACCTTCAGCGGCGATACGACGAATACGTTCTTCTTCTAATTTAGAAATAACAGAAGTTAACTGTACCATACGTGATTTACACTGTAATGCTTCTTGATAAAGCGGTAAGCTATTGATAAGCATGTAAGGGTTATCATGTAGTTTATCAATATCTTTAAAGATATAAGCAAATAAACCATTGTATAAAGGATAATGGTTATAAAGCTCTCTTAGATGATGTAGAGATCTTCTTATCTCAGTATACTTAGCTTCTACTTCTTTCAATTCAGCATATCGTTTACTCGTGGTTTCAAACTCTTCGTTTAGTTTCTCCAACATGGTTTTAGTACTATCGATACGATTGCAATCTACACCTGGTTTAAAACTAAAGTTACAGTTAGGACAATGAACATCATGGATATTATTTAAACCATCCAGTTCTTTTTCATGGTGTTCGATACGACTCTTCAATCTAATACACTGACTATTTAATTCATCTAGTTTAGCTAAGAGTGCATCTTCTTTTTCTTTCGTGTAGAAACGTTCGCCTGATTCTGTTTTATAGTTAGTTGGGAAGTTTGTTAATACTTCTCTTAACTTACGATCTATTTCAATAAATGAAAATAATTGATCTTCAGCACTATCTCCTACACTGATATTAATACTGTTATATTTTTCTGTAACAGCATTTAATTCGTTTTTAGCAGAAAACAATTCTTTATCGATTTCTTCTAGAGGTCTATCGGCTAACGCTTTCGTTTTATTGACGATATCTTGAAGTTCAGTAATTTTATCAATTAACGATTTATAATCATTTTGTAGTTTATCTTTTTCAAAAGTAAATTGTTTTTCTAACGTTTTAAGTTCATTGATATCACTTAATCCTTCATACTTGACATTATACTTTAAATCGATAATACTACTTGATAAATGTTCAATATTTTCTAATAACTGACTGATAACAATACTTTTATCCGTTAAGGTTTGTTCCATAAACGGAAGTAAATGATTTAATTCACCTTTTAATTTATTACTATCATCTTTAACACGATTGATTTCATTGACATCCATTAACTTAGCTTGTTCATTTATCAATCGCTGTTTGTTTAATTTTATCGCACCTTTGATATCACGTTCAGTGGATTTAAGACGGTTATAAAAACTAATGGCATAATTGATATCGCTTTTAGACATTCTAACAAACCACTCTCTTCTTACTTGAGGCGTCATGTTAGATAATAAAGTATTACCCAGTAATAAATCATGGATATCATCACCGTATTGAAAGTGTTCCCAAATCAAATTACGTTGTGCTTTAATCGTACCACCTTGGTTAAGCTCTACACCGTCTTTTTTAAAACTAGACTCGAGCTTCTTATGTAATTCGTATAGGAGTTCATACTTACTGCCTCTATGAGACAGTTTAACGTATTTATATCCGCCCTCTCTTAAATCAGTTGCTTCACAAGGTAATGGAGAAATCTCACTTATTAAAGAAGATTTACCGATACCATTTTTACCCGTAAATAACTGATAGGGGGATTTAGGCGTATAGGTTAGTTTCGTTACCCCTAACAGGTCTAACCTTTTAAACTCATTTAAAATAACTTCTTCTATATACATTTTTTAAACCTGCCTCTAAACAAGGAAAATAAAATATGGATAAATCGTATAATGTAGCGATGATCGCTACCGACGTTATGCACAGGATAGGTGACCCAACTAAAGAAGTACCTATCCGTAAAAAATATAAAGCCAGTGTAGTGGAAAATAAACACCAAGGAGATGGGAATAAAGTATTATTCCACCTTGAAGAATTAGTCCCATTATCAAGAGGACATTTAAAAGATAACCCTATCCCAATGAAACGGGTTTATCAAGACAGTAATGGTCGTGTATTCACTGCAAGAGGTACTCACAATAATAACTTTATTGCTGAATATTATTCAACAAACAGTTTCCGTAAATCGCCTCCTGACGTACAACGTGGTGAAATCATCAACGTATGGCAAAAAGCCGATACCGATGATTGGTTTTGGGAAGATACTTCAGAAGATAACTTAGCTAAACGACGTTTAGAAACAGTCATCCATGGTGTAAACGCGGATAAGCGTGTTGGCTATGACCCGGGTAGATTTGATGATGACAACACTTATTTTACTGAGATGTCTTCTCACAATAGAACGTATACCATTTCCACATCAGAAGCTAACGATGAAGTAGCTGCGTATAAGATGCAAATCAATGCCGGTGAAGGTTCTGTTGTCACGCAAGATAATGTAGGTAACCATTTCCAAATAGATACTAAAGGTACAGAAATATGGTTACATAATGCTAACGGTACTGAAGTAAAATTAACACGAGATTGTATCTGGGTATTTTGTCGTGATAAAATGGAAGTACAAGTAGGTGGTAATGCTATCATCCATGTTAAAGGTAATACCGAAATCAAAGTACAAGGTAATAGTGATATTCAAGTACAAGGTAATAGCAACATTGGAGTTAAAGGTAACAGTGATATTAGTGTTGAAGGGAATAGTGGTATTAACGTAAAAGGTGATAGCAGTATCAATGTAGAAGGGAATAGCAGTTTAGGTGTTAAAGGTAATAGTAACATTGAAGTATCTGGTGATACAAGCTTAAAAACCCCTACATTCAACATTAAAGCTAACGTTAATATTGAAGGTAACCTCAATCAAAAAGGAAACTTCTCTGCTTCCGGTACGGTTGCTGCCGAGGGTAATATCTCAAGTAAAGCCACGATTCAAGGTGGTGATGGAAGTAGTATTGGTAGTAATGGTGCTGATATCAAAGGTCCATTGAAAGCCTCTGGTCCAGTTAGTTTCCCAGCTGGTGGTGACATTAAAGGTTACGATTAATCGTAAAAAAAGAATAAGGTGATAAAAGGTATATGTAATTTTTTACAATATCTTATGTCGGATTTCATCGTGATAATTATATTGATAAATACTAGGGCTCTCCTAGCCCTCGACGACTGCGACTTAGCGTGCTATCCAGCACGTGAGAAAATATCGCTTTATTCGCAATATGGTGGGTGTTACGCCACAATAATAACTATAAACAAGTAACTAGTGGCCCACCATCGGTGTGTGGGCGGACTAACGCACTTAAAGAGTAGCGGGTAAAGAGAACGGTATGCATAGTCCAAATCAATACTCGCATTCAATATAATTACATGGTGGAGTCTAACAACACTTTATTCATTTTTTAGTTCCTTAAAAAACGAGCATAATTCCTACACCTTTTAACGGGTGTAGGAACTATGTTTGGTCACTTATATTTATACATGTTTCATACATTTATTACCTGTCTTATTCTGGATTATAAAGTAGTCCATTTGAAAATCACTATATTACTTTTAAGCCCTGTAATATTATAAATGTTCTATAGTTTTTCAAATCTTTCCTTTATAAAGAGTTTTGCATAGTCGCACATCATCCTAAAAAGTCAAGTACATATTTAATATATTTAACATGCAATTTGAGTTTGGTATCTCGGTTTAAATACACAAGAGAGTTCATCATAAACTCTTTTGATATTTTCATCGTATCTCATCCATGCAGGGATGTTATTAACAATAGCTTTTGGATTTAGATCTTCCCCTTTTAAACTGAGTAAAGACTTGAAGTCTTTTAGTTGAAAAAGAATATGTCTTATCTCTAAAGCAAACTGCAACGCTTGTTCATCTTTGCTAAGATGTAACTTGTTGTTGATCTCGATGATATCATGTTTCATGCGTTGTTCATCTTTCACTTTAGACCATGTAAGATAACATGTTACTACAAATAAAATGCGTCTACCTCTCTTTGGTAAATAATGAGTGATAAAACGCAACAAACGCTCTTTAACATAACTAATCATTTAATTATACCTACTGATTCTCTGGAAAGATAAGTTGGAAACTGCTATCCTTACCCATCCACATCATACAGTCATCACCACAATCGAAAATAACTGCATATCTGAATGCTGCATCACTGATTTTAAATGTCGTAATATAAACTTTAGGTTCACGATCTTCTATTGCCTTCATGGTTTCCCTTGAAGGAATATCGATCCCTATCGTAAAACTACATTTGTAGGTTAAAGAATCATCAACTTTCGCTTTGATTTCTAACTTCTTCACTTCTGGAGTTAGTTTCATACGGTAAGTTGTTTTCTTCTTCACTTCTACTTTATCATAAATGATATCAGTAATGTCAGTTAAAGTCGCATTCCCGTCTAAATAACTATCCAGTTTTGTTTGCATGAAATTATGCACTTCGATAAGCTTAAACGTTAAGCCAGAAGGTTCGATTAGTCTAGAAACCTCCTGTTCATCGATAGTACATAAACCTTTAAAATTAAGTTTACGAGGGGCAAGGGATAAAGTATAGATACCATCATTATCTATCTCATCATAAATTCGAGGTAACAATAACGTATCTAGTCTACCCATACAAAGAAGATTGAGTGGATTATCAATCAGTTCTCTATGGCGTAATCTCACCTGCTCCAATACTTTTTGTTCTTCTTTCGTGTATACCACATAAGCCACACTATCACTCATTGGTTTACCAATAAGTGAATTGTCTGAACCATGTGCACCACAATGGTAAACATATCTACCATCTTTACTCATTAATGGTTTTTCACTGAAAGTATCGAAGTACCATCTATTTTTAGAGAGTAATCGATTGATCTTAGGTTCAGGATTGCGATATTTAGCAGGTTTACTAAACTTAACAGATGTTACATCGGTAAAACCATTACGTCCTAAGTAAACGCCTTTAGTGGCTAAATAATCAGCTCTATCGTTACCTAGATCTCCGCTATGACCATTCACCCATTGAATACTAAAATCCGTATTCTGACGAATAGGTCCGTATAATTTCATGATATCGTCCCAGATTTCTCTATTGGGTCTATCACTACCATCATTTCGTTTCCAGTTATTTAGAGTCCATTCTTCATACCCACCTGTTGCACCTTTGATAACGTATTGGTTATCTAAAAGGAAATGTGCTTTAGAATAGTTTTTCGTTTTCACTATTTCTAATGCTTCTTTAAATCCTTTTAATTCAGCTCTATCGGAGGTATCCATATTGGTCATTGAACCATAACCATCAATGTACTCAACTGGAACGACTTGTTCTTCTTGTGATACTTTATCACCGATGACGTAGCCTATGGTTGATGGCGTGTCTTTTTTAGTTTTCTTTTGCTTAGTGTATTCACCGACGTTATAACTATAACCATGAATGCCCCAACCGCCATACTTACTATCAGCATCTTTAGGATAACCCATTCTGCAACCGCCATCGACGTAAAGTACTACTCCAAGTTTCTTTTCTTCACTCACTTGATTATTCCTTCTTTTAAAATAAAAACACATAAGTTACCATAAATAGCTAAAGATAACTCATGTGTTCAGTAGTTAAAAACAATCTTTATAGCGATCTTTTAAGACATTCATATACCGATTGTATTCCTTAACTTCTTTTTTGACTCTTTCGTTATAATCTAAAAGCTCATTAATAATGACTTCCGGTGGAGAATTCTCATCCAATGGGTGTGGTTCAGGTAAAGTAAAGTCAATAAATATTTCTTTATCTACCGCACACTCGTGGATACGTCTCTTACTTTGAGGAAGCTCAGTATCAGCGTTATAGTAACGACCGATACTGACGTAATAAACTTCTAAATAATCGATATAGTCTTTTAGGCTCTCTTGGAACTTCGATATAAGTTCAACGGATTCATGTGTACTTTTATCTTTGTCCAAGATTAAAGGAACGTTAGGAGGAGATTTTAACTCCTCGTAACTTACGGAATTTTCAACATAGTCACACGAAGAAGCAAATAAAGCTAAGCCTACTACTAGGATTCTTAATTTATTTTTCATTATACTTCTTTATCTTGTTTTTTAAATCTTCGGAAACTGGTGGGTTTTGATGTGGCGGTTGTACCGCTTTATTATTAGTAACCTTACCAGCGGCTGTATTCTTTACTGGAGTTTCACCCCCATGAGTCATGGTAAGGATCTTGTTACCAAAATCTTTACATTCTCTAAGTGAATCAGACAGTCGTTCAGCTTCTGAAGTTTTGTTTTCGTAACTAAGTTTGTATCTATCTAGATCTCTTTCAGTTTTTCTAATCGTCCCCCTTAGATCTCTCATCTCGGTTTGCAATACCGTTATCTTATTATCCCTATTAGTGAGTTCTTGTTGTAACACCGCATTACGTGCATGTAAAGGCATCACAACCCAGAAAATAAGACCTGTAAAAATGATAAAGAAGATAAGTCTCCAAAGGAGCATACGGATAAGTTCACGTATACGTTTAGCTCTTAATCTATCGTTATCATCTACGCAGTAACGTTCATCTGAAACCTCATTTAAGTAAGGTAAAAGGTATCGGAAAGCTTTTAAAAGATGCCATGTAAAACTTAACATCGTTATACCTCTCGTCACTCAAAATTAATATGTCCCGTTACTTACTATTGTAATCCGTTATAATAGTCTTTTAACGAGAGTTAAGCGCTTATCAAAAATATTTATAATTATAAATCAAAAAGGACAATAGAATGTACCAATTAAATGCATTTATGGTCATTAATGATCTTATCGATAATACACTTAACACAACATCTGTGTTAGGTGAGTTATCTCAGAACTCTTACTCGTTTACTAGAGAAGTTGGATATTACTCTAACGAGCTCTATAAAGAAGTAAGATTAATCACTTTCTACAGTTTTGAAGATGGTGTTAAAAAACCGCTTCCGCAAAATTTAGCGGATGAATTATTACAGTTAGGTAACTGGCTTGCTGAACAATCTATGTCTAGACAGATCACTGAAAATAGATCTGCTTTTGTACAATCACTTACAGCAAATTACCAAAACAAATTAGAAATTAAAAATGTCGGTAAGATGGTAACCAATGGTACCTATTATTTACCTGAATACATTACTTTCTCTTTAATCTCAGATACAAGAGAAAACTTATATCGTATCTGGTTCTCTGATGAAGCATTCCAAAACCAATACGACAATTATGAAATTGAAGTTGTTGCACCTTTCGCTAATGTGGATGATTTCTTTAAAGGTGCAGACTACGTTAAAAGTAAACTGATTGATGCGAGTGGTATTACTATACCAGAATTACATAACCGCGTCAATACCAAAGCTAACGAAAAACCGTATACGTATTTGTTATCTAATCAGTATAACTACGTTAACCCAGATGATAAAACCAATGAAGTACCAAGTATTTGGACAGTGATCATTTATGGTGAACATGGTAATAATATTGATATCATTCGTCAATCTATCGTAGATTTCGTTCTAGCAAATAGTAGTTACTCTCAAGCAGACTGGGAAAAGATCTTACCCGATTTATTTATCCCGACTGAATTTTATATCTGTCCATTATGGAAAAACTTTGCTACTGAAAATCTGCAAGCACAAGGTGGCATCTATAGTCCTACCGTACCTTATCGCAGTATTGTTCCTTGGGCACTTGAATGCATGTATGGTTACGATCAAAAACACATCGAAGATAATGCGGTAACTTTTGCAACGATTTATAAATCAACTGCTGTAGTTGCTTGTGGTAACAAACGAAACCGTTTAGTTTCTGCTAAGTTTGAAGAAGCTTGGCCTGAGTATTGTAACATTTATACTACCTCTAGAGACTTTGGACGTATCAGTCCTAAAACTCAAGATTTCATCATGGTGTTAAGTGCATTACTTTTAGAAGCAGAAACCATGACACCAGAATCTGATGTCCCTAAAGACATGTCTCGTATTACTCGTGGCGGTAAACTTTACGCAGCGAAAACATTATTCGGGGTATCTTATTTAGTCCCTATCAGACATAACTGGATTAATGAAATTCGTACTTCTCAACCAAGTGCTATTCGTACACCTTTAGTGAATAATACAGGTAGTACAAATATGGCTAACCAATTAAGTAGTAGTGTCGTGAATAGAACACCTAACGTAGCGGCATAATGCTTCTTTTTATCAGGAGATTAAATTATGGCTAATGGTGTAAGAATTACCCCCACTATTAATACGGTTGGTGTTTTTAAAGTAGAAAAACCCTTTTTCGTAGAATCAAAAAGAGTATACGAAGTTGTAGCGATTCGTGAATTTGATGATATCTGGCTACAGGGTGGAGATGTTTACGAAGAGTATTATAAACCTAATGGATTAAGTGAAGAGATTTATGAACGTGACGTTAAGCTTGGTGCGACTATCGTCACGCTTAAAAGTAAAGTAGGTAATGTCTATATACCTGATACTTTTATAGAATCTTTTCCTAAATTAGGTTATTTAAATTATAAGCATGTCATACTCAGTGTAGATATTGGTGCTGTTTCTGATGATATTAATTTAGATGCTTTAATTGCTGATCTAAAAGAGTTAGCTTCTAAACATGTCGGTGTAACCGCTAAAGTGAAGAAACACACAGCACCTACCACTAATGCTTTAACTCGTGACGAAGTGAAAAGCTTAGAAAAACAACGTCAGGGTTTACGTGATGTACCTGAATCTAAAGAATTACTTTATCAAGAAACAAAACGTAAGTTAGATATGATGAACGCAGCGAATAATGCTAAACTTGTTAAATTACAACAAGCTAAGACAGAAGCAGATGCACAATCTAATACGGCTGCCAATACGGATCTCTCTACTACGATTAAACTCAATGAAGCGAATATGCCTAAATTCAATGCACCTGAATTTAAAGCGTATCTTGAAAGTGGAGATTGGGGAGCCCTTAATAAAGGCAATCTATCTAACGTGCTTAATAGTTCTGCGATATTCTTCGATTGGTATACGTCTTCTAAACAGACGATCACTAAGAATCCTATATTGCAAGGTAATGGCGATAAATCGATGTCGACAAGAGATAAAGTCATTACAAGCTTTGGTTACGAGATTATTGATAAGTACAAGAACATCTAACCAAAAAAAAATATAATAAAAACATAAAGCCCGTAGGTTTCTCAAGCCTACGGGACCTTATGTTTGATTATTAAGAGTTTTCAATGTATAGACCAACGCAACAACTCATCAATCTATATAGAGACCACTCCTATTACAGAATGGTCTCGAATAGACTAATGACTAACAAGCTCTTAACTTAACAAGACTAAATGATGCTAGAGGTACTTCTAACTCAGTTAGCTCACTAATGTTTTTAGCTTTAGCCGCATTAGGTAACACTTTGAAGGTTGCACCATCAGTGAACGTAATGTAGATATTGTGGAACGGACGATCGTAAGTGCTAGAATCATTTTGAGATTTCATCACTTTCGTGTATTGCTCAAATAGGATACGCCATAAGTCAGGATGATCATCCTTATTAATCGCATCACCAGATTTGAGGATACCGTTCACACGTGCTGTTTGTGGCACACTTACCATGATGTTATTCATCTTAGATACAATCACACGAACAAGTTTATTATCCGCACTTGCATCTTCATCTTCATCATCACGGTTTAAGGTACGTAATGCTGTCAATAAGTTCAATGACATCATACGTGTTGCATAAGTGATATTAGGGTATTCGTTAGAACCGTTAGATTCTAATTCACCTAAGTACTCTAATAGATCACGTGCATCATCTACAAAACTATCAATCGCTAATGTGCTACCGAAGATATAACGTAAAGAATCATTGACTGAATCGGTTGCAATCGTATTCAAACGTTCGAAAAGACTACTTGGAATCTTATCTTCTTGTTCTTTTAATGCTTCCGAGAACTTCATGAATGTACTTCCTGTATGTTCATGAGTTTCACCAGCTTTCCAGTAGAAATCCGCTAATGCTTCTTCTACTTTTTCTTTTTCTTCATAGTGGTTAAACACTTCTACTTTTTCAGTAGTCGTAAAGGTATCAACGATTAACTCATCTGTCACCACAGGTAAGTTCTCTTCTAAAGTGGTTTCGATATTTGTATCTTTCCATAATGGTGGGAGATATTCATCGAATAAGTCTTTATAGATCACTTTATCTTTACTGCGAGATAAGTTTTCGTTTTCTTCTTGTTTGCTTGGTGGTAATGCAAACTCAGATGGGCCGAAACCATCTTTCGCTTCATCTGGGTTATTACGTTTCCACTCAGCTACACCACTGTGATATTCTTTTTCTTCACGTTTTGCATCTTCCACGAAAGTATCGTAAGCTGCTTTGATTAATTTTTCTTTTTCTTCATCAGATTCAGCTTGGTTCGCTTTATCTAAATTGATTTCTAAATTAATTGGGGCATCTTGCCAACGATCGTGAACCACACCACCCATCGTAGTAAAGTCATAAGGACGTAACACTTCAGGTTTTTGTTTTTGTAAGTGTGGGTTATTACGTAGCTCATCTAATACGCATTGATGTTCACTGTATTCCAATTTCTCTTTCTCCTCGATAGGGGTTAAGTATTGACGAATAGTACCTTTATCAGTTAACACCACATGTAAGTAGTGCGTGAAAGGACTTGGGCATAATGGGTAATAGTACGGTTCTTCGAACTTAGTACCGTTTAACCATGCTTCATGTTGTTCCGCTTTTGTTAAGAAACGAACTTCATCATCTTTTAACCCTAAAGTGGTGGTATCTTCTTTTTGGATGTGGCGGAAAACTTGTTCTACTGCTTTTTCATCAGTGAAATCAAACTCATCTACTTTAAACGGTTTAACTTCGACTGATTGATGTTGAACAGGTTGCGCTGCCACTTCGTGTGGTTGCTTCAAGTTACCCATACCTTGTGTTTTAACACTATCAGGTACACCATAACGATAATCTACAGGTTTACTTGGTGCATTGTTTACCGTGTTAGTTGTAGATGTCGTTGTGTTTAAACTCTGATGGCTCATGTACGGCGTCGTACTTTGAACTGTGTTAGTGGTAGTCGCAGGTTGACTATAACTTGCACCTGTACCAGTTAGTTTAAGTGTGTCACCATATACTGATTCTAAACTTGCGTTTTGATTAGTATAAGCTACTGGTGTATGTTGCTGAGGTCTTTGCTGACTAAACTGCTGTTGTGCACCATACATGCCTTGAGGACGATTTTGATATCCTGGCGTGTTAACTGGGTTAACATTCATTGGAGCATTGTTGGTATTTAAACCATATTGGTTAAACTGTTCTAGTCGTGCAGCAAGTTGTTGACGAAGATATTCAACGACTTGACCTTTAGCGGCAATATTAGGATCTTGCATGTAGTAACTTGGATTAGCTACAATAACAGATACCCAAGAGAAATTCCAAGTTTCTTCAATCGCTGCATTGTAAACTGCGTCGATACCCATTTGTTGTCCTTTAGTTGCCCAAAGAAAATCAGTGGTAGTCATTAAACGAGTGACAATTTTATCGAAGAAACCAGTTTGCCAGTTACCTACTGGACCACTTGCTTCTTTCGCAATATACGCTGCTGCGGTATCAAGGTTTTGGTTACTAACGATATAGTTAGCCATATCTTGACGCATTTTATCACGTGGGATACCTGTTTGTGATACGTTAGCAGGCATACTTGCTACTGGCGCGTTATTCATTGCTATTTGACCATTCATCGCATACCCCATTTGTGGTTGCATGGATTGTTGGTAAATATTTTGATTGTACTGGGGTTGTTGTTGATTATAATACATTTTAAACTCCTATACCCTAAGTAAGTTTAGAGAAAACAAATCTTTCTTAAGAAACCTTTTATCCCTGAGAAATATCTCTTTGGATTTGGTCAAGTTGTTTCTTAAATTCTGGCGGGCATTTTAACTTATACGATTTATCTAAAGGGCAACATGGATTGAGCACGACCTTACCCGTAGGTTCTGCTTTAGGTAATGCCAATATACTACCACAGACTGCAATACTCGTGTGAAGTAATCTCGATGGATCTTTAAACGAGACAGCGGTCTTACGTTTACCTCTAGTACTCCCTGTTGCATTTTCTTGCAAGATAAGTCTAGACGTGTGGTTAAACATGATGTTATCGCCTGCACTTGGTACAGAAACGATTTCATTATGTTTCTTGTTGAGCCCATTAAATATCACTTCAGGTTTTATATACCTTGAGAGATACTTGGATATATCGTTATAGGTAAACTCCCTATTTTTGATACTGGATATCTTATACTTAAAGATAGAAACAGCTTTTACAATATCCGCTAATACGTATCTCAATACTTCAAGTTTCTTACCATACATGGAAGAAGCATCCGTATTTAAAATGATTTCCGTAAAATCAAATATCAATCTAGCCATTAAATCCCATAAGTTTTCTACAGGATATCCTTCAGACGTTAATCCTTCTTTAGTCATATCGTCCATGTAGAGATCTAAACTATCGTAGTGTTCATTAACACTGTTATAGAGTGTCCCTTCATTATCGTTATTTCTAAAGATAGCATGACCTAAGATGACACGCCATAAACGAAGTTCATCTTCACTGTTATCAAAGTACTCAGCACTGAAACGAGCTGGGTAATGATCTAACACGTAGAAGAATCCGCAAATTAACCCTAATGCTCCTGTACCAAGTTTATTGTTTTCAATAATAATCTTGATATCAGTAGGTACGTAGTTATTACGATTTTTCACACTACGAGGTCGTATTTGAGAAGAAGTACAAACCGTGTATTTATCCTCAGGGTATTTATTGTAATCTACTGGCCCTTCGATGATTTCAATATCGGCGTTACAGTACATTTTAAATACTCGTTTGACACCATACTTACCGAATAAGTAATGGGCCATCGTGTGATCGCACTTAACAGAGTTATTTGCTCGAGTGCTACGTCTAGGTTGTTTAGCTGGGTCATGATGATGGATCTTAGAATACACCAAGTATTCCACTTTCTGAACACCATTCATTTTAAACCAATACTGCTTACGTTTAAACGTAATCTTAGCTGATAAGAACGGCACAAAGATATCGCCTTTAGCCACACTCAATGTTTCATCAGCGAGTACCGGTAACACAGTGAACTTCTTACCACGTAAATAAATGATACCTGCTTTATCCACGTATGGGATAAATACTGGTTTAGGTGGTAACATGACACCATCCCAACTAAACATGAGGTTAACCATGTAAATGTTAGAAGGTGCTAATTCCAACGTGTGTTGTTGGTTACGTTTAAAAGAAATATATTGGTATTCTTCTTCAGGTGTACAAGGTCTGATACCTTCATACTTGAGCTGAGGAGGAAATGAATGAGAGGAGAGAATAAGCGCATTTTCAATATGCTTGATCGCTCCTTCCATTTGATGCACAGAAACCCCTTCTGCAATAATGGGGTTAAATGGATATACACAATTCTCTTGTATACTTTCCAATAATGCGTTCATGTGAACCATCCCTTTAATTGGTTAATCTTTTCTTTGACTCATTATCATCGCAACAATGGATAAAAGTGTACCGGTGATGGCTAGTGCCGCTTTTATCGATTCACTGGAATCTTTACGATAAGATGATCGCATGTTTAATTCATGCTCTAATCTACTTCGTTCCATCTGTTGTTGATGTACTAAGTCAGCTTTTTCTCGAGCCCATCTTTCCTGTTCGGACATCAGGGATCGTTTGATCTCGGTAAGTTGTTTTTCATGTTGTATTCTTGCTAGCTCTTCTTCCGCCTCTTTACGGCGGTGTTCTTCCTTGATAGATGCGTTTTCCTGCTTAGTAATCTCTACTTCATGTTTAAGTTTGAGAATCTCCTCTTCTCGTTCCAACTTGAGCTCTTCCCTAAGATCTTCTTTCTGTCGTTTATAATCCCCTAAGATAGCGGCATCATTATAACTCGGATAGAGTTTCCATGATGAATCCTTTATCTTTTCTGTAGGAATCAAAATGACATCCTCATTACGGAATTTACCATCTTTCATTACACTGTTAAAGTAAACATAGAGACCTTGATCTCTATTCTTTTTGTTTGTCGGCACGACCTTGTGCACGAAACCATTAACATTTATAAAAGAAGTACCGTAATAGTTATTATGGTCAACTAATTCGAACTTAATAGAAGTTTCAGCTTCATTACCACAATTATCCCTAGTTTTCCCATTATGAAATTTCGATTGTACGTTAGGATGCGTCCACCCTGTAGGACTTAAAGAAATAACATAATCGATTGCTTCAAAATACAATGCATCAGCTGCTAACAAGTCTTTATATTCAAGCGTGTTATAAACACGTGTGAAACTGTATTTTTGCAATTTTGCACTTGGTCCATGTTCAACTACACCTGAATAAATCCCTTCATCACCGTTCGGATGGTAATGGCTGCTAACAAATTCAGTGGGTGGAGTTGTATGATGAATTTCTCTTTCTATATATAAGAATTGTTTGGCTTCTTTATCGTTCATAGGTTTGAGTAGATAAACAATGCCCTCTCGTGTACCAATATAAATTGGCATATTTAAACAATTATAAAATTTTATACTAGAAGTGAATTGACTAGGTTGTTTTGGAAAATCGGCAGAACCAATTCCATTACTATAATCGAAACCGGTTGAAAATACGTTTGTCCCCTCCATATGGATTCCGCCTATGTTAAACTAAAAATGATTGATACTACATCCAATAACTCACGTGATGTTATCGGAAATTCCAAGGGGTATATATACTCCTCTCTCTTAGATAATATAGGTTTATATATGGGAAGCAAAATAGCAAACGTATAATAAAATGATTAAATATAACTCAATCGAATACTATGTGATATTAATCACAGATCTATGGTTTCTAACCATTTGATTTTTCTTCTTTTGAATAAAATAAAAAATAGCTTTGAATAGAACATATATCCTACTCCTGTAAGGGAGTAGGATATATGTTACTTTACACACTAATTAACTTCTATTTAACTAACTTAAAGGTATAGGTCTTATCTTTAAGAATAGTAGGATTTTCGCCTATAGGATTTAAAGATTGTGATGAAAGTTTAATCAAATTCTCTTTAAATTTACCATCTTTATCAGTATATTTAAACTGAATATGGTTAAAGTTAATTTGAAGATCTTCCGCTTTATCCACCACTAACCCATCTGTTGCGATAGGGTCTCTATCCCATGGCATACGTTTATTGAATCCATCACTATTATTTTTATTAGCGAAATTGATTCTAAACTTCTTACCTTCCCTTGCACACTCTAAACCATAAGTATCAATCTTAAATTGGAAGATATTACTGATACTGATTTCGCCACAAAGACATTCAAGTTGATAACCTTCATCTCTTGTATTTGTTTTCGTATTGAAATTTTCAAATAACACTTTAGGGTCTTTATCTGGGAAGATATTGACTTCTTCGATAAAAGAATTAAGTACGTCAAATGAAAGTTTATGTGCTGTTGATAAAAGCATGGATACTTGATCTAATTTACTTTTATCCGTTAGCTTATCTTCCAATACCGCTTCAATCACTTCAGTTTCAATAGAGTTATAATCATACACGTAACGTAAACGTGATGGTCTACTAAATAAAAACTGTGTTAACTGATTCTTATCATTAACCGTTAATAAGAATAAGTTCTTAGTGGTGTACATCCCATCAAACACAGTAAGCAATTGTTCTTGTTGGCTTGGATAAGTCATCTTCTCAAATTCATCTAATAAGATTACACAGGGTTGTGGAGTCTTATCTAAAAACTCTGACATCTTATTAACGCTATCTGTTGTAAAGATGATAACAGGCATACCTAATTCATCTACTGCTTTATTTGCAATATATTTAATCAATAAGCTTTTACCTGCTCCTGCTAACCCTGATAATAATACACCCATGTTTTTATCGAGTGCTTTATACGCGGCTAAAATGCGTTCAGTACGTTCCACTACGGTTCCGTACAATTTAGCTGGTAGAATAAATTTATCCTTTTTAGCTAAATAAGAATCTGTTGCCCCTTCTTTGGTTTGTTTACAGATATACGTATAGACACCCGCTGGTATCTTATCTTTTACCGCACTTAAATTAGGTATTTCTGAAAACCTTAATTCGTTATCGTGCTCAATATATTTTAGATTCATTGTCATTTGAATGCTCCATTAAAAATAATACAGACATAAACCTAGCTTAGAAATATTTCTAAGCTAGGTATTACATCTAATTTAATTTTTGATAATCGTGTAGCGGTTTACATACAGGTTTATCACCTTTGATAGAACCCTTGATATTATACTTAATCCAATTATAAGGAATAGGATTAAGACGATTATCTTTTTTATTAGGTTGAGGTCTTTTCATGATTTATCCTATATTGTTTTTATACAACATAGATATAGATTAACCTAATGGATTTGTTCTTTTAACAAGAACATCGTAAACAGCAGGATTGATAGCGCGTTTAGCAAGTACTTTCGTTTCTTTATCCACGTAGATAAGTAATAAAGCCGCACCCATGTTTTTAATAAATACATCACCTACTGTTTGTACGGTATAGGGTTCTAATTCTGTACCAGTAGCGTGAATCATTAAAGTAGATTCTTTAGAATCATCGGTGATCATATTGTATACAGCTTCGTAACTAGGCATAATTAACTCCTTAATTTTGTTAAATAAAAATAAAATTTATAGATAGAGAATTATCTATGTCAAATAGATAATATAGGTTTATCGCTATTAACCAAAATATAGGAGAAATGCAAATGACTAAACAATACGTTGCTCTAGGTAAAAAGATATTAGAACAAGGTAAATGGGTATATAATGAAAGAACTAAAACCCAGTGTTTAACTTTAATCGATGAAACCATGGAATACGATGTAGGTAAAGGAGAGTTTCCTTTATGTACTACACGTAAGAGTTATTTTAGACAAGCTATCGGTGAGATGTTAGGTTACATTAGGGGTTATACTTCTACTGAACAATTTCATAAGTTAGGTGTACATACATGGGATGCAAATGCTAAAAACCCAGCATGGACGGAAACTGAAAATGGTAAAGAAATGATTGCAGAAGGACATGATTTAGGTGTCATCTATGGTGCCGCAGCGAATGCTAGATATAATGCCAATTGTTACGGTGGTAATGAAATCACTTTCTATTCTAATGGTGAAACAAACACTATCCATATAGAAAACGGATTAAATAGCCGTTTTGCTGAAATCGTTAATAAGCTCAAAGAAGGTAAAGATGATCGTGGGTTAATCTGGTCATTTTGGAAACCTGAGTTATTTGAATACGGTTGTTTAAGACCATGCATGTATGAACACCAATTTAGCCTAGTAGGTAACGATCTATATCTATCTAGCACACAGCGTTGATTTGGGCGCCTTTTATCAGCAATGGTAATCGAATAACTACCCCTAAAACGGGAACGATGTATTTTAATACACCAAATCCGTTATTAAGTTTATATTGTAAAATATAATAAATATCTAGAGACTATCGAAAGCGTAGTTCTATCAGTGATGATAGGATGAGTAAGTGAGTAGAGTACAGCCAAGTGGTGCGTTGTATAATGAGATTAGTTATACGTAATTCGATTAAATGGAAATGGGGAAGATTCCTTTATAAGTATATTTTAGTTATAAAGGAATGTGATATAGTCCGACACCTATAGTGATATAGGACGTTATTAAATTAACTGCATGTATTAACGACACATGTGAATAGCGAGTCAAATGACTTTGCATTAGGTTGCAATTTCAATATGGTGCAGGTATATTTCCTATTATGGGTCATGGCTAAACTGACTGGTAAAAATCCAAAGATTGCTAAACATAGATCTATCAATATCCATCTTTACGAAAACCAATATAATTTGTTTGTAGAACAAATGGAAAGAGAACCTTTTGCTTCTCCTTATTTACATTGCAATAAAGAAATTACTTTAGAAAGTGTTTTAGGTCTTTGTGAAAAAGAAGAAGATAATTTACACCCAAATGATTTTGATGTAATCAATTATCAACACCACCCAGCTATTAAATATCCTTTTACGGTTTAATACATTTATAGGAGTATAGTTAAATGACTTTAAAAGATAAAAAGAGTATTAATAATATCGATGAAGAAAAGAAATTAGTTTATAACCATTTAAATAACTGGATTAAGACTAATAAAACAGTATCTGCGTTTAACGAAAAGATCGAGATAAAATATACCTGTAATCTTTATTTAACTAAACCACCAGTTAAGCGTTTAAATGTCGTTATTAACGATGGTATTTATACAACACAATGGGGATGGAAGTCTTCTAAGAAAAAAGAAGATAATCTATTGTCGCTTTCCAAATTTTTAGAAGAACAGTATATTAATTATAATTCTAAGGGTAAATAATTAATGCAGTACAAAACACACTACGGATGGCCATCAGTAGGTCATCTATCTGACTTTATTAATAACGTTGAACAAGAAGCTAAAAAGGTATGCATGCCTTTAAAAGCGATTACTTTAGAACTTGAAGGTACCGTTAAATTAAACGGTGTAAATGTAGGTATCGTTTGTAAGGTAGATGAAAACGATAAACCTTATATCTACTATCAGAATAAAGAAGAAGTTTTAAATGAAGATAATGATGTTCATCAATTCTTAAGCTTTATTGAAGAAGAAAAAACAAAAGAGTTTTTCTTAAAAGCACTATGGGATGAAACAAGACGTGTGAGAAATACTTACAAAAGTAAACATGGTAAGTTAGACGCGGTTGTTTTACATGGTGAGTTTGTCGGTAAAGGTGTAAAAGAAGGAACAGCGGTATCAGATATTAAACCATTCATTGCACCTTTTTCATTAAGTTACTATTTTAAAGATAATAATGGTAAAGAACACGTTGTTCACAATACCGATAGTTACAATCTTACTAGACTTTATAAGTCTTATTTAAAAGACTTACGTTGCTATCCCGTTACGTTATCTAGTCCGGTTGTAAGAAAGGTTCGTTTAGATGAAGAATCTTTAAAGAACTTTGAAAAAGAAATGAATGAAATGAATAAGGAAGCTAAAGATCATTGTCCTTTTGCTAAGTTATTCGGAAAAGAAGGGAGTGGTGAAGGATATATTTGGAAAGTAAAATTCCATTCAGTGGGTATCCTAGGTCATTTACCTTACATGTTTAAATAAAAAAAAATAATGAGAAATATATCCCTACCCACATGGGTAGGGATATATGTTAGTATTTAAAACGGTAATTCGTCTTCGCTTTCTTCCACCCAATCAATGATGGGAGGAGATGGTTTAATTTCTTCCTCATTTAATTCATCTAATGCGGTTTTGGCATCGCCGTTTAAAGTATTTATCCAGCCAGTGAAAAAATCAACAACTTGCGGTGAAGCTTCCATGACCTGCATCACATGTGTCTCACCACACAATGTACCATATAAAGCATTATAATTAGGTTTTGTATTACCGGGTATTAAACCAGAACCTCCAAGTTTAGGTGTTATTCTATCTCCTCCACTTTTAAGTCTGGAAAACGCATCGCGTGATTGTTTTCCCCGGTTTAAGGCTTTTTTCTGTATGAAAGTTTAATCTCATTTAACTCAGGGAATACTTCTAAAAGTTTCTCTAAAGAATCTACCTTCACCCAACCATAGACGTTACTGTTAAACCCAATCATTTCTACAGTACCATCCATCGCACCTTCTAGTAACGACTGAGCTAATGGTTTCTTCAGTTTTAATTGGAAACCTGCATCAGTACTATCTTCCACTTCATCACCATCTATTTTAGCTTCTGCGTGTAATATAAAGAACATCCAACCATTGCGAATAACAGTATCGTTTAAACCATTTGCGTTGATATTACGTTTGATCTTGCCTTCGTCTAAACTGATACTATATTTCACATTACCGACAACTCGTTCACCAAGTACTTCTTCGAGATCTTCAGCACCATATTCCTTATCACCTAATTTGACCACAACGTCATAGTCTTCAAGACTGATATCAGAAATTTCTAATGCTAAATCTGTCACTAATTCCATAGGGCTTTCAGCAGGATATAAATTACACTCTTTAATACATTCAAAGAGCATATCGTAACTTAAACAATCGATCATGTCAGTTAATAATTTTAACACAGCGACGTTATTATTATCTACAGGGATATAATCACGTTCAATGATTTCATGAGCGATTTCTTTAGGTACACGATCGAATCTAAAATGATAACGAATACGAGATGGACGGTGTAACATGTAAGGATTGATTTTATTTGCATCATTACAGGTAAACAAAAATAGATGCTTGTGGTTCGCAACACCATCTAATAAAGTTAATAGATAGTTTTGTTTTTCCACTTTATCAAACATCTTTTCAAATTCGTCTAACAAGATGACTACATCGTCCTTTAACATGTTCATCATCATAGGCAGGTGTCCAACTGTTTCGCTATTTACGACTACTACAGACATGTTTCCTTTATTGACACATTCCATAGCGATACGTTTAGCTAGCACAGTTTTACCTGCACCGCCGATACCAGATAAAAGTACACCCATTTGTTTACCTAAACGATTATAGGTATTGATAACACGAGTTAAGTGTTTATCTTGTCCTACGATGTTTTCAGGGATTTTAAAATCTTCTACTGGACTAAATCCTAATAATAATCCATTTTGTTTTTCTTTTACAGTGAAGTTGTAAACTCCTTTGGGAAGTTTATCTAAGAAGTTATTGTTTACAGGTACACCGATAGGTGTTAATAATCCATCTTTGTAAACGTATTTAAGTTGAAATTCTGACATGTGTATACTCCTTATAAGTATGGTTTAAGTTGAAATGTGAAACATATATCCTGCATTTAAATGCAGGATATAACTGTTTATATTAATTAATGGTGATCTGGTCTATTGACCTTTTGTTCAAATTTATCTACAACATCACTAACAGTGTTAAGGAATTCCATATTGTAAAGTTTTCTTACAACTTTACTAACAGTATCAACGATTTCTGTATTGTAAATATGAATCGTTAGGGTGTTACCATTTTCTGGCATTCTGTAATGAACTTCATAATCTATTTGTTTATCGTTTAAGATCGAAAGTAAATCGGTTATTTTAGAGAAATTTATAACAGTAAATAACTTATTACGTTCCTCTAGATTAAGAAATCTAACACAGACCTTATCTTTCTCGATTGATTTAGTGATAATATCTTCTAATAAGGAAAGACTATCGTAAGTATAGTAAACGATATTGTCTCTAAATACGTAAAGGCTTCTTTCCTCTTTCGCAAGATCCAACATTTCTTTAGATAAGGTAATAACGTTTGGATAAGAATTCTGTAATGTACGAATCTTATTCAATACGTTTTTCATATCTTCTTCAATGTTTTTAATATCATCCACTTCAATAACGATATTATCGTTTTTATCTCGAACAATAACTTCCAACTCGTTTAAGATAGTCGCAAAGAAAGATTGTGATTTAGGTTTAAGAACAAATGGATAATTTTGTTGATCTTTTACTCTAAATACAATATATTTCTCTTCCTCACTACCAACCATTGAAACTGGAGTAGAGAACATATACTCGATATCGAATAATCTATAATAGTGTTCAGAACTAAAGAAAAACTGTAACACATCCATGAAAATAGTTTGTGATTCAGATGCAGGGGTAAAAGAAAGACGTAGTGTATCCACGTCATGTTCACCTTCCCATTCAACTGCATTTTCTATTTTCAAAGTTGATTTATATAAAGTGCCTGTAAACGTACGCATGATTTTAAAAATATGCGAACGTTCTTCTAAAAGAGAAGTCACTTTACGACTTCTAGTATTTGTTACAATAAGTCGTTGTAAAAGCATAAATACCTCTTACTAAAATCAGTTAGCAGCTTTAAGAATCTGTTTGAACAGATATTCGAATTCTGGAACATGTAAACAACGATAATGGTGTAAATAAAATTTTTCAACTTTACCGTTATTAACGTAGCTCACTTCTTCGTTAAGACTGAAGATATTTAATAAATGAAGTGCTTTAAAAGATTTTATAACATCTCTTTTAAAGATCACGATAGATCCTTCTCTGACGTTCTCCAGTGCATATAACGCCTCTTCATCTATATCAGTCATATCCAACATAGCGCTAATCTTATCAATTTGTGAACAACGTATAGAATTGATCGCATTCCATGCATGATATACGTTAATCTCTTTAATTAACTTAATAAGGTTAACAACATCATAACCCCATTTTTCAAAATTAAACATTACACTATCAGATGAAGTTGTGTAAGAAAAGTTAGTATAGTTGATAGCAAATAAGAATTTGAGTTTAGCGATAATCTTTTCAAATTCATTATCTTCAACAGTGATTGCATCAATCGGCTGTTCTTCTGTATCAAGTTTAAATTTAATCGTCTTTGACATTTGGTACTCCTTAGTTGAAATAAGATAATTAACTCAATTAGATAATATAAGTTTATTTATTTCTTTTATCTTCACGTCTGAACACGTTTTCAAACTGAGATAAGATTTCACGGCTTCTGATAGAAAAGATTTCGTTTTCAGCTGCTGTTATCGGCATTAAGTTTAACTTACCTAATCCTTCTACAACTTGAGTCGGATTACGAACATCATTCATCCACAATAACGCACCTTCCACACCTTTAAAGGCAATAACTGATTTAACAATTTCAATATGGTAACAGTTATTTTTACCACTTTTAATGCATTCTAAAGTCTTTTCATCTACATTAAACTGAACACCATGGATAGGCATTTCATTTCCTTCTTTATCAACTAATAATAATTCATCTGTTCTAGTTAAATAAAGCTTATAACCATCTTCAAAATAATATTCATGTTTCATGGTTATCTTTCTTTTTAAATCATTCGAAAAGATAACTATATTTTTTAAGATACTCTTCATCTCTTTTCCTTAAAATTTCTAATTCATTACCTAATTGGTTTATTTCTTCATCTGTTAGTCTTACACTAAAAAGATAAACAGACGCTGTACTGGTCTTACCACAACGTAGAAGAAACTTTGTTTCTAACCTGAACTTAGTCTCACCTTCACCTTTAAAATACGCGTATGCTTCTTTAGGGATGTTTAAACGCATATCTTTAACTGGTATCTCTACACCATTATTAGCTAAACAAGTAACCATACCTTTATCGTTTTTATAGACTTTATAAAAGTCATTGAAAAACAAATAGTTTTCATTTTGCATAGGCGATACTATTCGGGAATATTAATCGATTTCCCTTCATTGAAAGTATATTTACTAACGATTGTTCTTAAAGCAAAACCATCACCTTGCATGACAAATCTAACCAATTTACCTTTTTCATTTAAATAAATGATTTCTGTTGCCTCACCAGCCATGTGTACAAACACTTCACCTAAACTTGTATCTACTCGTGTAGAATCCTTATAAATATAAGAAGCTCGTGATACATCTTTTAATCGACTCATGATCTCATCACTATATGGATCAAAAGACAGTAAAGTATTACCAGTTGATTGTTTATCTTCCGTGTCACGTTGTTTGATAAGGGTATTAACTAAGTTTAATACTTTAGATTGCATTCTCATGTTTTCTTTAGCCATTCTTTCCAATACCTCAGTGAATCCTGTTACCGATTCTTTATCATCACTGGTATTAGTTTTTAATAATGGTGAAACTGGGGTAGTAGTAGGTTTACTTATAGCGTGTGTTGCTTTTGCTTCATGATTGAAATCAGTCATTTTTCTTTTCTCCTATAGGGGTGAACAAACATATATCCTAGACGTAATAAATGTCTAGGATATATTTATTAAAGTAAATCTTTATTAAGCTTCACAAGAACTACATTGTAGTAATTCTCTATTAAAAGATTGTGCTGCAGATTTAGAGAATTGATAATAAATACCTTTTACCCCTAATTCCATAGCTTGCAGATATAATGCATTAATATCTTTTAATGGTGTATCCGGATGGATGGATAAGTTAATAGATTGTCCTTGATCAATAAACTGTTGTCTTTGAGCAGCTTGTTGAATGATAGACATCTGATTAATTTCTTCAAATGTTTTAAACACATCTTTTTCTCTTGGTGTTAAGAAATCTAAATGTGCTACACTACCACCCGCTTTATTGATGGATTCCCAAACTTCAGGTGTATCTTTACCACGTTCAGCTAAAAGCTTCTCTAAGAACGGATTCTTAAATACCGTTTTCACCTTAGCAGTATCTTTGATAAATAAGTTAGCTTTAATAGGTTCAACACCTTGAGATACTTGACCTAAGATGAAAGAAGAAGATTTAGTCGGAGCTACAGCCATTAAAGTCGTATTACGTCTACCGTAACCTTTTAATAACTCAGGTTCACCTAGTAACTCAGCAAGTTCTTTTGAACCTTGATAGCTTTCTTCTCTAATGTGTTTGAAGATTTCAGCATTTTTCATCATCGCTTCAAAACCATCGAAAGGAATCATCTTAGATTGTAAGTAACTATGCCAACCTAATACACCTAAACCTAATGCACGATGGCGTTCAGCAAATCGTACTGCTTTTTCCATCTTAGGAATAACTTTAGCTTTTTCAATGAATTCGCTCATTACGGCATCTAAGAAGTATACCGCAGTTTTAACTGCATCGGTATCTTTCCATTTGTCATAGTGTAACAAGTTCATTGACATTAAACAACATACGAAAGATTCATCTGCTGAACTTGGTAAACTGATTTCCATGCACATGTTACTTGCATGAATCTTCATATTCTTATCAAGATATACATCTGCTTTATTTTCATTTACATTATCGATAAAGTGTAAATAAGGGATACCTGTGGCAGTTTTAACAGATAAGATTTTAGCCCATAAGTTACGAGCTGCTTTATCACCGTTTTTAACTTTTTCAATGAAACTATTCGTTACATTTACACCCCAATAGATATCTTGTACTGGGTTACCTTCTGTATGGATATCTACCCACTCTTCAATATCAGCATGGTCAATGTCAATGTAACCAGCAAACATGCCACGACGGATACCATTTTGGTTAACAACACTTACAACTTTATCAAAGATCTGTAAGAAGGAAAAAGTACCGTTACTTTTACCGCCAGCAGTGATTTCACTACCACGTGCACGAATAGTACCAAAATAACCTGAAGTACCGCCACCTAGTTTGTTCATCATAGCTACTTCAGATACTGTATCAAAAATGCCATTAAGGTCGTCAGTAATATACGAACCGAAACAGTTATGAACCACTACACCAGCACAAGAGAATGAGTGATCTTCTTCTACTGTGAAATCGTAAACATCTTCAACTTTATCGGTTTTAACTAAACGAGTAATAGGAGAATAGTATAAACCATCTTCGCTTACTTTTTGATCTTCTAAACTAATAACAGTAAGTTGTAAAGTTTCACCAGTTTCAGTATTCTTTCTTCCGACTGTACTAGTAGTGAGTTCAACACCAATACGTTTAGCTAACGCGTATAACTGCATAGCTACAGGGGCAGACGCACAATAAATTACTTTATATTCATCGGAGTATTTATTAAGAAGTTCTTCTTCAATACCAGCCCACACTTGACGTAGTAAATGTTCCGGTAAAGATAATACCCAGTCGTTGAATGCTTCAGCATCATTATTAATCACTACGTCATTAGCAATAGATACACCAAGATCATAAGCTAATTCTTCTTGAGTTTTAGATTCACCTGGTTTATTTTTTAACTCTGTATCAACAGAAGTATATTCCACTTTACCGTTAGTAGCAACTAAATGTACTTGAGGGTCTAAGTCTTCTACCGCTACCCAACCTTTATTAGTCAATACTAAATGGTTACCTGTAATGTTTAAAGGGAACTGTCTAGATTTTACAGTTAACTCATAAATATCGTTTTTATCTTTAGTAGGGATAACATCTACTACTTTACGGTATCTATTTTTGTGGGTTAGCACCATATCACCAATTTGGATATCCTTGGCCATTTTACCGCCAGTTGCGGTATTGATCCAAGTATCACCGGTTACACAGCTAATCGGTAACGCGCGTTTTAAACCAAAGTTAGCAATAATAGGACTAGATAAAGAATAATACCCTTTAGCTAAATAATTATAGAATTTATCTGAAAAACCTGGTATCTTTAAAATATTTTCAGCCGCATCAGCAATTTGTCTATAACGTTGTTGGACAGTCATGCCATCTGGAATATAACCTCTAGACAAAAATGTCTTACTTTCTTCATTTAACCAGTAAAAATCTTCTTGTTGTTTTTCAATGTGCATAGTTTAGTAAATATCCTATTTTTATTAATTATTAAAAAAAAAAATAAAGGAGAGATACTACTTCTCTCCTTTTCTGATCATAGGATGATTAATCGAATAAATCATCGCCTGTAGCTGGTTTACTAAACTTAGTATAGTCAGTACTACGCTTATTAAAGAAATCATTATCTTTAGGTGCGAGTACCTCAATATCGAACCATTCTACTTCACGATAAAGGTTCATATCGACTTCAAATTTAGGTGCAATACCTAAAGTGGTTAAAGATGTGTTATAACGTTTACGAATATAGTTCTTAACCGTTTCTTTAGGTAAGAAATCTAATTCACCTTCTTCAAAGATCCAATCTACGATATCCATTTCAGCTTTGAACGCTTCTTCAGCCATTGCTTCTAATGTAGCGTAAAATTCGTCTGTAAGAAGCTCATGGTGTTCTACAGCGATGATTTTGAATAATTCAATACCAAATCTACCATGAAGTTCTTCTTCTTTACTTGTCGCCTCAATGGCGTTATTGATACCTTTAAATTCGTTACGGTATTTGTTAAACGCATTAATCGTTAAGAACTGGCTGAATAAAGAAATATGTTCAATAAATGAGCTAAACAATACTGTCGCTAAAACGGCTTGTTGGTGAGACATCGTTTTGTTTTTAAGGAATTTCTCAGTATATTCAACACGTCCCATTAATTGAGGGATATTACGAATATTTTGGAATACTTCAACTAAACCCATACGTTCTAATAAATGACGGTATGCGGCTAAATGACGTTGTTCTGAGTCACCGAATACCGCACCTACTTCATCGACTTCTGGTTTAGGGAAGATATAATAGATATCCATCCAGAAACGCTTAACGTTTACTTCAATTTGTGAAATAGCTAACATACAGCGAGTGATCGCTTCTTTTTCATGTGGTGCTAATCTTGTTTTAAAATGCTGGATATCTGCGTCATAGTTGTATTCAGTGAATAACCAGTATGAATGGTGGATAGCATCTACAAATCCTGCAAATTCTGGATATTCTGTAGGAAAAATTTCTAAACGTTTTTCGAATAAGTTACGTTTGGCTAATTTAGTCATTTGATAAACTCCTGATAAAAGTTAATTTAATTAGTTTAGTATCTTAGATAAGATAATGTTGTTACAAATAAATAATGTCTAGCGATAATAAATTAATTGAATAAATTGTTAAAAAAGAAAAAGAAGTAAATAAAACATATATCCTACGCTTATATAAGCGTAGGATATACAAATATTAATTTAATTCAAAATGATTTAATAGGAAGTCTGGATCTTCTGCTAAACCACTTCTATCATTGTTATCATCAAAAAACTGTTCACATATATAGAGCTCTTTGATTTTCTGATGTAAAACATCGAAATACCCATAATCCCATTTTACCCAATTTTGATTTAACTTAGCTAGTAATTTAGCTATAAATACAAAATATCGGTCACTCGATAATGGTGAAAGTTTATGCTGGTTTTCTTTTACCTTGTAAGGTATTTTAAATTCAAATGTAAGTTTATCGGTTTTTACTTTAGAAAAAGAAGGAGTTAATACATCTTTTTCCATCCAACTACAACTTACAGAATCATTTACTCCAGCTAAATGAACTTCAATAGTAAAAACTTTTGTATAGTCGTATATACCCTTAATACTTTCTTGAGAGAAATAACTCTCAATAACGATTTCATTAATATTACTATCGTTGTTGGTGTTTTTAAAGGTTTCTTTAAAATTCTTCGTTTTTACTAAGTTAGCAAATAAAGACCATGGTTCAGCCGGATCTAAATCACCACAAGTGTTAACATCGATTTCAGAAGAGTAATAATAGTTATTAGTTGGAGATGTAAATAATATTAAAGATTCTCTAAATTTAAATACTAGAGTATACTCATTTTCAGTAAGACCAACGTATCGGTATACCATCGGGATTAGCATGGTAGGGACAATACCAATCTGTCTAAAAGTGTCTATACGTTTTTTAACGAAGTATCTCGCTAACTGCATATGCTCACGTTTATCTCGAGAGAAATAAAACACGATACCGCTTTCCACATCTAATAGAAATGCTGTATAAGATTCGTTCATTACTCCTTTGAAATAAACAAGATCTTCACCTAATGGTAAATCAAGTTGTTTATCTTCTATATATTGTTTAACTTTAGAAACCATTGTTTCTTTGTCATCAAACTCTTTAGTAGCGTGTATATCGTAAATACCCGTATAAAGATTATTAAAAATTATTTGTGGAACATTCTCTTGAAACATTTTAAACTCCTTATTGAAAAAATATGCTGTACACTTAAGTGTACAGCACTATGTTTTATTTTAACTTGAAAGCTTTAGTAAGTTTTTCTAAAGTATCAGGTTTACGTTTAACACCACCTGTCAATAGTTTTTCGATAACTTTATAGTACTTAACATCTTTTGCTTTTTCTGCTTCTGCAAATTTAGCAAGTAATTTAGCAATGAATTCGTACCATGCATCATCTACTAGCTCTTCACCATAATTATCAGCATTAACCGGAATATCGATGGTTAATAGATTTTGGTGAATAGTTTCAAATCCAATAGATGGGGTAAATTTAGCTGCATCTTTTTCTTTACGGATGAAAGTAGTGGTTAAATCACGACCACCAATACGAACGGTTAATTTATTACAAAAACCAGTACCTGCAGGATTGCCTCTATTGATTCTGGTTAAACTAACGTGAACGTAGTTATCAATACCGATTTCAAAATATTCTTCGGTGTTTACACGTTTAAGAACATCGGCTAATAAACTATTTTTAAACTTAGACCCTACTAGGAAACTATCAATACCGTATACTACTGTAGGCATAGTGTTTCCATACACGTCATCCATTTCAAAGCTTTCTAAACCAAACATCAGTTCTTGGCTAGGGTAACCGTTAGCCACACCGATTTCGTTATCAGAACGTGGTTTAGTGGTGATCACAGGAACGATAAATTCTGGTTCTTTGTTTAGTTTGGTTAAAAGGATATCAGCGAATTCACGATGTGCTAAATTAAACGCTGTCGTGTGATTATATAAAGTTAAAATATAGACAACGTTTGTATTGGCGTCGAATACTAAACGTGAAGGTTGATAACTATAAATGCAAAGAAACGTTTGCACATTTTCTTTTTGTGCTGCAGTATAGTTTTCATAATCTTCTTTAAGATTTGCAAACTTATCTAACACAACTTCTAAAGAAAGGGCTTTTAGCATGCCGTCTAAAAGTCGTGTGTTTGAACGTAATTTTAAAATTTGAGACATTATTGTCCTCCAATTTAGTTGATTGAAAATAAATATTTATTTTCTTTCTATTTAAGAATAGAAAGTACTTCTTTTACCACTTCAGAATAAAACTTTAAACTATCCATGTTTCCATATTTATCGTTATGGTAAAATTGTAATACGGCAATGAGTTGTTTAAATTTATTTACAAACATTAACCACTCTAATTCCGTCATATTTAATACTGACGAATAAAGATTTATTAAAAGTTTAGCTAATTCATCACAATAATAATAAATATATTCTTTATCGAAGGTACCTAAAGTTAACTCGTCGTTAGTTGTATTAACACAATCAACCTTGACCAAAAGGTTAGATGTCACTAATCCTTTATTGCAGATATCATCGTTTAAACTGAGCGTAGCTTCATAAGCACCGTCTAAAGATTCAGTAAATCCTTTTAAATCAAAAACTAGTTTATTTAGTTTTTTATTACTAGGAGGATCAAATGTTAAAGTCAGTGTTTTACTTTTCGCCAGTAACTTAGTGATCAAAGATTTACTATTTTCACACTCGATACAATATACACTTTTGTTTGCATTTGTAACGATACGGTTAGAAGCGGGTTTAATTTCAACACCATTAAGGTGTACACTTAAACTATATTTCTTTTTCTTACTATCATGTAATTTAATAGTAGGAACAAAAAGTGTATTCACTTCCGTTGAACAAACTAAAGCCAGTATATGACTGTAGCTTTCAAAACTTTGCCAATCAATAAAAGCGGTATAGGTTTCACCTATTTCTATATCTTTAAACTTCATACTCTCTAAAGGATGTTCACCTTTAGGTGCACAACCTTCAAGCGTATAGAAATCAATAGCGTAAGTATGGTATTTAGAAATATTAGGGCTAACCAACATGTATCCTGTAACATACTTACCGTTGTGATCACGGAAATTAACTATTCCACCGAAAAGAGGCTCTTCTACATTTGAAAAGCTATCTTCATTTTCTTCCGCAATACGTTTCTTAAATTGTTCTAACTTTGAGATATCTTTACATCCTAAAAGTGTGGATAATTTTTTAGACACAATAGTCTCCTAAAATAGTAGGGGGTAATATACCCCCATATTTTATAAATTATTAAAAACGGTAGATACAAAGTCTTTAAATTTTTGAGGATTGAGATCTTCTATTTTGAGCATTGTTCCAGCTGGTGGTTTAATAGTCGTATCTCTGTTAAGTAAAACACATGTTAATACTTTACTATCTTTATCCTCACTAAACTTACCACTTACACCTAAAGTTAAATAAGTATTCGTTTTCTTTTCAGATAAACCAAAATCTTTAATCTCTTCAGAAACAAACATCGTAGAAAGGTATTCTTTCACATTTAAACTTCTGATACATCTAAATAAAGATTTGATTACTTCTTTACCGTTTGATACTTTTAGCATCGGGCTAACGAATAAATCAGGTAGGAAGATATCAAACATCTTAGAATAGAAGCCATATGTATAGGTATTTAAATTAACAAAGATAATACCATGCAGTTCTTTACCATCTTTAAATACACGTCCAGGAACAACATCAATTTCATCAGAATTAATGTTAGCTTCATCTAACTTGCTTTTAAGTTCATCGATATCCATATCTATCATTAACCCACCACAATTGTAGGTGTAATTATCAGTGGTATCGTAATTGAACGCTTTAATCACCGCTTCCGTCAGTTCAGTACCTTTTTCTAATAACTCCACATTTGCGTCATGGTTAGCTTTACTACCGTAAGACAGACGATGGAAGAGTACATTTAACTCACTAAATAACTCTGATAATCTAATAGGTTCTTCTACTTCTTTACCATTGCTAAATACTACATCCGAAGAATTAATCCATCGTCCAATATTCAATAACCACTGTAACACAGATGTAAATATATCAGCCCCTTCTTCTGAATCAATCATGATCTCTAATCTAGAGACGTAAGACGTTATCGTTTTAGCTTTTACTACAGGAACTAGATTACCATCTGTTAACACATGTGATTGCTGTTCTCTTGGTTTAGTTAATGAAATACTTAATGTATTAAAGGTATCTTTAAAGGAAGATATTTTCAATTCTAAATCAGGTGATTGTCTAACTAAAACATCATAGTTAAAACTTCTGAATAGCTTTCTTAAAACATTGATTGGTGTAAATTCTTCAATAGTCATTTTGACATCATTAAAGATGATAGCACCATCACGAACCTTTAATGCATTATAAATTGTTACATTAGTTTCTAGATTAAGAAAACCAATACCAATATTTAAATGTTTACTTAAATCAATAACTGATTGAGTTGTATCGCTGATATTAAGATAAGGTACACAGATACCGTTAAGTTCTTGTAATACTGAAAATAAATGGTGATATACTTCTTTATCTTCATATTCAAATTTAGCTAATTCTGCATATTCGATATCTGCATTTTCATACTGACTTATTTCTGTATTAAAACTAGCATAGCCAACTTCAGTTCTGAATAAGTAACCTGCATCTCGACCACATCGGATAACGTTATCAGTAATATCGAAATACACTGGTGTTAAATATAAATATTCTGATTTTGGAATTGATATATCAGATAAGAATACGTAAAAGTTATTTTGAGGATATATAGCACTGTATTTTGTTTTACACACTTTAAACGCTTTACGTAAATCAAATAAATCAGTATCTAATACACTAGGGGTCAAGTCTTTAATCATGTTGGTGTGTCTCCTGTTATTTAATTGACACTAAAATAGATAAGGTGAATATAAAAATAATTATAAATCATTTTCTATCTCTATTAGATAATATAACTTTACAATTTTGTTATTTTGTCATATCTCTTCTATTATTGGATGTTAAACTTTTTCTATAGGAGTATAAAAATGACTATTAAGAATCCTAATTCTTCAACTAACTCGTTATCTCGTGTAAGGGTTAACGCAAACCAAGAATTAAACGCATTTGATTTTACAAACGTGTACTTAAACAGAAACCACTTTATTACTGAACAAGATCGCTATCCTGATTTAGTTGATAAAATATGGACATTTCTTCGTGAAGGTACGACTTATACTGACGTTAGAGTTCATCATGTTCTAGTTTATGAGCAAGTTATGGAAGGTAACCCATATAAGGTGTTGACGTTAAAACTATTAGCTGTTGTCGATAGTGCTGAAGGTAGATTCTACAGACTGTATAATATTAATCACGAGACTGATTTTGATATTGATGATTATATTGATATCAAGTTAGATGAAAAAGATTTTATTCCATCTGACATTTTTAAGAAATTAGAATCACATGGTATTGCACTTGCTTTAGAGTTAACTAAAGAAAACAAATATGTTTTATCTTTAATAAACAGCCACGATAGCGTTGGGTTTAAAGTAGGTTACACCGTTACTAGAGATAAATCTGGTATCACTGTTAAAACAGATTTAAAAGCATATCGCCGTGGAGATGAATCTGAAACTGTAAATGTAAATGATGTTATACAAGGTTTTTGTACAATGTCGGATGCATATACAGGAGTCGTGAATGCAGAAGCATTTTCCCAAACACTAGCAGATGAAGTGACTAAAGGTATTTTGCTTTTAATCTATGGATTATTTAATACGTATACCGAAGTATCTTATATCACTATCGGAACAGAAGTAGATGGTAAATCAAATTACGTTTCTTTCTATATTGGTTACAATGTCGAACAAACGTTAGAAAAAGGAAATATAGGAAGTGGTAAAATCAGGATTGAACATGGTGGTCGTAAAAAAATTTCTTTTAGCATCGATAAAAGAGATAAAGAACAAATGCTAGATATGATTAAAAGCTTTGAAGCTTTCCGTAATAAATTAATCGTTAATAAATACGGTTATAACCCAACTAAACTCAATCGGGATATTGAAGAAAAAATCGTTAAAGATTTTATTAATATTGTTGATGTAGTTAGTGCGTATCGTCTTTTGTAAAAAAAAAATAGCAATGAATTAATATATCCTACAGCCACGTGGCTGTAGGATATATGTTTTATTAACATGAGAATAACACGCCTTTGTCACGACGACGTTCTTGAACTTGATGTTCTTGAACGATGATTTTTACATCATCTATATCGCCTTCAGTAAGGCGATATCCGTTGTCCTCAACCCATTGATTACGTTCTTCTTTAGTATTGAAAGAACGATCGAATGGACGACGTTGAATAGTTAAAGTTTTATCGAATTCAGGAATAACCTTAACTGAGAATTTCTTCTCAAGTTCAACGTCAGCAACTAAAGTTGCTTCTGTTTTATTGGTGACTACCTCTGCATCTTGCCAGAGATAATATAATTCTCCAGCAAATGATTCAACCCAATCTTCTAATGGGTCTTCTTCGTCTCCGATGATAGATTCATTACGGTCACGGACTAGATTGTATTTATCCGCTAGGTTGTTGAAACAACTTTCAACGAAAGCTTTTACTTCGCTTTCGTTGGCATGTGAAGTAGTGTACTCTTCTACAACTTCCCCATCTAACCATAATGTCACATCAACTTGATAGAAATTACGATTCCATTGGTTACAATTTTTATCACCTTGAGCCCATACCGTTAGAGCGTAATCAGTGGCTTTGAAATATAAAGTTAATAAATTCATTTTAATCTCCTTGGATATTAGAATTTGATAATAAATTAATGAACATAAGTCCCACACCGATTAAGGTGTGGGGTTATGTTTTACTAAGGTTAGGTAGTTTCTATTCATACCCAGGAATGTAATGCTTGAGTGATAAACGACATTACAGCGTTCAGCCCCTATAACCCTAGACGGCTTGCCCAGAATTGCGGTAACCCTACTTTCCGTTCCGCAAATGTATTTGCGTACTTGGTTACGATTACCATCAATTCCTCAGGTAATGGTTCTTCACCCCACCATTGAACTAGATCGTAACGATCAAGAGATCTTAAATACTCTAGCGTTTCTTTGGTGTCGAAGTGTTTCCATTCCTTACCATAGATTCTGAAGGCATAACCATGTTCGGTTTTACGAACATGGTTACGATCACTAATAAAACGACGTAAAGCACGTTCATGAGCAGGATCACGATAATCCCACATCCATACTTCAACGCCATAACCATTGCGACCCCAGTGACCCGCTGTTTCATCATGAGATGCGTGGCTTTTATCCCATGGAGCCACGATAATCTCGCGAATAAGATTTTCTAATCCGCGAATTTGAAATTCTTGTTCTCTGTGTACCACATGGTATAGATCACGTGGTAATGCCACGATGGTGGCTTTGTAGTTGAATACTACTGCCAAAGTCTCTAATGCTTTAGCTACTGTTTCGTTTTTGAAATTCTCTAATTTTAACATGATACCCTCCTTAGGGTTTAATAACTTAAATTAAGGGGTTATTAAGATAACCCCTTTCATTATTTTAAAATCGTTATTTAAACGACTATTTTAATTGGGATGTAATATGTATTATTTTACACTCCTTATCAATGATATGGTTAGTTGATCAGTACTTGATCATCATTAACCATTCCTTGACGCAGCATTCTTTGAAATTCGTTTTCACGAACCACAAACAACGGGTCAAAGTGTTGGTTAAATATGATGCGCATAAACGCCTCCTTATTTAACAAAGATTGTTGTTATATTATCAGGGTCGAATAAGCGACCCTGATAACCCCTTAGTTTTACTTCTCTTCAGAAGTGCATATATCCCTGCCCATTAAGGCAGGGATATATGTCCAATAAATAAAGATCAATATTCCTTATTCATATAGGTTATATAAGTTTATAAATCTGATGCATTAAACATATATCCTTAGGTTATATAACCTAAGGATATAAAAGTATTATTCGTTAAGTTCGAAACCTTGTTCAATAAATACTCTAAACGGTATAGGTTTTAAGTTATTTACTGTTATATAGTTTTTCTTATCCATACTGTATTCACGACTTAAATCATCAAAGAATACGGCTTTAATTGTTCTTTGATTGTTGTTTAAATCTTCATCCATATTAGTGGTACTTGTTACACCAAAATCAAGAACCTTGCCTTGTTTATTTCTTATAGTAATCTTCTTAACATCTGGTTCATTTACTAATACCGTTAAATATTTTTTAACATTTAACATTCTAATACAACAGAATAGATCTTTAGCTACACGCTCACCATTCTCAGCCGTGTTAAATACCGAATCCATTACATCAGGTAATAATAAATCATGACTTAATGCAAAGAAACCATATTTGCCTGTATCGAGATTTAAGAAAATATTACCATGTAATTCACGATGACCTGAACTTAAAACACCTGGTATCACTTCAATGTTATCCGCAGGGATACCTTCAGATTGCAACTTAGCTTTAAGTTCTTCAATAGGTAATCCAATCTCTATACCACCTGCATTATAAGAATGATTGTTTTCTTCTACTACGAATAGTTTTGCAACATTATTTACATCACTGATAAAGTTTACCATATTCTCAAAATAATCACTTTCAGGATCATCGATATAAGATAAATCAGCTAAAAATCTATTTAAGTTTTTAAATAACTTATATAGGCCAGAACCACTAGCGTCTTTTAACTTAGCACTTATACCTAGTAACCAGTTAATGATAAATTCTTTAACTTTACTACCATATTCTGATTCGTAATCTATAACGATTTCATTATTATAACTTCTTTTATTAGTTAAAGTAATAAAAGGTTTAAGGGTGTTATCACGTACGTTTGATTCACCATATCTTCTCGTTTCTAATGTTTTAATTCTGATACGAGAAGAAGGGTCAGAAAAGGTCTCTAACGCGATTAGACCGGCGTAGCCAGGTTGAATATTAAGTGCGAAATTATTAGTCTTAAATAATGTTTCTAGTACGTTATACGCAGTAAATTCTTCTACTTTAAATACTTTATTATTAAAGTAAAATCCTTCTAAGATAGATACAGGTTCTACTGTTTGAGAAACATCCTTAGTATTTAAATGGAAAGAATATAAAGTATTATCAGGGATGATCACTTTAAAATCATCACTAGGCATCAATTTTAACGTAGGTAATAATACCTCACTTAGATCTTCTAGTGTTTTATAGAATGTTTTATATTTATCGATGTTATCACATTCGATACTATACCAGTCACTAAACTTGTAATCAAACTTAAAATACTCTACGATAGCCGCGTTAAAATGTTCAGTGTCAAATTGGCAGTCTAGAATTTCTAATTCTTTTTGGCATTTACGAATCATCATATCGGTAAAGTCAAAATACAGAGGAATTATTCTGTCTTTACCTACTGAATGTGTTTTAACAAAAATACGATAAACTTCGTTATCAGGGTATGTTTTCTTATACTTGGTCATGCCAATAGTGTTAAATTGACGTAGCTTAAGTAAATTCAAATGTAATAAACTGTTAGTTGATGTATCGATCATTTTAATCTCCTATGGTTAATAAATGAACTGTTAAGTGTATATAAGAAAACAAAAAATAATAATATTGAACCAATTAATAAGGATAGTCTTAAGACTATCCTTATATTTAATGTTAACTAATTTAATCGGTTAGTTAATTAACTTTATCTCTCGACGGTTTATCTTAAGATAAAGTTATATTTCCAATCCTGGATAGCGTTAAATAACTTATCGCTAATCCTATTGGAAATTTCATGTAGGAAATTATCCGTAATGAAGATCAGTTTTTCATGACCTTTACCTTTACGGATTTCTTCATCATACACACCTTCGACGTTTTTAAATTCGTCATGCAAGGATGGATAAAATCTTTGTAAGAATCTACCCAATGTGTATTTATTCATGAATTGGTACATATAGTCGTCCTCCATGAATATTCTCCTTATATTATCATAAGCTTCCTGTTGTGTGTCAGTGATAAAAGCCCTATGCTCTTATCACTGAGATAATATAAGTTTATAAAGTTTATGCATTTCTTGTATAACACTTTAAACACGTCAAACATATATCCCACACCTATATAGGTGTGGGATATATTTCAGTATTTCTACCTAATGATTTTATAAACTAAAATCCTTTCCTCTATTACACATCTCTATTATAGTCTTTTTATCGGTTTATGTTTTCATAAACGGTTACGCGACTCTTTCACGTTACTTTTTCAATATAATCAACTATAACTTAAATATATAATCTAAGTCTAGATATTTAGTTTACTTCACCGATTAAGGTTGTACTGGTTTACCATTGATCGCGTTACGTTTGTTACGCTCTTCACGTGCTTTTTTCTCAGCCGCAGTTTCTTCCGGTAATACGGTAGTGTTTTCTAATTTGTTACCAAATTCTTTCACTTCATCAGCTGTACGAGTTACTACTGGTAATACAGTAGCTTCGCCAGTTACTTCTTCGATACCAGTGATATCAACAACCGCAATGATTGGAATATTAACAACGTGCATGTAACGTGGATGTACTAAGTGTTGGTTGAAGGTTTGTGCACCACGAGATAATTGGGTAGAAACCATTAACTCTGGAGTCCAAATGAATGTACCGTAAGAGAACGGATCTGGACCTTCATCACTGTTTACACGAGTTAAAGTAAGTACGATTTTGTTACGCATCAATTTGTTCGGAGTAGAAGCAATTTCATATTCCATTTTACCACCGAATAAACGAGTATCACCTTGGATATTCAAGTATTGTGGTAAACGGTAGTCAGTACCGATAGCAACTTTGATTTTACCTACGTTACCGCCAGTCATTTGTTCAACTACTGGGATATAGTTAGTTTCTTGTAAGATACGACCAACCATTTCGTTAAGTTTAGTAGTAATACCACCTTGGATGTCTTTAAGACGATTTTCAGATGAAGTACTGTTTACTAAAGTAGGTAAGTGAAGTTTTTCACGTAAGAAGCACGGAGTTAAGAAGTAACGACCAATGCCTGGGAATGAATCACGTGAAGTTTGGTCTACGAAGTTGTATTTAGCAACTAATTCTTCCATTAACGCAGCGTGGTTAAGAACAGTAGTTACCGCGTCGTTGTTCGCTTGGATACGAGTAGCGTTAACTAATGCTTTAACATCTGGATGTTCTTTGTGAGCATCTACGATTGGTTTTTGGATAGAAATAGGACTACGTAGTGGAACAACGAATTGTTCACGGTATTCAGTTGAATCTAATAATAGACCGCGTGAACGTAAGTCGTAGTTAGTACGACGAGCTTCTAAATCGAAACCAGCAAATTTAACTTTGCTTGATGGTTTACCTAAGTCTAAACCACCGATGATAGCTTTAAGAGCAGGATCTTCTAAAGATACTTCTACGCCATCTTTGTAAACGGTAGAGATTTCTACTGGAGCTGCAACGATTTCAACGTTACCGTATTCAACGGTACCTTTACCGAAACCACGTACGCGTAAACGAACTGCGTAACCAGCATCTTCTAACTGTTTGAACACAGGAACTACAGTACCATCCATCGCTAAACGATCAGCTGTTAATAAGAATGAACCGTTGTCGAATGTTAATGCGATTTCACGCATGTTACCTTCGATTGCACGGTAGAATGCTGAGGTACGGAGTAAGTGAGTGTTAAATTTAACAAATTTGCCATCTACTTCTAAGTAAATGTTTTCTAATGCAACACGGCTATCTAAAGAATCTTTCTCGTTCATTAAACCGTTAGCGATTAATGAAGGGTGAGAAGATAAACCTAAAAGGTTGTGTTCCATGTTAGTTTTTAACGGTGCAGATAATACATCGATACCGTCTAAGTTACGTAAAGTACGTACTGCTGTAGAAGCATCATCTAAGAAGTGCTCTACGTTTTTGATTGGGTCAATACCACCAACTTTAGCACCACCTTCTTGTACGAATGGGATGATTTCAGTTGAGTTAGTTTCTAAAACTTCTGGGTGGGTTAACGCATCGATAAGGTTACGTTTAACGATATCTTTAGCTTGACCGTTTGGTAAATGTTCAATACCATTCCACACTTGTTCCATACGGATGTTAACAATGTAACCAACTTCGTCAGGAGTGATTGTTAACGGTTTGAAGAACAATGCAGAGAATTCATCTTGGCGTGATGCCAATACGTTAAAGATGATTGAGTAGTTTAGATATTTATCTAATACTTTTTCATCGAAAGATTCTACAGCTACTTGGTTGCTTGTAGAGATAGATACATCACCGTATGGGCCGAATGCATAGCTTTCGAATGAGTGTACTGGAACACCTTTTTCTAAAGACGCGTTCATTTGTTGACGGTTATAACCAGCTAAGTCACCTGAAGCACCTAAAAGGATTTGTGCTGCTTCTAAAGAGTGAGCTGGGATGCCACCTTCAATACCATTTAAATTGTGCGCTGCGAAGATGCCTTCTAAGTGATTGCTGATTTCTTCCATGCCTGCACGATAGTTTTCCATTTGAACAGAATTTAAAGATTCTGATTCAACAGAGATAAAACCGTTTAATTCGTTTTTGCCGTATAAGTGAGCAGTAGATGCATCGTTACGTGATACTTCTAAATCACTCGCGATAGACTCGATAGCAGCCGTCATTGCATCAACGTGTTTTTTAAACTTAGCCATTTATGCTGTTTCCTTTAAAATTATTTATATTTGTTTACGTAAACATTTATTATATTTCAAATAAACGTGCTTTTAATTAAAATGTTTTTGTTAATTTACTATTTTACTATTTTTAAAAAAGTAGAATGTAAATATTGCTAAATATTAAATATTTACATACTACATTACAAAAAGCATAATAAATGGTAACATTTATCTAATGCTACCTAATTTTAAAATGTATTTTGTAACCGGGTGATTTCTAATAACTTCGAAACCGAACATGTCGTAAAATACGTTAAGTAGTTCTCGTTTATAAGTTAATAGATCTGTTTGGGTTTCTTCAGTATTACGTTTAAAGAAAACGCATTTAACATCTGGCTTATTGATCTTATCATGTAAATGGTAAGATTCTAATACACCAAAAGTTCTTGTTAAATCATCTTCATTAATTTTTTTCATATCTTCTCGTTTACGGAGATAGGAATCATACTGAGTTTTAACTTGACTTAACCAAGTTATGTTATCTTGTTTTTGCAAGATGTTCTTTAAACCAGATGTTACGATAAAATCATTAAATTTATCATCTATGGTTTGTTCATATACATATTGAAAAATATCTTCTAAATTTAACTTAGTGGACAAAACTGATAAGTCAGTTAAGGTTTCTAAATTAAATGTATCAGGGTATTGTTCAATTAATTGAGCAAGAGTGTGAGGTAGGTTAACCACGTACACATCTGCTACACTAAGTTCAGACATAAAGTTATCCCCTTATATTGAGAAATTCTGAAATCAATATTTAAACATAACATGCACATATATTATTGGAGTTTTTGTCAATGGACCCGCGTATTTTATTAGTACAATCAATCGCATTATTATTCTGGGAATCGTTAATCCCGGAAAGTGGAAAAAATAGTAAAGAAATAGTCTTAAATATCATCAATAGTTTACCTGCTCCAGAGGGTGTAACAGCCACCGATGATGATAGAGAAAACCTAATCGCGTTAAGAGACATTGCTCAATCAATGGCTTTACGTAATGGTGAAGAACAATACGATAAAGATTTCTTATTAAGTAAAGTTAAATTAAGTATTAAGAAAGATCCTGAATTACGGGATGACATTACTGGTTTATTAGATGGAGAAACCACTCCTGATAAAGTTTTATTAAAAGTTGATTTACTTCAGAAAGAATTAAATAAATATTTTACTCAAAAAGACTTTTTAAATGAAATGAAAAAGTTAGCGAGTAAAACAATTTATGCAGGTGCGCCAGCATTTAAAGTTTCTGATATGGCTAAACTTGTTTCAGCTACGATGGAAAGATTCATTGATAGTGAAACAAATGCCAACGATGACCCAGCATTAAACGGTATGGGTGATACGGAATCAGAAGAAGAGCTCGCTAAACACTTTATGAACGTTCAAGAAGACTTGGATGTTAATAGTGTCATTAAAACAGGCTGGCAAAGATTTAATAGAATGTGTGGTGATGTAGATGGGTTACGTCGAGGCAACATGTACGTAATTGGGGCAAGACCATCTAATGGTAAATCATTAGTCACGAGTTGTTTAACATTGCATTCGATGATGTTTAATAAACCTTACTTATTTGATCCCACGAAGAAACCCTGTATTCTTCATATTTCAACAGAAAACGATATTCCGTTAAATATGCGGATTTGGTTTAAATACTGGTGGGAATATGAAAACAATGCACAATGTAATATCTTAGAGATGGACCCAGCTTACATGGCTAAATGGTTTATTGACCATGTAAAAGAACGTGGGTATACTTTTAAGTTTTATCACATTGACCCAACCAATACTTCGTACCGTGAAATCCTTTCTAAGTTTATGGATTTAGAAGCTCAAGGTTTTGAAATCCAATTAGCCGCAGTTGACTATCTGGCGATGATTAATGGTGATGGTTTAGGTGATGAGAATAGAGCATTCTGGATAAGACAATTATTCAAAGTCATGCGTAACTATTGTAACCCTAGACGTATTACGTTATTAACACCGCATCAGGTAGCAACCGACGCAGCCATGTTGTTAAGACAAGGTAGTACAGACTTTGTTAAACAAATCGCTGGTAAACGTTACTGGAGTGAATGTAGAAGTATTGACATGGAAGTCGATATGGAGATCGTGTGTAATATTGAACATGATGCTGAAAAGAATGCTTGGATGGCTTTTGCTCGAGGTAAAGACAGAAGTAGCCAAGGCACACCTGAAAAAGATTGTTCATTCTTTATTCCATTTAGTAAGTTTGGTGGATTACGTCCTGACTTAGAAACGAAAGATAGCGGTAAATCTGAATTAAGAGATAATACTGGTATCAGTGTAGATGCATCAGCATGGATGGGTGCTGGCGCAGATGATTTCTAAAGTACGTCATATATCCTACACCCAAAAGGTGTAGGATATATGTTCAATCATGAAGGTTCATCTTCAGTTACGTAGATATTCATCGCGACATTACACACCATCGCCGTCTCTAATGGACTCGCTTGTGGTAACGCATATGCCGCATGGTATTCGTGAAGTGTACCATACAACGTCTTGATGTTATCTGTACCAATGTAACGAATCTTAACTGGCATACCTGGTTTAATCAAATCAGGATCAGCGTAACGCCAGGTTAAGTTCATATAGTTACCTTGGTTACCCACTACTTCAGAAGAAAGGTTAGCCGTATTCATCGTTTGACGGTATTCTTGTTTTAAGTTATTTATACCATCCACACGACCCACAAACTCAACAGACGATAATGACGGACCACCGTCTTTATAGATTTGGTTAGGGGCTACTTCAGTACGTGTTTTATCAACAAGTTCTTTTAAGTTCATATATTGAACACCAGTACTATTGTTTAACTCACCGTATCTATCCTTTTTAAGATCCACTTCCGCATTCACATAAATGTTTACGTTTTTATCATCAACAAAGTAAGTTCGTTTCTGATTACCGTTTTCCATATTGTTGTAGTTTTGATCCACTACGGTAATCGTCAATTTATCTTTTTCTTTCTGATAACGTTTGTTATTAAAGATAGGATAAAGACACCAATAATACTCTTCATCGATCATGTGAACATAAAGACCAATACCGTGGTTATAGATACCATAGTTTTTTTGAATATAATGCGCTATATCTTTGATTAACGTCCCTCTAGGAACAAGCATCATACGTAATGTGCTTACATCTGGATCAACTGGTCTATTGATACCCGCTATGCCATAATCGCTCCCTACACCATCTAATGCCATACATAACGCTTCAAACGGATTCGTTTTATTAAACATACAGGCAAAGGTAGCCATCTTTAAATTCAACACATCGGCATCGATGAGCTGAATACTAAATCTCGTGTAAGTTAAATCTGGGTTAGGGATTTCTTTACCTTGTCCAGTACTTTCGGTAATACCTCGTTCAGGGATATCAGTTAATAGTCCACGATACTTACGAATCTTAGGCGTACTGTTATCGATTTCAAAGTTACCTGTTTCACTATATTGCGTAGCAATTAATGTACATTGTAAATCGTTTGCACTCGGTACGATCTTATCAAAGAAGTCCTTAGTATTACACATACATTCTAACGTAATTTCATCAGTATAGTTAGTAACGAAGTTTCCATATTTGTGAATAGAAATTACCCTAAAAATATTAACGATACCTTTTTCTGTATTGATGACTAAACTATAGTTCCAATGTACTGGACGAATCTTCTTCATACATTCAGTAACGAAGTTCTTAACAACGGTATCGTGTAATGTTTTTCTACCAGCCATTAAATTACTCCTTTAAGCTGTTTAAGCGTACCTGGGTCAAACGTTTGTCTAATATCAACTGCATTAAATAATCCAGTGGTTTCATCTGTATTTTCAACGTTATGGAATTGTTCCTGAGAGATACCGTATTTGCCAAGAATATCAAACTTGATACGATTAAGTCCATCATGTCCATTACGTCTAGCGATATACCCAAGTAACCCTTTTGTAGGCGCTGCTGTTTCAGTATTCTGAATAACTAATGGGAATAAGCGATTGGCTAAGTTTTGCATTTTAATCACGTCATTAATCACGTTTCTAACAGCTTCATTCTCTTTAACGTTGTTGTTTAAAAGATGGATTCTGTTATCAAAACTATAAGCGACGTATTCGGTGTATTCTTTAATGATATTAAAAATATCTTCAGCGTTTTTAGGATCTCTTAAAATGAACTCTTTACCTTGGTCGTAGAACTCTACCAATTCTGCTAGAGTTCTCGTTGTATTCGTCCAAGATTCCATCGCTCTTGTATCTTGTTCTAAATCACCAGTGATAGTGATACCTTTATGCTCAAAATCAAATTCGCTATAAGTCCATTTTGTTCTTGTAGTGATCATCCACTGCCAATCCCAGATTTTCTTTTTAAGTTCTTCAAAGGTAGGCATTTGTCGCTGATGTTTTAAATTATACTCATGTTGCAACTGATGTTGACTATAAGTAGGAGTATAAATCATTTGTTGTTCTACAGTCACGGGTTGTATCACACGGTTAGTTGTATCGTTGTGGTACAATTGTGTAGCGAACATTCTTTTAGCAAAGGTCATTGTGTTAAATCTCCAAGAGCCGATCTAGATAAAGCAGTTAATAACGGAATATAATAGAAACGCTCCATTTCACCCCAGTTAATCACGTCTTCTAAAATAGGTAATAATTCTTTAGCATTCACGTGTTCTTCTTTAAATGCTGCAGTTAACATTAATTCAACTTTAGACATTTCTGATTTTGTATTTTGATAAAAAGCAGGAGATAACACGTAAGTATCAAAGCTACCCATTTTCTTCGCATCTGGTATCGGTAAGTTTTCTTTCAGTGTATGGTGTACGAAACCTAAACCAGGTAATTTCTTAATAGCAAGATTAAATGTTCTATTTGTAGAATACTCACTAAACGATTCACCTAGGTTAATGTTTTCATGACCAAAGATACTAATCACACCTGTAGCTGGATTGACGATATCGTAAGGATGGAAAATGTAATCTAAGCGACTGAATCTCACACCCATTAACCCACCATGGTCAGTTGGGAAAAGCTGTCTTGGTATTACGCCAAATTTAGATTTACATTTAGCCAGCATATATGGATCGTTATTAACGATAGCATCCCAGATGGTTCTAATGAAACGATTATCAGCTGTATCACGGTTATACACTTTAAGATACTGTAAATCAGGTATGGTATTCGTATCCCATAAACGTTGAATAAACTCAACAATGAATGGATCATAAATCACTTTACCTGGCACAGGTACTAAGAAAGTATTAAACTCATGGTTATAGAAACTATCGAAGTAATGTCTTGCGATACGTTCCTGCCATGTTCTAATCTTTTTAAAGATACCATGTTGTTCTTCTTCAAGAACAGGGTTTGCACCGTAGTCCAAATAACTTCTTTCGTAGTAACCCGTCTTAACGACTTTAGCATCTATTGCTTTCTGTAAGTCGTGTGATAACCAATCTACTAGATCGTATTCAATTTCGTATACCGTATCTTTTAAGAAAGACTTTTGAGTGACTTCTCTGATATTAAAAATAGCAGAACGACCATCACCTACATCAGCTAAGAATGAATCACCATGATCTGGTACAATAGAAGGATAGATAAAAGCTGTACCTGTTACGTTGTGTGCTGACTCTTCATTATTTGGTGAAGCAGTTAAAGGTGTTGATACACGTAACTCAAAGTTCTCAATCTTCAAATATTGCTGATAAGGTAATGGACGATTGATGTTAAATGCTTCCGATGCTTCTTCACTTGTTTTTAATTGTTTATAATAAATTACATTCCACTTAGCACCAGCTACGTGAGTAAGTAAGTTTGCTCGAGGTTCATACTTAGTATCTACTGCTATTGGTCTAGGTGGAGATATGACTTCCTTACGAACTAATACCGGTTCTTCTGGTTTTAATAATTTTGTAGCGTGTGCTATTGCCATTTTTTATCTCCATTAATATTTTTATTCGTGGTTACGGTAAATATACCTACTGTAGCAAGTGCACTACCGAGTTCTAATATATCAACGTTTTCTGCACCAGGAATAACAGGGAAATTATACCAGTTATAACTTCCTTTCTGCCAGTTATCTAAATCATATTTACCACTACCGTAAATAGGATTCCCCCCTACGCTTGTACGGCTTACTTTATCTAGATATGGATCGTGTAAGCTACCACCACCAGAATATTTATAATTAGTATTTTCAGCAAACACTCTTTCTAAATCACGTGGCATCACTTTACCATTTACTACTTTAGGATAACCGTTTTTTGGTTTATGTCCTAGTACGATATCTAACCATGCGTTAACTAAAGCTGGGTAATTTAAGAAACGTTTACGTGCTTCTAATGTTAATAGGTTTAAGTTACGATAAACTGAGATAACGACATGATAAGTTTTATAAATATCCAAATCAGCTGTAGCAACAAGTTCTAAATCTGTTGTACATTCTAATCTATCGTCACCTGCCGGTACATCATCTACGTATAACTGAACGTAAAAAGGAAACTCTCTATCTTTCGTTAGATAAAAATGATTTTTACTAAACCCATCATGTAATGCAGGATGTAATCCATACTCACCCATATCCTTAAGATTAAATAACTCTCTTGGTGTATCCTCCCCAATCGCTAACAAAACTGAAACCATCTTAGTTGTTTCTTTATGGGTGAATTTGTTAGGCCAATCATCAAATGCAGGTATACGGATAATCGGTCCACGCATCGCTTGCATGTAACCCATATCGTATTGGATGTTATCGTAATAGTGACGAATATCAGACATGATCATTGGTAATCTATCAATATCAAATAAAACTTCCGGATACAATACTTCATGCACTAAATGATTGTTAATCATGATTGGATAATGCGTAGTGATACTGATAGGTTTATCATATTGGTATTCAAATTCTAACTGAGTTGTCCAAACTGCACCCAGTTCATCTTTTTCGATTTCCGGTGGATTAGGGTCTGTAAAATTACCAAATATATATTCCTGTATTTCTGCCATGGCGAGTGTACCACCCTTACCAGCAGCATTAGTTAATTCGGTTAGTTTCTTACTACCAAAATGATAAACATAATCTTCGAATTTATTAAAATCTTTTTTAGTCTTACTACGAGTTAAATAGAGTAAGTTTAAAATATTTACCACCACTTTAGGAATAGGGTATTTATATCTTGCTGAAAACGTCATGTATTCTCTATTCTCAGCGATCTTTCTTCTCCAGTTATCTCTAAAGGATTCTGCTTGCCATCTGTCTTGTGTTCGATAAGTTAACGTCACAATAGCTTTAACACGAGAGTAAACTGGGAATACTTTTATTTTACTATCCTTATCTATAAAGATAGGCGGGTGGTTATTTTGTTTAGGAACTAATGTAAGAAGATCATCTTCGATATGAGTTTCTCTTACATTCATTATAATCTTTTCTCTTGCAGTAAATTGAGCACTATCGGATTCTCTAATATTGTTAGCATTCCAAGTGGTCATTTTACCATTTGCTCCAGGATAATAAATAGGAACCTTTTGTTCTATCTTAAGATTATCCATGAGCTGTTTCATGATATCTAAAGCTACTGGTCTACTTATGGAAGCATAAGTCTCAGGTAGCTCATAAGTTAAAATAGCCATGTTATTGTTTCTTCCTCTGAGTTTTAAACATACCAAAGCCACTGTGAACGGACATAATGAGTATCTAGGATATCCTAGATACTCAGAATATCGTTTCCATTATCTAAAGAAACCTAATAAATCTATAATAACACGATTACCTTTACGAATATTTTGCGCCCTAATTGATCTATTATTACCCGTGAGCCATACCGTACCACCTGTTGAGGTTTGATTTTCTATTAAACCAGTAGGTACTGGAGCATCGTCTGGTAATTTGGCAATTTCAGTGATACCACCAATATCTGCTACAGTAGTGAAGTCCAGATGGATTATACCTAATTTGATAGTAGGTACAAAATACATCATTCTACGTCCGTCTTCTCTATCAGAAATAACGGTTTGTCCAAAAAGTAAACGATCTTGAGGTAATACTTTTGTTAGCGCATAGGTTTTAGGATCAGAGTTTGCTGTAGGGGCAGCCGCTGGCGGTGGTACGTATAAACCACTAGATGTTTTCTTAAGAATGTTATCAGAAATAGGGGAAACCTTAGCGGATTCATCCACGTAAGATTTATACGCTACATCTTCATTCTTAGTACTAGTAGGAAATACAATGTTACCACCATCATTTCTTACTAACTGCCAACTACCACCGTTACCGACAAGTTCTAACGCAAAACGTTTATTCCCTGTACCAGTGAATTCCATACCGACCGTTCTTGTAAACGTCGGTGGGTTCATTGTTAAAAACTGGCTACCATCAGAAGTTAAAAAGTTAGTTGGTTTACTCTTTATATCACCCCATGAAGGATAATCGACATGTAAACCATCTGCTTTAACGGTTATCAGATTAGGAGTTTCTCTAGAAATGGCTACTTGTAATTCAGGTTTACTTTTACCCTTAGGGATTACCCCAACGAAATGAGATTCACTTAAATTATCCGTTGAGATAAACTTGATTTTCTTGTTTGCCATTCTGTAAAAATATCCTTGTTGTTAATAAATAAACATATAAGACATAGGGTAGATATTTACCCACCCTATACCTTAAAAACAATAGATATTTATTACGCTTCCACAGCAGGAGCTTTAAGTAAGTAACCCACGCTGTTATCTTCGAAGTCTTGTACTTCAACACCAACCAATTCTTTAAGAATTGCTTTAGATAAAATTGCTTTAGCTTCTGCATTGGTTGATAAAGCTTGTGCGATATCTTTAGCGAAAGAAGTTAATGCGGTTTGTTCAGTCCAATATTCTTGTGCTGTTTTAGGTGCATCAACGAATTTAGAAAGGTCAGCTTCAACAATGTCACCGCTAGATAAAGTTAATTTTAATTTGTTATCAGCAGTAACTTCAGCACCTTGTAATTTAACATCTACCGTTTGTGCAGGTAATGCAACGTTAAGGGTGTTTTCTTTAGTATCAGTTACTTTGATGTTGTTGCCTTCGATTTCGATCTTAGCAATTGCAACTGGTACTTCAGGAATTTGTACTTGAGGGATTACAACGTCAAGACCTAATGCGTCAAGACGAAGCGCACTACCTTCTTTAATTTTTACTTGTAGTTTTTTCGTATTCGAATCTTTCTCAAGACCTAGACCAAAGTTATTTTCGTTAAGAATTTTAATAGCCATTTTTGTTTCTCTTATTTACAATTATCGATAAATGTTACTCTACTTTGAAAGCAGAGAATAGTACATTCCCTTCAAAATCTTCAATAGGCTCAACTTTATCCAGTATCTTAGCCTTATCTTCCAATTCTTTAGTTTTTGTACCTACGTCTTTTAGATTATTTTTAAGTTTTAAATTCTCTACTTCGAGATCGACTAACTTATGGTTGATTGTTGCTAAGAGTCTATCTTTGCGACTTTGATCAACAGGCTTACAGTAACGTCTAGTTACCGGTTTAGTGGTAGTCTCTTCTTTTTCTACAGTAGGGAATTTGGTACACCCACATTCTTCAGTTCGTCGGTTTGTGTCTGTCATAGTTTTATCTTTACTATCTTCGTATAATCTAAATTTACTTAAAAAGTCAATACCAGGGCTTTGCTCTACTCTTAGTAAATATCTCTTCATTATCCCCACTACATCCGTAGAGAATAACTTAGAACCCTTGATAGGACCATAATATAGATTAATAAATTTTAGTGCATTAACAAATGCGAAATAAACTTCAGGGTGTGGATAGGTAAATGGGATTAGATTAGTCACGTCATCAATAAATTGTGCGTCTATATCTAATAAATCAGCTTTAAAAATAGTTTTCTTATATTCGTTAAGATATTCTAAAGCTGAGTCGATTTCTTTATGATCAATGATTGAGTCTAAAGCACGGTAATATTCAATTACCTTATCAGCCACCATCCATAAATATTTTTGGTTTAAAACACAAAGAATTTTATTAATCGTTTTAACTAATTCTAGTTTATCACAGTTAGTTTTACATGTGTATCTACTTTCAAGCAAGCTAAGTATATTTTTAATTGCTTTGATTTCTTCTTCTTTAACTGGATAACGATTTCTCAAGTTATATACAGAAATAGCTTGTCTCTTCGTATATGGAGGGAACCCTAAACCAAGTACTCTTGTTAAATTCTCTCTCATCTCATCTGTAAGTATTTCTGCTATCTTAGAAAACGGGTAATTATAGAATTCTTTAAACGCATTATTAATAGAAGTACTATCCATCATAATGTTCATATTGTATTCATTAACCATTGTCCATAGTTTACTATAGTGGTCATGTAAAGAATTTCCGTTAACACCTCTAATGTCTTCTTTGACGATAACTTGTTCTTTGTTTTTACTGTCTCTTAGAGACAGCGCTTTTAGTTTCAAAAAATCATTTACAGAAATCGGATTAGAGTCCATCTTCTTTACGACGGACTCTTTATACTTATCTAATCCCTGTTCGGCTTTTTTTTGAAACCGAACACGTCTTCAGCGTCTAAAAGAGTTTTAGTTTTAATATCTAAAACTTTTTCGAAATTCATGTCTTCAGCTTTTTGTTTAGGCGCTTTAACATCATTCCAACGAATCGCTAATACGGTATAAGAACCAAATTTTTCTTTGAATCTGTCTGTAAGGTCTTTTGACAATACAAACATGATTGTACCAGATGGTAAACGACCAACTTGGTATTCTTCAGGTTTAGCATATTCTTTAAGATCTTGAAGAAGTTTAGTAGCACGATGTAACAAGAAAGAATCGTAAGAAGCACGTAATCTGCCTGATAAGTCTACGTAGAAACCTACGTTATCATCAGATGTCACTGTACCGATATAATAATCAGGTAAGTTAGCAGGGTTACTATTAAATGCTAATACATCGTCATTTGCTTGTTTTTCGTCTTCGTAATCCTCTAACGTGTTAAACATGAAGTATTTAACATCTGGTAGAGGGATTACTGTATTGGTTCCATCGAGAACGTCAGTTAAATCGTTAGAACCATCATAGGCTTCTCTTAACTCGGTTAAGTTGATACCTAATTGAGTGTATTTAACACGGCTGTTTGCTTTATTAAAAGAGAATAAAGTTGAACCGCCTTTACCACGTTTAGTGTGGTAAATAAGATCTGTACCGATGGCACCATTTTCATCGATAAATTTTTGAGCTTCATCGGCGTGCTCAGCACGGAACTCAATATGATAGATACCATTATAGGTAACGTATTCTCTACCGTATTTGTGTTCTTTTTCAAATAAAATAGCGTTCTCTTTTTTATAAGCCTGTTCAACGTCGTTCTCGATCTTAGGCGTGTTTGTACCGTCTTTTTCAATGAATCCAGCTGTGATCAATGCTTCGGCGATACCGCTACCTTGAGCGACGTTAGGTGCGCTATAATTTAAATCATTTTCTGCCATTATAATGCCTTATATAAGTTTTATATTTAAATGATTTACATTGGAGCTATATTTGTTTTTTTCTCGTTATCTTTGATAATGTTTTCAATAGTTGTTTTTACTTCTTCAAAATTATCATCGGTAAAAGAACCTAATACTAAATAGATATTAGGGCAATCATATCTCCAAGCGTAAGCAACTCCAAGTTCATTAAGTTTATTAACAATCTCTTCATTACATAAGGTATATCTTGTTCTACCGATTCCTTGGGTAATATCGAATGCTTTCTTGTCGATTTTTACATCGAATGATTTATTCGTAATGCAATCGTAGAAATAATAATTACGATCAATATTACGTTTTGACTTGTCAATCATATCCTGACGTAAGAAAGGTAAATCAGGTAAAGAAAGTTTTTTAGGTTCACCTTTAACCACAATATCAATAATAACCTTACCATCGTTCTCGTAAGCACGATATGGTAAGTTGTTACCGTAAAGTAAATTGAAATACTGTTGTGCTAAATTAAATTCTTGAGCTGGATAAGTTTTTTCAAATTTATAATATTGAACAACTTCATGACCTGTAGGACTATCTTTAAGTACATTGATCACTACATCAGTCATTTGTGTTTTATTAATCAATGTATGCGTTTCTGATAGGTTTTCAGGAATATCTACTGTAAAGATACCCGCTTTTTCTCTACGTCCAATATAATGTTCTAAATAAAGAATAGATTGTTCAATATTGATAATAGCTTGTTGGATTTCTGCAGAATAAGTTCCTAGTTCTTTAGTCAGAAGTAGATTTGCGCGCGTTTCTTCTAGACTCGTTAAAGTGGAACGAATATTCATTCCTGGATATGCGGTTACGGTTTCATTAGAAACTAAACCGTATCTATTAATGTTTCTCATTTTTAAATCTCCTATTCGAATAGACAAACATAAATGCCTAAGGATTAACATGATCCTTAGGCAAATAATATCATGATAAATTATTTATTTACTGAATTATAAAGTTTGATACTTTTTTCAGTTTTTTCAATTTCTTGATTAATGAAATCCAAAGCTTCTTCTTTGGTTTTAACACCAAAAGATTGAGCGATGGATTCAATGGTTAAGTTACCCAACACTGTATCTTCTTCAAATGATTCAAGTACAGATTTAGTTTCTTTTAAAGAATCTAATTTTGTAGTTAATTCATCGATGTTTAAAGAAGCTGCTTCGTTAGAAATTGCTTCCTTCATTAAACCTTTTAAAAACGACATTTATTTTTCCTCATTTTTATATTTTTCAATTAATGTTTTTACTGTTAGCCCTATTACTAAAATACCCGAAAACGGCGTCAACACACCAAGTAATAAGATATTTAAGAAGAAAATAAGAACGGTATAAAATAGATAGGCGAAAAACGCTGTTGCAATAAATTCTAAAATATCAAAGAAGATATTCCAGATTTTAATAATCGGTGTATCACCTTCATCTAAAAACTTCTCATTAGAGATACCTGAATCTTTTAAATATAAAGCAGCTTTTGCTACAGCAGTAATGGTTTCGTTTAAATGAATCATTAAGAAACCAATAATAGATCTGATAAACCCAGTTATCATGCTAACCGCACTCGCCAATAACCCTTTCTGTAGTGTAGGTAAATCATCCATCAGTTTATAAATAGTTGCATTCTTTTCTTGGAATTTCTTTATATTGTTTTCTAATTGGACAATTCCTTTCTGCACATCTTTATACCATTTAATAACACCATCTTTATCTACACTAGATGTTTTAGAATGACTGAAATAATCAAACTTAATTTTGTTATTCTCTTCAACTAATACAATAGTGCTGGTATCATTTTTCAATGTGTTTACGTTTAACAGTTTTATAAGGTCTTCTAAAACGTATTCGTTATTTGGTTTACCTTTAACTTGATTAATCAAATTAGCAAGTGCATCGAATAAAGTATTAATTAAATCAGAATGTGTCTTTACTAATTCTGTAAAAACAAATAACTTACCATTTTTATCAAACGTGTAATTTGATTTACCAGATGTAGTAAAAATCTCATTTAATTTTTCATTAAACTTGTTACTGTAATTTACGTCCATTTCTTTTAACGCAAATACAGCCTGGCCCACTTTATTGGTTTTCCAAAATTTAAAATATTTATCTTCGATTAATTCTTTAAAATATTTATTATTGGAGTACTTACTATAAGAGGATAGTATTTTAGCTTTTAATGAATCTAAAACACCTTCTTCAGAAATTTCATGTCCAACATAAGCTGCAATAGTTTTATTTATTAAACTTTCATTGGAAACATTAACGATTTCTTTAGATAACAGATAGCCAGCATATGTGTTATCCATGGTTAAATGGATGTTTGGAACATTTCGCATTTTTGTATTCCTTTCTGACAAACTGACATAAGGGTAGGAGTAATTACTCCTACCCTCTGTACTTCATCGATCAATAAAGATCAATTATTTAGCTGCGGTTTCTTCAGCTTGTGCACGAACTGGAGCTACTGCGCTAGCAATTTTTAAGTATGCTTTTAAAATTTCGTTATGTTTCTTAACGACTTTTTGTTCCATAGTGTAAATCGCACGACGTGCAGCAAGAACTGCTTTAACGTTAGCATTGTATACTTTAGGTTCTGCTTTAGGTAATTTTTTGATATCTTCAGCATTTTTGAATTCGTCTTTCACTTTAGTATAACGTTTGAAGCTTTCGTTAGCGAATTTATCTAAATTCTTAACTACACCAGTACCGATTTGTAAAGCATCCATTAATTCTTTACGAGTAAACGCAAATGATGCTGGAACTTTTTGCATATCAGTTTCTGAAGTGCAAACAACTTGACCGCTTTCAGCAGACACTTTAATTTTTTCGTTTAAAACAACAACTTCGTCAGTTTTAACGTTTGCTTTAAATACTTCTGCACCTTTCGCTTTAGCTAAGTCTTCAGCGTATAATTTCTTGATAGCGCCGTCTACGTTGTTACGAATTGCTTCAGCTTTAGCGATGCTTGGGCCAACTTGACGGTTAACATCTACTAATTTACCGTTAGCTTGAAGAGCTGCACGTGCTGATTGTGCTAAGTTAGCAACTTTACCATCTTCTGCTTGTAATTTTTCTAATGCTTTAGCAAAGTCTTCATCAGAAACAGTTTTAACTACAGCGATAGCTTGTTTGTATTTTTTATCTGTGAAACGAACAAGTTTAACTAACCAGTTCCAGAAATCAGAAGCACGTTTAACGAATGCTTCCCATAAAGCTTTGATTTTTTCCCATAATTTACGTGCTGTTTCTTTAGCATCTTCTAAAGCTACAACAGATTTAGTTGCAACCATAGATTCTAAACCAGCTGCATCAACTAATTCTTCACCTTCTTCATCTGGGTTTAAACCAAGACCAGCAGCCGCAGTACGACGTGCTACTTCAACAACCGCAGCAACTTCAGGAGTTACTTCACCTTGTTGTTCGATGATTTCTTCTAATGTATCATTTTGGTTTTCGATTTCATCGTGAACCGCGATAGCGCGTTCTACTTCTGCACCTAAAGATTCAGATTCTTGACGTGCTACTTCAGTTTCTTCAACAGTTTCGATTAACTCGTCACCATCTACTTCTGTAACTTCTTCAACAACTTCTTGTTCTAAAGCGTAAGCTTGTTTTAAAAATGAGCTCATTTTTATCTCTCTTAAATTTGATTTTTTGTTAACAAAAAAAGACTAACCACAAAAGCATAGATTTGTAATTAATCGGTTATATATTTTTTAAAATAGTAAAATTAACATATAAACTTATTATTTCTTGATCTTAGAAATAATACGATTGATCATATCTGCCGTAGTGCTAGTTGCTAATCTACGACGAGTTGAATTTTCGCTGAATGATTCAATAGATGGAACCACTCGTTCAGCTTGTAAACCATTACGAGCTAAAATATTATTAACCGCAACGTTTACCATAGAAGCTTCACCTTCGGTCATACCACCGCGTTGATAAGATACCATAATCTCATCACGTAACGCTTCTAAAGCTTTTACTGATTCGTCAGATTCTTCTTCTGAATCATCATCTTGTTTTTCACCTTCTTCATCTGAAGAGGCTTCTTTTTCTTCTTCTGAATCTTCTGCTGACTTTTTTTCTTCTTCATCAGCTTTATCTTCAGTTTTATCTTCAGATTCTTCTTCTGAAGTTTCTTCAGTTTTTTCTTCTGCTTCTTCAGTAGTAGTTTCAGTTTCTTCTTCAGTAACCGTTTCTTCTTCTACCAAACCAGCAGCTTCACGGTATGCTTGTAAACGAGAACCACCAGCAGCAGGTGCTTCAGAATCATCTAACTGAATCGCTTCTTCAGTGGTTTCTTCAGGTTCAGTTGGAACAAGTGTTTCTTGTTCTTCGTCTGTTTTTTCTTCAGACTCATCTTCAGTTGTTTTTTCAGATTCTTCCTCAGACTCTTCTTTAGACTCTTCGTCGGTAGATTCTTCAACCTGTTCTTCAACCTGCTCTTCAGTTTTTTCTTCTACTTTTTCAGTAGTTTCTTCTGATTGCTCTTCCACTTGTTCTTCTTGTTCGGTATCGACTTCTTTTTCAAGATCTTCGTTTTCCAAACCTAAAACACCGCGGTATTTATTTAAAAAACTCACAATAGTAATCTCCTGTAAGTATTAATTTATTTTTGCATTGCTTGAACATATTTAATCATCAGCCCTAACTAGAAGGCTGAGGAATCCACTGTACCAAACATTAATTTAAGTGACCATATAATATCATGGAAGCCAAAAGGCTGTGATAACCATTTGAACAATAAATCTTTTTCTTCATCTAAGATTTTAACAGATTCAATTTTACGTGAAGTATTTTCATTCATTTCTTTCGCTAGTTTTAAAACGTTATACCAAGCGATAATATCCACTTGACGTCTACCAGTTTCAATGAAACGAACAGTATCTATTAAAAATCTTACACCGTTAGAATTTAATCTACCAGATTCAATATTCAAATTAATGAAATTAGTGAGGCCTTTAGTTTCTTCTAAAAGTTTAGAAATATAAGTAATGGTTTCTAGTCTTAATTTCTTAAGTTCTTGACCAGAAGGTTTACTCATATATCGATGAAATAAATCATCGATATATTGATCACCTTGATAGTCCTCTAAACCATCTACTTTATCTCTTACAAAACCAAAAGGCGAAATAGTAAGAGGTCTATACATAATTAAGCCACTCCAGCTTTTTTCTCGTATGCAGTGATTTTGTATTCCAATTCATTGATACGATTTGTTTGGTACTCGATTTGTTTTAATAGAGCAGGTGAAACATCTTCGCCAGATTCTTCTAATTTAATGCGTAAAGCTTGTAACTGAAGTTGTAAAGTTTGTAAACGAGATTTATTCGCTTCGTATTCTTCATTTTCAACAGCAAGGTTACGTTCTCTTACTAAAAGAATGATGTCGCCGATAACTGGCATGAAACCAAGTTTAAATGCATCAGCACTTTGACCAAGCACCGCTGCGTTTTGTTCACCAACATCACTGATAACGATATCAGAGATTGATTCTAACGTTTTTTGGAAGTCAACATCTTTTTGAGCAAAGATAGAACTTAAACGATAGAAATGAGCTTGATTTTCATCTAACCAAGTTAATTGTGCTTTCACGAGTGGTTTAACCGGTGAAGCCACCATATTTTGTTCGCACTCTTCCCAAATTACTTGATGTAATAATTTAAGTGCGTAGTCTTCCCAGAATTTAGCTAGGTCAAGTAAACGAATCACATTTACCTGTTTAAAGGTTAAACTTTCTGACACTACTTTAGATTGAAAGTCACGTTTAATATAAACACGAATGATATCAATCTTTTTATAAAGTCTTTCAGCAATCCCTTCTAATTGGAATCCCCAAGCATTCCAGTATTTACGGTCTAATTGAGCTTGACCGTTAGCTGCAAAATATTTTTCAAAATCTTTAGCACGTTTTACCGTTGATGTACGTACACCTAATTCTTTCATAGTTTCGTTGTACGTATAGATACCTGGCAATAAGATAGTCGTTAAAACATCTTGTTCCTTATCACACATGTCAAGAAAACGTCTTTGTTCTAAAGTAGGAAAAAGTTTCTTAATCCAATCAAACATTATTTATTTCTCCTATTAGAAACGAGGGTTATTGCCAAGAGCATAAGCTTTCATGATCTCGGTAATATCCGGACCATTACCTTTACCGAATCCTTCAAAATCTTTGAAAGAATAATCCACACCACCGTTGATACCGCGAGTATAAGTAACAACGCGTTCCCATTCGGTATCTATGATTAAAATCATCATCGCAGAGTTTTCACCGAATACTTTAGCACGGAAAGCCGCATTGGTTAAAGATTGACCAGTTGTTAATTCTACTTCTTTAGCCGTTTGCGCACTGATAACAATAAATGAAGAAGCAGAACCTAAAGATACATGACCACTAGTTAACGCTGCTAATTTATTATTTTTACGACGGTTAATTAACTCACGGTATAAACCTTGTTTATCTAAAGCAAGTAATTTACGTTTATGGTTAATTACATCTGATTGGAAGATCCAGTCAGAGATAAAACTAATTTCACCACTACGCATTTTGTGCCAGCGTTCAGACCAAGATTCTTTCACATCACCTAGCGCAACTAATTCACGCATAATCGGTTTAGGGACAAACATAGGGCGTACACGTACTGCGACGGGTACTTCATAACTTTGATCGTTTTGAGTGAGTTTAACTTGTACTAAACGGCCTACCGCTAGATTGTCTGCTTCTTGAATATTTTTCAAACCAGAAGAAACATTGTAATGAATTTTTTCTTTTTCAAGATCTTCTTTTGCTTTTTTTGCTTTTTCTTCAGCATCAGCTTCATCTTTGGCTTTGATTAGTTTAGCTACATCTGCTTCTAAAGATTTTTGCATGTTAACCGGCACAGTTCCGTAATTGTTATAATTTGGTAGAACATATGCGTAGCTTTCTTTACTAAACTTAGCGTATGAACTAGTTTTATCTTTTTTAGCTGTATTGATATTTTTAAGTAGTTTTGATAGCGAAGCTTCACGGTTTGGATTGAATTTATCTAAAATACTAATAACAGAAACATCGTTGATCGTTGCTGTTAAAGAAATAGCTTGTAAGTAATAAGCTGTATAGATATTTGTTAATCCCATTAGGAACTTAGGTAACTGCGGTAATGTTTTTAAAGTATCTTCTACCATTACACGTGGCTCTAAGTTCGCTGCACGAGTGAATTCGGAAAAAGAAGTTTCCCCGGTTAAAGTTTTCGCTGTGTCATAAGCATCAATTGCTTGGCCAATAGCATTAATACTATCAGTTACACTTAAGACACTTTCCATACCGACTACTTCATACTTTTTTCCTTTTAATTGTAAGGCTTGTACTTTGCCTACGATTTGTGATAAAGTTGTCATTATTTTATTATCTCTTTTTAAATATATTTAAAAATACTACCCATGTGACTAGTCATGGTAATATGTAACATCAAACATTTATAATGGAGGACATAAAGAATGTCTAATGACCCTATTAATCTAAAAGATCCAGATAATGATTACCCTGAAAACGGGTATAGTCAAGTTAGAAACCCTAAGGTTTCCGATATTGACCCTTATACATTAAGATTTAATCTACAAGAAAAATTGGGTGGTGCATCAAATGTTCGAAATGAGTTAGATACTGTTTTACGTGAAACTGGTTATGGCAGTGTGTCATCTGTAGGTTTCCAAACGTTAACAGGGTTTAACTATCACCGTATAGGTCAACCTTTAGTACACGGTAACCGTGATAACATGGGATTTACCTTCTTTACACGGCCAATCCTTAATCTAACATACGATAACCTCTCAGCCAAACGTGAACTAGCAACGTTAAGAAATGCTGGTCCAAACACTATTGCAAGATTTGTAAGAAATACGTTAGACCCTTGGGGTGCAAGAGGCACACCAGCTTTTACCTCGTCAGGAAGTAATGTATCTTTCATAGGAGGTGGTAATGGAAACGACCCTACTGAAGCAATACATGTTGCTGATGTAAATAGTCGTAAAAGTCCTATGGTTGACGAATATAATCCTTTTATTCCTTTACTGAGTAATACACTCGTCAGTTTATCAGGATGGAAAGATGTAGCCATCAATGATTACACTTCTAAAGCAGGAATAGGTAATGAACAATGGGTAATGCCAGATGGTTATTACAATATACGTGATACATTTGAATTAAACGCTAACTTCAGAAATATTGAAGGTGACCCTATCACGCTTTTATTCCAAACATGGATTCAGTATTACATGGGTTGTCGTGATTTGGATTTAAACCCATACCCTAATTTTATTTACGAAAGAGAATTTGATTATAATACTAAGATCTATCGTTTCATCATGGATCACAGTAGACGTTATATTCAAAAATATGCCGCTACCATTGCTTATCCTACCAGTGTGAGTTTCGGTCAACAATTTAACGTTGATAGTAGTAAAAACTTCGTAGAAACAAACGCTGAGCTCCCTATTACCTTTAAATGTATAGGTGCAAGCTATAACGACCCTATATTACTTTACGAGTTTAATGAAGTGGTGGGTGAGTATTGTGAAGGACTACAAATACAGTACGATAAATACGATTATAATACTCAAAGTCTTGTAGTAAAAGATATGGAGAACTGGGTTAAACTACAACCTAGTGAAAAATTAAGAGGAACCTATTTTGCTATACCGTTAGTAAATTATATTACTTACGAATTAGAGTGGTGGGTACCTAGAGATAAATACATTTCTTACATCCATAAAGAGATTAAACAAAATATCGTTAAAATATCTAAATCGGAAATAGACGACTATGAAGTAGGACAACCTCCTCTTGTTGGAAATAGTGGTATTTAGTTTTAGTATTTAAGGAAAGAAAATGAATAAAACATTTTACGAATTAACTGACGAAAAAATAAAAGAACTTACTCTGTTTAAAAATAACCCAGGTAATGTAATTGAATACGCTTATACGTTACTTAACGAGTTAACTGAAGATAGAGTGAATGTACCTGATCCAACTACACCGTTCAGTTATGCTTTAGAAATGAGTGCAATGACGGCTTCTACTTTGCACCAAGCACATGAAACTAATTATAGAAACCAATATCCTAAATTAGCAACAACTTACGAGAATCTATATAACCACATGTTCGACCAACATTACATTGGTCGATTCGCTACACCTGGTAGATGTAGATTCGATATTTATTTTAAACGTAATGAATTGCTTGCTAACCTTGTAGACACAGGTGAAAACGGTGTAAAACGTTTAGTATTACCTCGCGGTAGTTATATCACTGTTCAAGATTACGTGTTTACATTACTTTACGATATTAAAATTGAACAGCTAGCACACGGTGGTATTCATGTACTTTACGATGTGAAACGTGAAGACCCATTACAAACTCTTACGACAAATATCGTACCGTGGGATTACGTTGTCATTGATGAAGATGAATTTATTCGTATTCGTCCTACATTACTCAATGTCAAAATAACAACGTATAACGATAGCTTAATGCAAATGACAGGTTATACCGCTAAATACAATATCGAAGATAAGTATTGTCATTTTAGAGGATATATGACTAAATTAAATGATAAAACACCTAAAGAGCTCGTTACGACTCACAGTGATATCATTTACGATAGTCGTGTTCCTACAGCTAGATTGAAGTATTTAGAAAAAAGTATTATCGTCACTGTACCAAGTGTGTATTACAATAAGGGTTTGGTGAATGGTCAAGCTCACTGGGAAATCTATACTACAGCGGGTAAAGTAGATGAGCCATTAAATGAATATAGCGCTGATAGCTTTGGTGCTAAATGGGGTGTGTTGGAAAACACGATACAGGATTTAAAATACGTTGAACCGATTAAATTTATTTCATCACCAATCATCCAAGCATCGAGTATGTTTACTGGTGGTACAGATGGTGAAACATTTGAAGAAACACGTGATAGAGTAATCAACTTTGCAAATTACGATAAAACACCGATTACTGCTAACCAGTTATCGACTACATTGAAGTTAAACGGTTATAACGTAATTAAGTCGAGAGATATGATTACTTCTCGTACTTATCTTGCCACTAAACCTCTACCGGTTAACGTTAAAGATACGTTTACAAGTGGTGCATCAAGTGCAATGGAAACATTATTGTATTCTATTAACGATTTGGTCTCTTTCCCTGAATACGTTAGAGATAATGGTAGACGAATTACTATCACACCTGAAAGTTTATTTAAAGTAAATAATGGTGTAATCAGATTAGTACCGAAAGAAGAAGTACCGAGTGTTAAGAAATTAGGTATGGATGCATTCATCAATAAAGTGAATGAACTTACTTACATGTATACACCGTTCTTCTACGTATTAGACCCTACTAACGATACGTTTGATTTACGTGCTTACTATTTCGATAAACCCGATATCACTAGTCAGATGTTTATCGCGAATAACGAAACATCAGGTTATAGTGTATCGACTTTAGATTATAAGATTTATAAATTTAAAGAAGAGAAGAATGGTGAGTTTAAAGAAGGGTTTAAATTCAGAATAAGAACAGCTGGTACTGAAGCGTATAAAGAAGTGGATGAAGATCATCTCTTCTGCCAATTACTCGTTAAACCTCATCGTGAAAAAGATTATGCTTGTTTAACTGGTAAGTATTTAGGTGCAGCGGATGTAGGTGAAGATCCTGATTTGAAAGACTTTAACCATTTCTGGGAATTTGAACTAAAAACAGACTGGGATGTGACTGATGAGAACTGTATCGTTATTAAAGACATGTTAATGCATGATACAACCGCTAGAAAATATGAATTACCATTAGAAAGTGAATTCTATATTGTACACGGTATTAAAGATATTGTTAACACTAATCATAGTCCTGATTTAGTGGATAAGTTTATTAATCGTCAAGGTATGGATACTGATGCGGTATATGGTATCACGCTAGAGAAATTTGATTATCATTTAGGTGATCATCTTAAAAATCTATGGAGTAATGGTTTACCAGTACAATCAGCTTACCAATACGAACGTCACGAAGAAGATATCCCTCGTGTTTATACTCATGATGTTTATGATATTTCTTCAGACGGTAATTTTGTATTGAACGATAATCAGCTTGTTGTATTACATCGTGCAGGTGATCCTGTCATGGAACCAGATCTTGATCCAGTAACAGGTATTCAACGTACAAGTCCAACAGGTGAAAAACTCTTTAAACCAGTTTACTTCGCTAAACGTGGTGACATTAAAGTTGATAAACGCGGTAACCCAATCGTAGCTAAAACTCGTGAATTAACTTACATGATTGACTTATTCATGGTTGATGGTATTTATTACTTCTCTACTGATGAGATTGATAGTGAGTATAGATCAATGATTTCTGAAGTTGTTAAAGATAATGTCATGAATGACTTAAATGAAATCAGTAAACGTCTTTTAGAGAATACTCGTTTATATTTGTATCCTCAAAGAACAATGGGTCGTTCTACTGTTATCATCGATGAAGGTAAAGAAGTGGAAATCCCAATGCGTGCTTCATTTAAGCTAACGTATTACATGCCAGATGAAACCTACAATGATTTACAATTACGTGATGTGATTATTAGTAAAACTAAAGAAATTATTAATACCTCTTTACAAGAACCAGAAGTTTCTATTTCTGATTTAACGAAACAATTGCAAATCATGGGTGGTAAAGATATCGTTGCAGTGGATCTTGAAAACTTTAAAGAAGAAGGCATCACTTTTACTGTATACACCAATAAAGATGCTGATACAAGACGAAGTGTAAAACGTATTGTTGAAGCTAAACCTGATGGTACGATTAAAGTAGTAGAAGATATCCAAATCATCTTCTTAAAACATGAAACTATCGAAGAGTTAAAACGATAATTCTTTATAGATCGTCATATATCCCTTACCGATTAAGGTAAGGGATATATGTTCATTTATTACGAAATACGTCTTTTCAAATAGTTGATTAAACGTTCACGTTGTGATGGTAACATGTTTTTCAACATACCTTGATCACCATCTAGAGTCATTGCTTTAACGACTTTATTGTTTTTATCAGTATCACAGTAAGTATAGAATACGTAGCAAAGATTTGTAAATAAATCTCTACGTGACTCTTCTGCAACCCAAATATCAACGAAACGTTGAGTGTATTCCATATTTAGAGAACCATTACGGTGTTCTAAGAATTCATCTAGGATGGCATCTAAACCGTCTACCATATCACCGATGTTTTCCATCGAAATGATCGCCATGAATGCGGCATAAAGACGTTGAGTCCAGGCAGCACCATTTTTAGGGTCCATTGCTTTACCAGGTTTCATTGCAACACAATAATCTTCAATGGTTTTAAGATGTGCGCGTACTACAGGGTTACGACCGATATAATCCTGCACTTCACGTTGTTGTTCTTCAGTAATTTGAGGAACCTCAGGAACATCTTCTAATGGAGTAGCTTCCACTACCGTCATCTCTTCCAGAGCGTTCTCGAATTTATTCTTTTTAGACATTTCTCTTCCTTTATTTAAATTAAGATATAGTTTCTTTATATTTCCAAACTGTAGTAGCAAGTTGGCTACCATGCATTTTTGACATGAAAATATTTAACATATCAGATCCCACTTCAGAAGCTAAAGCAGCTAAAGCATTCTCACTTCCTTTAAAGTTTAAGCCAAGGCAGTGAAGACAGAAGTTAGCATTACCTGTTTTACAAAAACCTGGTGATCTAACCACTTGTTCTTTACCGATAAAGTCTTTGATATTTTCTTCAGTTAACAAAATATTGTTACCGTTTGGACTTATAATAAATTTATTTACATCAGCCTTAGTGACTGTTCTACGCATACCAATCTTAGTACCGCAATCTTCTTCTGCTATTCTTGTTGTAGCAAAAATACGGAAAATGAATTTAGTTGCTTCGCCACCTAATGCTGTTTTTGCACCACGGTTAAAAGAACCATCACGTAATGAGTTAATCATTGATGGTAACTTATCGATATCCCATCCTTCAGATAAAGAATTGGGAACAAAATCTGGATCTGGTGACATGTCAGATTGTTCATAACCGTGCATTAAAAATAGTTTCTTACGAGATACGTTAAACGCTTTTGGTTTATATAAGAATCCACCATCTGGATCTTGAGCTTGGAATTTTCTATCGTACTCAACTAATTGTTTATCGATTTCAGCAACAATAGCAGGGTCATCTAACTTATCTTTATATTTAGCGATAAGCTGTTCCTTAAACTCTTTAATACCTGGAGGTGCTACCATCGTATAACGTGATGCAGAAGGTGTTGCAATGGATGAGAAACCTGCTATAGAAATACATGCTGAAGAAAATCTCTTAACTTCGTCAACATATAACGCATGTTTATCATTAGCATCTTTTTCATTACCATCAACTAATCTAGCTGTGACTAAATCTTCTAAGGCTGAAATACTTATAGACCCATTTTGGTAATCGACTTTATCTCCAAAAGCAGAAACTAGAATATAATAGTTAACAAATAAATTACCTACTCTTGTTTTAAATGGGAATGTAGAATAATTCTGAACAATATCATCTTTGGTTGCAATGGTTATAACTTCATCTACTTGGAATAGAGGGCTGCTAATATCAGGACTGTCATCAAAGGCAATCCATGTATCATCAACATAACCAGCATATTTATCATTCATCACTCCTATCCTAAAAGGATATAGATTTTTTATTTGTTCAACTTCGTTATTTCGAACAACAGTGAATAAAGTAAACACCCATTCAGCTTTATAGTAACAAGTACTTTCTTTAAAAGCTCTTAAAATAAATTCTAACTTTGTCATTATTGATTACCTTCTAAAGATGCTAATACTTTTTGTATTCTAGCTGTGGTGGAGATGATATCCGTTTCTTCTAGGAAATATTTCCCCCAACGATTATAAAGAAAATCATTATTTTCAAGGAAAGCTTCGTATTCTGAGGAAGCTAAGCAAGCTAACACCCAACCGTATTCACTTGTAGCGGAATCGGCTAATTGATTTCCGTAAGTTCTTAAAATGCTATCTAGGCTAAGCGTACATGGTTTTGTCAATAAAACCATAGTGATTTTTTCACTTACCTTTTGATGATATCCTAACTGTAAGAACTTAACGAGCTTAGGATTAACTTGAATCATTTCTTTTTCGTCAGCTTTATTACGAATATAATCGCTTACTACATTTTTAATATTTGGAAGTACTTCATCAGATACTTTTAAAATATAACGAGTATAATCGACTTCAGTTGCATTGACTAAATTAATAATTTCATTTAGACTTGCTGTATTATCATTACTGATTTCAATTATATTCAAAATGCTTTCTAAATCATCAAAACTTTCTATTTCTAAAAATGTAGTTAAGATATTATTTAAATCATCTAAATCTTTAAATTCTACTTCGTCGTCGTCGATAACGACCCCAAATTTCAATAGTGATTCTTCTATATGGTCTATGGTAGTGTTATAGATATTGGCGATGTTTGTAGAATCTTCGTTACTGTTTACAATGTTAACTATATCAGATAACGCCATAGGAATCATTTCGCCGTAAACCGTATAAAGGTTTTTATAACACCGTTCAATAATTTCAACTTGGATAGAAGGTACTACCGATAATAAATATTTTTTTAGATCTTCAAACATGGTTCGTCCTATGTATGTTATTTTTTACAAAATACTTATATAATAAAGTATATATATTTTATACGTTACATATTTATTTAACCATGTATATTTAAGGATTTTAAAATGGCTGTATCTAAAAACAAACGCAAAAACGACACTAAACAAAAACAAAAGCTGCGTGCTCAACGTATGAAACAGCGAGTACAGAGCGGTAAACTTAATAAAAAATATAAGGAAGCGCAACAGATGGCGGTAATCATTAAAGAAAGCTTGAAAGATTTTAATGAATTAAAAGAAGTGAATGATACTCTCTATAGTACTCTAACAAACGTAGTTCAAAAATTTAAAGAATCCGAGTATGATGAAGGTGTGGATGAAGAAACACAAAAACGTTTAGATGGGGAAATTACTATCATTGAAGGTATTATTGAAGAAGGTAAAGAAGTAAGTAAAGCTTGTGAAGAATCATTTAATCAAATGGTTGAACAAGTAAGTAAAGAAGACTTTGATCCAATCGATGTAAACATGAATGTTATTAGTGAATTCATGAGCATCAAAGATCATCAAGAATATTTAAGTAGTAAAGCGGATGCGTTACGCGAAGCATGTGCTGCTAAATCTAAATCCATTGATATCAATGAATTAAACGCTATTTTAGACTAATGGAGATACACGAATTATGGCAAACAACCCTTACGATACTTTAGACGAAGTACCAGTGGTGGAAGAAAAGAAAGCTCAACCAGAACCTACACCAGTAGAAACGGTTAAGCCTGAACCAACACCTGTTCAGGAAATCACACCAGCTACAGTTAATAAAGAACCTACTTCTGTTTTAGAAGAAAAAGATCCAGTGTTAACCCCAGCTGTTGAAGAGCCAGAGAATGATGTAGAAGATGCTAACTTCCTTAACGATGAACCTGAAGATGAACCGGTAGTAGAAACAGTAGAACCAGCTCCTACCGCTACCGTAGAAGAACCTGTTAAAGAAGAACAACCAAAAGTTGAAGAACCAATAGAATCAACTCCTGCGGCAGATGATGATTTATTCGATGCTGAAGCGGATGAAAACGAACAAAAAAATAAAATAGTAGAAACTCAAGTTTATTTAACACAACCTCGTGATGTCGATGTACCTGAAGGTTACGCGGAAAATACAGGTAAAAAATGGTTATCTGAACCATTTAAAATTAAAAATGTAATCGATGACACAAATGAAGATTATGCAATTTACACATTACGCGGTACGCAACAATCTGTATACGCTGCTTTAGAACGTGTTAAAGATTCTTTCTTTGAACAAGATCCAGCTGCTTTTGAAAAATGGTGGTCACGTTTAAGTGCTGCACAAGGTACTTACATGTTACACGACGACCAATATTTCGATATTACAACACGTGGTGGTGCTAAATGGCGTAACATGTTAAACCATGGTACAGAAGAATCACCTTTATATAAAGGTCTGATCAATGAACGTGGTTTAGGTAAATCTACATCTAACGATAGCAGTGCATCATTTAACTTACTATCCGGTTTATTGAAACTCGGTATGAGCGCCTATACTCCATTATACCACACCGGTATTTGGGTTAAATTACGTGCTCCAACAGCAGCGTCTTTTATTCGTTTAGATGAAACCATTGCTTCTGATAAAGTTGATTACGGTATGCGCACTCGTGGTGATATCTTTAGTAATGATGCAGCGATTGTTCGTAAGCATATTGCCGATTTTGTATTAGATCACATTGAATCTACGACAGCACCTAAAGATGATCCAGATTATCTCAAAACCATTATTAAAGTAGAAGATTTAAATACATTAATGTTAGCGATGATGAAAGCTCGTTATCCTGATGGATATCCTTTAGTACAAGTTTGTTCAGTTGATCCTAACGAATGTAGTCATACGACTGAAGGGTTAGTAGATTTACGTAGTTTACTTTGGGTAGATACTACCGCTTTATCTGCTCGTCAATATGCTATTATTAATAACGTACGTAAACGTATTACTGAAGAACAACTTCAAGAATACCAAGATGAATTCAGATCTGGTGGTAAAGGTGTAATCCATCTTTCTACTGAAGAAGTTGTTGACGACAATATTGTTAATGGCGTAACGATTAATATCGAAATGCCTACTCTTGCGAAAGAAGAAGACTATGCGGTTAACTGGATTAGAGATACCGAACACGAAATTGAAGAATTATTCCGTGAGAAAAATAATCCAGAAGATAGACGTCGTAAATGGCAAGATATCATCAATACTAACTATTTCAAAACTTATGGTCAATACATTCGTTCTATTGCCATCATCGAAGCTGGACGTAAAGTGAAAGAATTCGATGCGGAAAGAGATCCTGATGAAATCGATCGTTTCTTTGAAATTGTTTCTGGTGAATATATTTACACCCAACAATTCTTCAAAGCACTTAAGAAATATATGGCTGAAAATGTTGTTTCTGTAGTAGGTATTTTAAACTATGAATGCCCTAACTGTGGTAAGAAACATGATACTCGTCCTGGTAAACATCACATCGTATTACCTATCGATATGGTGTCGACTTTTTTTACCCTAGTCCGGTCATCGGTCAGAGCGAGTTCGCACCGCATCAATATGTAAGAAGTATCAGATTCGGTAGACCGCCTCTTGGTAGAGCCGGTGAAATAGAAAAAGTGATATTAAACTTTAGTGCTGTAGATGACGTAGATGCTAAGTTTATTACTCGCCGTGATGTGGGTAAAACCATTTACGTCACTAAAGAAACTACCGATGCGAATGGTAAAACCAGGATACAAACTAACGTAGAACTGGTTCTTACAGAAGAAAACATTGATGGCTATATAGGACAGTATGTTAAAATAAAAGGTAAGGTTTTTAATCCATTATTGGCTAAACTTTATCTATCTGAAGCCTATGACATCGAGTATGATTTATATAATCATGATGATCCGCAATTAGAACATCCTTTTCAACAACATCTGATGACAGATAAGAAAAAAATAAAGAAACATGGACAATTCCAGTACTTTGTTCAACGATATCACAGTCATCAGATTCAAAAATACTTTGGTATTAGTTTGATTGAGTTTTTAGCAATGCCTTTAGATAAAATAGATGATTTATTTGAATTATCATTATCTTGGTTAGAAGAAGAAATTACTCAAGTTGAAGAACTCCAAGATGGATTAGAGGATGCGACTAAACGCGGTGATAAACAGATGAAAGGCTTCTCTTTTTAAAGTAAAAAAAAAAGAGTAGTTTTATACTACTCTTCTTAACTATTAGTGGATATGTTTATTTTTACATATCCACCTGATTGTACGTACTACGCAACTGGTGGTACGTATTCTCTGTTGGCCGTTATAATTCTGAACTTATGCCAGACTTTATATTTCCAACTTTGAACAATGTAGAATAGTCTTTCATTGTTAACTATTTTTGCTAGATAATCGTTAATAGTTTCAATGAAGCTACCCTTATGGTCGAGAGTGCTGTTATCACTCTCGACTATTTTAGATATGGTTTTATCGAATTCTTCAACCATATCGGGATGTCTAAACCTAATATAATCTCTTAATCCAATAAAATATGATCTTTTCTTTTGCATTGATACAAGTCCATATTTAACGCAAACTTGCTATTGCGGATTAGCAAAGGTAACCCCGTGTTATCTTCACTTAGATTATATAAGTTTATAATTCTGATGCATATATCCCACACCTTAATCGGTGTGGGATTTTGTTATATGTGTAGACTTAAACTATTTGTTCAAAGTCTACTTTGTATTGGCCAAGATATTCTGCCTTTCTTAAGACAGCATATTTCCAATACTGAACCGCATTAAATAACTTTTCGTTATTTGAAATACGGCTAAGGTAATTGTTAACTGTTTTAACAAAATCACCTTTAGTATCTTCGGTTGTGTCGTAACCGAAGTTACTATTTAATATAGTTTTATCGAAATCAAAAACTACCTCAGGATTATTAACCTTAAGATAATCTCTTAATGCGATAAATGAAAATTTATGTTTTTCCATAAATGTTCCTTTATATCAAACGAACCAGCTATCGTGTATTAGCAAAGATAGTCCTATACTATCTTCACTGAGATAATATAAGTTTATAATTCTGATGCATATATCCCACACCGATTAAGGTGTGGGATATATGTCGTTTCGTTAAATAAAGTCAGCTTGTACTACTTTGAAATTCTGTAATTCTTTTACTACAGTTTTAGTTGCACCATTTACATCTGGTGTAAAGTAAGTATCTCCATCTTCTACAATGAAGTTACCTACCGACCAACGTATATGTCCCACCTTAGGCATGAAGTAGTTATACACAATAGGTCCACCAATGACGATGTATCTAATATCTTTACGATTACCGTTAGGATAAATTTCTAAACACGCTCTTGAAAATGTTGTATATTCTACATTCTTATAAGTGGTATCTAGAAGATCTTTATTTGTGGTAATGGCATAGATTTTCTTACGAGCGGCGATAAACTTTTCGAAGTTATGGACTGTTTTTAAAGTACTATTAGAGACGATAAGCACTACATCGTCTCCAGTGGTATACTCTTTAAATACTTCCATCTCTTCTTTATCTCGCCAAGGTAAGGCTTTACCCTTACCTATACAGCCAAGCATATCTGTCGCTACAATAAGATGTAAATTACTTAGTCTTGTCATGTAATTTCAGATTCTCCATTTTAATGTGATCCCAGTGTGATTTTAGATTCAATCTAAAATACTCTCCAAGGGATTGACCTATCGTGTATTGAGCACGTTCTTCCGTAATACGTGTCGTTCTACCGGCAAATAACATTTTCTTCTCCTGATGATATTGAACATGTCTCGGTATATCCGTAGCTACAGTATAAATATATTCAGGTACGATATGCTCAAAACCTGGTTTCTTAGATAAGTCACGTAAACGACCTTTAGCCTGTAAGTTAGCTTTAGGCTCTGCTAAGGCTACTGTATTGAAACAAACTATCAATCCAGAGATATCTAAAGCTGTACCTGCTTTACCTAATGTGGAAACCGTGATATCGTTAGTATCGATGATTTCTTTATTATCTTCAGCAGTAAACTTAGATATTTGCCATTTCTTATCTTTGAACCTCTGGTTGAGATAATCAGCTACTTCTTTACAGGTATCCACTAAAGAACAGAAGATTAACATTTTCTTACCTGGTTCA